TTGTAAAGCAGGGCGATGTTGAAATACGTAAGCTTAATTTCTCTCAACCAGACGAAATTCGAAAGTATCCCTATGATATTGCGATCCTTCAAACAGCGCCATTTCATTTACGAGATCAATATGTACGAATTGGCGCACCAGGAGCTAAGTCATTTGTGTCCATTGCAGAAGCAAAGAAGGCAATTGCAGGTGCGGTAATTGTATTCGATAATGTTAACCCAGATGCAGAAGGATATGGATTTTTATCTCTTAATTGGCCGGTTGAAATGGAAGTGGAAGGAACCATGTATCATTCTGCGCGTCAGGCAATCTTTGGAGAGTTGGCAAAATCATTTGGCGATGAAGCACATCGTCAGGCGATTATGATAGCAGAGAAACCAGAGGATATTCATTACACAGTGAATGATGTTCCTGGAGATGTAGAGGCAAATAAAGAAAAATGGGATGCAACATTTCGTGATTTGATCGATATCGTAAACTTACATAAATTCATGCAATATCCTGAATTAGCAGGACGTTTATTGGATACTCATGATGCAAAACTCGGTGCATATGAACCGGATGACAATATATTAGGAACAGGTGTACCATTAACTCATCAGAGAGCTAAGAACCCCATTTACTGGACAGGCCAGAATCTTCAAGGTGCATCATTGATGCTAGTTCGTGACATTCTTCGTCAACAGAGAGAAGAAGAGCAGGCGAAAGCAGCAGAGGTGCCAAAGAAGAGCGTCAAGAAAAGCATCAAAAAGGCGGTGGCAGCACCTGTAGCAGCGCCTGTAGCAGCACCTGTAGCAGCACCTGTAGCAGCGCCTGTAGCAGCACCTGTAGCAGCGCCTGTAGAGCCTTCAATCCGTCGTCCCCGCAGAATTGTTAAAATGGAACCACCCAATGAATTGAATCTTTTATAACATTATTTGCTCAACGGAAACTCCTTTAATTTATCTTGATTCTTGTCACAGTCTACTTTGGTAGCTTTATAGCGGTAACATATACCATTTTTATCCTTATATACAATATTTTCATTGCCTTCTGGATTTGGATATTTATAGACTACCGTCTTTTCAGGTTTTACAAACATAATTGCAATAATACCAATCACAATTCCAATAATAAAAGGAATCAATCTAAAATGTTTAATCATCTTGATAGGAGCCGAGAAAATATAGTGATGATAAAACAGGAATCCATGGGTCTTGCCAATTTATTAAAAGACGAAAAATTTAACATTTTTTTCAGTTTTATGGTAGGTATTGGTATTATTTGTATTATACGCCCGATGTGTTCGGGCTCCGAGTGCAATCTTAACAAAGCACCTTCTGATAAGGACTTTGATAAGCATGCCTATCGTATGGGAACAGGAAAGTGTTATGAATTTAAATCGGAGGTGACCGAATGCCCTGCCTCGGGAGCCGTTGAGGCATTTCGTCAGCCCATGCTGCCACAGGCTGAACTTCCCTCTTTTCGCGATCAGTTTTCTAGACGCGGCACCAATATCACACAGCGCGATTAAGCAATGCGATGAATTAGAAACGCGACTAGTTCGCCATAAAGGATTTCTGCCTTTTTCATAAGAAATGGCAACAGCAGGAACCCTACTTGCAGATCTCGATGGTAGAGCTCCGGTAGTCAATAAAGACGATGATTTGGTAAACAAGATTCTAGCTGATATGAATCTTCCCAGCCCATCCAATCCTATTATGAACAATGTCCCTCCACCTTCCGGTAATGGAAATCGTATGATCCAAGCTCCCAATCCAAACAGCACCTATCCCATGTCGATGGATCCTGCGACCGCTACGGCACATATGATTGGTAAGGAATACCCATCTACTGCGGACTTCGCCAATATGATGCATTCTCCCAGTTATTCTCATGGAGGATCAATGTATGCCAGTGTTGCCCCACAAATTATGCAACCGGCGCCCACCCTGATTGAAAATACAAAGGGTAATTTTTACACGGATATCATCTCTCAGATTAAACAACCTCTTTTGGTTGCCATCATTATTTTTCTTGTTAGTTTGCCCATTCTCAATGTCTTAATTGGTCATTATCTTCCATCTTTGCTGCGAATCGGTGGTGATTTAACTACGGTGGGTCTAGCATTCAAATCATTAATTGGTGGATTCTTATTCTGGTTTATTCAAAAAATTCTTGTTCCGCTGATGGCTGTCTAAGAAAAAGTTTCCTTGGAAGGAGGTAGGAGAATGATGTTCAATAAACTAACATTCAATTTAGCTCTTGGTATTCTCGTCATTGTTGCCATCTATACCTTAACTTATTCTGGATTAACTGGATTACTGATGACATCCGCAGTAAGCTTGCTTGCTGCAGCATTTCTAGATGATGTAGAATTGATTGCGGTGGTTGCTGTTGTATTTGCGGTGCTCTTTACTACTTTTTCGAAGCAAATCCTACGAAAACTAGAGGGCTTTGCCAATCAGGATAAGGAGATTCTGGAGCGTGTTCAAGGAATGAAGGCGAACTATAAGCCAGTTGCCCAAAATCTTCACAACCCACGTATGGAGCCAGCAGGTGTATATGAACCCTCTATTGAAGGGTTTGCAAATGCATCGGATATGCCAAATGATGAGGACGGTGCTCCTTCCAAAAGTGGTGCTGCTTCTACTAAATCTAGTTCAAAAAACAGTGTGAATGACATGGAAGTGAAGAAGATCTCGAAGAACATCAAAGACAAGGATGATGCAAAGTCGAAAGATTCAGAGATTGAAGGTGAGGAATTTCAGTCTGCCACAAATGGTCTCTTCAAACTGGGAAAGATGCCTTCGGAGCATGCCGAGGGACCCAAGTTGGATGCCGGCAAGACCATTATGAAGGCCATGTCTTCCTTTGACCCTAAGACCATTTCGGCCATGACCGATGACACCAAGAAGTTGCTCGAAACACAGAAGGGTCTGATGAGCATGCTCAACGAAATGCGCCCTGTTCTTGCCGATGGCAAGGAGCTCCTCAATACCTTCTCAGGTATGTTTGGTGGAAGCGGCGGCAGTGGATTACTGAAGATGTAATAAAGGTACAATCAATCTAATATGAAAAAATCATATTTTCTTATTAGATTATGAAGTTATCCTTCTCGTTATCTGTTTTAGTGCTGTTTAGCATTGTGCTCATTTTTTGGTCATCTGGTGTTGATCCACAGGCACATTCTATCGAGCCTTTTGCCTTACAGAAGATGCGTCCATGGTTTGGATACGAACCCGGCTATGGACCAGGATGGGGTCGTAGTGGCTGCTGTGATCAGGCTGTTCCCAAGAACATGGGAAATGCATAATTCGAAATATGTGAATATAATAGGTATGCCTCTTTATGGTAAATGTCCTCCTGGGGTACTTTGTATCTCAGGTACACTTGTTTTATTCATTATTGCAATTCTCATTATCATGATCTTCTTTTTTTATTATAAACCCGCTGCTCCTATCATGATTCAGCCTTCGGCTCCCACTATTATTAATCAATCTGGTGGAGATTCGCGATTTGATCGTGCGCCTCAGCCATTGCGTGATTGGATGGGTCAGCCCGAATTTCCACCGCGTGGTGGGATTGCGTCCATTCCTATTAATATTCCGACACAGGGTCTTCCTGAATCCTTTCAATCCGTTGGTATTATTAATGTAGGAGATCAAGTCCTTCCGTTATACGGTCGTCGAACGATAGGAAAGAGTGATCGCTGGAATTATTATACTCGAACCGATAGCTATAATCCTGTCCCCTTACCCATTCAGGTTCAGCGTCGTAATTGCATGGATGATGTAGGGTGTGACGAGTTAATGTCAGGACAATCCGTTAAACTGAATGGCTTACATAAAGAGGGAAAAGTAGATGTCTATCGATTTGATGGACCTAAATATATTCCAGGACTTCTATAGAATGAAGAAATTGAATACACTATTACTTGCATTACTTCTGATTATTGTTCCCATGGTTGTCTATTATTCCATGGATCAAATTGCGATTATGAAGCCATCTCTCTCCCTTTCGATTCCAGAAGCACGTGCGAGACGATTCGGTCTTGTTATTGATGTGCGTAGCCCAAAGGAGCGCGAAGAATTAGGATTCTATCCCAATTCTATTCCAATTTCCCTTGAGAGATTGCAGAAAGAGGTTCCTATGGATATCTCAAGCAAAGACACTAGTATTCTTGTGTATGCCAATGGAGATTATCGTGCACAGCATGCTGCAGATATCTTATATAATATGGGATATCATAAGGTACGATATATTTCCAAGCCCTATTTGGTATTGATGCCTGGAAGCAGCATGTAATAACAGAGTAGGATAATCGAAGTAAATTATTACATCTCTTTTTTCTAGAGAAGGTCAAAGAGATGTATTGTCCATCCGATGTGAATTCAGGATTTATTAAATTAGTGGGACCGATACAACAACCTGATTTAAATAGCATTACGGTTAAAAGTTATCCACTCTCTATTTCATTTGCCTCACGATCCACCCCGCCATCCCTTGTAGGCAATCATCTAGAGGAATCTACGGGGAATACATGTACCTATAAAGGGAGTAAGTTTACACTAGTCGATACGCAAATTTGTGCAGTAACTCATTCAGGATATACACTTCCTGGTTCAAGAGATGCACCTGTGGCTGAACTTATTTTATCATTCTCCGCCAATTCAAGTTCATCGAAATTACTGGAGCTTTCAGGAATTCTAATGTGCGTTCCTATTTATCAATCAGGTGCACCAAGTCATAATGACTATCTTACACAGTTAGTGGATCCGACCATGAGCACTTGTAATTATACGAATAAACCAGGCGCGGTCTATTCAGGAGGAGACTACAATCAACCATTTAGTTCTTCTCTTACAACATGTGTGAAGTCATGTTGTGGCGATTCTAATTGTCTTGCCTATACCTATCAATCAGGAAAATGTTATTTAAAAAATTCCATTCCTCCTCTGACCAATACGGATGATCAGACAGTTATGTCAGGAACAATTGATCGCAATCATCCGTTACAATCGGGTGAAAAGAGACAGGATTCTGCTCTTGTGCCCTCATTGGAGTCTATTTTTTATTCATGGAAGGGTGATACCAGTCAAACATCATTTGCCTATAAGACATGTTTTGAAACGATTGATAGCAATCAGCATCCATCATCGAAAAGCTTATATGTGGTTGTCTTTCCAAATGGAATGCATCTAACACCGGCAGCCTATCAGCAGATCTTACTACAGTTAAATGGTGGGTTACAGCCTTATATGGTTCCTCCGGCTATTCGTGGTACGGAAGCGACTTTACGATCGTTTACATTTGATGATAGTGGAAATAAAGTTGCATCGGCTACGTCCAATGATGGCATTATTTATACGACATCTATTTCGAGTTGTACGGATGAATTTAAAAATCGTTTTGAATATTTTACCTTACCACCACGTCTCCCCAATACAGCGCAATTTAATTCCGAGCAGTGTCCTTATTATAAAACAACGCAATACAAATGTATGCCGTTTGATCAACTCAAAGATTTGTCAGGAGCCTATGTGGTACCAGGAAATAAGACATTGGATACTATTTTACAGGAGCAACAAGATAACCAAACTATACAAAATAATACGAATGAAAGTATGTCAGTTGAAACCATTGAAGCGATTGTAGGTGGATCGATTGGTGGAATCATTGTTATCTTTGGAGCGATAAGCCTGTATAAGTGGGTCTCTTCAAAATATGACGGATAGATAGGAATATGTTGGAACTGTCTTTTCTAGTGATCAGTATCATCATTATTTGTATTGTATTATATTACAAGAAAGATATTTCCACATTACATGTGGAACCATTCGATAATAGTTATTTGAGTGCATGCCCATCTGGATATAAAACATACTATCAAACGGATGGAACGGCAGGATGCTGTAATGGCGATTTGCACGGATCAAATTGTCTAAGTGATCAAAAATGTACAATGGGAAGGGCTACACCTGATGTAGAAAATTGTGTCACCTTTATTCTGAAAGAATACCAGATCAAAGGAAAAGAGTTTTGTCCCAGTACACTTCCATCCTATTACGAGAATGGTGATCTAAAAATAAAGGGGTGTACCAATGGTAATTTAAATCCGCAATTAAATGGACCGGCAACGGATGGTCAACCAAAATGTGTGATTTATAAATCCAGTGCTGAAAATGACATTCATTTGGACAGCTGTCTTAATAAGCGTATTTTGGATATGTATCCATGCTTTGGAAATAACTGTTCCAAGAGTTACATTGATTTTTCACAGCAAAATGCATCTATTCCGCCACTTCTTATGGTTTCTTTTAGTGATGCATCAGGTATGCATCATGTTTCTTATACCAAAGCATCGGCAGAGCGCTATTTGGATACAGTATGGCCACAATGGAGACAGGGTGGGCTTGATCTGGATAAGAATATTGTTATTTCCGAAGTTGCAAAGGCATTTTATATTGATAAAACAATGCCACAGTCCGAAATTCAATTATAATACATTTATAAAATATGATTCACTTTCTAACATAGAAATATCATCATATTATAATTCATTTCCATTAATATGGCCAAATCCCATCTTTTCATAGAGGGAATCGGACGCAGTGGCTTGTCCATCTTGATGGAGAGGATAGATGGAGCTGAGAACAGCTTTCTGGTTAATAGAAGGTGCTACTGGCTCAAAATTGGTAATATCACATGTATTGTCTTCAGGTACATAGGTCGATTCTTCCTGATTGGGTTGATCAAATGGCTTGACGGGTACAGTACGTTGAGGCATGGATGCTTCTTCCACGGTAGCCTGTCGTATAAAATTCACATCCATGGCATCAAGTTTATTAGCGGCCAATTTTACCTTGCGACGATTTCTCTCCAAGTATAATGAGGCGATTGCCATGAAGCCAAAAATAGCCGCCGTAGGTCCCTTATTAACAAGATACAATAGAGCAAAGATGACGGCAATACGTACAATCAAATGATCTAGTATCAGTAAGAGATCGGTTGGTAAGAATTGGGGCACAACAATAAGAATGGTAAGAACCACGAAATAGATTAATTCGGTTTGATACATTCCTCTGCTATCCGTCAATAATTTTAGGATTCATAAAATAGGCTTAAGTAATCGACACGATATATAAGATAGGTAACAAATAGATAATGGCAGAGTTTGACCGTGTTTTGACTGCAAAAGGCTATGCTATAAAAAAATCATGGTTAACCGAATCACAAACTAGAAAATTACGTTCGGATCTTACCATGACGCCAAAGGTGCTTGATAAATTTCAAATGATGATTCCTAACTTTCCCATTTATCTTGAATCCAAAACTCGATTCTATGTTCCGCGTCAATGGGGTAAAAAACAATTTGGAGAACCGGAAGCGGATATTGTTTCAGATGGTCTTCCATTTCCCGATACGATTACCTTTCGTAGCACTTTTCCACCCCATGACTTTCAGAAGGAAATTATGACCACTTTTCTTTCCAAAGGATCTAATGGACTTATCTGTGTTCCCTGTGGTTATGGAAAGACCTATATGGCGCTGAATATAGCGGTTCAACTAAAGAAGCGATTTTTGATCATTGTAGATAAGGAATTTTTAATGAATCAGTGGAAAACGGAGATTGAGAATTTTATTGAGGGAGCACGTGTAGGAATTTTGCAATCAAATAAAGTCCAAATGGATGCGGAAAAATACGACGTAACCATTTGTATGATTCAAACCATTTGTCGCCGTGAATTTCCTGATGCATTTTTTGATGAATATGGATTTACCATTTTTGATGAATGCCATCATTTGGGTGCGTCTTATTTTTGCAAAGCGCTTCAGAAAATCCAGACGAAATACATGCTCGGGCTCTCTGCCACTCCAGACAGAGAAGACGGACTGACATGTGTATTTGAAGCCTATTTGGGCGAGGCCGTCTACAAGAATACACAACGTGCCCCTGACAAAGAAGCTGTGGTGAAAGCGGTCTGGTTTGACTCGGAAGATCCCACTTATAAGGATGTTCCTGTCAATTGGCGTGGGGAGACCGTCACTGCAAAGCTACTTAACCAGGTAGCTGATTTCGAACCAAGAAATCAAAAAATCATGCAACTTATTCATGAATATGCGACGGACAAAGATCGATTTATTTTGATTTTGAGTGATCGGATTTCTCAACTGGAATGGTTTGAAAAAACACTCAAGGAAACTCCATATGTCACCGGATATTATATTGGTGGAATGAAACAGGCTCTCTTAGATAAGAACGCCGAAACATGTCAAATCCTCTTAGCTACGTATCAGATGGCATCGGAGGCATTTTCGGTGAAGAAGTTAAATACGGTGATTTTGGCTACTCCTCGTAAAAATGTGCAGCAGTCGACAGGTCGCATTTTTCGTCAACGGATTGAGGAACGAAAAGTTGCTCCGCATATTATTGATATCATTGATTCGCATGAGTGTCATAAGCGTAGATGGTTTATTCGTCAAAAATTCTATAAAGAGTGTGAATATACCTTTCAACATATGGATCGTCCGAAAAAAATCTTACATGTGCAAACAGAAGCAGAGCAAGAAAATGGCTTCTTAATTAAATTGTAAGAGCCCATCTAAAATAAAATTATGATGGAGGAGTAAGAAATGAGTTCACCATCCATCAACTCATTGAATTTGATTTATAATGCGTTATCATATAATAAATCAAAGGACAAAATTGATACCATTCTAGAACCATTACAGGCGATGATTCAAATTGCACTCCTTGGAATCTGTCCGATTGGAACCAAACTTCAGATTCAGGAAAATATATTATCCATTCAACAACCTACCATCATTCAAGGAATTACACGGTGGTATAACTCGGATAAGAAGGATGATCTGTATTTTTTATATTCGGTGATTAAACGATATATTAAGTGGTATAATCCGCTTGTAAATAAGAAAAGTCCTTTATCTTCTGAATTATATCAATTAATTACTGCCATGGCATCTGAGGGGCTTAGCAATCTATTTAAGACATATAGTTCATCCGATTCAAATACGGTCATTCATGTTATCCAAATGTATAAAAATTTATTGGAATCCAATAATGATAAAATTTTAGTAGATGAGTACCTTGTCGATATTGAAAAAAATAAGGTAAATATCGATGAAGTATTTGGAAATATCATCGGTGTATATGATCCTCATATTTTACATATTATTTATTATACATTAAAGCTCATTCAAGACGAGCAAGACAAGGGTAACCAAGAATGTAGCATGGATGGGCTCAATCGCACCTTATTTAAATACAATCGTGCCATTAAGGAATGGATCAAAGTAAATCTTATTTTATAATAGAAATGTCAAACTGCAGTAATTATTTTGGAAAAGTATTTGCACATATAGCGGCAGCATTAGGTATTGCTGCAGGAAGTGCAGAATACATTCATGTACTTGATCGTTTTATCAAAACCAAGGCATCCGTTCTTGCATTTTTTGCCAATCTTACCATTTTACTTGTATTGATGGCAGGTGTATATATGACATCGCCCGGTAGTCCATTTAAATATGTATTCTTTGTTCTATTTGCCTTCTGGATTGGTCAGTGTTTGCAGCCGCTTGTGGAGAAACTGGAAACGAAGAAAAAGATGAAGGATGCTGTGTTGTTGACTATTGGCATTTTTGTAGGTATGATGGCAGTGGGGTTTTATGATGATCAGAATCTACTTGGATTTGGATCCTACTTTTTGGCGGCATTAGTGGGATTAATTATTGCACAAATCGCCCTCTTATTATTTTATTCAAAGGAAGCTTATTCTTGGATTTTCTTCTGTGGTGCAGCGGTATTTGCGCTATTAACGGCATATGATACACAGGTTCTTAAGAAAAATAAGCAATTATGCAATAATAACAATAAACGGGGCATTTCTCCTGATTATCCAAAGGAAAGCATCCACTTTTTCCTTGATTTTGTGGATCTTTTTTCTTATATTGGACATGGTGTCAATCACTAGCCACCATGAATACGAATATCACCCTTTTCTGCAATCTTCCACTCAATGAGTGCATCATGTACATTTTTGCGCTGATCTCCTTGTAGCTGAATAATTTCTCCATATTGAGGATCGGACAGAACATTTCCATTTGTATTGTACATCTTTTTCAAGTAGCGCATGATTTTATGAAGATCAAGATCATTTGCAATTCCGCTGATCAAGGTCAAACATTTTTTTCCATTTCGTTGTTGAATACGAATATGGATGATATCTTGCTGATTTGTAAAGAGATCCATTGTATCTGATGAAAAATAATATATTATTCATCCGATCAAATTTATATAATTCCTAGATGTTTTGCCATATGGAACTATTTGCGAAGATATTATACTTCTCGAAAATTCTTTTTGAAAGTAAGAGGAATTTTTAATAATTAGCGACGTTTTCTCGTATGACGTCTTTTAGTGCGTCCACCAGAAGTATGTATAGGATGCAATCCATATTTTTTACCATCAATCATGACGACAATGTTGTCTAAAAAAGAATCAGGAAGATTAACTTGATTCGTCGGAACAGGTGAATAGACCGTTCCTTGTCGATTAAGTGTTGGCAAATCAATATTATTAGGTGAAAGCATTGTATAGGTTGTCCCCTTTCGAGATAATACTGATTTATTTGGCAAATCAATATTATTAGGTGAAAGCATTGTATAGGTTGATACTTGTCGATTAATCGATTTTGGTCGATTCATTCTATTTACGGTTCTTTTTATTCTTGCGAGATCCTCCAAACTTTACAGGGAGTCCTCCTTTTGTTCCATCAAAATCGGAGCGATTACCAATTTCATTCATGGTTACCTTGGCATAATCTCCTGCGGTAGCAGCCACGGGCATGGCACCACCGTGACGACGTGAATGACGCGAGTGACGTCGTTTTGTCCAATACTTTTTGCGACGAGATCCACCTGTTTTAATGCATGCCTGATTAAATGCCTTTGCATCATAAGGCGTCTGAATGGTAAGACCACCTACTGCACTGGGTGCACGCATAGTCTCAAAATCATTACGATATCCCGCAGTTGGTGCATAGTAGCGCATCGAATCAGCAGCACCAACTGTAACATTCGGAAAGTTCGCTGCAGAGGCGCCTGAGGCACCTGAATAAGGGGCGGGAGACATAGCGGAACCTCCGCGCATTGCGGGGGCAGTCGTTAATGTCTGGATTCCATTCGGATTTGGATTCATTGAGTTGGGAATACCACTTTCGCATGGAATGCGTCCAAAGGGAGCGGGGGAAACACCTACACCGTTAGATGGGTTAAGGGGACCCATTCCTGGAAACATACCATAGCGACCGCCGCGTTGTGGGGCGTGTGGAGGAACACCTGGCGCACTGACTGAGCCACCCATGCCTTTTGGATCAGGAAAATGACCTGGCTTGGGAATAATGACATCGCTTGGATCATAGCTGGCTATACCTGGAATGGTACCTCCACGATGACGGCGTGATTTATTTTTACGACGCTTGCCGCCGCGCATACCGGGCAGACCTACAGATGTTGGGGTAGAAATCCAACCAGGGCGTAATGGTACTCCTGCACAGTCCTTGCCCGTTCCAGTGTATGCGTTGTGTTCTAAATATCCTGCAGCGACCATATCAGGGCCTTCTGACCAGCCACCGCCCCTAGAACGCCTCTTTCGGAGTTTATGTTTTAAGGTACGTCTCATTCTATCTTATATCATCATAAAAATTAATTAGATGTGATAGAAAAACGATGCAGTAGTAATCGGCGAATCCTTAGGTAAAATACGCACAATCTGGTACTTTTTAAAGTCCTCATTCCATGTAACTTCTACAGGAAGCCCATCAATCTTCTCTGCGAATCGGCTTCGAAGTTCCATTGACAATTGTAATGTAGGAATCGATGCTAGTCCAAGACTCGTATGATCTTGAGAGGAAAGAGTATAGGTATCAGGCAACATGGACTTGGTATAGGGTACGCAATAGGCGCACAAGATAGTTGCAATGTCGTTGCTTCGCTTCAAAACAGGTGCAATGTATTCCACTGGTTTGCGATCAGGAACTGTGACGGTATCTTTCCAGTACCATCGCGGTTGTTTCGCATGATCGGACTGAATAATCCAATAAATAGCGGAGTTATAGTGATTGCTCCACTCATGAAGTGGAATGGGTGTAACCACTTGCGGCTTGAATGCAAGAAGGGGTTGATCGGGTGGAAGAGACTGCCAGAAAGAGCTCAGTTTCTTCCATCTTTCCGAAAATACCTGAGTTGACCACAGATCAACACCATGGTCAATGACAATGTCTTCGATTTGAAGAAGAGATTCTCCTGCCAGAATGTTCGCCAGACAGACCGTTGCGCCATTTTGGCAGAAACTAGGAGGAAGAAGCCATCGAAAGGTCATACCCTCTTGACGTTCAGGATACCAGATACAGGGGGCAAATCCCTCCAAAAAAATAAGATAACCAACGGGACGCTTATCAAACTTTGGCCAAAGCCACACTGTTCCTGAACTAAAAGTAGGCTTTGCACGATGAAAGGGCATGTGAATTTCCATTCGGTCTCGAAGAAAAGGAAACTTCTTAAAGAGTGATTCAATAGCCGAGATATGATCATTATCTAGGCGATGGAATCGTGGAACCTTCTTCTTTTCAAATTGTGGAGTTGTGCTGTGAATAGATTGACTCATGTTTGCTATATAATATACGACATAAATTCTTTAGGTAGTTTGTTAAAAAGGCTGATATCCGCTGTTTTTATTGATACATACAATATTACAATACTGATAATGGTCGGTCATGTCTGTAATCAATTCCGTTCCACCCGATGGTGTGATGTACGAGAATTTATGAAATCCAGCAGACTCTAGATACTGAATGACATCGGCTAAATGTACATTATTGTCTAAAAATGTGCCACCATATTCAAATTGAATAATGTTAACCTTTTGGAGCTGTTCTGCAAATCCCTGTAAAACCTGTAATTCAAACCCTTCCGTGTCTATTTTAAGAAAATCAATCATGGTTACATTTTTTTCAAGCATATAATCTTTTCCACATTTGATCGTCAGTAATATCTTATTTTCATCATCGCTTATTTCACAGCTTTGCACTCGATCATAAAATGACTGATAGGTGGGATAATAAAATAGCTCCTTATTTTCATTTCCTAATCCGAAATGATTAAAATGCGCTTGCATATTTTGATTGGGCTGTTGAGATAGATTATCAATAAACTCTTTAACTGGATCAAAATAATGAACTTCACCATCAAACGTAATAAATTCACTATCAGAACGACAACCAACATCAAAAATAACGTAAATCATATTTTTGATATGTATGAAAAATTGTTCTTCTCCATTTGTTTTCGGATTACAATCATTAAACATTATACTGTATTAAATATTTAAAAATAAGTTAAAATGCAGAGAAGCTGTTATCATTGTAGGTATCATTTGCGAAAATACCTGGCATGAATTCACCGCCGCTTTGAATAAATTCCTCTTGGTACTGCTGTGGGTTATCTGATGCATTTTGGTGTTGCTGACTGGCAATGCCCGCCTGTTCAGCGATCATATGCTGATCATTGTGTGGGGGTGGCCGGAAAGAGTTCTCTGGATTGCGTAACTTTTCAGGGATATCTGAACTTTCTTGGTAGGTGTGTTGCGGATCGGTTGGCGTGGGTTCACCGTAGACTCGTACTTCATTTGATGGTTGACTGGGTGGATTGGGACCGGAAGAGGCAACGGTGCGAGGGGGATAAAGGGGAGCTTGACGAAGCTCAATCGAGGCGGGAGCAGGAATGGAAGGAGCAATCGGAGCGTTGAACATTTCAGCAGGCACATCCGCAGAAGGCGGGTCAAATATTTTGTCTCGGATCAAAAAATAAATGACAAATCCGATCAAAATTACACCAAATAAGTGGAAGTAAGAATTCATTTCTCTTTTTGGTCTCGTGAAAATGAAATGTGCATTTCTTCATCACATTTTTAAATAAATGCTTATTTTTAAAATGTATAAGTACTCGGTATATTTTATCCTGAAATACCGTGAAATCGTATTAGACATATATCATTTTCATTTGTATTATTACATTTTCGATGGGATTGCCTGGATGGAGTAGACATCGTTGTGCGTGACACATTTACGTGAATTGCAGCATATTCAGCCTCCAATGCATTTCTTTCAAATACATGATCACATTTACTTCGATAACGCATCCATTCTCCGATTTGTTCAAGTATACCGTTTGAATCCTCTCGAATCAACTGATAGCCAATTGTAATGGTTTCAAATATTTCAGAACCAACCCAGTCATGCGGCATTTTAATTGCCTGATATGCAATCACTTCATTTGATAATTTTATTTGATTTTCATATTGATAACTATACGAATAGGTAGCATGCTCTTCCAAAAACCAATTCGCTCCTGCATAATAGAGAATTGTAGAAGAAGGCAAAGGCGTTGTTGCTTTCCATATAAAAATTGATGGCATGGATTCCTAATAGATTATATAAACAGACTATTTAAGCAATCTTCACTGTGAATCCTTAATGACGACGCTTCAAACTGTTCTACTTTCCACGAAGGGTGAAGTTCGTAAGGCAAATATTGCTCTTACCGCAGAAGGTTTGCTCACTCTTGAAAACATTCAAAAATACTTTAAAAAGAAGGAAATGCCTGAGATGGTATGCGAATATGAGTATGATCAAAAAGTCCTCTTTGTTTTCGGCTATAAGACAGGCAAAAAAGATAAAGAAAACAAAACGGAGCTCCCTGATCCGCATGCAGAAGTCATTCTCTATGGTGATGCTATTGTTGTAGCCTCACTTTCCCATAAATGGGATACACCTGTTCCCTTTATCGTTGATCAGTGGACAGCCCTCTGTCAAGGAGAAGAGGACGAAGAAGAAGAAGACGAAGAGGAAGAGGAAGAGGAAGTAGAGGAGGAAGAGGATGCAAAATCTGTAAAAGACGACTTTGATATCAGTGATACAGAAGAAGATGTTCTCCCTGACAAAGAAGAAGTAGAGGAAGAAGTTGTTCCTGTTGTTAAGAGAAAACGTGCACCTGTTTATTCTAAAGTGGATACCAATGCGCTCAAAGAAGAAATTTCGATTGAATCTACGCCTGAATCAAATCCGATCCGAGCAAAGTATCTTCAGCATCTTTCCTTTCTAGAATCTGAATTTTCGAAGGAGGAGATTCGTTTATTAGAAAAAGCAATCTTTGAATCATCTTTTCAGAGTGCACAAAAGCATTATATTCCACGAAATTGGAAGGCTGCGCCATTTTGCGAAATTTATCAGCAAATTGTTAGATCCGTCTTGAGCAATATTCATCCCCAATCTCCAGTGAAAAACACGCGATTGTTGCTCCGTGTCAAAGAAGGAGAATTTCCTTTGAATGCCATTCCGTTTATGACATCGTATGAAATGTTTCCAGAGCACTGGTTCGCATTGAAGGATAAGTTGCTCCAGCGAGAACAGAAGATTCTGGAAGGAAACAAGAGCCGTGCAACGGATCAGTTCAAGTGTCGTCGTTGTCAGAAGCGTGAGTGTACCTACTACGAGCTTCAGACACGTTCGGCTGATGAGCCGATGACGATCTTCATTACGTGTTTGAATTGCGGCAAGGAGTGGCGCCAAGGTGGTTAGAAATTGCAATACTTTCCTTATTTTTTATCATTTTTTATCCTCTTTCTTCAAATACTCCAAAAAATCGATCTCCATCTTGTCTTGTAAATACGACTGAACTGCAGAGCCGCAATCAAAATACTGATATTCTGCATCAAACAAATTTGGGTTAGGAGTATACATGTAAGAATATTCATGTGGTAACTCTGTTGAATGAGGAGCTTGATGTAGCATTTTATCTGTTAAATATCGATTCTGATGCCGAGCATACCATTGTCCCTCTGTCATTCCATATCCTGGAATATTTAGTTCAATTTGACATCCATTCTGCAATGGTTCAAATTCACAGAGATAGGTACGAATCAAACGATTCTCTACACGACCAATTCCCGCTTCAATCATAGATTGGTAAAAATGATGTCGATAGGTTGGAAAAAGCCATTCTACATTATTAAAACGAGTATGCATATCAAACTGTGAAGGATAGCCTGATAAATAATGGATCTGATTCAAATGAGGAAAAATAGATGGTTTTAGAATATTCGATATACCTTCTCGACTACAATTGATGAGTGTAACGGTAGATGCTTTGGGAAAACAGAGCCGTGGATCAAGCGGCTTTTTACCTAACTGGTACAGGCACAGATTCGTTGTCCGTTTAAAATAAAATAGAAGTGCACTCGACACCATCTTCTTTTTCTACTTATTGTTTCGTCTTTAGATTAATGAGTAAGCTCGATTTTAAGTTGAACACCAAAATGTTTCTGAATCGCAGATTGTTGCGCTTGATTCGGAATCAAACGATTTGCCTCGAGCTCTTTAAATGTATGTTTGGCAAAAGAGCATTTCTGATCAGCTTTCTCTTGATTCAAAGAAAGTTCAATTCTCTTTCGAATAAGAGCTTGAATGGATTCGGGATGAATACGCTTTTTTGGAAGAATCGTATCGTCCATGGCTTCTATCTTTGCAAGACGTGCTCGCTCAGAATCTCGAATAATAGAGGTTGGTTCCTTTGATCGACGCTTTAATGTAACAGTTGTCCAGTCTTGATGTTCCATATTTTATCTATGTATCTTTATTCGTACTAACTTTATGCTCCGATTTGTATTGGTCATTATTTAATATATATAATAAATATAAGAAATGAGTCACGCAGCAGTATGTCCATATGGATGTAGTAATGGGAAAAAATACACTGATTTACAAACACATATACGGCGTTATCATGCGGATCAGGCATGCATCGACTTTCCTAATAATTGCTGTAATTTATGTTCTCCGTCGAATCCTGATAGGTTTTTTTTATCAGAGTCTGCGGTGGCGGAACACAAACGAAGAATGCATCAAGCACGTCCTGGAGCACAACCAAATCCACTCCATATGCTAGCAAATGCGGCAATTGAAAATTCCTCGTCCTCTGCTGCTGCTGCATCTGCAGCAAATGAAGAGACAAATAGCAATAATGAGGTAGGCCTTCATACTCTTACACAGGCTGCTCAGAATGCTGCTAATAAGAATGCTATGAATAATGTAGAAGGAGGATACAGACGTTCTCACAAGAGGGCTCGACGCTCTCACAAGAAGACACGTCGTTTTCACAAAAAATCTAGATCTAGATCTAGACGTAACTAAAAATAATCCAATAAATAAGTAACAGATGCTCGTCTCTGAACTAAAAAATATTCCAGTCTCTTCTTCCATTTTACATGAACAAGAATATCATAATTTATGCAGAATGTTACAACAATTTAAGAGACGAGCATTTACTGAACGTCGACCATCTAGACGCGTTAAAGAAGAAGTAAATCGGTCAATCGCCAATATTCAAAGAGTCCATTTGGAAGTGGCCGCTTAATAATGAATGGTAATCGTTTTTGCTCCAACTCCAGGCGAGCAATATCGCGTACATCTGTCACATGTTTTGGAACGGAAATGAATGGAGCAGATCCCTTACTAATTTGATTGGCACGAAGGCCAATGATTTTAGTACGTTCAAAGTTGGTAAGGAACGGATATGTCCGGTGATTACTGTCCGCCATGGATCCACCTGGCGGAACAACTTGTAATTGGATTTTAGGAATCACCTGTTCTACATAATCAAGAAGGCATTCTGGGTGTTGCTGATAGAGACGCTTTAATTCAGGTTTCGCATCGGAGACGACCTCTTCTTCGTCTAGATCTGCACTATCTTCATAATTCTCATCAAATTCCTGATCTTCATATTCTTCTTGCACATCATCGACATCCATTTCTATCTCTAGATTATCATTTTTTAGGTCATCAAATTTATAAAATTTGACAAATGCGTTTGGCCAATATAAAGCTAAACACCTCTCATTCCATAGAAGATGACTGATACTATCCCCCCTTGTGATGACCTAAAACATTACGAGACATTCGACGAAATGAATCTGAAAGATGAACTCTCGCGTGGAATCTACACCTACGGCTTTGAGCAACCCTCCAAGATTCAACAACTTGCTATTGTTCCCATGAGTAAGCGCAATGATATTCTGGCTCAATCTCAATCAGGTACCGGAAAAACAGGCGCATTTACGATTGGTTCTCTTTCCGTAGTAGACTCTACCATCAAGGCTCCCCAGGTTCTTGTGATCTGTCCAACTCGTGAGCTATCGCAGCAAACGGAACGTGTGGCACAGGCTATCGGATCTTATATGGGACTCAAAGTCCTCTCTGCAACGGGTGGTAATCAGCTTCGTAATGATATTCAGTCATTGAAGGCCGGTGCCCAGTTCATTGTAGGAACTCCTGGTCGTATCTTTGATCTTATCTGCCGTGGGGAGCTGACGGTTGATCAGATGAAGTATGTTATCTTGGATGAGGCTGATCAGATGCTGGAGGATCTCTTTGCGGAGCAGATCAAAGTCATTCTGAATAGCCAGTTTCCTACGACGACTTCGCTTGCCCTATTTAGTGCAACTATGCCGAAAAATGTACTTGAGATTGCGGAGACCTATCTTAACAATCCCGTACGAATCCTTATTCCGCAAGATGAGGTGACACTGGATGGTATCAAACAATACTATGTTCAGCTGGATCGTGAAGATTGGAAGTTGCCCGTTCTGCTTGATTTGTACCAGCAAATTACGGTGAATCAAGCTCTGATCTATGTGAATAAGCGTCAAAAGGCAGAGTGGCTTGCTAAGCAACTCTCTTCGCATGGATTTACACTAGAATTCATTCATGGTGAGATGGATGTGGCGGAGCGAAAGAAGCGCATGGACGATTTCCGTTCAGGCATGACTCGTGTGATTATCAGCACTGATTTGTTGGCACGTGGTATTGATGTGCAACAGGTCTCCCTGGTGATCAACTATGAGATGCCGATTCAGCGTGAAAACTATGTTCATCGCATTGGTCGTTCAGGTCGTTATGGCAAGAAGGGAAATGCCATCAATCTCGTATATGGCGATGAAATGAATATGGTGAAGGAGATTGAGTCACATTATTCCACGATCATTCATGAGCTTCCCGATGATCTTAGTGTTCTCAGTGTATCATCATAAATGCAATTTCAAATTAAAAATAGGAAAACCTACTATTTTTAATTTATATGATTCCCTATCTAGATTCGCGTATATCATGTCGACATGTAGGGCATGTAACATGACTGTTTAACCATGTATCAATGCATGTCTGATGAAAACGATGTGTGCAATGACGAACAATGCGCATCATTTGATCCGGTTCAATGGGATCTTGGCAGATGGCACAATCATCTTCTTGACGTTGAAGAGCGCGAGTGAGAATGGTACCTTGCTCAATTTGTTCTGTGGTAGGTTGATTTGAAATGGGTTGCAGAAATGCCTCAAGTGGATTATTCACACCCATCATGCCACGTAGAATATCGGATACTAAATCATCATTCTGATATATATTACGAAGGGGAGGAAGAGGATAGGTGCCATGGTTAAGACGATACAATTCATTAGATGCTGCTATTGCATCATCCGCAGATAATATTGATATACGTGAATTCGATCGGATAGGAGGATTAGATCGTGCAGGAGCAGCTCTTGCAGCGGGTTGAATAGGTTGTTCATATTCTGCTCGTGCATGCTCATATGGATTACGATTTGCCACTCCAATGATGTAGTTTAATACATCGGGTACAGATTGAAACCGTTGAGGTTGATAGAGTAAATCAGGGAAATGACGGTGCAGGTCATTCAATAACGAAATGGAATAAGGAGCGGTCATTTCTTGATGCTATATTATAATAATTTCGACTTAAGCCCTGATTACCTTCATAACGTATGGATCCTACTCCGTTGGATAAAGACCCTGCCCTGAAAGGGGTAGTCGGCATTCAAAATATGGGAAATACTTGCTACTGTAATTCAACTCTTCAACTTATTCGCGCTTGTTCTGAGTGGGATGCTTTCTGTCTCTCGCAAAATTTTAAAGAGAAACTTGCTCATTTATCTGAAGAGGATGCCAATAAGCGCATTTTACTTGCCTATCAGGATATTCTAAAATCACTCTGGTCAGCCTATCTACCAGCCTATGTACGTCCTCTTGGATTCATTTCAGAGGTTTGTAAAGCAGTAAAAGGAACCGTGTATGAATCATTTGGCATTCCTGTTCCAAATGATAGTCATGAATATTTGGTGTATCTTCTGGATCACTTTCATGAAGCCCTTCGAATCAAAACACCCTATCAAGCGAAAGAGATTACCAATCATATGAATCCTGCGCAAAAAATGGGGATTCTTGCTGAGAATGGATGGAATCGTGCATTCTCGAATCATACAAGTGAGGTAGTTAAACTTTTTTTTGGAATGATTCGTAAGACTATTTATTGTACAAATTGCCAAAATAAGACATATCAATGGGAAGTCTTTAATTCACTTAAAATTCCATGTGAGGGGCAAACCTTTATGGATTGGATTCAGAAGGAAGTAAATGAAACTTCGGAGATCGAAGGATATTCATGTGATAATTGCAAGGGACGTTATACTGCAACAATTTCATCCCATTTATGGAAACTCCCCGACAATTTATTTGTTACTCTGCGACGATTTAACTACAATGGAACAAAAAACATGACCATGTGCCCTTATGATGGTGCTCCGATCTCATTTCAGCGCTTTTATGCAGAAGAATCAGAGGAGGCACAGAGGGGATGTGTGTATGATGTACGAGGTGTATCAGATCATCATGGAACACATATGGGTGGACACTACACAGCACAATTCAAGCATCCAATGACACAGCAATGGTGGCATTTTGATGATGAGCGTGCGCGTCCTCTCGCCAATCCCCAATTTAGTTCTTCCAATTACATTTTCTTTTTTAAGAGGCAATAAGTAGATGGCAGATAATGAGGATAGAAAACTAATTAAGGATATGATATCGTATGTTAATGGTATTATGGAATATCATATACCATTAAATGATGATGACCGTTTTATATCCATTGAGGGATTAAATGTATGGGTAGAAGATGTAATAAATGCATTATTTGATGCAGGAATCGATATATCGGCGGGTGGAGCAGAAGAAGAGGGAGTGCCTGATACAGGAGCAAGACTTCCTTCTACATTTGGAGAGTTAAATGGAGCAATTCTTATGGAAGCATCGGGTGATGGAAATGATTGTTTAATCCACTCTTTTTTAACAACAACCTGTCCTGCTTTTCAAACACTATCCGAAATAGGACGAATTAGTGTAGCACGACATTTTCGAAGAGTTGTTCTCGCAGGTTTATCTCGTTTTCAAAATCTACCCAAATTTGACCCTGAACCTATTTATCAAGTAAATAAGAATGGAAAGCGATATCATGCAGAAGAACTAAAATATAATCCGAAATCAAGAAAATATGAAAAAACAGGTAAATTAGCATATCGAAATGTAAGTGATTATTTAGATAAACCTCTTCCATTAAGTGATGAGTTCGCAAATAGACTCGCAGAACAATTTAATATTGGAATATTACTTGTACAATCTCAAGAGGATTTACCTTTTGCTCAATTACGAAATCCAAGACATTCAAAAAATATGGTAGTCATTCACGGAACTGGTGCACATTTTACACCAGTTCGTCTTCCACGTATGCCAGAACATGGACAACCATATGTCATGCCTACATTATTAGGAGAGCGTGTTCTAAACGATATATCACATGCATTTAGTGCAAACGTTGCTGAATTATGGGAATGTCCTAGATGTCTTAAAAAGAATCCAATAGACGATATGACATGTCAATATTGTGGTACACGGAATCCGGCAGCTCCTGCAAATATTCCAGCTGTATCATCTAAAGCAACGGTATCATCTACACCAGCTGTATCATCTAAAGCAGCGGTATCATCTACACCTACAACATCAAGTGTAACCGTGGCAAAATTAGAGGCAGCACGCAAAAAAGCACAAGAGGCCTTACAGGTACACTCAGGTAAAAATGAATCATCACATGCTATCACATTAAAAAATAAGAAAGCATCATCTGTAAATAATTTTTCAAAATTAGCATTCTTAAACACATATACGAATGCTGAATTAAGTGATTGGGCAACAGCATTAGGCTATAATATACAAGAACTTCGTAAAAAACTTGGTCGTAATAAAACTCAAAAGGCAAATAATAAAGCTAAAATGAGTACACCACTAACAAAAACCCAAAGAGCCGCTGCCGCATTAGCAAGATTACGAGAAATCAGGGCAAAATCTCAGGCATCATCACAAAATAATAAAAGACTTGCTGCAAAAGTTACTGCATCAATGCCTAATATATCAAAATTATCATTAAATAACACTCGTAAAAATAAGACAAATAAAGAAAAAGCGAAAGAATTAGGATTGTCTATTAAAAATTATTATAATCTCATGGCAGCACAACTTATGTATAATACAAAAAAATAAGTATGCTCCTTGATTACAAATACATTCCATGTGGGACTGGATCCATATCTTCTTTCTTCTTAATAAAGAGACCCACATGATCTCTTTTCACAACGAATGGAAGAGCAAAATCTTTGATATAAAATGGTAGACTGGGAGAATTGTACATCCGCAGCATATTGATTTTCTGGGTAATTTGTTCGATGCTTCGTTTTAGTTCACGCACACCTTTTTCTTCCTTTGCATAGTCTTCAATGATCTTCGCCAGAATCTCATTGGAAACGGTAACCTTATCTACCAAGTTTACTTGTCGTAACGCTTCAGGTAGCAAGTATTGTTCTGCAATGACTGTTTTTTGTTTCATATCGTAGCCTTTGAGCTGAATGGTCATCATACGATCCAAAAGGACTTTATCGATTTTATTAATATCATTGGCACTGAATACAAACATGACTCGGCTCAGATCAATGGGAACGCCTGCCAGATATTTATCCTCAAAATCCCCATTCTGTACAGGATCTGTCAAGTGAATCAAGAGATTCATGACTTCTTCGCCCTTCGGTGTCTGTGAGATCTTATCCACTTCATCAAACATGAGAACTGTGCTCATGGACTTTGATGCAATCAAGGAATTTACAATCTTGCCACAATGAGATGATTCATAGACAAGTTGATGACCCGTGTAAGTACTCGCATCTGAATCTCCGCCAAGTGAGATGAACTGAAACGGCCAGCCGAGTGCCTTCGCAATTCCGTTCTTAATCAAGGATGTTTTACCTACACCAGGGGGTCCCGTGAGAAGGAGACAGAGTCCACGACTCTGTGGATTGGCGATCTTGCTGCAGATAAATTGCATCACTTGGAGTTTGGATTCCTCCTGACCATATACCGCCTCATCAAGACATCGCTTTGCATTTGTCATAAACTCGCCGCACTTCTCAGCACCATCTTCTAGCCGAACAGGAATGTCCTTGTATACGCCAAATGGAACACTGACTACCTTATCTAGCCATGCACGCAGTTTGAAGTATTCATTGCTAGAGGTTTCCAGGGTTTGAAGACTATTGTATTTTGCCAGAATGTTGGCCTGTACTTCTTTGGGGAGCTTCATGGTAAGAATGTTGATCATGAGATTAAATCCATTTGTATTTGCAGGTGGACGATTTTCCAATGCTTCTACCAACTCCGATTGTTTCTCTTCAGTAAGTGCTTTAAATTGATCGATTTGCATATCAATTGAATTTTCTTCAACTGGTTTGGTAAGAAGGGTGACAAACTTTTGAACCATTTCAGGTTCTTGTTTCATATTGTATTTTTTGGGAGCCATTGTATCATTCTCTTCTGCATCGAGGGTCAAAAGATATTTACAGAATTCTTGTTCGGCTACTCTCATTTCATCATCTTCTGAATCACTTTCGAGATCAATTTCTTCATCATCATCCGTTTCTTCATCTGTCATTTCCTCTTCCAAGGGAGATGATGTTCTTTCAATTGGCTCGATTGGCTCTTCTGATTTACGTTTGGAGAGACGAGTCACCACTGGATAGTGGATGGTATTCTTTGGTGATTCTTCTTTTTCTTTTTTCAATATTTTATCAATTCTTTTGTTTGCAATAATGGCAGCTTTGCGCATAGGAGGATCTCGAATCATCATTTCCTCTTCTGAACTATAATCGATCAAACCTCGTAGATTTCCATGACTGTCAACACTGCTATCACTTTCGCTACCATCGTCATCTTGATTACCCCGTGAATAAGTAGATGGTTTTGTTAAAGGTTTCTTGTCTTTTTTTGGCATTCTATTTAGGGGACTGCTTTTTGTCATTCTGAAAGGACAGTTCGTGTTATTTCAGTATGGCATATAATCTATTCAATTTTTAACGTCGAAACAAACGGCGAATGGTTCGAGAAGCTACTTTATCTAGATAAAAGGGCACCTTCATGATTCGACGACGGCTCTGATTCAATAAAAATCGCCCGCGTTTCGTAGTACGCGTGCGTAGTTTTTTTGCAGCATTTATCGTTTTGGGGATCCACACCGTATCTTTTCTCTTACGAGTTTTGCGTGTCATTTGATTGATCTATTTTTACTTATATTATTATATTAAAACTGCTGAATACTTTCATAAATATCTAGGAAGGTAAAGCGTGCCTTGTTGCTTAGGCCAACAAATTCAGGAGTACTTACGCTAAGGGGCTTGATACGATTTGCTACTTCGTTCTTGAGAATGGATCGAATATTCTTAATTGGCTCATGGATTGTCTCTTCGGCATCGGCTGTCTCGGCACGAATGGCCTTCATGATCTTCATGAAGCAATCTGCAAACTCCTCATTGAGTTTGATGGATTCTTTGTTGCAAAGATTCAATTCAATTTGGCGAATGATCTTACAAATGATCTTCATAAAAGTCTCTTGATCGATCACATTATGCTTGATCAGTTCCGCCAAGAATTGTGAATAGCCGCGGCGATACTTCTTCTCTACATTGCGCTTGCAGAGTTCATTGTAGGTTTCCACTCCTGATTCTGATACCTCTTCAAAGATCTCCATGTACTGGGAATACAGATTCGCCATTTCAGTTAAGAGAACGGGGTACTGTGTGCTGAGCTCACTTAGCAATCTGGCATACAAGGGGCAGAAGACCTCCTCACTTGCTGCTTTTTCAAAGACAAGCTTCATAAAGCATTTGATCATATCCGTCTGACCACTGTCAATGATATGAGTAATGAACTCTTTGATTTCATTGTAGTTTGGTGCACTGAATTTATTGAGCTTGCCGAGAAGAATCGTATTGAGAATGGTATCCTCCACCTTTTCAGATGATTTTTTGAATTTGCTAACATATTTTTGGTGGGGTGCACGGAAACCATCCGAGTGATCATGCCATGCAGACTTTTGAAAGGTAGGTTGATTGCTTGCATGATTTGGCTCTTGCACTACATGATTGCGTTGACGATTTGCAAAAGGCTGATGATTCGATTGGTGATTCGATTGGTGATTCTGATTCGATTGGTGATTCGATTGGTGATTCTGATTAGATGGATGATTCGGTGGATGATCACGATTTGCCGTACGAGGCCGCGATGCACCATTTGCAGCACGTCCCGAATGTGATCCACGCCACTCTACTGGTTTCCATCCTTGCTGATATGTTTCACTATGAATGCAATGATGAATCGTTTCAATGGATTTCAGAATCGCGGAAGGAACTTTTGGGTCCCGGATGTTCTTCCGCAGAGATTGCACGAGGAGTATCTCTTGAAGAATGGAACCCATGGTAGTTATAGCGAAGAAATGTTTAAGTCTTGGATTGGTTATTTATCATCTCACGATTTTTGATTTCAATTTTAAATGTGTTTCAAGTCCATTTACAAATCACGAACAAGACATAAGAGATGAGTTCCGTAGACGCCATCATTGAGGTGGATACATTATCCAAATGGTTAGATCTACAAACAACCACTTCAAAAACCTACCTCGGAAAACAACTTCACGAGTGGTCAGATGATATACAGCATCTCCATTATTTAAGTACAAAATTTAAAAAGTTCAAAGAAGCTTTTCAAAAAGATCCAAAATTTTATGTAGAATGTCATGAGTTGTTGGGGGAAATTGCAAAGGTGGAAGAAAAACTTCAAAAGCTCATGGATCAGGATTCAAAATTAGAACAAGAATCATACAATGAAATTCTATTTTTCAAAACCTATCTTCAGCCCCTTAATTTTGTACCTTTTCTATTATCTCTATGGTCTATTATTCGTGTCTATGTCCTACCTGGCCTATCTCTTATGCTTCCTATTCTAACCTTGATTGCGCCATATTTTATTTTGACATTTGTCTTCAAAATTCCTATTACCTTTCATAATTACATGGGAATGTTACAAGCGATGGTATCAGGTAACCTTCAATCGATTCGTAATCCGAGTGCAATTACACCATCTGCATCCATCGGTTCTTTTTTAAAACAATTTGGGCTTGTACTCATGACATTTGTTCAGGGTATCATTCAACCCTACTGGACACATAAACATTTGAAATCAATTGATACCATTATTCTTGATCATGGTATTCTTGTTATTCGGTTTCGAGATTTATATCAATCACTAGAGAAAGCATTATCAAAACGAGGATTCACTTTCTTTCGTTGCCCCTTGCCTGTTATTCAGGGAGAGCGTGATGCTACTGCACGTGTTATTCTTGAATCAAACTATTTCAAAATGGCGCTCAAATACGTAGGATCTCTGGAGGTTATCATGGCATTAGCGAATCAGCCTGACGTACATCCTGTTCAATGGATCTCTTCCAATCAACCAGTCTTTTGCGCCAAGAATGCATTTGACTATCAAGTACCCGCTTTGCAACGTAAGACAATTTCTGCGGAATTTAAGAAAGAACGCCATGCTCTTCTCACTGGTCCAAATAAAGGAGGAAAGTCAACCGTCTTACGTGCTCTATCTGTTAGTGCACTTCTAGCACATACCTATGGCTGTTCTCTGGGTCATCTAACTGCAACACCATTTCATACCATTTATGTTTGCTTGAAACCCGATGATCTGCCCGGATCCAAATCACGATTTGAACGAGAAATTGAGTTTACCGCACATACTCTTCAATCTGACAAGCCCATTCTCGTGTTTATTGATGAGCTCTATCATTCTACTAACCCTCCCGATGCACTACGAAGTTGCGAGATCTATTGCGAACAGTTGTGGAAGAAAGAGAATGTCATCAGTGTTATTAGTACCCATATTTTTGAGTGGGTGGAGCGTGCACCAGCGTCCATTCAACGCATTTGTTGCCCTGCGAAGCAAAAGGAGAAAGGAGAGATTGAGTTTTTATATACACTTGAAACGGGTGTTTGTAAGGTAAGCAGCGTAGATACACTTCTGAAAAAGAATGGACTACTAAGTGATTGACGCGCCAGATTTCAAATCGAAAATCTCTCCATCACGGCAGAATGCTAAGTGATACGCTTACGATTGGATTAGTTCTGCTCCTTCTATTTGGATCGATCGTTCTTTATCTTTACACATGTATTCAGCAATCGGAACAGAAAATCAGTCTATTGGAGTCCATTTTGCTTGATCTGAAAATGAGCGGGGAAATGAAAGCCTATACGGAACTACCGGCAGACAGTCACGAGATAGTGATTGAGAAAGAGGCAGAGAAAGAGGATGCCTATGTTCCCTTTCATGATGAGATTGAGGAGGATCCTATTGTTGGATCCGTGGAAGATGTAAGTGAATACAAGACGATTGTATCCGATGCGATTGAGGGCGTGGAGGACATCACGGATCTAACAAATGATTTATCTGCTGAGCCGTCTGCTGAGCCAAATTATGAGGGGATGACCCTAAAGGAGCTCCAGGCGCTCGCAAAGAGCCGTGGAATTATGGGTGTTACCAAGAAGTCACCTCTCATTGAAGCACTAAAGACATCGGATCGCTCGGTAAAACCCGGTTCATCGGGCGCGGGATCGAATTCTTTTTTGGAAACCAGTGCCTCCGTTAGCGATGAATCTCTCTGATAAAACCATGAATAAGGATAGATGGCACAACTGGATCAACCTGGATTTACAAAAGATACTCGACCTAATTTATTCACAACTCCTTCATTTGGTACAGAGTATCGTGCAGCACGTCATGCAACTGTACCACCAATTAAAGATGTCTATCCAGCCCGCGACAATCGATACCCTGCCTACGCCGCCCCGCTTGAGGATGGTCGTTTGGTAACGGATTATCGCCCACAATGCACCAAAAATATTAGAACGGGTCAGCAATTTCATACAAAACTATGGATGATTCGTCATGGAGAGGATATGATGGAAGAGTCTCGACAACGTCAGGTGGAATGGTCTGGTGCTTCGCTTCCGATGGCCAACACGGTTCCTCCTCCAGCAGCAATCGTTCATTCTACTCCCTTTGATTCGGAGATTGCTGCAACAGGATTGCACATGGGAATTGGAGTGGAACGTGCCGATGCTGCTGCACCACCTCTCTTTGGAACATTTGCATATGAACCCACCATTGCCGAAATGCAAATGAATCGCAAAAACATTTCGATGACGACGCGTCAAGAAGGTGGACGTAATTCAAAGCGGGGTGTATTTTAAAACTTAAAGGCCAGATGAGAATAAAGGTTGTAGGACCTGTAGCTCAGATTTGGTAGTAGCATCGGTCTTATGAGCCGAGGGTCGCGAGTTCAATCCTCGCCAGGTCCATATTCCAATTCATGTCATTGACTTGGAATTATAACAATAATAACAATGCAACAGTGGTTCCAATACTTGCCATCACTCCTACTGCATAGTACATATAGGATGAATATGTGCGACCCTCTTTAATCATAGGGGCAGCTTGAACTACCTCTTTTTTAGAAGCCGCGATTATATCTTCGATGGAATCGAGTGACTGATCCAGTACAATGTCATGAAAGGTATCCATAGTATCCTTTAATAACCTTGTTTGTTCTTCAATGTCTTGTAGTCGGGGATCCATATTCTATTTTACTTTTTTAAAATAAAACCATCATTGTATTTTTCACCATAATCAATTAATAATTCTTCACCTGGTTTAATCTCGCGTGTGGATACATATAGCACTCGTGGCAAACGATCCAAATAGCAGGTTCGTGCAATTAAATTGGGTTCTTTCGCAATATTGATATGGCTGTTCACATATTTTAATTCATTGCTGTTATGTTTTCCATCAATATAGATATCATCTGTTAAGAAAAACTTATAGGGATTGCCAGAGGGGCAGGGCATATCATCACTTTTGATAATTCCCGTATATTCTCCAATGATATCATATTTACGAAACGATGTTGTAGCAAATACTCCTTTTTCACCGGCTAGTAAATGCGACGGTGGCAATGTACGAACTTCAATTCCTTGAATAGAGTCTTTTTCATATTTTGATCGATTCGTAATATACATCCAATCATTACTATGAAGATAGGGCTTCTTTTTATGGAAAATAAAGTAATAGCCTACAATGATGATAATAACTACCGCGATACTCCATACGATTTCATTCATTTTCTATCTACTACCACAAAGAAGAGTATGAACCGGAATTTAATGAAGAGAATAGTTATAAAAGTGTTTGCGTTTGATATTCGAATTTAATTTCTAATCCGATAACCTGCGTGGCTTCTCAATTTATTTTTGTTTACGATGTGTGCGTCGTGCATTTCGTTTGTGTCGTCGTATGCTTCGTGCGCGTTTTCCACCTTTTTTTCTTAATATAAATTTTTCAGCCTCGTCGATTGAATTAGATACATTTGTTAATATGGGGAGAATCTTATTTTTTGTAATTGAGTTGGAATGTGTAATTTTATTAATTGCATTTTTTGACTTATTTAATTGGTAAATAATATTGTGTTCGCCAGGTAGATTAGAGGATGGAAGACGTGAAATAGGAATGGGCGGTTGTACAATGGGTGGTTGTACAATGGGTGGTTCTACAATGGGTGGTTTAGGTAGAGGTTGAGGTTGAGGTTGAGGTTGAGATTGACGAGAAATAGCAAATGCTTTTCTAACAGAATTCCCCGCTGCATCAAATATTTTTTGAGCAATCATTTTTTCAGCAATTTTTGCATTAGTCAATAAATTGCGAAGTTCATTATCAGGCATGTCCTTCTCGTTCATCGCTTCATATTTTTTAATTGCTTTTTTTATTAAGTTCTTTGCCATACCATACTCCTCTTCGTCATATGCATTCACTGCCCAATCATGCAGATCAAGCGGGTTATTCGATTCGTTCGGAGAATGTAGTTCCATCTATTTCTTCTATCGAATTTAAACCCAGTAGGGATATCTAGAGTAGATGAAAGTGCTCGCCTTTGACATTGGAATTAAAAATCTTGCCTTCTGCATTTTAGAAAATGTAAATGTGCTAGCTCTGGAAAATGTGAATTTGCTGGAACCCGTGGAATCCATTTTGTGTTCAAAATGTAAACTCAAGGCGTCATTTCGAGCCGGGTCAGAAATTGTTTGCAAACGACATGTTCCCAAAACGCACACATTTTTGCCCCAACTTTCTGGAAAAAAACTTCCTTCGAACAAGGTGCTCAAGGATCTAGTGAAAGAGCATGAATGTGAACAACTGGGATGGACAAATGAAAAATGTGTGGAATCGCTTTCTAAAAAATTCGCATTTTCGATTCAGCAGCCGAAGCAGACCAACGCATCCCATGTCTCTCTGGAAATTCTTCACGATGCGCTTCGCTTATTTTCCGAAAATGCATGGAGCTTATTTTCTGGATGCACCCATGTCCTTCTCGAAAATCAACCCGCATTTAAAAATCCACACATGAAATCCGTACAGGTTCTCTTATTTGCCACGCTGCGAGAAGAATTCTTGAAACATGGTCAAACCCCTTCTTATCATTTCGTGCATGCCAAGAAGAAAGTACAGGATGCACCTGCAGGCGATGCAGGATACGCCGAGCGTAAAAATAAGTCAGAGGATCGCGTCAAACAATTATTTGATTCGGGCTCGGTGGTTAACGCGGATCTGTATGAAAAATGGAAGAAAGCGACCAAAAAATCCGATATGGCAGATGCGCTCTGCATGGCCTTCGATCGAATTTCAGATGCCTAATCAACATGGATAGCAATGAGATCGTTCTCGTTATCTTTCTTATGATTGGAATTCTAATTGTATTTGGAATAGCAATTCGAGCAGCATACAATTCAAATAATTGATTTCTTATGAATAAGCAAGATGGATCTTCCTAATCTATGTTCCTTATCCCTTCTATTAGTGTATATTCTACCATTTCTATTATATATTATTAATCATCGATGGATTCATTTGATTGCTCTGGCAGGAGCAGTAGGTACAGCCTCTCTTTCCGAGTTCATTAAGTATACATTGATCAAAGAAGCAAGTCCTCGTCCCAAAGGGGCTTCCAATTGTAACCTATGGTGCAATGATGGCAAACAAGAGGGAAATCCTGGTATGCCATCCGGTCATTCTTCTACGGTTACCTTCTTCTCAGCGTTTTACTATCAACAGACAACTAATCCATGGATTCGTGCAGCTCTTGTTTTCTATGCGCTCATTGTGATGTGGTCGCGATATGAGAAGAAATGTCATTCTGTAAACCAAATTGTGTCAGGATCCATTTTGGGATTATTGACGAGTTGGTTACTCGTGCGTATGATGTAGTGCTTAAAAAACCAGCGAGGAAGAAAGACATATGAACGGTGTATCTATCTCCGATATGCAGAATTTTGTAGAAAATATGGATGATATGAAATTGAGCTCAGGTATTGGAAATGTAATTGAATTGGGTGATGAGGATCTGGGAGACAATTTTGGCGCGGATCTCTTGTCCAATAGTCGTGTATCTGCTCGTCCGGCATCTAGTGGGTTTTCCTCTCAAAGTGTGCCTGCATTTGAGAAAATTGATGATATTGGAATTGGTAAACTGGAGCCGCTTGAATCCATCTCCTTCGATATTCCAATGAATAGCAACAACCCCGTACCCGAAGTGATTGTAAATCGCGATTCTTCTTCGATCTTTTCGAATGATCAGTCGGCATCAGGACCCTCTATTAATCTGGCGGGTGCGAATCGTCTCAACCCTGACGATGAGAAAAAGAAGAAGAGTGATTTGATCAACAAACTGAATCGTTTGGAGTCAAAGGGCTATACTCTAACCAAGCGATTTACGATGGATAATAACCTTGATGAAATCCAACAAGAACATGATCGCTTGCTTGATGCAAAGAATCTGGAGGCATCTCTTCGCTTTCAGCGTCAATGCCTTATGGGTGTAGCAACGGGTGCCGAGTTCCTGAACAGCAAGTTTAATCCCTTTGACTGGGAGCTTGATGGTTGGTCAGAGTCTGTACATGAGAATATTGAAGATTTTGATGAGGTCTTTGAAGAACTTTATGATAAGTACAAGGGACGTGGCAGTATGCCACCTGAGGCAAAATTGCTCATGTCTTTGGTGGGCAGCGGTTTCATGTTCCACATGAGCAATTCCTTCTTCCGCTCAAAGATGAGCAATATGGATCCGAGCGATATCTTTCGGAATAACCCACAACTTGCCAAGCAATTTGCAGCAGCGGCCGCTCAGCAGGCGGGACCTGGTTTTGGTAACTTTATGGGAGCGGCAATGGGTGTACAGGGTATGCCGCAACAACAGCAGTATCAGCAGGGTCCACCCATTGCATCTCCGCCTCAGATGCCAATGAACGGTACCTCCACCTTTTACCAACCATCCAACATTCCCATTCAGACTCCTCAGAACATGGCAGTGGCTCCTACATCATCCATGCCTCGCCGAGAAATGTCGGGTCCAAAGGGAATCGATGACATCCTAAAGACCTTCCAAGAAGTCCGTTCCGCAGAACTTGATCCTCTCCCACCCATGTTTCCATCTGGATCAGCCACTGCATACAATAATCAGCCAGCTGTACAGGCCATCTCCGAAATCTCTAGCATTCACTCAGGTGACATTTCCGATGCGGATAGTGTTCGTACAGGTACCACTAGCCAACGTCGCGGTGGTCGCAGAAAGCCAGTTGCACCGGTTGGAAATACGATGACCCTCAATTTGTAAATTAATGTAGTACTTATTCTAAGTAAGTGATTAATTTTTTAGAACCTGTAAATTGGCTGCATAAATATCAGTGTGAAGAACATCATCCTCTTCATCTGCATCATGTACCGCACCGGTTGCACGAATTCCCTTTGAAAGAGCAGCTTGCTCGGGTGTTTTCTTTACACCCTTCGCTGACTCTTCTGCCACAGCATATTTCTGCGCTTTAGAGCTGAGACGCAGAAGAATCTCTTTTTCCTCAGGAGTCATGCCTTCACCAGGCTTGGGACTATCACTGCAAGTGGATCCATTGGCACCCAATTGACCAAAAATGCAGAGAGCAGAATTCTCGTTGAAGAGATATCCCAAAAATAGGACAACTGTAACAGTTGTCCAGAAGGCCACCCATAAATTACGAGTGGCAACAAAAAGAACGGTGAAGATCAAAATGCGCCGAACCCATGGATGTTGGAAAAAGAGCTCTTGTTTCTTGGTAACTTCCATGGAAATAAAGCGACCACCCAAGTTAAGAATTAACATCATGACACCAATAAAATAGGGATTATTATTGAAGATTTGAAGGAATCCATCCATGGGACTTATTGCCACCATCGATGCCATTGAAGACTGACCAGCTAATGCAGCCGGAAGACTCATCCTGTTATCTTATCCTATAAAATGTAATACATAAATTATAGATTAGCAATCGGTGTAATGAGAGTATTCATGTCACTCAAATAAAAGAATACAGCAAATGCAACTAATAATCCAACTCTCGGGCACCACATGGCAGAAGAAAGAACGAGAAGAACAAGCAAAATACGCCACCAAGGATAAATGTATAAGCTAGTTAGCTTCTCGCTATATTCTTGTTCAAATAAGGAGCTGTACGAAATAATCAAAAAAGCAACAAACATAATGGCAATGAATCGGAAGACCCCATCCGCCGTACTATCTACGGATAACCAAGAAGGCCACATCTCTATTCATGATCAGAGGTTATCATTAATCGGTTATATACCTTAATCGGTTATAGCATTCGTAGTCACGCGATCCGTAGCAATTTTACTGGTTCGTTCTCCTAGCACTTTTTCTACAAACCAGCGTTTTCCAACTGCCTTCTTTTCTGATACACTGCCGCCTCCATCAAAGCCCTCTGTCATGGAAGAACGAGGAGCACCAAAGAGTAATAATAAAAAGGCCATAGCGGTCAAGAGACCGTAGACCCAGCCCATCATTTCAATAACTCCGTATACCAAACCAATTCCAAAAATGCGACCCAGAATAGAATCAGCAAAGCTACGATACTCCATGGAAACCGCTGGCGCATAGACAATTAGTAAAATAACAACGAATGCATAAATGAGTTTAGATGGAGAATCCATATTTGCCAAAAGTGTTTGCAACGAATACACAACACCCCCTTGTTGTTGATACGGTGCTTGTGGTTGTGCCATCCTGATTAAACCATTGATTTGTTTATTAATTCATGTACTTCATTCTATCATGTTATAATCGGACTCAATAAGAATGATTGCTTTTGGTAGTAGGGGCAATGAACTATTGTGCTTTAGATGACGCCTTTCAGGCCATCGGCGGAGCGCCGTCTCCGGGATGTGCCACCGATTATGCCACAAAAGCGGCAAGAAAGGAGGAACGTAAAAAGGCAAAACGCTGCAAAGGACCTCCTGCTGCCTATTTGGATCTGGAAGACAAGGATCCGGATCGTCAAACATGGAACAAATATCCCGACGTACCTGCCATGAATCCGGCTACTGGATTAAGAGAACATGAACCCGTAACTGCCCCACAAGGCGATTCAGAAGCGTTTATGGATTCTTCTATGAATTCTGCCATGTCCGTTCAAGCATCCCATACCGATACTCAAAAACCGTCTTCGCGAAAAAAATATTTTGGTGCATCCCCTGATGATGACATCTTTTCCGACTATGTCCCTGAACAAGAACACTATCAACTCACGCCTGATTTTCGAACTGCTTTTGAACATGCTGGTGTGGCTCGTGCAGGATCGGCAGAAACCTTGCCGAATCCGTCAGTTAATATGTACTGGAAACCTCGTACGGTAGCGGGTGCACAGACTTCCTTTATTGATCAATTGCCGCCTCCTGGTGGTAAATACTACAAGGCACCTCGGGGAGAGATCTCCATGGAAGAAGTGATGAAAAAGATGGATAAGATTTTTGCCCGTCTGGATGACATGAATTCAACTACCTCTCCAGAGCAAGCCACTTCAGAACTTCTCATGTTTATTTCGAGTGGTATTTTCGTTCTCTTCTTTATGGATTTGCTGGTAAAGAAAGGCAGTACCATGAGATTTTAACGGAGAATAAGATAGAATGCATATGTCACGTAAAAAGCGTAATCGTAAACGTAACACACTTCGTACACATAAGGGAATGGTTTTTAGCAATATTTATGGATGGCGTAAGATCAAGAATCTGAAAACACGCAAACACTAATTCAATACAGTCTTTTGTAAAGACGCCGTTGAATTACTTCTTCTTATGAGTTACTCGTCTCTTATGCGATCCGCCTTTGTGCGTACGAAGTATTGCATTACGTATTGCTTTCCTTTTTCTTGCAGCCTCAAGTTCTTTCTCTTTTCTTGCAGCCTCACTATCTTGTTGAACCTTTCTATTAATCTCCGCAGCACGTTGACGTACTTGCGTAGTTGGCTTCTCTGCCTTAGCACGTAATTTCTCTGCATTAGCACGTAATTTATCTGCTTCTGCCTCTCCAAGATTAAATGCATTTTCTAATCTTTTTGCATTTTCTAATCTTTTCGCTTTTGCCTTTTCCTCTTTTACTGCATTTGCTTTTGCCTTTTCCTCCTCTTTCTCTGCCTGTTCAATCTTATTACGATATGCTTTTGATGCTGCCCTCTCTCTGTTATTATACTCCTGCTTTCGTGTCCTATTAAGACGAACTACTTCTTGTGGAGGTGTGGCAGCATTATTTCGTGATTTCTTTTTTGATTGGCTGCGTAACCATGTATTACGATTTTTGTTAGAAAGACCCGCTGGTGGTTCTTCATTTTGTGCGGAGGGCTTCTCAGTGACAAGATTCGATGATATAAGAGGTGCAGCATCACTGGGAACTTCTTTTTGAGCCAATCTGCGTTGTTTCTTTGCCTCTTTTCGCTGTGCAACAAATGCCTCTCGCTCAAGACGCTGCTTCTCTGCTTCCTCTTTTTCTTGTTGGATCTTTTCATTATTCGCCTGCTTTTTTGTTTGTTGTCGAGATTGATTGCGCAATGCCTTTTGCTGCAATCTGCTTTCCTCATTCGCTAGGTTTTCTTTTTCTAACTGGTTTAATTGCAGGCGTTCCTTATTTTTCTTAGAACGTTTTTGTGTTGTACGCAATGCATTTCGTGCAGAACGAGGAGCCATTGATATAATAGAAGGCCTCGAAGGTTCAGGCTTCAACACAGCGGCCTCATTCTCAGCCTCTTGTGCTTGTTTCTCAGCCTCTTGTGCTTGTTTCTCGGCCTCTTGTGCTTGTTTCTCGGCCTCTTGTGCTCGCTCTTCAGCCTCTTTTGCAGCTTTTTGATTGGCTGCATTTTGATTTGCTCTTGCCTTTGCCTCTGCGGCTTCTGCTGCTTTGCGCGCCTCTTCTGCAACACGCTGTGCCTCTTCCGCTTCTGCTCTTACTCGTTCGGCTTCTGCTTGTTTTTTGTCTTCTACACGTAACTCTTCATTTCGTTGCTTACGTGATTGCTCACGAGCATTGTTGCGAAGCCATTTTTGTGCATTTTTGTTTTTTGCAGTTTGAGCTTCTAAGTTCTTTAGACGTTGTTCCGTTTCCATAATTTGAAGTGCCTGTTTTGCTTTGGACTTCTTCTTCTTCTCTGCCGCTGCTACTCGTCGTGCTTCTGCTTTTACTGCAGCAGCTTCTGCCACTACACGTGCCTCTTCTGCTTCTGCAGCACGTTCTTTAGCTTCCTCTGCAGCTTTTTGATTGGCTGCATTTTGATTTGCCTTAGCCTTTGCTGCCGCTGCATCAGCATTTTCTTTTGCCTTCTGTGCTACACGAGCCGCTTCATTTGCATTTTCTCTTGCTTGGGCAGCCTCTGTATTGGCACGTGTAAAGAAATCTGCCATACCGTTTACATTATTTGTGCTCGGTGGATTGCTCTTATTTTGTTTAGATAATCTGGATGTACCGTTCGATGCTGCATTTTGATCAGCTTGCATTTGGAGAACTTCATCGGCTGCCTTGAGTACTTCATCCTCCTCAGCATCTTCTGCAACCTGCTCAGCAACACGTGCATTATTCTGTGCTGATAGCGCCTTAAAAGCATTATTCTTCTTTTTTGCTTTTTCCAAATTATGTGCAGCCTTTTCTTGAGCATTACGTGCCTGATCTAATGCCAGCTGAGTTGCTTTATTCTTATTTTCCTTTGCCTTGTCTTCAGCCTCTTGTACAACACGTTGCGCCTCTTCTAGTTTTTTCTTAGCATTCTCTTCCGCGGCCTTATTTACTTCGACTTGTTTATTACGTTGTGCTGCGGACTCGTTTAGTAATGGGGATTCTACAAGTGATGTACTGGGTACATCTGCCTCTTCAGCCGGCTTTTCCTCTACTAGTTCGATATTCTCTAGATGTATACTGGATGGAAAAGAAGATGTAGACTGTCTATCTACTAGGTTATTTTGACTAACAGAAGGTGTGATTGATTTGACAGTATGAGATGCAGAGGACTCTTCTTCCACATTTGCATTCTGATTTATGATATGAATCGGATCAGTTACCACTTCCTCAATCATTTGTTGAATCGCTTTGATCAGTGTTAGATATGCAATACGCTCTTTTTCTGAAAATTGGGATGACTCTTTTTTAAATGTATCAAGAAATGAGTCCATTTGTCTAGTTATAATTTTATACTTGGTAAGTTTATCTTCTCCACGACGTTTGTTATTGCCACGATTTGAAGTTTGATTGCTAATTTGTGCTTTCTCTAACATCTCATCCACCAAATAGGAAACCACATTCTTACCAAAATCCTTAAATAGAGATGGCGATTCAGAATTCTTCAGAAGAGATTGGTAGAATACCTCCATCAATTTATAGAAGGAAACCATTGCTGCATTCATTGCATTATTATCATATAAAGTAGAGTCTATTACCTCTATCACCCTATTCTGATATGCTCTGTCCAACAACTTCAGAAATGCGATTCGTTCCTTGGGAACCTCATGAAATAGCTTTGAATCCTTATCTGCTCCATCGGGGGGGACAAATAACTGTATGACCTTTTTAGATACTTTTGCAGCGACTGGTGCAGCGACTGGTACAGCATCAGATGCTGCGACTGGCGCAGCGACTGGTGCAACCTCTACCGCAGTCGATATTGCATTTTCTGCCTTTTCTATTAAGGCTTTCACTTCAGATGATGGATCATTGCTAACCACCATTTGTGGATCTTCGTCTATCAGATCTGCAACCTTCTCAATCTCTATTTCTGCAATTTCAATTGGCAATTTTACCTCTGGTGAAAGTGGTGGTAAGGACGGCTTTATAATGCGCAATACTTCATAGGCTGCTTCTATCATTGCATGATCTACTTCTGCATCATATCGTTCAATATAGGACATTTCAAATGCTTTATAGAGATCATTATTATTACGATCTGCGTAGATAGAAAGTATTTTTGCTTTCTTTTGAAACGTTGCAAGTATTGTTGGATAGTACCATTCTTGTACTTTTTTATCATATTTTTCCATAATCTTTAAAATTTTGTCTGAACTGATTAACAGACCAACTCCACTTGATTTTGCAATAGCTTCTGTATTCTTTGCCAAAGCTATTTTGTGTTCCTCTTTAATAACACGAATACGATCATCTAGCCATACTTTGATAGCCGGCATAATAATATTTCGATCAATATTCTCAGGGGTCTCTTTCAATTCATCCTGTAATGCTTTGAGCGCCTGATCATAGGCAGTTTGCACATCTTCAAGTTTGAGTTCAGGATTTGGTTTACCCCTTGTTTTAGGTTTCATCTTAAGCTTCATCTTCTTTCTTTCTTGTTCTAGGCTGTTAATATATTTCTTAATATTGGATACTGCTACGCTACGACGAGTTTCATTTACAAGCATACTTTTTTTGAATTCTGTATCAGGATACGTCACAACAGAATGCTCTGTTTTCAAACCTGCTACTATTATTTTTATCTCTTCCACTTTCTTTTTTAACGCTTTTTCTTTTGCATCCTCAATCATCGCCTCGATTAGATCCTTTTTAGCCTGATAGGCTGATTGTAATAGTGGACCATTTTTGTCTACATACTCTTGAATCTCTGATGTTAATTTTGGGACAGAATCTTCTGCAGATATAGCACTTATATTGGCAACTACTTCATCTTCTTTTTGTTCTAACTCTCGCAATGCATTCGGTGCTGTCCTTAGATGTATATCTACTGCATTTTCATCAGATGGTTTTTCTACTTGTTCTAGTACATTTTCAAATGCATGAAGCGACTTAATTGCCTTTAATACATCCGCTGAAATAGATGGAATTTTTGGGTCATCTCCAAGAATATTTTTTAATAAAGAAATGATCTCTGCCTCTTCTGCGGCAGTTGCTGCATATGAGAGAGATGATTGATTGAGAATAATTTGTGCCTGTATATATTGAGGATACTCTTTTATTTTCTTCTCTAATGCATTCGCAATATGGGAGGCACCTTTACTACGATGCCACCATCGTGTAAAAACGCTACGTTCCTCTAGGTCAGATACAAGTATCTTTCCAATCTTATTAATATTTGCAGTAGAATTTGTATTTAATTTATTTACAACCGCCTTAGCAAGATCCCATTTCCCATTTTCCAAATTCATTATATTATGTTTTTCGTGGTATTCTTTTTCTAGCCATTCTTTTACCATTTCTTGTTGCTCTTCTGTTATTTGCGGTGGAGCAATGTCTAGTTTGGATTGAATCTCTTTTTCTGTTCTTTCTTCTTGTGACATCTGCTCTTGTAAGACTTCAAGAATCTGACGATATGCATCTTGTGCTGTTTCATAATACTCTTTGTCTTTTTTTGCAGCATTGCTCATACGTTGTGCACGTGATTGTATACTATTACTTTTTATTTTCATCTTTTTCTTTGTAGTTTCTATCATATCTGCAAGTAATTCTTTTCGTTTCATAGAGCCTGCTTTGGAAATCAATAACCGATCATGCTCAATCATTAAGCGAATAGGTTCTTCTACATGTGCCTTTTTGTTCACAATAGATAATTTATCATGTAGTACATCTAATTGTTCTTTCAACTCTGCAAGACGTCTTGTTCTATCTTCTGATTCAGGCTCGGCGAGAACGCTGTCATATTCTGCTACTAATCGCTCAATGTCATCGACGTTCTCAGATGCGACAGAGGAGTGATTATTTACTACCTCTTCTTTTTCATTTACAATCGAAGTTAACACTGCTGCAATTGCGGGTTTATTGCCGACAGATGACTCAGAATTTTTCTTGTGAGAGAAGGATGGATGATATGCTAATTCATAATGAACTGATGCTTTGTTAGAGGATTGTTCGATTTTCATCTTCAACATATAATAGGTGCCATATTTATCATGCATTCTTTGTTTATTCTTCAATATACTGTTATTAAACTTCGGATTGTCTAAATTTTTAGTTATTCTAGGCATATCAAGAACACTATGCATGGATTCATATTCATATACAATCTGATCACCAGTAATGGTCATTTTTGTGTTTTTATCACCACCTACATTAGTAGGAATTGTATCTCTACCATTCAATCCAAGTAATAATTGAATAATTGATGAAGATCTAATTCCTTGTCTAAGCATAAGATGAAGTTTGTATTTTTCATCATTATTATCAATATTGATTGTACCATCTTTTTCAATGGAAATAGGCTTACCATCTTTAACAATGGTGAGATGCTCCAAACGAACAATATCTAGCTTTACTTTGGTTTCGAATGCTTCTTTTGTTTTTTCATCATTTTGGCTCTTCAAATATTCAAATGCAATTTCATCTGTTTTTGTATCCGCAATAACAGTTTCAACTTGACCATCCTCCCTATGCGTACGAATAATATTAAATTTATCTTCGAATTCTTTTAGATTTTGTACATAGGCATCTGATTCATTTTGCAATTGCTCTATCTTTTGTTCTGCCTTTTGGCGCTGTGAGGCAGCTTCTGCCGCCTCTTTTTCTAATCGACTACGCTCTGCATCATTTTTAGCTTTTTTCAATTCAGCATTTGCCTTTTCCTCTTTTTCTTTGAATCGCTCTAAGAAAGCCCGCTCTGTTTCAAGCTGACGCTCTTTTACTTTTCGAGCCTCCTGCTCTGCTTGAAACCTTCGCTGGGTGTTACCTAGCCATGTACCTTCGGGTTCAAATTGTCCCATTTGATTCTTTTGAAAAGAACGATACGACTCTTGAATCGCCTCCTCATGCAATCGAAGCCCCTTCTCTGCTTCTTCGCGCTCCTTTGCAATACGCGATGCCTCTTCCTCGAATTGCTTCTTCTCTACCGCATTGGATGCACTCTGTACTGCAGCGTTTGCTTGTTCTTCCTCTATCATCAGCTTCTTTACACGTGATTCAAGCTCGTCTTGCTCTATTTGCTGTTTATTTGCAATTACAGTAGATACAGCGGCGATTGGACCCTTATTGCGATTTAGCTTCATGGCGGCAATCTTAGCATTGGCTTCCTTTCCTAATTCATTTAGCTCTCGATCTACTTGTTCGTTTTCAGCTTTCTTTCTATTCTGGTTCGCTTGAAGTTCTGCATTGATTTCTGCGGATCGTGCAATGGCTTGTAATTCCTCGATCTTCTGTTTATCTGCAATACCAGTTGCCGCCTGAGATAAACGCTCTAAAATTTTTTGAACATGTTGTTTATCCAATTTTTCTAGTATATTCGATTCCTCCTTTTCACGTTTAGCAGTTCCATTCCAATCTGCATACTTTTTCAATAGCAACTCTTCCTCTTGTTGACGTTGTTGGAGTTCACGCTGAGCCTCTTCTAGTGCTAACTTCTCATTAAATTCGTTAGAGATTCGTATGGTTTCTGCAAGGAGCTCTGCAACAAGTGCTTTCTCTTTTTCGAGGAAGGCAACTTCCTTAGCCGCTTCGACATTATTTGCAGCTTTCTTAGCTGCTTCTGCATTATTTGCTTCTTTCTTTTTCTGTATATTCCCACTGGTATCGCGTATAATATCATATGTAATCGTAACAGATGAATAAATTGGATCAATGACTGTTTTCAACTTCAAGGTATAAGCATCACTATACTTCTCTCGTAGTTGACGAGGATTAGTAACGCCATTGCTCGCACCCTTCTTAAGATCAACCAAAAAGAAATCCATCTTAAAATGATGGGTAAGTAGCGCAGCATTTACTAATTTCCCTTTTTTTACAGTGACATTATGTTCCCATTCATCACGATCGACATTTTCTTCTTGTTCTTCATTATTTGGCTCATCCTCTCCTTTTTCACCGATGGTTAAACGATTAATTTCGACTTTTTTTCCTGAAATACCTCCTTCCTTTCCAATAAGAGTTAAGAGGATATTATCTGAATACATGGACGGTTGGAGCATTTGAAAGACCCATTTATTAGGTTCATTATCTTCATTTAAGAACTCTAGTGTATTATTTATAGTAAATTTTTCTACTTTGTTTTCAATAATTGTTTTAATAACCATACCTTGTAATAATGCTGTTTTTTCCTCATCGGTGGTAGCTGGTTTCTGTTCTGATAAATGACGAATAGCTGCTGCATCAATCTTAGATTTTGCTTCTACGCTAGAAATGGCTGTTTTGTCATCTGTAAAGGAACGAGTGATTCTAAAGCGTTTTTCAAAGGCCTCTTTTGCTTTTGGATCTACGACTACTTCTGCAATTCCCTTATTTTCCTCTTCGGTATAGTTTTCATCGTTAGCGGCATCTGCTTCTGTTTCATTTGCTGTATCTGGCAGAATCACTTCATTTGTAGAGCCCCTTTTTTTGGTCTTGAGCTTGCTCAGAAGGCTAAAATTGTCAGGAGTAAAATGGATCTTCAAGTCAACCGTTCCATTACCCTGCTTTTGCAACTCAATGCTTGGCAGACCATTCTTTTCATCATAGTTGATATTGGTAGGAGCCGTGCGAAGAACACCTGCCAACTTGAGGGCAAGACGAAGAAGAACCTTGCGAAGAGGCTCGCATTTTGCATTAAGCATGATAGGTGTGTTGTAACTGCAATCCGCCTTATGAAGTGCTTCAATAATGTCATATTTATCCTGATCCGTGATATCAACATCGCCGTCTAATCCAAAACGACGTAGAGCTTCTTGTTCTTCCTTACTGGGTTTCCAATCAGATGTAAAAACTCCAAGAGCAGGAAGACGAAGAGGACCATCAAATAACATAATCTCTTTTTCACCACTGGCTAATTCGCCCTTTGGTTTTACAGAAGCTTCTACAATATTTTTAGGTACTTTGGCAGCAGTTGCAGCGGGTACAACGGCAGAAGAAGGTGCTGCAGTGGGTACAACAGTAGAAGGTGCTGAAGAAGGCACTACACTTATGACCTTTTCCTGTTTTAAACCTACAGGATCTTGGTAAAATGGCGTTTGTGGTAACAGTGATGCAGGTGATTTTGCAAGAGCTCCAGAATCAACCGCCTTTTTTGTAGCATGCGCCGCTAGAGCGGCTTGTTGTGCTCTTAACATTGTCATTAGATTTTTTGTTTTTGGATCAACTGTGCTGTCAACACCACCTGAAAATCCACCTGAAAACCCTTTTATCTGCCCCCCTATTTCAGGAAGTAATGATGTTCCAGGATTAAATGGAGTGCCATTCTGCATTGTGGGGGCTTGGTTAAATCCACCACTCATGGATCCGCCTCCACTCATGGCCTGTATCATACCTCCTCCTGCTGGAAGCAGTGATGCATTAGGATTGAATCCACCAGGAACAGACATTCTATCAATACCAGGGATTTAAATATTAAAGAATCATCAACAGCATAATTTAAGTACCTAAGAACGATTAACCAATTAGCCAGTAGACATGGACGCATATACCTCTGATCCGCAAACTAGAAAGCGTAAGATTGAATGTAAGCCTGAGCTTGTGATTTCTAGCCTCCAACGATTCTATGCGCATCATCCGGAAATTACTAAAGTGCTTACCTATCTAAATGGAGAGGCTCCACTTAGTCTTCGCATTATTGACTGGTTTGTTACCAAATGTAGCCGCAAAAACTTCATCCGCTATCCATTGAATGGCCAAGAGTTTCTTGTGTATCTAAGTTACAAAGGACAGCTCAAAGCCTATTCCAAACAGTATTTTGATCCCAATTGCAGGCGTGAACGCATCATGTTTACAATCCCCAATCATGAGCAATTTATGACCACGATTGGAAAGCTTAATTTCTTTCGATGGGCGCTTGAGTCAAAGATCCTTGATTACATGGAAGCCCACGAGGAAGAAATCCGAGCAGGATATAATGCATACTTAAAGGAAACAATGGCGGTGCAAAAGCGAAATAAGAGTGATAGTTCTACAGAAGATGTAAAATCAGCAGTAAAGGGTGATGTAAAACCCGTAACAAACACCGTACGAACCACCCGTCGTCGCACAAAGCAGTCACCCTCTTCATTAAATAAGTTGCAAGTATATACAACGCCGATTGTACTGGACTTCAACTAGGGGGCATAAGCGTTCTATAAGTAGCCTTTGGCTATGACCCCTCTACCAATATCCTTATTCACTTAATTGATTCTCTTACTTTTTGGTTTCAGGCAAACTCTTATTTAAATAAAATAACCGAATATCATCCATCTTAGGTCGTAATTCCTCTGCTGCTTTCGCCTGTTGTTCTGCTACACTGGGATTTAACCATCGATTGTCAAAATTGCGTTGTAACAACTTTTGAGATTCGGCCGTGAAACCATTATTTTTGTCTTCGTAGACACTCGCACGTAATTCACGCGTCATGTTTCGAGCATCTGACGATGTATCGTACTTATCAAAGAATGAATTAGATCCACCCTTGCTTCCTTCTACATCGTATCGAGGCTGAGAACGATAATTTCGATCAGTCGTGCGGCTGGTATTGGGTGCCATATCATAGAAGGGTGCCTGTTTATTCGGATCCGGGCGATTGGTTACTCCTCCCTTTCCACTGGTTTGCCAGTGTTCAAACTGCCGTGCATTAATGGCGTCGATAGGATCCACTTCTCGTCTGGTTCGTGCCATAAATTGTGGATGGGGAAAGGCATCATATGTTCGTTGTGTATATTGATCGGGAAAAACGGGTTGCGCCATTTAAAGTACCTACTTCTTACTATGGTAAGATGTTTATTATTCCTTACACACATAAAACAATTATGATTCAACAAATGAAAGTAACAGCAATTCAAATTCTTACTGTGGGAGGAACATACCTATGGAAAGAGGAAAATGTTCGACTTCTTGAAAAGAATATATTGCATCCCAATGGAATTTTTATCAAGGGGAAACCAGTAAAGCATAAAGACATGTATTTGTGTCGTGTTGATACAGAGAAAACAGAGATGAGTGATTTTTATAAATGGGATGAGATTAATGCAACGGATGATACCACATTTTGTTGGAGAACATTTTATTTGATGGGCGAAAAGGAGCATCCTCATAGTTGGTTGTCGATTCCAAATGCACAATGGGAATCCTGTCGTTATCAGGAATTATTTGATCTTATTCTAAAAGAGGTCTAAACCCTGAGCACATAACTAGAATAGGACATGGATTCAAAAGCAGAACGTCATGTAACCCTTAAAAAGGGATCAATAGATATGGATGGCAATGATGCTTTTAAAATGTTGCTAGAAGACAGTGCACGAGAGGCCTATTTACGTCCATGGCATCGGTTAGAGCGTGGATTGCGACTAAATCGTATTCGAATTTTTATCGAGGAAATTGCTCCACAATATGAAATGACCAAAGAGGATCGCGACAAGTTTTTTGAATTTCTCTTGAAAGCACTGGATAAGAAATTACTTAATACGCTAAAGGTAGTACAATATGACCAAGATACACAACGTATTGTAACCATTCGTGGTCTTGAAATTAAACGGAATGCGGAAGGTATCCTAAAGTGGGCATTTAGTGCAAAGAAGATAAAAACAGAAGGCACACGAAAGAAGAAAAAAGAAGAGCTCCCCTCTGTATCGACAGAAATCAAGCCTGTCGAATCTGATAAAATTGAGGAATAATATCCATATAATTAAAGAAAGTCATAAAAAGAATTATGCAATTCAAAAAGAAATTAACAGATTTGATAGACCTAATTGATAATTGGCTATCAGACCCGGATGATGATGTGCAATTGCAACAGTGGAAGGAGGATACTGAATGGATCGCCTATAGCTTTGAGTTTTCCAGAGTAGAGCAGTCCTATGTCGATCTTATTCTGCAATTATATGCTGCACAGCTAAAGAAAAAGATGGAACGAAAGCAATGCTCGCAAATGGTGGTTTCTAAAGAGCAGCTCGATGAGCTATTATCTAGAAAACAAACAGAACAACGAACACCCGAATGGTATGCTCAAATGACAAATATTATTTCCGCTTCCGAACTTGGCAAACTATTTGGCTCGGAACGCGAACGTGCGCAGTTTGTTCTTTCAAAGACTATGCCTTATCAGCCGCGCCTCATGCCATTGGCCGTTCCATCTGATCATATGTCAGCATTTGACTGGGGTATACGGTTTGAACCCGTTGTAAAACAGATCTATGAGGCAAAATACAATGCTGTCATCAAAGATCTAGGGCGTATGACCCATCCAGTTGATCCACGGTGCACGGCTTCACCCGATGGACTTATTTATTCTGCCGCCTCCAATGAACGAGTTGGCCATCTCATTGAGATTAAATGTCCTGTTACTCGCGAAATTGATGGAATCATACCCAAAGATTATTATACACAAATGCAAATGCAACTTCACGTGACTGGTATGAATGCATGCGAATATGTAGAAGCAGTCTTCCTCTCCAAATATAACACGCTGCCAATTAAAGAAGGACCAGCCTTTTATTCAGGGTTCATTGCAGTCATTCGTTCCGCAGAACGACGTGGAAATCAAGACTTCTACTATGTCTATAGCCCTTTGAGTGTAGATGCTTCATGGGTACCTTCCTTGATGGAAGAAGACGAGATCATCGAGATCACTCCATGGAAACTATATCAATGGAGTGAACATTTGGTGCTGCGAAATGAGAATTGGTGGACATCCATTCAGCCTATCTTTCAAACCTTTTGGGAAGATGTAGAAAAAGCAAAACGGGATGAGTTTTCGATTCCAGAACGTGCCTCTAAAAAACAAAAAATCGAAAAGTGCATGATTCAATTTCACAAGCTTGATGAACACGGAAATTAGAATGATGGAAAAAGACATATTATTTTTTATAAGCCGCAGAGTATAAGATATTGGCATGTATAAGAATACACTTTATTGTAAATACAAATCAACTATTCCGGTTGAATCGGATCAAGGATATTATTATACATTTCAAAAAACAGGTGAGTATAAACGGGATGAACACGGATGTTATCTTCTAGAATATCGTTTGAGTCCAACAGAACCTTGGCCATATGTTATGAAATTGGAATATCTTCGACCCAATAAATCAGATAAAGACTGGAAAAAACATACTCCATTTCCTATGATTCGACTAAAACTAGTTAAAAAAAGCTAACACTCTTTCCCGTATGATTGGAAGGAATGGACATTGGATCGGTTTTATAAAAATTCAATACAAGCTCTTGGGTCGGCGCCGTACAGCTGTCTGGATAATTACGCTTATAATTATTAGTCATCTGGCGAAATGTACCCGTTTTTTCAATCATACGCCCAAAATCGGTTGCATAACAGTTTCGGCTATTTACGCAGGAAATCGACTCTTTGGTGCGAGGAACTGCCATGATATCACTTAACAAATGGTATGGCTGAGTGTCATAGACATCTGCTGGCGATGGTGTATCGGGTGCAAACTCAAGAATGGGATTTGTACCATCAGATGATAAGATCATTCTTGCATTTTCAAAACCTTCCTTGTAATGATAAAAATAATAGATGGCGATTGCAATCAAAACCATACAGAGAATTATTTTCAAGCTTCTCATCCTCTCTCTGATTGGGTTTTTGTTAAAAATTGATTCATCGGAAGTAGTATAGGAGATATAGTGTGTCTTCTGAATCGATTCCGGAAACATGTCCATGATTAGTATGAATGTGGTAAAGCGCGACGGCAAGCAGGAACCTGTGTCCTTTGACAAAGTTCTCCAACGAATCCAAACTGCATCACAGGGTCTGGAAGTGAACCCTACGCTGATTGCGCAGCGTACACTGCTTCGAATCTATGATGGCGTCAAGACGTCGGAACTAGATGAATTGGCAGCGCAGTTGTCTATCTCTCTTATGACAACCAATCTGGATTATGGCGTGTTGGCGGCACGCATTGCCATCTCCAATCATCACAAAAATACATCGGACAAGTTCACGGACGTCGTACAAGCGCTTTCCCACCAAACCGTCGAGAAAACAGGTGAGCCTGTTCATGTGGTCTCTCAGGAACTGGTGGAGTTATGCCAGAAATATGGCGATCAAATTAATAAGAAAATCGACTATGAACGTGACTATGTATTTGACTACTTTGGCTTTAAAACACTGGAAAAACAGAAATATTTACTTCGTGATACCAAGGGCAATGTCTTGGAGCGCCCCCAGCATCTCATCATGCGTGTCTCCCTAGCGCTATGGGGCTCTATCTCATTAGATCAAGCCTTTGAAACATATGATCTCCTCAGTCAGAAATACTTCATTCATGCCACCCCCACCAATTTCAATGCAGGTACACCGCGACAACAGTTATCCTCATGCTTTCTCCTTGCGATGAAAAGCGATTCTATCACAGGAATCTATGATACATTGAAGGACTGTGCGCAAATCAGCAAGCATGCGGGTGGTATCGGCTTGCATATTCACAACATTCGCGCCAAGGGCTCTCTGATCAAGGGAACCAATGGCACCAGCAACGGTATTGTACCGATGTTACGTAACTTTAATGATACGGCACGCTATGTTGACCAAGGTGGTGGCAAACGCAATGGCTCCTTTGCCATGTACTTGGAACCCTGGCACGCCGACGTCGAGGACTTCTTGAAGTTGAAGCTCAACACCGGATCCGAAGAAGAACGCTGTCGTGACCTGTTCTATGCGCTCTGGATTCCTGACTTGTTCATGGAGCGTGTGGAGAAGAATCAGCCATGGACTCTCTTCTGTCCCTCGGAAGCCCCTGGCCTAGCCGACGTGTATGGCGATGAGTTCCGCGCCTTGTATGAGAAGTATGAGGAGGAAGGTCGTGGCAGAAAGCAAGTCGATGCTCAGAAGCTCTGGTTCAAAGTACTAGATTCGCAAATTGAGACGGGAACCCCCTATCTCTTGTACAAGGATGCGGCCAATGAGAAGTCTAATCAAAAGAATTTGGGTACTATCAAAAGCAGCAATTTGTGCACCGAGATCATAGAGTATTCTAGCCCAGAGGAGACAGCGGTCTGCAATCTGGCCTCCATCGCTCTTCCAACCTACATCGAGGGTAAAACATTCAACTATGATAAGCTACGCGAAGTGGTCAAGGTTGCCATCAAGAATCTGAATCGAGTCATCGACATCAATTACTATCCGACACCTGAGACCAAAACATCCAATATGCGCCATCGTCCTGTTGGATTGGGCGTTCAAGGCCTCGCGGATGTCTTTGCTCTACTAAGAGCCCCATGGGAATCGGACAAAGCGGCCGAGATCAATCAGCGCATCTTTGAGCACATCTACTTTGCTGCGGTAGAGTCCTCCTGTGAAATTGCGCAAGTCGAGGGACCCTATTCAACGTTTCGTGATGCAGCGCTAGGAGCCTCTCCGATGTCACAGGGAATCTTCCAATATGACTTGTGGACAACCCCAACGGGAGAGAAGAAGACACCGCTTACCATGGATGAACTAGATTGGGCGGGCTTAAAGGAACGAGTGAAACAACATGGTGTTCGTAATTCGTTGTTGATGGCACCGATGCCGACCGCATCGACTTCGCAGATTTTGGGCTTTAATGAGTGTATGGAACCATTTACCAGCAACATCTATACCCGACGAACCCTTGCAGGAGAGTTTATTGTGATTAATCGGTACTTGATGAAGGATCTGGAGAAGTTGGGACTATGGAACGAGATGATGAAGCAACAGATCATTGCACGAAATGGTTCGGTTCAGGGGATCGATCAGATTCCCGAGTCGATTCAGAAACTCTATAAGACATCATGGGAGATCAAGCAAAAGGTTCTGATTGATATGGCTGCTGCACGTGGTGCCTTTATCTGTCAGTCACAGAGTCTGAATCTATTTGTGGCCGATCCGAATTATGCCAAGCTAACATCGATGCACTTCTATGCCTGGAAGCAGGGATTGAAAACAGGCATCTATTACTTAAGAACACGGGCACCGGTCATGGCACAGAAATTCACGATTGACCCTGAACTACAGCGTGAAGCCGCTAAATCAGAACAAATGCGAGTGTTACGAAAGAACTCGGGAGAAGAGGAAGAGTGTACGATGTGCAGTTCATAAATTAAAAACAAATAAGTAGGATGAGTTTATCGAATATAGATCAAATTCAAAAAGAGGCAAATAAACTCTTATCAGGAGAAACTTCAGAACAATTATATCAATCTGTGGAAGGAATCACTCGTTTACTTCAAGCGATTATCAAAACAGATGGTAATCACTGGGCAGCACATGTTGTTGATACAGAAGGAAATCCTGTGTTAACACCTGAAGAACAGCGACGTTTTACCAATCTACTAGAGCCATTTGTTCCCGCCATTCTATCTTTTTTTAAGGCTGAACAACGTGGAGGTGAGGAAATCATACCACCGCCTGCCTATAATATACAACCTGCAACAGTACCTCTTCCACCTTCTTATAACAATCAAAAGCAAAATGCAGCTACACCCCCACCTTCTTATAACAATAATCAAAAGCAAAATGCAGCTACACCCCCACCTTCTTATAATAATCAAAAGCAAAATGCGCCATTGCAACCAAATGAAACACAAAATAAAAATCAAGGAGTTGATAATTTATACGAGGCTTTTTTTAATAAAATAGCAGCAATTAACTCAAAAGTAAATGGATATGCATCACAATATGGGATTTTAAAATATGAGAAAGAAGGTGATCATCAATACAATTTGAAAGCCCCCGCTGCACTCCGTGTCGAATACCCTTTTCTAGAACCATTATACATCCCCGTTCGTACTCTTGTATTTTTAATACAATTATTAATTGACGTATTGCGATATTCCGCAGCAATGTCAGGTAGAGATCAATCGCGAAAGATTCTATCCATTGCCGCCTCGATTCTAGATTTACTACGCGGTGATTGGAAAAAAGCCATCTTATCATTAATTGGATACTATGGAACAACACCATTGCTTGTTGGTGAGATTGGAAAGATTTATTTATCAGTATTTCGAACCTTTTCGCCTACCTTGCAGCGACGTTTTACATATGGAGCATTGGATGCTACAAAATCATTAATTGTTGGATTCCTCCTTTCGATTTTTCAATTTACAGCACCACTTGCCAGACGAAAGGAACTGATTCCCATTTTTCAAAAGATTGCACTTAAGAAAAAAGAGATGGATGGAATGTTAACTGATCAGGATCTTCTTCCACGTCCTGATTATATGATTCCTAGTTTTGAAGATTTGAATAATTTACAGGTTTTACTAGATGACCCTGTTTTTATTTGTTCAATCGAAGCAAAAAATTTGGTAGAAGAGATCAATCAAAGTTCTATTATTAATATGGTGCTACAACTTCTTCGAATCCCCGTTACTGAAAAAATGCAGAAATATACCTGCTCTGATGGATACAAACCTATTGCTGTAAAAATGGTAGAAGAAGGACAGCGAACCAATACCCTTCCTCACCCTGTAACTACTCCAAAAGTAGCCCCTATAAAAGGGGGGCGTCATCGAACAGTACGATCCTCTACTTGGAAGACTTTTTAGGACGTTTATCTTCTTCGATCTGAACACCCGCTAGTTCATGAATAAATATTAAGTATTCTTTAGGAAATCCCCAAAAGCAGCTTGGTGGTTGATCGGCTGGAACACGGCGACTGGTTTGATTCTCTCCATGTGTAAAGGCTACAATGATTTGTTGAGGCTGCATCTCAAGTACCTGATTTTCGCGCCCTTCAATCCAGCCTTCACCTTCTGCCACGGAAATCGCAGGAAATTTACGCTCTTCCCATGCACTTTTATAAAATGTAAGGGTTGCCTCTGAAATACGCTGTGAAAAGGGAAGATTCATAGGTGGCACATTGACCGCACTTGTTCCACGCTGCAAATCATAAAGCGCCAAAGTGGTGCAACATGTAATGGTCTGGTTAATCTGACCTCGTTTTACACCTTGTGTAAGCCAAGCGACACGACGACGAAAGGACGTAGAAGGATAATGATCATCATCGTCCATAAACAAAATAACATTATTTGATGCTTGTTCAATAGCGACATTTCGCTTTTCACCAATCGTCATACGACCCTCAATGGGAATATATTTAATTGTCATAGTAGGAACCTGAATCTGAAAATTCATAATCTTCTCCGTTACCATGTGAGGTGTCTTTTCATTATCTTCAATCACAATCCATTCGATCTTATTCTGAGGATAATCCGTGGCCAACAGATTGTGAAAGGCAATCTCAATGAGCTTCTTGCGATTATAGGTAGGTGTAATAATCGAAATGGCGGGACAGTCCGCAATTTGCAGAAGGGGAGGACAATGAACCACACCACGTGAAGGCCGACGCTTCAAAATAAGAAGCTGTAATTCATGAAATAAAGGTGTCAAGGCCTTTACTACATTCTCTAACCTCTTCGCAGAAATGCCCTGTCTTTCTTTACGAACAGCTTTCATGGATACCTGTTGAAAGGAGGCAAATGCCCCTTCCAGTTCTTGACGAAGAGCGGCAGTAGGACGAGCATTAGGGTGTCGACTGCCCGATGAATATTCATTGGAGAGCCATGCGATTCCTAGAGAGGAGGCATACGTTTCGGTAAAGACAGGAAGCCGATTCATAATCGAAAAAGAGCCGACCACTTCTGCATTTGCCGCTGCATATCCAAATGCCTCCGCCTGACTCACAATCAAATGCCCCTTATATTGTGTCATGATGGCACGCTGTGTCTCTTGTGAAAGTTCCTGACAAACAATGGTGATTGAATCAGGTAGACCTCTCATCTTATCTGCTAGATCCTGCCGTGCGGTGTAGATGGTAAGGGATGGATCGGATGATCTCCATTGAGATAGAACAGATAAAAGGTACTCCGATTTGTTGGTAGATCCACCTAGAAAACACACAAATCCTTCCTTCTCATAAGACGTCATCGGAACATCCTTCCAAGAAGCGCACCAGGGAATAGCATACAAATGGTTCGCAGCGATACCTTTTACAGTAAGCTCATTTTGAAATTGTTGCTTTGATACGGAATCACGAAAGAGAAGTGCATCAAATGCATGTACGTATGCATCATAGGAGATAGACCATTGATCAGGATTAACAAGTAGAATATTGGTATGTGCCCATGGAATGGCAGCATATACGGGCACTTCCAGATGAATTTGAATATCACAATGAATCAATGGCTCTCTTGGATCAAGAAATTTTGGTTTCAGAATCGTTTGTCCGATGGAAATATGTTTCAGTAAACGTTCAATGAGTTGTGCATCATCCTGTAATCCATAAGGATTGGCCTTATTATATAGAATAGAGATGGATAGTGGCGCCATGTAATCATTTACCTGATAATTCTTTTAAGTCGTATGGGTAGGATGACGGCAAAAGAAGTACGAGATGTCGGTTTTGTCGCCTGGAGTGATCCATGGGCATGGATGGAAAACATGAAAGGAAAACGCTGGGAGAACCTTATTAAACGTGAAAAAGCACATTATAATGAACTAGCCTTGCAACCCTCTGTAAAACGACTGACCCGACAGATGGAACAAGAGATTCTTGATGCACAGCAATATATGTTATTAGAAGGATTTGCAGCAGCAAGTGGCGCAGTTGATATCGTATTTCACCCCATTTATGGAATGTCATGGAAATGGAAATGGAATAAAAAAATTAAACCGATTGATGATTTTGATGTTCTCGGAAATGTGATTTGCTATGTTACATCATATAAAAATATGCCATATGACAGCATTTTAATTTGTGAAAATGCAGAGGGTAAACGTCTATGGGAAAAGAAAAATGTAACATCTGATATTGCAATTGTAGGGCATTATTGTTATTATATTAAGACCGCAGGTAAGCTTGATACAAGTGAATTATGCATGTGTGATGTAGAAACGGGTCGGCAAAATAAATGCATTTATAAAGAAGTAGATGATACAAAATACATACAATTGATTAAAGGAGCAAATCGAGCTCTTTATTTACAATCTAGTGATAAACGTCGATCTATCCTCTATCGTATAAAGGGCTCCGAATTAGTTCCCTTACATAGGAGAAGCTTTCATCAGATCCCGTTGGGTGAAAGTATAGATGGCGATGATTGTGTGCTAACACAGTCAGCACATTTAGAGCCGTGGGTGGCGCATGGTGCACCTGTTAAAGATTGGATTCTTCCCAAAGAAGATATTCAATGGGTTAATATTAATCTTGGACATATGATTACCATTCATGAAGGTGAGCAGACGATTTGGTATTGTACACCTCGACGAAAACCGGTGATTCTTCATAAGATTAAAGCAGGGGTCATTGATACAGCTACATGGCTTGCATGGGAGTTTAATTTGACACAGACCTACTATGTTAAATGTCCTACCGAGCCACCCTATATGATTGACATTACAAATCATATAGTAACACGAAGAGAACGACCACATGCCATTCCGCGTCCTGTACATTTTCCTGAGTTAGAGTGTCATCGGTTTCATTCGGTTTCTAAAGATGGAACAAAAGTACCCTATGTCATGATTAAACAAGAAGGAGTAAAGATTAAAGCACAATATATTTATGTATATGGTGCATATGGCTCTACTACTCCAGTCAATTGGCCATATCAGAGCTGGTATCCTCTTTTGTCTCGAGGCTGGGCAGTCGTTTATGCCATGGTTCGTGGTGGTGGAGATGTAGATGCCGCATGGGCAGAGGCCGCACGAAAAGAGAATCGTCATGTATCGATAGATGATTTTGAATCCGTGATTCGTGCATCACAACATAAGCTCAAGTTAACTCCAGATAAAACAGTGATCTATGGGCGATCAGCAGGAGGTCTACCCATTGGTGCCATTGTTTCCCGTTTTCCTAATGGAGAGCTGGTAGGAGCTGCATTTACAGAAGTTCCTTATGTAGATGTATTACGAACGAGTTCTAATCCAGATTTACCGTTAACAAAGGGTGAATATGAAGAATTTGGTAATCCGTCCGAGAAGATTCTTGATTTTAAAGAACTACTTACGGTGTCTCCGATCAACAGTTTATCGTCGGATGGTGCGCCTGGTGTATTTGTGATGAGTCGAGTGGGATTATTAGACGAGCAGGTGTATGCGTACGAGTCATTTAAGTGGATACAGCGATTACGTGGAGCATTGAGTCCGGATGACGCTATCATTCATCCAAAAGGAAAGTATGTAACATTCGAAAAAGATGAGGCGCATGTTTATAAACCAAAACGATTTCCCCGGTTTCATGCCATTGATATGGCTATTTTAGATACATGGGTGAATGGAGATCTTCAGTTTGCGTAAAAAATAATATTGGGTTAGAGTATAATAGAATGTCGTCCCCATTTAAATCAATGTTTGCTGATGCTGCTAAGCCTGCTGCCCCTGCTGCTCCTCCCGCCATGAAGGGTGGTCGCCGCAACCGTCGTCGCTCGAACCGCCGCAACGGTGGCAGCAACAAGAACCGCACTCGCAAGCACGGTGGCAATCGCAAGAACCGCTCCAACCGTCGCAACAAGTCGCGTGGTGGCAACCGCAATCGCTCGAACCGCCGCAACAAGTCGCGCGGTGGCAATCGCAAGAACAAGAGCCGCCGCAATCGCTCCAGCCGCCGCAACTAAGTATTGCGTAAATTAATATTCTTTATCAAGAATAGAAATGAATCGCAATCGCACTCGTAAACACGGAGGCAATCGTAAGAACCGTTCCAACCGCCGCAACAAGTCAAATGGTGGCAACCGCAAGAATAAGACTCGTCGCGGTAGTTGCCATGGTGGTCGTCGTCGTGGTACTCGTATCGGTCGCCACGGCAGCATTAACCTGTACCAAAATAAGTTTGGTCTAAAGGGATTTAAGAAACCCATCATTACTTGGTAAACTGAATTAAACAGATGTCTGATTTTTTCGTTTTCTTCTTCTCTGTATGAGTTGAACCTGGTAGCCAATTTTGTATGTACATATCTCTATGTAGTTCATGACCTCCATAGAGACGTATACCTTCTCGATGTCTCGCTGTTCCATATCCATTGGATCGTAACAAATCATATCGCTCATTGCATTCTGGATTGGCTTCGCAGAATTCATGAATCCACTTATCATGCGCTACCTTCGCCAGGATCGATGCTGCTGCAATGGCAATGTATTGATTGTCTCCTTCGATAATTACGTGTTGATCGCCCTTCCATGTATCAATCTGCAGAATTCCATCAAGTAACAGGCGACATCCTTCTAACGGAATTCCTAACGAGGCCATCGCACGGCGAAATGCTTCACGATTTGCCCAGGTAATTCCATGATCATTGATTTCATTGGGCATCACCATTCCTACACCACATAATGGAATCTGCTTGCGAAGTTCGGCTTCTAGAATCAAGCGCTTCTTGGGGCTAATCTTCTTGGAATCACGCAATTGAATCAATACGGCACGTTGCTCTTCTGTCCACTCCAAGGGAAGTACTACCGCACCGGCCATCAAGGGACCCCAGAAAGACCCTCGTCCGGCTTCATCTATTCCTATTTCAGTGATCAGATCTTGTATAAAACGTGCATGTAGACTCATGGCTAATATATTTCTAGCATACCTTTATATCAAATTTTAGTAAAATATAGGCTATAAACAGTAAGATGATTCTTAAACTAAGCATTTTTGGATTAGTGCTGGTATTAATTGCGGTAATCGCCATCCAATACTACAAAGCAAAAGAAACATTTGATGATCTAAATGCATGTGCTGGCATACCTGATACTACCCTCATTAATGATGTTCCTCTAAATTGTGCTCAAGAGCTATTTTTATTAGCAGGATGCACTACAAATGGAAAAGATTATCCAGCTGATTTAACAAGTGAATGGTATACTGCTAAACAACGATTGCCTATGACGATTGCTAAATATAAAGAAGCAGTAAATGCTTTGAAAAATTCACCAACTATGCAATCTGATCCTAAATTTAAAATAGGATGTTATGGATCGGTAGATGCTGCGCCATCTGTATCTATACCTAAACTAACAGGTGCCTGCATGGGTTTATCGCGTAATATGCCGGTTGAGGAAGTGCCATTGCCCTGTATGCAGCAGGTATGGAAGGAAAATATGGGATGCAGTGAAAATAGCATTGCTTATCCAATGGATAAAACACACATTTTGTACACAAATCCAGCAGCAAAAACATTAGGAAGTACGATTGATGCAGCAAACTTTATTAAAAAGGATGAAAAATATCAATCGGATCCTTCTTTTAGAAAAACATGTTATGAATCACCTGCGAATGGAGCATCTACTGCACCTGTTGCACCTGCTGTCGCTGCTGCGGCACCTGCTGTCGCTGCGTCCGTTTTAGCACCTGCTGCATCTCCCCAGTTTAATGAGGTAAAGCCTGAAGTATCGGTAAGTGATACCGGTTATGTAGCAATGCAAGCAAAACAGAAGTCCGATCTTCTAAGCAACATTCAAAAGATAGTCCGCAATGAACTTCTAGCAAATCGTATGACAGAGCCAACTATACCAACTAAAAAGCGTGATGAGTATGATAATACAGTGGATGATAGTCATTGCACCGCACAAGGCAGTGAATTTAAGAAGGCCACACCAAAACGCATGTCAAAGGGATGTCCTGATAATTCCGACCCATATGATGATTCAGATCAGCCCAAAGATAGTGTTCCAAAGCCTTATAAATCACATATGCCAGACATGTCCAAGTACATTAAGAAGGACTCCATTCCGTGCTGGGGATGCTCGCTCGATTATTAAATAGAGGTAAAACAGGATAAAAAGATAAGATAAGAAAGTAGGATGTTTGCGTTCTTATCATTACTTTTTGTTTTACTTGTCATTTACTTTTTTACGACAATAAATGCAACAAATGAAGGATTTGATCCCATGGGCAATCCACCTGAACATAAGGTTTTAATTCCATCTAGTAAAATTCCTGTGTCGATACCCCCGGCCAATGCAACCAAGGAAGCCAATGTGAAAGCACATGAATTACCTGGGCAGCTCCCTGTTGCACCCTATGGACAGATCGCTGCCATGAGCCCTCTCCCTTATCAGGATACCAGTCTCATTAAGGCTAATCGTCAACAGATGGTGTCACTATTAGAAATGTTAAAGGGATTCTTAGCATTTGAAGCACAATCAATTTCTGAGAAATCTGATCCATCCATTCAGTTGCCACTCTCCACCTTGCGCAGTGATTTCCATTTGCTTCAGAGCGAAGTAGAAGTCCTCAATCGTAATCCAGGTATTCAGCCAAATATTACGTTAGCACAGCTAACGGAGATGAACTCAAATATGCAGTTTTTGAAGCGTGCCGCTCACTTGGCAGGTTCAGCAGGTGCCATTCAGGGTCCCATTGATGAATTTACCAAGGAAGGATTTCAAAGCATGCAGGACTCTCCCGCTAACTCCGTCGTACCAGCCACCTTATCTGATTTGCAAGAGTTTACAGCTCGTATTCAGGGAGAAATCCTTCGTCTCTCCGCAAGTGGAACAACCGATCCAATCATGAATGCTCGCGTCAATGCCTTAACCAAGATGAAAGCAGATGTCACAACGATCATTGATCAAGTTCAGAAGGGCATCATGACAGAACTAGAGATTCCCATTATGAAATCGGATATTGATAAATCACTACCCATTTTGGGTAAACCATTAGAACCTCTTCCTCAGATTCTCCATGAAGCACAGCTTCCAGCAGGCCTGGCAAATATGCTGCCCTCGAATGTGCAAAAAGATCCTGATACTACAAAGCAGATTGGATCACTCATGGACAAATATGCACAACAATTCGTCAACGGATTAAGTGCTTCTTTTAATATCAGTTATGCACCACCCTCCGCTCATGGTACAGGTGATCTTCTTACACAAGAACGAAAACGAGCATCGAACTCCACGGTGGATCAATCTGGATTTCCCTCTTCGGCAGACTTGAAAAATGCTTGTGGTAACCCAATGATGAAACAGGCAGGACCTAACATGAACACGGATCTATTAGCACCTACCCCACAGGATGCAGGTCGCGGACCCTCTCATTTTGATTGGAAGGAGCGTTCCAAGCAGATTGAGTCACAGGTGAAGAAGCGAGGACTTAAGCTATCTGATTATGGAATCATGGAAGCAAATACGAAAGTTTCCGACGACTTTTCCTGGAAGGGGTATGCGCGTATGATTTGCACACGTCTACAGGCAACAATGGATCCGGCTCTACCCGAAACCTGCGGCTGCCCACCGATGGATTGGAAAGGATGGAGAATCGCAAAATAAAAGAAAAGAGTAGTAGTAATGGCCAATTACATTGTTGAATCTGAATTCATTATAAGAGCAGTCGATAAGCCCTTCCACCAGCGTAATACATTAGGTGTATTTCAATCCAGTGACATGGCTTATCAATTTATTGAGAAGTATCTGGCGGATACAAAGGAACTTCATACTTATTTTGCAAGACAAATGATGTGTTCCAGGGATGAGTATGAAGACTACATACGATCTGAAAGAATTGTTGCATTTAATATTGTATTGGGTCAATTTGAGGATATGATCTATGTTCGAAAGGAGAGTGCATAACTCTAATTTATTATCGTTTAAAAAGTAGGTTACGATCAGAATGACTCCATCATTTATTCATTTGCTGGGAGTATTTATTGTAGGGCTCGCGATTGGCCTCTACTTTTCTAAGATTATGAAACATGAAGGATTTGAAGATTCACCAAGTATGTGTGGAAGTTGCGGTGCTCCCTCTCCATGTGGATGCAAAAAACCACATCCTCGCCCCATTCATCCGGCAGACAGGGATGAAATGAAAGACGAAGATGGAATGAAATGCAAACAACCCGATATGAATAAATATGTGTTAAAGAGCTCCATCCCACCATGCCCCGCTTTACCCGACCTGAGCAATTACATTTTAAAGAGTGAGTGCCCACCGGTACCCGACTTGAGCAACTATGTTCTTAAATCATCCATTCCCAAACAAAACCCAGTTATTCTGGACTGCTCCAAATGCCAGAAGCCGAAGGGAGACTGCCCACCATGCCCACGCCCTCGTTGCCCTGAGGTAAAATGCCCTGAGCCAGCAAAATGTCCCACATGTGCCCCATGCCCACGTCAGAGTTGTCCTCCGGCTGTGGTGAAATGTAAGACAGAAGATGCCCTACCCAACAATGACTCCTTGGTGCGTCCCTATTTATCGCCACTCAGTTACAGTGGATTTGGAAAAGATTAATGTAATCATTATGATATTATAGAATATTTGTAAATGCACCTATATTCTATAATTCTTTACTAGAATGTTTAAACAATGCTGTGTTTTTATTGTAATTCTTGTTATTCTTTTACTGATACATTCCCAATTGTATGAATCATTTGTGGGGGGTGGTGGAGGTTATGGAGGCGGTCATGGTGGTGGCAGTCACGGAAGCGGTCATGGTGGTGGCAGTTATGGTGGAGGCAGTCATGGTGGTGGCAGTCATGGAGGTCATGGTGGAGGTCACGGGGGTCGTGTAGGATATGGAGGCTGGCATGACGTAGGTGGTACATCCGGTGGAGGCTGGTGGCCATGGAGTTGGTGGCCATGGACATGGTTTTATGATGAATCAGAGGTTTATCCACTGTTGCCTTATCCAAGAGCCTATTTTTACCGAGAAGGATTTAAAATGTAAATAGGGTAGGAATGGACACACGATTTTGGGGTCCATCGGGATGGAAACTGCTCCATCTGATCAGTGTCGATTATTCCGCAGATCATTCCGCATTCCATGCACAATTCTTAGAAACCATACCCTATATTTTACCCTGTAAATTCTGCCGTGCCTCTCTTACTGATTATTATCGTGAACACCCCTATGAAGGTGTAAAAGGTACAATTGACCCAACACTTGATATGGAGAAATGGATGTTTACGATTCATAACTGTGTCAATGATAAACTTCGATCTCAAGGATTGCATGCGGAGGCAAATCCAACCTATGCAGAGGTAAAAAAGAACAACAAGATTCTATTGGAACAACCCTGGAATGAACAACTTGCTTTTATCTGGGATTTTCTGTTTGCAGTGGCTTACAATCATCCAAAGGAAACCATTGCTGATTCTAAGCCGATGCCCGATTGTCCAAAAACAATTCTCAAATGCAAGGATCATTGTGAGAAAAATAAGTGGAATGTGCTGTCTTTTAAAAAGCGATATGAGTGGTTTCGCCGTTTCTGGGTATATCTTCCGGCCGTCCTGCCTCATTCTATTGCACAGCATTGGGAAACGATAGAAAAAAGAAATCCACCAACCCTCCGATGTCGCCGTTCCACTCTGGCATGGTTATGGAGAATGAGATGTGAACTTGATTCGAAGTTTCATGATCCTTATACCTCTATTTGTAAAAAGATTGCTACGTATTCTAGTGATTGTGGATCATCACGTGGTGCCATTACGTGCAGAAAGAAACGAAGCAATAACATGACGAAAAAAACAAAACAGAGAAAGTAGGGATACAATGGAGTATCAGAAATTACTAGTGTATGCGACGATCATTCTAATCGCCACATTCATTACCTTATTTACATTTGATCGATGGCAAACAATATTACTAGTTAGTTTACTATCGATTGGTGTCAGTTACTTGGTGATTCTATCCAGCGACAAAATTGGTGGAATGGACTATCGTGCCATTACAGAAGGCTTTAGTGATCAAAAAGAAACAGAGGCCAAAAAATCTAAATATGAATGGCTTGGAAATGATGATTTATTTGATGATTTCTATGCATCAGTATTTACTAAACTGACTCAAAATGAGAATCTCATTCAGGCAGAAACCGCAATTTGTTTAGAGGAATTTACTAAAACCGCGGCAAAGGATCGGCTCAACATTCTGGATGCGGGATGTGGCATTGGAATTGGAACGGTTTCTTTTGCAAAGCAAGGGGTGGGAAATGTAGTAGGAATTGACAAGAGCGATGCCATGATTCGATATGCAAAGGGAACAACACTTACATCTACTACGCTCACCGCTACACAGAAACAGGATGTGGAATTTCGACTAACGGATTTGATCGGACCAAGTGCGGCTGCTGCAGCGGAATTTACCAATGCATGCCTCTTGTATTTTACGGTCTACTATTTTCGTGACCTAAATGCTTTATTTCGCAATCTGGCGCTATGGGTGAAGCCTGGCGGCTCATTAGCCGTAGAGGTGGTTAATAAGTACAAGTTTGATCCAGTTCTGGATTCAAGTAATCCATGGGTGGGCATTAGTCCACAGAATTATGTGAAAGATCGTCTGAAAAAATCCACAGTAGTATTTGATAAGTTTGATTATGAGGCAACATTTGAACTGGATGATCCAAAGGCGGAATTTCGGGAGACATTTCGCTTTAAGGATGGATCAACCAGACGACAGAAGCATACATTATATATGCCGAGCATCAAGAAGATCATTAATAAAGCCACGGAAAGTGGATGGACGTATACGAAATATGTGGATTTAATGCCACTCTCTTTCCAATACGGTTATTTGTTATTTTTTACGAGAAATGCAGATTAACGACGATTTGATTTATTACGACAGTAAGACTTGCGTTTATTACGACGGTGAGTCTTGCGTTTACGTCGACCACCTTGATTTGTTTTTTGATTAGTTGCGGATGATGCACTTGCTGGAGAGGGTAATCGAAATGCATTCGAACGACGCAACGGAGATATTCCTAGTGGAAGAGAAGTAGCTACAAGAGTGTTATTCATTCTATTACGCGGTGTAATATGTGGTGTAAGTATTTCTGTTGCAGTAGAGGAGGTATTACTCTTACTATTATTTAGATTCATCTTGCTGTTATTTTCGGCCATCTATCATAGAATAATATATTAATAACGACGCGATCGTTGGGATTTCTTACGCCCTCCCTTTACCGTAATGGCATAGTTACGATTTCCAATTCGTGTAGGGATTTCTCTATTGGATAATGGCGCGTTACGATATCGACGAGATACCGTTGCTCCATATTTATGCCCATTTATCGTGGCATAATATATTTTTTCATTAATGCCATGAGATGTAAGCTTATTTTTATTATACACATTTTTACCGTTTGCATTTTTACCAGCATATTTCATAAGCGGTGATGGTTTTTGTCTCATGTATCCATTTATTCCAAATGATTGAATCGTCGTAAAAAAATGTTGATCAATCAATGGAATAAGGAATTGGTTATAATAGTTATCAAATCTAATAGCTGTAGTTGCAAGAAGATGCTTTTCTACTTCATCCTTAAATTGATCACGTGATAAAATACCCTTTTTCTCCCATGATTTTGTTTTCTTATTAAAATATTCGTACGAAATCGTAGGCTCTCCTGTATTTGTTTTAAATACATATTTACCATTTACCTTCTTATTTTGTTTCATTTCTTTTCCAAACCACCCTTTAACTATTTCACGCTCCCTCTCCGATTTGGAATCGATATGCCAGAGATTTAATTCATCAATGACGCTATTTTGGTACGCAATTAATTTTTCAAATATAGGTTCTGCGCGATAGTTATTCCACATATAGTCAATGACACCTGCATGCATATGAAACAGTTGAGTGGCAATAAAATTAGCAATCACTGTTGTTTGAGGATCGGGCTTAATGGGAGTAAACTTAAAGATTAACTGGGGAGGTGGGGTACGCCCTCTCTTTGTATATTGTTCAAGATGAGCAGTACGTTTTTTTAAGGTACTTGAGGACTCTGATAGATTGACAAACGTCAACCACGATGCATCCAATTCTTCATCACTTAACTTATCCAAGGCAGCAACATTTGCATCATTTGGCTTTTCTGATACATTTAAATAAGCCTTTGGATTATTTTTTTGGTAAAAATAGGCATTGATAGTATACATGATATAACGTAAATAATAGCTAAAAGAGGTATCGCCTGAGAGCGTATTTATTACGCTAAAGTTGGGCTCATTTGAATTAGACGGTATACGATGAATAAGTGATGAGAATTTATCATATGCTACAGTTGGATGTAATCCAATATATTGATCCACCGATTGTACATAGCCCTTCAGATTTTTCAATATATTTTCTTCAAGTGTTAACGCACGATATTTTTTATTATGCTGTATGGGGCGATCAAGTAAATCATCTTTTCTAGTACCAGAATTTTCCATATAGGTGTCACTCAATATGTTAATATCCATATCAAATTGACGAATCATTTCATTCAGTATAATGGTTGCCCGCTGTTCTTTAGAGAGCGACCCCTTTTGACTAAACAGTAGTTTTGTCAACTGTGTGGATATTGAATCCGTCATTCTATGATAGAATCAGAATTTTAGTTGATTGTATCGTAGAGCTTAATAGATAATTAATTGCGTCGGGACTTGTTGCGATGAGACTTGCGGCGATGAGACTTGCGGCGATGAGACTTGTGACGACGAGATCGGTGACGGCGACCTCCTTTCACCTCCTCGACCTTATACTTTTTGCCATTTACCTCTACTGTAACAGCTGCATTGTTTACTGCAACTGCTGCCTGTTGCACAGCATTTGCGGCATGTGCATTTGCTTGAGGTGCATTGGGTGCCCCAGCCGCGGCGACGGCAGACGCATTTGCCTCCTTGGCTGCAGCAGCAGCGGCTTCTGCCGGCTTACTTTCTGGTGCAACCTGTTGCGCAACTTCCGCTGCAGAGCTTGCGGCAGCTGCCGCATGATTAGCAGCGGCAACAGCTGCAGGCTGCGATGGAGCTTTTGATCCATTTACAACAGCATTTGCATTGTTTAGCTGTTTTGAAGCATTATTAACCTTTTTGGATGCATTCGCTCCATTATTTAAAGGTACATTTACAAATGGATCATTAGACTCAGGTAATGACATCTTCTCTACTTATACCTTTTCTAAAAATATAGATCGGCAATAGAGATGTCGGACGCACCCCTTTTCGACGTATTTCAAAAAGGGCTTATACGGGGGTCTGAAAAACGGCCATTTGACCCTACTAAATCCTATGCCTATGTGGAACATCCCAAAGAAGGATGGCGTGTCTACCTTCGCTCCTGTGTCTTTCTTCATCCTTTATCAGAACCTTTTGATCCACAGCATTTCTTAGTCGTAAAACGCTTTGGTGCCCGCTCTAGTTCGGCCACATGGGAGCCTCCCAAAGGACAAATGGAAGGAAAGGATATGGGACGTAAATCAGTATTGGAATTATTAAAAGAAAATGTACGACGAGAAACGGAAGAAGAATCGCATGTTACGGAAATTAAAAATCTTAAACACGCCGGATTAGTATTTCAGTCACAAGAGACGGATTATGCACCAAATCATTTTTTCCAATATCACATTTTCCAGGGGTTTATCACACCGGAACAAATTAAGCAATCCTTTGATACATTTGAATGGATGAAGGAGCATAAATCGGCGGTTGCACGATGGCGACGCGATCGTAAAGAAAAAGACGCCGTTGATTGGTTTGACCCAAAGACGACACGTGTAAATCCGCGCTGGTGCCCTGATATTGTTGTATTATACTTAAGAAATGTATCAAGGCCATTGTAATTAAATTCGTTCAAAACATTGACTGCGTGGTTCGCTATCCATGATTCTCTGGATCACTTTCTTCTCGTGTGCTTTGTAATCAAAGGTACAGGCATGTTCTTGTGGTTGTAAATGTGTGATACAGAAATGTTTCTCACATTTGCATGTGAATGCCATGACACCCAACTTCTTTTCACACTTCTGACAACGACTCGACTTTGACATTCTTATCTTTTTTTCGAAAACAATCGAACATCAAATTTATAAATCGGTTAATCAATCGGCTGCAGGAATAGCTAATTCCACCATATTGTGTTTGATTATAATCACGAATATCTCTAGAAACCCATGTTAATGCTTCTATGTCGGTATCAATTTCTTGATAGAAACTTCTGCGACGATACTCCATATATACATAGAACGCACTCATTTTAAATGGTTTTTATTCTTCAGCTTGTTCTTCCGCGGGTGCTTCCACGATCGGTGTGGAACCACTTGGCAAATATCGACTGAGAATATTATGACAATACATGGTCTGATTTGGATATGCCATAATCACATCGGTTGAGAAAACAGTATCCTCTTTTCCTTGGTACTCCACTTCTTCCTTAAATTTAATTTGTTCAAATACCTCACGTGTTACTGAAACATGTCCATTTGCAATTTGAGAATCAGGAAGTGGTTCGGTTAGAACCGTTGCACCCCATTCACATTTGGTCAGTGCATATTTTAGATAATAATAACTAGTGTATGTCTCAAATGGCTGCACAAAATCATACATATTATGAACAAGAGTTGTATTATGTAAGAAGATCTTGATATTGTGTTTGGTAAAGCAATCATAAATGATTTCAATACGCTGTGGATGCATAATATCATCCGCATCAAAGAAGCAAATAATATCGGTAGTTAACTTTGATGCTGCATAATTGCGATTTTGTGCGGCATTTTGATGTTTTTCGATCGGAATGATGGTAAGTGGATAGGAATATACCCAGGGATGATAGGGTATATCTTCTTGAACAGAAGAGGAGCAACTCACAATGACTTGATCGGGTCGTTTACTTTGTCCATCAATCGAGTCAAATAGTCGTTGTAATTTACGAATATGTCCTTTATAACAGCAAATGGCGACACCAATGGTAAGGCTCATTTTATAATAATAAAAGAAGAAGATATAGTATTTAGAACACATTCATCGTTCCACTTCGTAAATATCGACTCAAAATGTTATGACAATACATCGTTTGTGTAGGAAAGGTGATAATGACAGCGGTACAAAATACAGTATCTTCCTTTGCTTGGAAATATGGATGTTCGGGGAATTTGATCTGGTCTAATACGTCACGAGACACTGAAACATGTGCATTTTGAATCAGTGCACCGGGAAGATTAAATAAGAGTCGTGTGGAACCCCATGGACATCGGGCAAGTACATTACGTAAACAGTAATAGGTTGGATATAATTCAAATGGTGTAGAATCGGCAGTTGTATTATGCAACATAATTTTAATATCATGCCGTAGAAAACAATCATAGATAAACATCAATCGTTGAGGATGCATAATATCATCTGCATCAAAAAAACTAATAATATCCGTAGTAAGATGAGATGCAGCAATGTTACGATTTTCGGCTGCATTTTTCTTTTGATCGGTGGTGATAATCAGTAATGGAAAGGGATAATCATGAACATTGTATGGAATATCATTCGTATAAGAAGAGGAGCAACTGACAACGACTTGATCAGGTTGTTTCATCTGTGTTCGAATCGAGTCAAAGAGGGCTTCCAAGTGTGGAATGTGCCCTTTGTAGCAGCAGATTGCCACACCAATTGTTTTGGGGACAAGTTCTGGTTCCTCACTCATTATTCTCTGTAAAGTATGTGCTGAATTAAGTAGCATAAATAAACGAGTTCCATGTTAGTTATGGTCTTTTGGAAAACTCATCCCTTTTTTCGTCAATGGTCTGAACTTTTTTTATCACAACTCTTTGAAAAATCGGATCTTCCCTCTCCTACCCATTGTCCTTATGAAGTGAAAACTGCATCAACTTTATTATCCGAGCGAACCGAAATAATATACTATCTTCAAACCTATTTTGGTGTCCCTCCTTTGAAACCGATTCTTGATCATCCAGAAGACACTTTGATCGGAAAACATGATGAAATCATAATTGTAAGAGATGTAAACGAAATAGTAGGAACATTGCGATATAAATATGCAGGCGAATTTGTTACTTCGAATAAGGAGCCTATTTATCTAGTAGATTGCTTCTGCATTCACCCATTATGGCGAAGAAAAGGAGTAGGAGATTACTTATTAACGCAACTTCACCGACGTTCCAATGAAAGAGGGCGGCCATACGCGCTCTTCTTAAAAGAGGGTGCACCGTTATCAATTTGGTTGCCGCCTCTGTATACAGGAACATATGTTTATCGAGAAATATGTTTTATGGAGAGATCGCAGTGTGTTACGTCTCTTTATATGTCACAGGCTTATCGAATCATGGATCATTATCGAGTTCTTCAGCCGAATTTATTTGTCATTCGTAACCCGAAATCGATGAATCAGATCTGGAAATTGTATCGAAAGGGGATTCATAGCATACTCTGTGGAATTCAAGATTCGTATCAGCGAATAGGTACAAAGAAGATGGGTTGGATCACAGCATGGATAGAAAGTCCCGCGATTACAGATGACATACGTGAAGAAGCATCGCGTATGTTATCAGATGCATGTTATCCGAGATTTAATATGATATGGATGGATAAGCAGTGGGTGGGTAACTCTACTCTTTGGACACTGGATGGACAATTTCATTGGTATGCTTATCAATGGACAACGAATGTGTCAATTCAGCGCTCCTATTGCATAATGACGTAAGACTATATGGGTTTAGCCCGAGCGATTCCTGGTGCAACTAATGGCTGACCTGGTCTTTGTGGAGCGATAGGTGCTGCCTTTGGCGCGGCGATTGGTGCTGCCATTGGTGCCGCGATTGGTGCTGCCATTGCATTTGTCCGTCTCTTTGATTCCAATACAAGGTTCATTCCTTTCAAATACGTTGTTTCACAGTTTGAATAGTAATTCACAAGAAGCTCTCTTGCACTGCCATTAATTTTATCAATTGCAGGAAATCCATTTTTGATAATAAAATCACTTAGCGAAATACGAAATTGCCCTGTTGTTTTATCACGCTGAATATTAAACAATGCTTGAAAGATTTTACCACATGCTGTAGCATGTACCAACTGTGTTTGGAAAAGTTCCTTTATTGCGGTATGAACACCTCCCACATCTTGGGGAGCCACTGCAATTGGCTTATCACCTGCTACTCCCGTGCATTTATCTTTATCTCGCTTATTTTTAATACTGGACAATCCTGCATCAAATGAATTAATAGAGCGAGCCTTTGATTGATTTACGGGATCTTTATTATCCTGAAATAAATCCGCCATTTTTCGCATAAATGCAATATAATGATCATATGATGATTTTCCATCTGCGCGTATTTTCTTTCCAATCACCAGCTTTGGAGTTCCCTCCGAAATGGCATCGTAAAATAAAAAAGCCAACGCCTCTAATCCAGGACTTCCATTCAAACTCTGACCTTTTACTGGAAGCCCACTGCGACTTGTCGTTGTTCTTGTTCCAGTAGACGTTGTTACAGTACTTTCAAAAAGCGAATCTTTGCAAATGGACGACAATCCTGCCTGACCCTGTAAGGGGATGGTTCGAAGAAGCTGCATGGCGCGCGCAACACAATGACCAAGAGGTTTTACATCACGCAAGTTACTGATCATGCGTCCTAGGCGCAACTTCTCTTCTGTGCCAGCCTCGGATGCGGTACTTGAGGAATAACTGGATGAATTATAGCTATCTTCTACAATTGACTTTACAACAGGAATAATTTTGCGAAAAAGATCCATAAAATAATCATCGATGGACTTGGTAGAGTCTTTGATGCTATATTGATTATTGTTGTATTCAATCAATAATGACTTCTTCTCCACAATTTCAATGGGAAGATCCATTGTCGCACTCTCTTCTTTATTTTCTGCGGATGCTCGTTTTTTCTGATATCGTAATTTACCAATGGTCATACGATAATCCTTTGATCCGAGTTCATTCTTAGAACTGACTTCCAAATAAGCAGGATGCTTCGCGCCGCGGGCTTCGATCACAAAATTACCATTTTCCTGATCTCGCAGTTTGAAATAGACCAATCCTTTGTTATTATCTGCACCCTCATATTTAGTAAGAGTTCCTTTGCTGGAATCCGTATCTGCGGTGAGAAAGGTGCGAAGAAAAGTAAAATTACCAATCGATGAAGTAATCGGTTTTGCAGGCGGGGGGTAACCATAAGGAGGTTGCATATATCCATAAGGAGGCGGTGCATAACCATAAGGTAGAGCATCAACACCACCTATACCTTGATAGGGGCGATATCCTGGTGCATGTAATTGTTTAGAGGAATCAGTATATCCTTGTACAAGTCCTGTGTCTGTCATAAAGGAGACATCATCAATAAGTGTTAAGGCAAGTGCGCCATAGATTTGAAAAATACGTGTATAAAAATAAGACAGGGTAAGACATAGCCCCTGTTTTTCTTGTTCTGTCTCTTTTGTCGGGTTTGTTAAATCTTTTGCGAGACGAAAGGCAAGAATTCCGTTTTTATCACGAGTCGGAACTACCTGTAATTCGTAGAATTGTTTGTAAATGTTATTTGCCATAAAAAGTACGTATTTTTTGCATTGTTCGGGATCCGATAATGCCATAAAATCTCGTACCGTAATTTCTTTGAGCATGTATTCTAATAATAGATTCATCACTGATCGAGTGCTTTTGGTTAATTCGAATAACCGTTCATGAGTAAGCGGAACCGATTCACTTGCACCCATCCTACTAGAATCGTTTATAAAACGGCCTCTAACGCGTCACTATACGATTCTAGACGACGCAGACATTTTTGTAATGTTGCCACAGAGATCTCACTAGCTTTAGCAATCTTGGACAAGGGTAGATTGAGGGTATCACATCGCTTAATGACAAACGCCACACAACCGGCTGCCAAACTTGGCGGCATATTCTCCTGTGAAAGTCCAATTTCATCTGCCTTCTCAGCAATGCGCTTGCACAAGGTAAAGAGATGCTCCATCTGGCTTCGCGGTAAGGGCAGGCGACTAAGTGGAAGTTGAATGTACTCAATGGCCTGAGTACTAGCCTGACTTGGTTTGTTGCTGGTAGTTGGGCGCAGTACACCCTTTTGACGAGCGAGTGCCATGACTTCCTGCATTTGCTTTAGTGCTTTGGTAAAGGTCGACGATGTGAGACCGAATAGATCGGCAATTTCTTTTGGCTTACGAGGGGAACTCGCTTGTTTCAGACTCATGTAGAGACATGCGGATAAGAGAGCATCGCGACTCAGACCTTGACGCCCTCCAATGTCTTGAAGTGTAGTATAGAGATTCTTGGAGTCTTCAATAATGGACTGGTTGATTCCTGAGTTGAGACCGATGAGCGATAGGCGTTCACAGGTTTGGATAAATGAGCGCTCCTTATAAGGAACGGTGTTCCAGGAGTGATATTTTCGGACTCGATACATGGTCTTGGCCGTGCCGTACCCATTCAGAATGACCGTTCCCATTGAAGCTTCGGGCAAACGGGGATCCTGGGGCGCACCAACACGTGTAGGATCTCCACCACGATCTTCTTGGGAAAAGTAGCGATATTCGGCGGTATTATCAAATGGGCGAGAGACAATGTAGCCGCATTCTCGACAGGTAACTAAGTCTGTGGTATACAGACAATCGGTATTAAAGCAATGTGGACAGGTATCAAGGTCGACAGGCATGGATACTTTTTCTTCCTCCCAGCTTTCAAAGGATTCCTTGACAGATGGAAGGGTGCGGAGATTAAATAATGATTCCATGATACCTACTTATCTTCGAAAAAAAGGGATCAATTTTTAGACGCATTCCTCTTGTTTATTTTAAATAATGATCATAAGTAAAGAGGATGAACTCTCTAAATAATATTGTTAATTCTGCCAATAATGCTGTCGCACCGGCTGCAGCAAAGACTGCACCTCAACAAGGCACCGAATCACGCACCTCTATCCTTCCGAGCATGATTCCTAGTGGTCTTGGATTCTTCGGAAGCTCTTATTCGCCAGCGGATGCCATGTTAACCCCGAATCAAATTGGCGTAACAGTAGGAAGTAATATTAGTGATGTAGTTAGTGCAGTAAAAGGTGTTGGATTCTATGGAGATCAAATTGGATTTGGTTCACCATCCACGGGGCTCACCCGTGGAATGGATTTGAGACCCCTCGGTGTTAATTATTTTATTAAAACAGGTGTGAAATGTTCCAATGGTGCGGACATGTGGCATTATATGCAGGGAATTACACAGGGTGACGCCTTAGGAGAGAAAATGAAAAATGTGATGGCAGATATGGGAATGCCACCACTACAGGGTCTTGCCCCAGGAATGATCGAGGATGCAGAACATGCGTTGAATCCTGCACCGCTCATGAATGCACTGTTTGGTTCAGGCTATCCGCAATGCAAACTAGCAACGTTGCCCGTCGGTGATTCCTATGGTAACATTGCGGATACGACCACAGGAGAGCCATGGATTTCTAATCCAGAAACGGCGCGTCAAGAAGGAGGCGGATGGGTACAATCGCGATGGATTCAGGATACGGATCGCAATGGAAATCCAATAAATTTGTCACGTGATCAATGGGCGGAGGCTCCGAAGACGTATAATCCGGATGGAACACCGGTTCAATCGGAGGGATTTGAAGCACTGACGAGTCCTGTAACCATCATTTCGGTGGGCGTACTATGTTTACTTGCATTTGCGGTTGTTCGTAAAAGATAATTATTTTGAAAACAGTTGATAAAACATCTGAGATATCATTGCGCAACATGATTTCTCTGTTGGTATATACTTCTCTTTTTGTTCAGGGTGGATGGGTTGCAGTTCAATCAGTTGATCATAAGGTTGCACCCATGCGATCATACCCGTTTCTTCCAAGACACGCTGATAGGCAATAAGACGTTCTTGAGATGTCATGTAAAGTAATCTATTAATTACTTTAAATAACATGGTATAAGCCGATATGCTTTAGAAGGCACGCTTGGTGATCTTATGAGCATAATATGCGGAGACGCCACCCAGAAGCTGGGCGAGAACGTAGCCAAAGATGGCGCTGGCTGGCAGGCTACCATCCATAAACATGGCCAGTGAAACTGCCGGATTCACGTGTCCGCCGCTAAAGGAGGCGATCAAGAAGATCACCAGTGCCAACACGGCACCAATGATCAAGGGATTGCCACCGCTGGCAAAGATTCCAAGAATAAAGAGAAAGGTTCCGAGGTACTCGGCAAGGTACGATTTCATAGTAACGATCATGTTTCTACTTTTATGGAATATATTAATTTAAAAGGAAGGAATAGGTGAATAATATATGCAGGTAACATATACCTTTCGCGAAGACTCCTATGACATATTTCCACCATTTATCTATACCTATTCTACTCTTACGGATTCAAAGCATTCCTTTCGTATAAGATCATTTATTGCATTATATGATTATGTTAATACGACATGTTCTCCAAAACTACATATTACCCCTACGCAATTTATATTATATGATACAAACGGAAAAATAATCGATGATCAGGATTTAATGACTGAATCTGTTAGTGTACGTATTGAATCCCCTATTCAAACAATAAAATATTACTCGGATGATTATTTGGAATATATAAAAAAAGATCTGAAAACATCTGATTTTCTACCTCTTTTTTATTGGATTACTGTTCCACCATCCGATCATCCTGATCTTTTTATTATTCAGGAGTATAAAAAAGATGATCTTGTATTTAATGGCATTTCACGCACAAATGGCGTATTAAAAGAGCATTATGTGATTTTGCGTGATTTTGTAACATATAAACAATACTACATGACGACTGATTGTAGAAAACGATATGAATTTTTGATATCCATGCAGAAGAAATGAGCCATTTAAAGCGAATGTAGCAAATAATAGTAATTAGGTGTACCTGATATTTGATACACCGTCATGCCAAAACGATCAAAAGCTACAAAATCTGCCGTTTCTACTACTACATGTACCGCGTTTAAAAATGATAATTTGATCACATACCCCGGTGTAGAAGAGATGTACACAATCTATACATACAGCTACATACATGACTCTGAATCGATTTATCTTTTTTGGGAAATCACCAATTCTCAGAGAATGATTGAAATCGAGCACGTATTGTCCTATTACAAGCAGATGTATATTCTCGAATCGTATTCATGTGATCAGGTCAACCTGACGTATGAGGCAATTAAAGATCTCCTGATTATCATGGGTCACACACGTTCAATGGTTACTGCTACGGAATATGCGTTCATAAAGCCAATGTTACAGACAGCGACCATTGAATATGGGGTAAAGATTCCTTTTTCTTTTACTACCTCTGATATATTGGCCTATGTTACCTTTTTTGGTCAAACATGGTATGTTCCTTTCTTTCATTCTACGGAACTTGTTTGTAAACCAGTTCCTACCCATCTACCCGCCTCTGCCTTATTTTCTTGGTATGAAAATGAATTATTAAATTCATCCTACTCTAAAAAGGTGATCAAAGGTGATTCGGTGCAGACCGATCGCTATGTAGAGTGTAAGATGATTTGGGATCGATGTGAAGCATTAATCAGTAAAGAGTCAAATCAAGCGATTAAGATGGAAGTAAACTCATCGAGTGAGAAAGAAGAGATTTCATCCGAGACATCCTCGCCAGATAGTATTCCTCCTAAAGAGGATTCTGAAGCTATTCTAGAAAATGAAATCGTAGACATAAATTATAATGAAACGATCAATCTTTATATACAATTGTATTTAGAACCATCTACACAGTCAGAGTTACTATTATCAGAAGTCTATCAAAATTATAAAGAGAAACTCAATAAATATGGTGTAGGTATTACTACACAAGCTTCTTTTATTAAACAATTACGTTCTTATGATAAATTTAAGATTACTCGCCACTCACGCGGTATGGTTATTACAAATTATAAAATTGTAACAGAGCCTCAATTTATTCAATATATGGGATTTGAAGATGCATTTAGTACGACACATTTAAAGATATTGTCCCAATTTAAATCTAAATTTTCGTCCCAATGTAAATCTAAAGATTCGATAATAAATTTTCGTGAGGCATTTTTTGTACTTTCTACTGCTATGAATATAGAACCAACCTATCATTCGGTTCTATTGTATCTACATGATCCAAAAACAGAAGCAGTAATCAATGCATACAAGCCATATATCGATGCACTAGATGAGATGAATCTTCCAGAGGTTGATCCTTATAATAATCATACCTTGAGTAACATATTTTCAAAACGATCTAAAATTGTATCATTAATTTCTGGAATAACCTATTATTTCCCATTTTCAAAAGAGATTATTAAAATAAATCATACCAGTGCTAACCAAAAAGAGACGTATACAGGTATATATGAAAATTCATTTACAAATGGAATTGCAGATTCAACATGGTGTGAGTATGGCGATGCTCTTGTTGATGTAGAAGATATGCCTCCCCTTACGTTTCCTATTCATATCGTTACCACTGTACCAAATATACCAAATCCATCAAGAGTAGAATCATCATATACGTATGACAAATCAACTGGAAAGTGGAGCACGAATGATAAAAAACTACAATGGACGAATGACTATGCTAACAAAATAGATAACCCATTAACGACTACCGCTCTACCCAAATAAATATCTATTTTATTGTAATATAATAGAATGGCGGAAGAATATATAGCATTACGGCAATGGGCTGATAAAGTAAAGGATAAACTTGTACCAAAATTACTAAAGGGAGAATACCCTCATCATTATAAAGAATTTGGTTATATTCCAGAAATACTCTTTCAGCATAATGCTGTCCAGGCGAAATTTGATGAAATGAAAAAAGATGAATCCATAAATGCGTCCAATAAACAAAGAATACCAGAAAAAGATCCCTATTTTAGACCAGGTTTATTGAAAGTGTATTTACAATCTCTTGTAAGTGATATGGATAAACGCAGCTATGATATATATGCCGTGAGAGATCAACCAAAAGCTGTTTTTTTCCAATCCAACCCGCAGCTGCAAAATGTGAGTTTATCATTTAAAATACATCTTATGTTTAATGTCAAATATATATCCAGTGTATTACCTATATTATTTAATGAATTAATCAAATTAAGAAAGTTACCTATTTATTTTAAATTATTAAGCTATAATCCTATTACATCTGTTCCGAATCAAGCTGGTATTCCTACTCCAGGATTTGATGGTGTTCCTACACCTGATTATACCTATGGTGTGAATGATGCAGAAAAGGCTAAATATGGCCGCTTAGCGGAAGCATTTATTTATTCACCTACTGAAATTAAAAAATATCAGCCAACGGTTCGAGGGTTTAGTACATTTCGATTAGATGGCAAAACAAGAAAAGGTAAAGTCATCAATGAGTCATATAATATAGAGTCCTTATTTGATCCTGTTCTGGTATTTTATACAAGCGATCAGGAGTATACAAAAGCATTACTTCAAGAACTGTTACGGATTTTTCCAGATGAGCGTACAAAGGAGTGGGTATTACCTAATTTTTATCCTCGTGCAAATGTTAAAATTAACAATATGATTTATGTTGCAAATGGTGATTTTGGTACAAAATATAATAAACAAATGAAATGTAAGTTTAATATTGATCCTGGTCATCCTGTATGTTATCTGAATCCAAACTATTCTCTGTTAGACCTTCCTGAAGAATATCAGACCATACAAAATAGTTGTGAAAGCCGAGAAGCAAAAGAACAATGTGATGCAGCAAATCGTTTTCCGTTAGCAGTCAGTAATAATAAATTATGTAAATGGGAATCAGACAAATGTAAACCAGAAAAAACATACAGTCAACATCTTCTATTGCAAGATTATGATTCACTGGAGCAATTATATGATGCAGTAGGACAACGTGCAGTATTAGATGGATTTAAAGCGGGTAACGCAAATGCATCACTTCCTGCTAATTATAATGGTGGAAGAAGATCAAAAAGAACAAGAAGAAACAAACAAAGTAAACGAAAGAATAAAAATAAGTCTCGTCGAGCTCACTAGATCATGTTCGTTTCTAGCTTGTAAGAATCAAATGAATCATTGATACAAGCTGTTGAATATTTTGTTCATGTATTTCTTTCGATTGATTCATCCAGTTTGTTCCACCACGATAGTGCAATAGTGTTTCATCATAGATTTCGCTAAAAAATGTGTCATTTATATTTCTCTTATCCTCTTTCAAAAAGGCGAGTACAACAGGATGTAACGATAAAGGAAATTCTGTTTCATTCCATGAACAAGACCACAGATGTTTTATAAAATAAAAATATTCATTCGTATATTGTATGGTCGAATGACGAATAAGATTGGTTGATGGACAGGGTGTAGAAAATGAGGATAACCATCTATGGCTCGCAGAGCCTGTATCACCATGTAATACCATACCCAGTTCAAACTGATCAATATAGGGCGCAGTATTCATATTTAAATAAAATAAGTTAGGCCAAATATAGGTTAGGTTATCTCGTTGCTGCAATACACAGGCGCAGTAGTATCTTCGATATTTTTCAATGTCAAGATGATTCACTAGAAACATATCAGAATCAAGTACAAGATATTCATCCTTATTTTCTTTCATAAATGTAGTGATGAATGCTAAACTATCGGTATGACGATCGGATGCATCAATGACCGTTCGATGGTGATCATTTGGTATCGTAATACATCGAATTTGTAATTCATTACATTTTTTTGTAATACTTTCTCGTCCTTGAAGAGGGTCATTAAAATTCGTACGATCAGGCCAATCTTTACCGTCATTAAAAATGATATATTCAAAATCAACATGAATAAATTTTTGTATGGTACGATATTGTAGCTCAATAAAAATAGGTAGATTTGTAAAAATGCTAACAATTTTCATTATTTATATATAATACGAATTGTTATTTAAGTTAATTAAATTTTAATATAGACTTCGTGAAAGCCAATCATATTTTGTCTGCATTTTAATTTATACAAGTCATTGACATTCTGAATGACTCCAAACTCTGTATTGGTCGCGTCTCCATTATTTAAATAAGGATGTGATTGTGAATGAACCATTTCAAACCCATTTTGGAGTAGCTTATTTCGAATGATCGGTACTTTATCATCAGGACCATCCATTTCAATGATGATTAGTTTAACCGAATCAAGTATTTCAGGCATATCCTCCAAAATATTATAAAATGCACCTTCGCAATCTACCACTAATACATCAAATGGTTGACCGACCATTTTTTCTAGATCACATAGATCAAACATCTGTCTATATTTACATTCATCCCATAACGCTTCATGACTACTACGATTTCTTCCCACAAAACCATGTGCAACTTTAAATTGGGTCTGATAGATCTCCTGCGTTTTAATTAATTTAGGAATGCTATTTTGGGATGGTTCAACAAGCACATGTTTGGTGGGGTCTTTCAAGATTTTATTAATAATAAGAGAGGTTGTTCCACTTTCACCACCCATTTCAAGTACACAACACTCGTTTGGTAAATATTTGGCAATCATTTCCTGTTCTGGGCGTTCAATTTCATAACGAGCATGAATATCGCTATTTGGATACGTAGCTAGTACACGATAGAGAGATGCCAATCGATCTGTTCCTAGACACGACATAATAATATCATCATGGTATTATGCTTTAAATAGAATAAAAATACGCATCCTATAACGGATGTTATACTGTTTTTGTAGGATTGGCGTGAGTGATCAGTTTCTGGCTTGTAATCAGCCGTGAACCAATGCACATTGTTTCCAGTTCTTGAAGTAATAGTTTTGTTGCGTAAGGTATATTGATGTGTGAGAAGCTAGTTGTATTGCCGCATCCGCGGCATGACCAGATATTCTGTTCAGGATTTGCAACAGCAAGTAATCCACAGTCTTTGCAGGAGTAACATGAGAAGGCATCTGAGCACTCCATGAGGCGTTCCTTTGTAAACTCTGCCATTCCGTGGGCTACCACGCAATCACGTTCCATTTCTCCAAAACGCAGACCTCCCTCGCGCGCTCTGCCTTCTGCAGGCTGGCGCGTCAACATCACCAGTGGACCCGATGCACGACTATGCATCTTGTCGGCAGAGCAGTGGCGCAAACGCTGATAATAGCAAGGACCGATGAAGATCGATGTCTCCATCATGCGTCCTGTGTATCCATTATACATAATCTCATTGCCATAAGGCTCCATACCATAATTGTCTCGCAGAATGCCTGCAAGATCATCTACCGTTGTCTCTCCAAACGGCGAGCCATCACCAAGTGCACCCGTCATGCAACCCACTTTGCTTAGAAGCGTCTCCATCAGCTGAGCAATAGTCATACGAGAAGGAATGCAATGAGGATTGATGATGATATCAGGAACAATGCCTGTTGCCGTCTGCGGCATATCCTCTGGATTTAAGATCATGCCCATGGTACCTTTCTGTCCATGACGCGAGGAGAACTTGTCACCAATCTCTGGGATGCGATCCTGTCGCATGCGAATCTTGACAAACGAGTAGCCCTCACCATTTCGGTTCTTGTAGATCTTATCCACATAGCCCTTCTCATTGTTACGCGGCATCTTGCTGACATCACGCGACTTCTTGGCACCCGCCGGCAATACAGCACCCGTTGGCACTCGCAGCGGCACCACCTTACCAATCAGAATGTCATCGGGAGTCACATAGGTATCCTTGGGAATAAATCCATCCTCTGCGATCTTATCGTAGTGCGCATTCTTCATGTGCTTCGTCTCTGCAGGATCAGGTGCACAGAATTTCTCTTCTTCTCCAGAGCTTTGGTTCTTACGCTCTTCATCCTTGTAGGTGCGATAGAAGATGGAACGGAATCGACCACGATCAAGTGCTGCACGATTGATCATGTTGGAATCTTCCTGATTATAACCCGTGTAGGTCATAATTGCAACCACAATGTTCTGTCCCGCAGGGAGAGACTGTGCACCATAGAACTTACTCATGTAAGGAGACACCATTGGAATCTCGGGATAACAGAGTACGTGGCTCATGGCATCAAACCGTTCACGGAAGTTGAGCGCGTAGACACCCATGGCTTGCTTACCCATAGCACACTGATAGGCATTACGCGGAGATTGATTGTGGTCAGGAAAGGGAATGCCACTTGCAGCCGTGCCAAAGATAACGGAGGGATGGATCTCGCAGTGCGTATAGGACGAATCCTTCATGCACGATTCATAATCCATGGCAATATAGCATCCTTCTGTCTCACCTGCATCAATATATTCAAAGAGACGCTTTTCTGTCGGTGACTCCCATGATAGGAGGTGATTCCACTCCTTGATCTCCAGGATCTGCTTCTTCAGTTTTCCTGTCTTGTCCGCGGCGAGTTCGCGGACGGCGGGTGCATAGTACACAGGGCGAAGAACACGACCCGCCTCGGTACTAATCCAGAGTTCTTTGAAGGCACTCTTCCATACAATGGATGTATAGAGGTGAATCTTTCCTGCACGCTTTGCAGTGCGAAGTGCTTCAATTGCCTGATCGGCGTCCTTGTTCAAGAAGAGGCCAATCCAGGATCCATTTAAGAACACACGAACATTCTCGTGTTTCTGCTCAATGGTAGACTCACGTAGGGAGAGCAGTTGGTTCATGCTCTGAATGAAGGCATATACCGTGACAGGGCTGCTGAAGATGCTGATGCTGGTGGTGGATGCCATGTTTTTGATGACACCTACACCATGACCTTCTGGTGTTTCACAAGGGCAGATGTAACCCCACTGGGTATTGTGCTGTTTACGTGGGGCAATTAGTTTACCTGTCTTCTCAATTGGTGTAGAGATTCGGCGCAAGTGAGAGATGGAGGAAGTGAAGTTCAAACGATTGAGTACTTGAGAGACACCGATCTTGTTGGGACCGCCAATCTTGCCACATCCAAAGTTACCTGTCGCCAGAGAAGACTTCAAGCACACATCCATGATGGTCGATTTGATAATCTTGTTGATGTTGTTGATGTTAACAATCTCTGACCAGTTACCCGTCGCTTTCCATGATCCGCCGTGAATCTCCTTTGATAAGGCGGCCTTCATGTCTTTGACCATGCGATTGTTGTACGTTTTGCGAAACAGATCCGCCAAGAGGAATCCTGGGATGTCTACACGCTTGTTGGGGTAGGCATCACGGTCATCGGTGGGGATGCGCTTGGTAATCGTCCAGAGAACCTTGCGGCACATGTGGGCAAGAAAGCACGCCTTCTCATAGTTCATCTCCAGACCACCGATCTGTGGAAATAGCTCTTCGGAGAGAATGTCCTGTACATTGCTCTGCTTCTGGGACTTGACCGACCAGGTATTGGTGTAATCCGCCAACCATACCAACGCCTGTTCCTGGGTTACAATGGAGCTCGCCTCCATGATTGATTCGGTGATGATCGAGTCATAGGCGTCCTCGATGCCCTTACCCAAGATTAGTTCATAGATGTCTCGATCGGCAAGAACGCCAAGTGCTCGAAACAGAATCACGACAGGGATATCGGTTTTGATGCGGGGCACGGTGGCACGAAGCATTGTAATCAGTTGATTCTTGGGGTGATAGACGATCTTGATGGTGTTGGACTTTGGAACTTGATCATTATCGGGACCGATGCACTTGATCTCGACAATCTCCATCTGTTTTGCAGCGATGCGGCCATTGCGAAAGACAAAGGGTCGATTTTCGGACATGCGTTCCATGGAGATCATGGCGCGTTCACCTCCTTGAATAATGAAGTAGCCGCCGACATCCTCTGCGCATTCGCCCATTGTAGACGGGTGCATATGTTTTTGATCGTGAAGTAGGCAGTATTTCGAGCCCACCATCACAGGAATTTTGCCCAGGTGAACATTGGGAAAGATGCGAACATTCGACTCGCGAATGCTGTTGCGTGTATGGTCGATGAAGGTAGTTGTTACTTTTACGTCCACATTCAGCGGCGCAGCGTAGGTTAGATTTCGAAGGCGGGCATCATTTGGCATCATGGGATGAATCGCGCCATTGTTTTCAAAGATAGTCGGTTTTCGGATTGAGATTTTTTCAAATTCAAGAGTTACTTCATATTCGTGTTGTACTTTTTTTCCAGCCAGAACAGCCCCATCAACGCTAGTACCCATAAGAGCATTGGCGGCGGTGGTGGAGAGTCCTGTGGCGGTAGCCAGTGCGGAACGTGGCCCCGCCAAGGGAATTTCCGGTGAACCATAGGATGTAATGGGGTTGGACATATGAATGATTTCTGGAATGTCAACTTCGATGAATTGATTAAAGGATTCAATTTGGTGCCCAATGATCTGCTTTCCATCCGATTGATTGATAAACACATTGAGAATGTGTCGGTAGCTTGGAATGTTATCAGTGATCGAAGACATTGTTACCTGCTTATTTGTTCAGCTCGTCAATCAATTTTTGTAATTTATACAATTTCATGAATTATAAAATTACGTGTAAGTAGTAGTCTCATGTCTGAGCTTAAAGTAGTTAATTTAACAGGCGGTGCCGCCGCTGAGTTTATGGGAGGTGTAAAAAAGAAAAAACGTGCAACTCGGAAAAAACAAGAAGGTGGAGATGCAAAGGGCATGGAAGCATCCATGACACACTCTGCTGGATCCACTGATCCTTCCAAATGGTTACATCATCCAACTACATCGGTTCCTCCCGTAATTCAAGTACAAAAATCTATCATAGCTACACCTGCACAAGTAGCAGCTCCAACTCAGCAATACGCGGTGCCAATACCACCACATCCGGTTGCGGCACAAGCAGGTGGTTCCGTGAAGCATATCAAAGTAGAATTAAAGAAGAAGCCCGCTACGAAGAAGGTTCAACTTCATCCGAAAAAGGCAGAACCATCAAAGACTTCAAAGAGGGTCACTCGAAAGTCACGTAAGTTAACCCTGGGCGTTTCTTCCTTACATAAGCGAATGACTCGTGCAAAGAAAATGCACAAGACAGTTAAAGAAATGCCTTTGGATAAGTTGAAAGAAGAGTTGGTAAAGAAGAAATTAATTAAGCCAACAAGTAAGGCGCCTGAATCGGTTTTGCGACAGATCGCTGCAGACGCGCAGATTGTTGCTGGAAAAGCACTATAAGAATTCCCGACATCTATTCTAGAATGAATCAGACCCTTTTTCAATATTATTCATTCTTGAATACCGAAGTACGAAATCTGCTGAATACTGTTGCACGTGCGAGCATAGAGATTGAACGTTATGTACGATATCAGGCGATCCATGATGTGAAGCCTGTCGCTTCATTAGAAAATGCATCGGGTGATGTACAGAAGCATTTAGATGTTCTTTCGCATGACATTATGGTGAAGCATTTGACTCAGTCCAAATCATGCAATGTCCTTTTATCGGAAGAAGTGGATGAGCCTATTTTGGTTCCAAAGGAGCACAAAGGATTGTATTTAGTTGCATTTGATCCATTGGATGGGTCATCAAACATTGACTGCAATGCTCCCGTGGGCACCATTTTCTCCATTTATGAAAATAAGAAGGAGGAGGTATTATTGAAGGGGGATCAAATTGTTGCCGCAGGCTATGTCCTTTATGGTCCGGCAACAGAGCTCATCATTGCAGTGAATGGAAAAGTTGATCGATTTGTTCTTAATTCCCATACAAACTACGTTTTTATCGAAACAATTACGTTGAAAGGGAAGTCCAAGAAGATCTATTCGATCAATGAGGCTAATTCAAATCAGTGGAAGAAGGATATTGATCAATACATTGCACAATACAAACAGGCGAACTACACGGCTCGTTATATTGGTTCCATGGTGGGCGATGTTCATCGAACGCTGATGTATGGAGGTATGTTTTGTTATCCTGCGGATCGAAAGAATCCGAATGGAAAACTGCGACTCTTTTATGAGTGTTATCCGATTGCGTATATCATGGAATTGGCAGGTGGAAAAGCTATTGTAGGAAATGAATCAAATCAGCGTATTTTAGAGGTAGAACCAACCAAAGTTCATCAGCGAACGCCTATTTTGCTAGGAACCGTGGAGGAGATCATAAAATATGAAACGATTCTTTTATCCAAATTATAACAATCTAAATCATGGACACGATCATTTACTAATGGCATTAGAAAATGATAGTGTTACTATCTATAATGCTCTCATGAGCAAAACACCTATTTTTATTGGGAGAATTGCAGGAGTAGAATTACAAACGGCACATGATTTATTACAGGGAACTGTAAAAACCTTGGCACAACATATCAAGGCGCTTGAAAATAATGCAGGAATCTATGTAAAATATGATGGTTCATTGCACAGTTATGCTACAAAGCTTATTGAATCTTATAATAAATGTACACATATTGCGGAATGGAATGGCAAGGTGTATGAAATTACGGGACTGAGTCAGGAATGGATTCGAAGGAGGACACCGCGTATTCCGAAGATTACTGCATTGGCATTAGAACCGTATTATGCAGAAAATTCATGGATGCCGGCCTTATTTCAAAAGCGTATTTTAATTATTCATCCATTTGTGGAAACATTTGAGAAGCAGGTGCCGAAGTTGAATGAGATTTTTCCTGGAAGGAGTTGGTTTGAGGAGTGCAGTTTTGTTTTTTTAAAGCCGCCTGTGACATTGGCGGGGAATCATGGAAATAAGGATTGGGAGGAGCAAATGGATGAGTTTCTTCCGAAGCTCGATCCATTGGAGTTTGATGTAGCATTGATTGCGGCAGGTGGATATGGAATGATGATTTCTGAGTATTTGTATACCAAGCGAAATAAGTCAGTCATGTATATTGGAGGTGCACTTCAGCTCTTTTTCGGGGTCATTGGACGGCGTTGGTTTGATAATTCAGATATTATGAAATTGGTGAATGACAGTTGGATCAGACCAGCGGCATCGGAACGGCCTCCGAATCATAAGAAGGTAGAGAAGGGATGCTATTGGTAAGGGTATAAACATATACGACATATGAAACGATAAGAATGGATTATACCATTGCCACATCAAAGGATTCACTTCCTCTTTATAAACAGTACAAGCGAGGTTATCAAGAGGGTTCCGATGATGGGTATCACACTGGAAGAAAGAATGGCTTTAAAGAGGGCTATGACAAAGGATATGCAAAAGGATTTGATGAAGGCGAAGAGCAGGGATATCAAACAGGATACCTTGGAGGACTATATGGAGGATTGCTTATTGGTGCATTTTCTGTGATTGTAGGTGCCGTTGCAGTTATGCTAACCCAAGGTTCTGGACGTGAATCCAGCCGATCAGTGTAGGATCAGAAAGAGAAATCACGCGGCTATAATGAGAATGTTCCCACATCCTCCAATTCTGTTCTGCAATTTGAACATGATCTGCATCAATCACCCTGACAACAATGGCAGTATGTCCTGTTTGTTCAAAGTCAAAAAGAAGAATATCATCTTCCGCTGGAAGTGAGTTAGAAGGCGGATAAAAGACACATGGATAGGTGAAGTTATTTTCCAAATGTCGCATTTCTCGCAAATGTCGCATTTCTCTTGCACCCTCCACTGGAAAAAAGGTGAGCTTGTGAATTTGCTGATAATAACGTCGAACAAATTCAACACATTCCCATTTTTTACCGGTATTTATTCCATTTACATGGTAATCCATATTGAAAAAGAAGGGTTTACAATAAGAGATAACTCCGTTGGAAGTGATTCCACAAGATCGATCGTAAAATATGAAAAAGAAGAGAATAAAAAATAGAATAACTAAAATGATCAGAAGATTCATTTTCTATTATGTCAATACATTTAAATATCGGCAAGATAGGTCTCAAAAATGTCCATCCGAATTTCATAAAAATGTATGCCTTGGGTACAGCATTCATTTTCATTTAGATCAAATGCATCAGGCGTGACTAGTGATCCCACGCGATAAGGAAAGGGTGTGTCGCCTGTATGAAGATAAGAATAGGCGATCATTTCATGGGGTACAACTGATTCCTCTTCTTCTCTCGAAGGATACTGAATGTCCATGACAATGGCTTTATCACACCGTTGTTTTCCGCGTTTATGGAAAAATTCGTAAGTGATTGGTGACACAATCATTGCATCCACAGGAATTCCAAGTTTAATAATACGATGTTCGCCTGATTCTGACTTGGCCACTTTCCATCCAATCATCATTTCATTCTCAGGCCGACCTCGTTTGATCGTATTGATTAGGACTTCTCCATCCTCTTGATTGTAGACAATGAGATTATCTTTTGACAACGTCTTCTTGGTCACGTTGCCATCCTTCTTTTCCTGAGTATAGGTACCGCGATATCGAATTCCACTGGAATCGGTCATCATGCATCGGCTAATCAGTTTTTCGATTCCTGTGGCATGGTGTCGTGTTGTATGAATCAATAGACCATTTTTATTTTCAGTGACCACCATCTTCTCTGCATCATTGGTTAGATGAGAGAGAACTCGCGTACCTGTTCCTACGTTATGAAACGTATAGGATTTGCGAATCTGATCAGGTTCCATGCAAATGGTTACATCCTGTTTCTTTGTCAAATCCGAAATCTTTCCGCGAATAGTATTATCTTTAATACAATATTCTAATATCGTATGGCCTTGTTTATAGGAGTACATTTTACTTTTTTTTGTAATCGAACAGATGGGAGCACCATGGTATAGGAAGCGAATGGAATCAGTTTTGCGATCAGCAATGATGATAATAGAGCTACAAATAGCAATAACATATTGATTAGTAGAATCACAGAGTAGAATAGACGGTGGTGATGAATAAATACTAGGCATGATGCATTTAAATGTATCATATAGTTCATCATGTAAATGAAATAACAAATTCCGATCCAACTTGGTGGGTGCACAGTGATAAAATAAGGTCTGCCATGCATCCTGTTTTAAAAATGTATCCATATCAATTGGATTAAAACGGCTACATGGTACTCCTTGAAGTTGTAAATGATACTGGGTAGGATAAGAATGAAGTGTGGAATGAAAATGTATATCAGTTGGAGATAAATAAAGCGGTAATGGACGTTCAATTTCTGTCATTACATAAATATGGTGTTTTGCATTTAAATGTGTGAAAATGTGCAAGCCGCATTTGGAGAACCTAAAGAATTGGCACCTATATTAAATGTAAGCAATACGTAAAAATGTACAAGGAATATATTGAACTTTATCAGACCTATACAAAAAAGTATGGTCAAAAGACAGCGATCTTCCTTATGGTCGGCTCGTTTTATGAACTATATGACATCCAAGACGTCGAAACCGGCGAAACCCAAGCAAATGTACGTGACATCGTAGATCTCCTGGGTATTCAACTTTCGAATAAAAAAGGCGACGTGGGACAGGGCAAAGATGGATTATTTGCTGGATTCCCTGATTATGTGATGCATAAATGGGCAGGACGTTTAACCTCCACAGGATGGACGGTGGTGATTGTGGATCAAATCAAGGATGCGCGAGGAAAGGTAAAAGAACGCAAGGTGGCTCGCATTTTGAGTCCCAGTACACATATTGAACAAACTAATTCCCTAGAAACTCCCTATGTCACCGCACTCTACTTTGAACCAGGACAGAGCGCTCCCTTATTTGGCGCAGCTACACTCGACTTAACAACAGGAACGACTAAAACCTACGCCGGCACGGCTAATGGTCGAGCTGATATTTGGACAGCGGATGATCTCGTACAAATGCTCAGTGTCTATCCGCCGAAAGAGCTTTTGATTTATTGGAATGGCGAATTAAACCCAGACGAATCCTTCTTTCGCCGTGTCTTCGGTCTTCCTTCGATTCCCATTCATATTTATCCCATCAATACCCTTGGCGCTTTTCAGTATAATCTCGTTCGTGTCGAGTTCTTTCAAAATATTTACTCTATCAAATCTCTTCTTCCACCAAAGACATATCTGGGACTACGTTCGGAGCAAGAGGAGTGCGCTTTGCTATATCTTCTTCAATTTGTGGAGGAACATGATAAAACCATGTTGAAATCCTTTCATCGAAATGAATCCTGGACACCTAATACACGGCTCATCTGTGGCAATCATGCATTGACGCAGCTTCAGATGACGAGTTACAAACCTGAAGAATCTGTTTTATCTCTCTTTGATAAGTGTATAACAGTTATGGGAAAACGTGCAATCAAAGAACGACTTCTGAGCCCCTATTCGGAACCAACCGAGATCCGTGCGCGGCTGAGAGAAGTGCAGGAATACATGACTTGGCCGCAGGAGAAACAAAAACAGTTGGAGCGTCAATTACGATTCATGTTTGATTTACCACGTCTTCATCGCAGACTGCTATGTGGCCTTATTCAGGCAAATGAGATTGCAGCTCTTTTTCAAACCTATCATGCCATTCATGTGATTCAAACTCAGGTTACTCAAGAAACGTCTCTTACTGCACCCTATTCAAATGAACAATGGATAGCCTACATTCATGTAATGAATACGCATTTTAATGATGAAAAGGCGCAACAGGCGAGCCAAGATCTAACAGCCTTCTCAAATAATACGTATCCTGATATTGCTCAGAAAGAGGCGGAGATCCAAGAGGTCTTACTAGCCTTTCAGCTTTTAAAGAAAGAAATTGCGATAAAAGGCAATGTTGCAGAAGATGCGGTTCGATTGGAAGAGCGTGAGAAAGAACCCTTTGGCCTAAAAGGTTCCACGATTACGTTACAACAACTCAAGAAGAATAGTGCACAATTACCTGAAGGAATCATTATCTCCGTTCTCAAATCGGGTGGCTGGATTGATTGTACCAAGCTACAGCAGCTCAATACAAAATTGGTAAAGCTGCGTGAATCATTGGCTCATTTGGTATCAAACCATCTTCTTACTGCATGCCATGACATTTCTCAAGCAGGTCAGCATCTTTGGACATTCATGGAACATTGGATCTGTCATGTAGATGGTACACAGTGCATTGGTAAAGTATCCTTTGAACGCGGATTTAGTTGTCCCGTGATTGAAGATCTGGATAGCAATGGATCAGCTGTACAAATTACCAATGTACGACACCCTCTTGTGGAAGCTAGTGCAACACGTACACAATATGTGAAGCATAATGTAACACTGCAATCGGGTGGATGGTTGGTATATGGTATGAATGCGAGTGGTAAATCCACATTGATGAAAGCAACAGGAATCTGCGTTCTTTTGGCGCAAGCAGGGTGCTTTGTCCCCGCAAAAGAGATGATCTTGAAACCTTTTCAAGCGGTCTATACTCGTATTTTGAATCAGGATAACTTATTTGCAGGGCTGTCTTCTTTTGCGGTGGAAATGTCAGAACTCAGGGATATTCTACGAAATGCGAATCCTTATACGCTGGTTCTTGGAGATGAATTGTGCGCAGGAACAGAATCTACTTCGGCGCAAGCATTGATTGCAAGTGGCATACAGTGGCTTACTAAGCGAAAGGCCAAGTTTATTTTCGCAACACATTTGCATGATTTACCAAAGCTCATTGATCTAAAAGGAGTCGAAGTCTGGCACCTTCACGTCGAATATGATCCCTTAACAAAGAAGCTAATTTATGACCGTTCTCTTCGTCAAGGAAGTGGTTCAACGTTGTATGGTTTGGAGGTGGCGCGAGCGATGGATTTGCCGTTTGAATTCATTGAACAGGCATTGGAGAATCGTCATAAGATCTTGGGATCGGTTAAAGAATCAGATGCAGTTTCTTCATCTTGGAACAGGGAAATCATTCGAAGAGAGTGTGAGAGCTGTAAGAAGCCAATTGGGTTGGAAGTGCATCATATACAGCATCGTGCTTCAGCAACAAATGGTCTGTTAGAAGATGGCAGTCATATGAATGACAAACGGAATTTGGTGACCATTTGTCAGGCATGTCATGATGCGGTACATGCGAATACATTAGTGATTGGGGATCAGATCCAGACATCGAATGGACCCGAACGAGTTATTGAACATATACCTTCGGTTATACCATCGGCTGAAAAACTAAAAAGCAAATGGACAGAGGAAGAGCTAGAAACCATGAAACAAACGTTAAAAACGTATTCTTCCATGTCTTTACGATCCATTCGTGCACACCTGCATTCAAAACATGAGATTGAAGTAAGTGAAGCCATACTTGGGAAAATGAGAAGAGGGTGTTAACGACGAAAGCCACCACCCTGTACGGTACCACCACCTGCTTCACGACGACCATTTTGATCAGAATTATTTGCCAGTGCCATCAAATCCTTGGTAAATTCATTATTACCCTCTTCGGTGCCACCAAGAAGTTTCATGATATGTTTGCGATAAATGAGATTCTCTTCTGTGAGAAGCTCTACCTGTTTCCGGAGAGCCTCAGCATCACGGCGAACAGCTACAATTTCTTGACGAACAGGGTTGCCTGCTTGATAATTAAGACCAGAACCGTAAAGAACCGAAGTCATTTCTGATCTCTGCAGAACTTTTAATTAAGATAAGATAACGCAGTTAGAAAATTAGATTTGCATATTTATAAAATTGATGAAAACCTTTCCGTAGAAACCCTAGAGATGATTATTCCGATCCGTTGTATGAACTGTGGTAATGTGCTTGCTGATAAGTGGCTGTTTTATCAGCAAAAAGTAAAGGAACTTGTTGGAAGTAATAAGGTGGAACCCATTTACATGGATGGAAAGAGTGTTCCGGTTACAGCAGAGTTTCAAGTATTAAATGCACTTGGGCTTAAACGGTACTGTTGCCGCAAGCACATGCTGACTCATGTTGACCTTATTGATAAAATCTAAAAATCAAAAAACACTATATAGTAAATGGAGTTCTTTATACCAGGATTATTATTATTTTTAGTGGCCATTTTGGTAACGGCTTGGTTATCACCCAAGGCAACCCCTATGGTAGCCGCTATTTTATCCATTGTTTTTCTGATCTATGGTATTAATGATCATTATCGCCTTTTTGCTTCCGAATACCGATTGAGCACATGGCAGCAGAGTTTAATGACATTTGCACCTTTCATTATGATTGGTGCTATTATCCTCTTTATTATTTATGGCATTATTGGATTCTTTACCAGTGCCTCTGTGCCAGTGCCGAATATGCCAGTGATTCCGAATATCATGCCAAATTCTGGAAATAATAAGGGAAATGGTATTGTTGATTCAATTAATCGCATAGGAAATAATTTATTTAACAACAAGGGAAACAATAACAAGGGGATCGCAAATAGCTTAGGATTCGGAAATAATAAAAAGAACAATAATGGTACTTCTCGAAGTTTTCTGGAAACAATATAATTGGAGTAATTAGGAATGACGCGTACGCCAAAAAGTCATAAAAAAGGAATTTATTCCATACCCGAATTACGGCGCTCTTTTGAGCACATGGAGCAATTTGTTAATCAAAGAATTCGATCACGTGAATCCAAAGAGAAGCTCTGCAAGGATCTACAGAAAGAATGGAAGGCAGTGTTTATGAAGACACTTGATAAAAAATCAGCCATGGCCTTTGTGGAAGACCGAATGAATCATAGTACACGTCGTCGTACCGTTCGTAAGCGTGGCGGTGCATTACCCATTGGAGGTGCTCCGATTGACTATGCTACACGTGCAGGACTACAACTGGCACCAGGATCCATTCCAGATGGTGCAGGTCATCTTCCTCTTTCTAATGGCGGTTCATCTGCTTTTGGAAGCTATGTAAAGTACGTGGATGGTGGATTTTTTAATCCAGAGATAGCGAGTACGGTTCCAGGATTTGCACAATGGCCAAGCCCAGGTAAAGATATGGGATCAAATGTCATTATGAAAGGAGGAAATCGAAAGAGCCGTAAGATTCGCCGTCATCGTGGCGGTGATTTATCATCGGATTTTCGAAATGCAGGTGCATTACTCTCACAGGCATTTAGTCGTCCCATTCCATCAGGAGCTCCGCCATCGGCGATACAGGACATGCAAGATATGTGGCATGGAAAAGCAGTTGGCGTCTCTCCCGATCAAATTCAGCGTCAACCCACCTATCAGATTGGTTCATTGTTTCCTAAACCGGTTCATTTATAAGTATTTGTTTACTATTTTCATCCTCTGACTATTTGTGATAGGATTAAAATAGCAATATAAGAGTCTTTTATTCTTATAGGAAAGATAGATGGCACTCTCAGGAGATGACGGAAGAAGGCTGTCACGAAAATTAATTGATACCTACTTTCGGACAAATGCCTATCCTTACACCAGGCATCATATTGATTCCTACGATCAATTTATGCAACAAGATCTTATTAATATTGTACAATCCCAAAACCCTATTTTGATTTTGAAGGATTTGGTGGATGAGACAACAAATACCTATAAATATCGTGTTGAGATTTTTGTGGGAGGTGCCGATGGATCTGCTATTGAAATTGGAACTCCGACAGTGACACTTCAGAATGGTGAGGAGATTCGTATGTTATATCCCAATGAAGCACGTTTACGTAATTTAACTTACGCATCAACCGTCTATGCTGATATTCATGTTAGTATTGCCTATGTAACACCAGGCGGAGAAACGGTTCAGCTCTTTGGTGATCAGCCCTATGTTCTAAAGAAATGGCAATTATTCAAGATGCCCATTATGCTTCATAGCAAATACTGCATTCTTCACAATAAACCAAAGGAGTTTTTACGAGAAGTAGGCGAGTGCCCTTATGATAATGGAGGCTATTTCATTGTAGATGGTGCGGAGAAAGTGCTTATTACTCGTCAAGAGCAAGCATTTAATACCTTGTATATTACACCCCAAACATCCCAAAATGACCCGAAAGTAGCTGTCTATGCATCCATCCAGTGTTTGTCCTCTAAAACACGTCAAGTAAAGCGTGTTGCCATTGCATTAATGCGCCATGTAGAAAGAAAGAGTTTGAAATCGGATAAAATCATTACAAGCTATGCAACGATTGAAGTATCGCTTCCTTTTGTTCGAAAGGCCATTCCTCTATTTGTTCTGTTCCGCGCACTTGGATTTCAATCGGATGAAGAAATTCTGAAAATGATCTTTCCTGATTTTAACAGTCCCGAGGCAAAGTTTCTTCTTCCCAAATTACAACCTTGTATCATTGATGCCTATCCTTTTACCAATTCTTATTTAGCCATTCAATTTATTAAAACACTTACAAAGGGATTCAGTACCGAACATGTATTGGATATTATCAAGAATCAACTCTTTATTCATATGCCAAATGACTCTGGTTCTCAAGGCCTATTCTTGGGCGATTGTGTCCGTCGTATCTTGCGTGTAAGTGAGGATTATGATGATAAGACGGATCGCGATGATACCCGCAATCAGCGCTGTCTTACCAGCGGTTTCCTGGTTCAAGAGCTTTTTATCAATTCATATAAATTGTGGATAAAGGCATTTGTTCTTGAGATTGGTAAGGAGTATAACTATAATAAGACACTATACAGCAATGAAAATTTCAAGGATATCTTTCAACCAGGCAATGAAAATAAGGTATTCCTTGCAGGACTCCTCAATGACATGATCATGAAGGGATTTAAAGGAAAATGGGGCACAGGTCTTGGTGAGGAAAAATCAGGTGTTCTACAGGCATTATCCCGTCTTTCTTATACTGATTTCATGTCACATTGCCGCCGTGTGATCTTGGATTTCGATACAGGTATGAAACTGACAGGACCACGTAAACTTCATACATCACAATTTGGTTACTTCTGTACGTCAGAAACACCAACGGGTGCATCCATTGGTATTACAAAGAACATGAGCATTATGACGGCGATTTCCACGGCTTCTCAAACAGATGCTTTTTTTAAATGGCTGCGTGTAACGGGTCATGTCTACTCCGCCGAGCAAATTACATTAGAACAGCGAATCGAGTTTGTACCTGTCTATACCAACGGTGGTATGTTTGGTTACACAGCAAAACCTGGACTTCTTACTTCTGTATTAAAAATGCTAAAGCGAAGCGGATGTCTCCCTTATTCCGTTAGTATTACCTTCTCGATTCGTGATCGCAAGGTATATATTTACATGGATGCAGGTCGTCCCCTTCGTCCACTGGTATGGTTGGATCATGCGAAACTACCAATCGAGAAGCTAGATAAGTTTCCCACATGGCGCGATTTGGTCATGGGCTCATTGGCAATTCGAAAATACGCAGGACTAGATTCCACTGATTTTCTCGATCCACTAGAGGACAAATCTGCAAAACTAGATGATTATCTTGAACTACTGCAACCTCATACAGGCGCCGTTGAATACGTGGATCCCTATGAGCAAAATGAGTGCTTTATTGCAAACAATCCCGCCTACATTCGTCCAGAGACAACCCATATGGAAGTACATCCATCCACCATTATGAGTATGATGACATCATTGATTCCATTTGCTCCACACAATCAGTCTCCTCGTAACCAGCTGTCCTGTTCTCAGTCCAAGCAAGGTGTTTCCATTTATGCCACCAACTGGCGCAATCGCTTTGACAACACTGCCCATGTTCTATGTTACGGTGAAATGCCGATTACTCGTACCATGTATAATAATTATCTCGGTGAAGGTCGTATGGCATATGGCATGAACTGTGTTCTGGCCATTGCTTGCTGGTCGGGTTATAACCAGGAAGACGGTATCGTGATGAACTATGATGCTGTGCATCGTGGTATGTTTCGTTCCATGGCGTTCCGCTCCTATGAGGCCTTTGAAGAAGATGATGAGAAGGCCGGTGTCAAAGTACGTTTTGGCAATCCTGCGGAAATTGCGGAATGGAAGGACTTGAAACCAGGTCTGGATTATTCCAAGCTGGATGAGCGGGGTATCATTAAAGAAGGTGCATATGTGGATGAAACCACCGTCATTGTAGGTGCTTTTATGATGAGCAACACGGGTGGTAATTTTAAGGATGCCTCGACCACACCGCAGGTATGGACAAAGGGTCGCGTGGAAAAGGTGGCGGTCATGGTCAATAATCTGGGATTGCGTTTGGTGAAGATCCGCGTCGTACAGGATCGCATCCCTGAGCTAGGTGATAAATTTTCCAATCGCCATGGTCAGAAGGGAACCATTGGTGCTCTCTTGAGAGGCCATGACATGCCCCGCACGGAATCGGGTATTGTTCCTGACATGATTATGAATCCTCATGCCATTCCCTCGCGTATGACCATTGCCCAGAACTTGGAACAGCTTCTAGGAAAGACCGCTGCGGTATCTGGTGCAATTGGAGATGGTACATCCTTTATGAATGATGGATCACCGCAGGAGGTCATTGGACATATTTTGGAGAATCTCGGATTTGAGAAGTATGGTAATGAGGTCATGTACAATGGTGCAACAGGTGAGCAGATTCCTGCCGCGATCTTTGTAGGACCCGTGTATGGTATGCGTCTGAAGCACATGGTGGAGGACAAGTGGAATGCACGTGGCCAGGGTCGTAAGGAAGCTCGTACGCATCAGCCGACAGGTGGCCGTGGTGCACAGGGTGGTCTCAAGATCGGTGAGATGGATCGAGATGCCATCATTGCCCACGCGGGTATGGCATTTGTGAAGGAATCCTATATGGAGCGTTCGGATGGCACAACCATTCCTCTTTGTGTGGCATGTGGCATGGTTCCCATTTTTAATCCTCGTTTGAATTTGGCAATATGTTCGATGTGTGATGGACCCGTGAAGTATATTGGCAATACCATCCATAATATGGAGCTTTTGCCACCAGTAGGTAGACCTAAATCAAAAATTGTTCAAGTCGAAATGCCTTATTCAACGAAGCTATTAACGCATGAACAGGAAACATATTTGAACTTGGCCATGCGATACATTACAACGAATGGATTTCAGAAGTTGAAATCATTGGAGCTTTCAGGAACAGCGACAGAAATGATTAAGGAGCTGCCACGTTTGATTCTGCCTGAAACGGTGGTTCCTGCATACATTGAAGAGGCTGCAAAGCCTGTTTTTACTATAGAACAATTGAGATCAATGGGTGCGGTGGTGAATCAGTTAACAGAAGCAGAGCAGGCCGCATTGGATACAATAGCAGAAGAGCAAGTAGATGAGTTTGGTCAACCAATTGAGGTCGCTCCGTCTATGCAGTCAATGGGACAACCTATGGGGCAATCTATGGGACAAATGCCTCCTATGTCATTTCCACAAGGACAAAATGAGGTCATTTATCCACAATTGGAACAATCAATGTTAGGTGGAATGCAATTACCTGGAGCAGAACCTACCATTATAACAGGTCAAATGCAACAACCACTGCAACCATCGATTCCATCAATTGGATTTGCCCAAGGTGGAGATGGAATTGTAGCAGGAGCGGCCATGCCAGGAATGGGTGGAATGATTGTGGTAGATACAAGTCCGATGCGCATGGCTCAGGATGGGATCGATCCAGGTATGCCCATGGGTGGTCGCCGGCCACGTCGAAACCCATATCATGGTGGCTTTGGTAGCTTTAACCGAGGAGCTGGAATGGATCCGATGATGATGCAAGGTGGAGAAGAGCCAATGCCACCAATGCCATCAATGCCAAGCAGTAATTCAGGTGCAGCGATTCGTGTGAATAAAATGGAGTAAAATTGAAATATACATCGTGTAAAAAATAGCTAGCAATGAATTCAATCTCCACGCAATACCGCAAACAAGTGACTTGGAATGGATATGGCGCTGATGTCATGAAATCAGGTCTTCAAAAATACATTCGTAGAAGCATGCATCAAAAAGCGCTCTATTGTGCGAGAGAGCTTGATCTATTTAAAGAGGCGCCCAATGCAAAGGAGGGTGAAGGCATTCGAACCAACTTTCTTCATCGTCTCATGATTATCTTCATGGAGGATGTAGAAAATATGTCACTCTTTGAAGTGATCTATACCAAAATGTATCACTTATTCAAAGAAAGAGAAAAAGAGGATCGTTCGAAAGAAAAAGAAGAACAATGGATCGATGAGGTTGTGACCCTCCTGGTTCACTCCAACAAAGCGCGAATGTGTTCCCATATTCGCGCAGTGTTTCACTCCAAATACAAAGAAATCCGCCCCCATTATCCATCCCTTGCTCCCCTATGGAAGGACGAACAAAAAGGCAATCTTGAATTTCATTGCACACAATTCAAAAAGTACTTCAAAGAAGGGGATATTCGAGCGGTCTATCATGCTTTTCAGATTGATCTTTCAGAGGAGAAGTTGAAAGAGAAACTTTTTCGAAGCCAGAAACCAGTTTGGTTTATCTTTCAGCAAATGATGAATCCGCTAGAAGTGTACAAATCCGAACGCATTCTCAAGTTCATAGAGTGGTATAAAGATCATATTGGAGGCATGAATGAGGGATTTATGTGTTGGCTTGTTCCACTTCTCTATGAACTGGGTGTCATTGTGGAGCAGCCTGTAGAAGATATTCAGGGTATTCCTGTAACAAAGAACAAAGATGGCGAGAAATTGGAGATTGATGAGTATGTATTAGATAAGCATACCAGTAGGGGTCGTGGAAAAGGACTTGTGGAGTTTGCCCTGTATGGATCATATGTAGAGCCGGCTGCTCCGTTTGTGAATCCCTTATGGAAGAAGTTTTATGAGGATGGTAAACGATTTGAGGATGGTGTCCCTATTCTGGGAGAGAATTCTACAAGAGAGGTTCCAAAAAAGAGGGTTCTGCGAATTGCAGAGATGAATGCAACGCAAGCAACCCATGAGTCGCACGCATTTGAGTTCATTGTCCGCACACAGCTTACTACGATGGCATCGAAGATGGATGTCTACTTTGCCAGGGACTCTAATAAGTTGGTGGTAGTGAAAGGACCCTATGCCACACGAGATAGTATTGATATTATGATCTCCAATATGGAATGGAAAAAGATGCATGGTCTTCCTTACACATACTTTGAAGTAAAGGAGCTCATTCCCGACCTCTGGCCTGAGGGAGTTCCACTTGGAGCAAGAAATGTGATCGATCGAACTCGCCCTGCATTCTTCCTTGTCTTTGATTCCTACTTAACAGAGGATGATCTTGTGATCAGAACACATCAAAGTAAGTTATGGCCTCCTACGGATGTGATTAATTGGGATGCAGTTCCTTTTCACTTTACGCATAAGGATCGTCCGTTAACGGATCAGGAATACGCAGATTATGTTCATGCGATCTTGTTTCGGTATCTTTTAGGTGTATCCGATCTAGCAGATCGAAATTTCTTGATGGTGAATGGTCGAGTCATTTCCATCGATGAAGAGGAGATGGGCAAGGAGATACCCATCTATGCAACACTCAAGAAGAATCGAGCGGCGTTTGTATATGATTGGTTGAAAGATCACTATGAACAGCTACAAGTTTCAAGTTGGAAGTATGATGCTCAAATAAATAAGCTGAGGCAGATTCAAAATAAGCAGGAGTGTTTGGGTTTGTTTCAGCCATAGAGTTTTGTGGGTTCCTCTTATTTTTATAAAATTGATGACTTAAAATTCAAATGTGTGAATTAGGAAAATGAGTGATAACTTTGTATTCATCGATAATCTGTACCGCAGCCGTCTGACCCTACTTGATATTCTAGAGGCTCGCGGATATGAGGTCACCAAATATCGTAAGTTTTCTCCGGTCGAAGCTACTGCCGCAGCTGATTCTCTTCCTGGTCTAAATTTTACAGTTGCAAAAAAAGATGATGAAACCAAAGTATGCCAGGTTCGTTATGAAAAGGCGATCAGTCGTCAAAAGCTAGACACCTTCTTCAATGACATTGATGATGCGGATTCAGAGCGCACTGAAGTAGTTGTTATGCTTGCATCGGCTGTATCTGATGCCCATCATATCGTGGCATTCAAGCAATTCGCCAAACTAAAAGCGTCAGAGACAGGTGAGAAGATTCGTCGCAAGCTGCGTGTCTCCTTCTTTAGCATCTATATGATGGTGATTAATCCTCTTACACATGTGTTGGTTCCAAAGCATGAGATTGTTCCAGAAGATCAACACAAACAACTCATGGAATCGATGTATATTACTGCAAAATCAAAGTTTCCTGAGATCAAATTCCACCTTGATCCGATTGCCCGATGCATTGGTGCTATTCCTGGTGACATTGTCAAGATCACTCGTCCAAGTGCTTCATCAGGAGAATCTATTATGTATCGTGTGTGTGTTCCGTAATAAAATGTATCACTTTACTCATCTTATTTTTATTGGTATTGGATAGAATATGAATAAGAAGATGCGTATACGTACACGTACGTATAAAAATAAGAATAATACAAATATGCGTAAAAACAGAAATCATTCGCATAAGCAGAAAAGAGCATGGGGTTATCATTTGATTGTAGATGCGGCGCATTGTGATCCCGATGCGATTCGTTGTAAAAAGACGATTGCTGCATTTGCCCGAGAATTGGTGAAGGAGATCAAGATGGTTGCCTTTGGAGCTCCTCAAATTCATCGTTTTGGTTGTGGTCGATTGGAAGGATATACCATGATTCAATTAATTGAAACCTCCAACATTAGTGCACATTTTGATGAATATACGAATGCGGTTTATTTAGATGTATTTTCATGCAAAGAATTTGATCAACATGTTGCATTAGATGTATTTAATAGATATTTTACACCCGAACAAAATAAGGTTCGATTCTTAAAGCGCCAAGCATGATCATTTTCTTAATCCATTTGCTGTGATAACGGTAGGAGAAGCCATGTCATGGATGGAACAACGGTCTATTTTTCAGGGGCGTTTCGATGCTCTGAATCAAACAGATACACAAGGAGATGCTCAAAAAATTAAACAGTTAAATGCACAATATCAGCAGTTAAATAATGATATTTTAGCATATTTAACAACGAAGGCTCAGAATAATAACCTGAGTGGTCTTTTAACAGAGAATGGTGAGTTGCAGAAACAGATTCAACATTTAACAAAGGTTCAAGATCAAATGAAAGTGGATGTAGAAAGTGCCGTGGCACGAGAGGATCTACTCCGGTCTCGAAATGCCAAAATTACACCACACCATCTTTTTCTAATGGATCGACCAGTTCGAAAAGGAATGATCCCCTATCTATGGGTCATTGCTATCTTATTTATAGGTGTTGGTCTGGTTATTTTTAAAATGACAGCACCAGTCCTGTCTGAAAATATGCTAGGACGAAATGAATATGGCAATCCTTATACATTATTTGGCCTGTTAGGAAGTATGCTTGGTAGTAAAGCTGTATTAGGATCTCTATTAGGCGCTGCCATTGTTGTTATTATTTTTCTATCATTACGAATTGCTGGAGTGTTTGGTAAATAAAACACGATATTTGTAGTAGAATGGCCTGTCCAAGTAATTCTAGTTTAACAGATGATGATTTAAATTCGGCCTTTGGTGATGCGAAAGTGATCGGATTATTGCCAACATCGGCTAATGGATCCTCCGACCGAGAGGGAAATGGGATGTTAAAAGATACCATCGTCACTGGAATCGTTACATCACTTCAGAAACGATCCGTTATTCCTGTTGCAAATGCGGAAGATGCTGATAGCTATTCTTCACGCTTAGCGGTTCTATTAAAGAACATTCAAGCAGAATATTGCTGGTACGATTCTCGTTATAAATATGCATTGGATAAGCTATTTAATGCTATTCGTATGGGCTACCTGGCTAATACAGAAGATACGGCAGGTGCTGTTCAAAAATACTTGAATTTCACTCAAACATTAAATCGCCGCTTAAATGACTTAACACAGGTCATTAATGGTGTCTCGATGCAATTACTTGATTCTACTTCACAAATGGAAAAGGAAATTCAGCAATTTAATACAAAAATTCAATCACAGCGTACGCAGTTAGAGAAGCAAAATGAAATTATTACTTCAAATGAAGCCTCTACTAAAATCAAACAGGAGATGGTAAAATATACGGAGGAAAAAGCACGTAATTCAGAGAACTTATTAAAGCTGTATAGCTTTCTTAATATTGTTACTGTAGGTCTACTTGTTTATGTTTATAAGGCCGCGGGTGACTCTTAATCAAATGTTAATTTCTTAATGTGATCTAGGAATGAGTGAATTAGATCAGATTATTAATTCGACCAGGATTCTTCAGGACATTGAATTGGCTGCGGCCGTCAGTGATTTGAAGAAGAACCCTGCACAATTACAATCCTTTTTACAAAGTCAGCAGAATTCTGTGTTTAATGAGATTGTTTCTCAAAAAGATAATACGTTTCAAAAAGTCTACGGAGATCTCAATCGTGCAGGCAAAGTACAAGAGTCTGTATTGATGTACGACAAGCGTAACAAGGAATTAATTAATATTCAGGAACAGGTCTTTCAAAATCAGAAGAATAGTGCCGATGCAGTAATGGAGGATCAATCGATGGCACATCGAAAGCATGAAATGAATGAGTGGTCTGTGGGAAATAAGAATGATACCTTATTTGTGTTTTCATCTCTTTTTATCATGCTTTCAGGTCTCTTATTTATTACCGTGTTATGGCGAATGAGTATGCTTAGCTCTTCGTTATGGGTAGCACTGGGTGCTCCCATGATTCTGATCTTTGTGTTAATTGTTATTAACCGTGCACAGTACACCGATATTCTTCGCAATAAGCGTTATTGGAACAAGCAGATCTTTGAGGGCAAATACGGCAAGGTTCCTCTGCCACTCTGCCCCGATCTAACAAATGGTATTTCGAATGCAGTTGGCGATCTTCAATCATCCATTCAGTCAGGAATCACCTCTGCCGCACAGGGTCTAGCAGATGCTAGTGCTGTTGCTGCACGAGCAAGTAGTGCTATGGCAAATAGTGTAGCAAAGAATACGGCAAGCAACGCTGCACCTGCATAAGCAAGCTGCATTCGCATAAGCAACGCTGCATTTGCTTAACAAATTATATCCAATGTAGAATAGCATGAGTGCACAAGATAGCGACTTTCTACGTGCGAGCATTGGCAATTCTCTTCACATGGGAGATTCTATGTTTGGTGAATTTGGATATGCAGATGTATCAAAACAGGTCGATGATCGTAATGCTGAACTCAAACGAAAAAAAGAAGCATTAAAGAAAAGCATTGATAAAAAAGAAGCGATTATCAGTCGATCAGGCCGCGACTTTACCGACATAAAAGACTCGTTGCCCGAAACATTACCAAATACAACATTACATGTGATAGAGGATTATACGGTAGCAGTTCTATTATTATCCTATCTTTTTATGGTGTTAACCTTTATTTCTTATTATACTAGTCAAGCCACTGTATTTGCAACAGGATTGTTTCAATCGGTATTAGGAAGTGTGCTTGTAACAATTATTATTGCAATGATTTTTAATTACATTGTATAAAAATAAGTTGAGGTTCTTACTTTTTATTCTTCTAATGACTTATCATATTCTTCAATGTCCACATCATCTTCAAACAATCTCATTTGCTTGAAGGTTTTACGATCACTTGGCTCACCACATTTATCAGATAAGCGCTTGTATAGCTCATTTTGTGAAAGCTTGCGTCCTACACCACCGCCAATTTCTTCATACCATCGCTTATAGACGCGAAAGATGTCCTTGATGTCGGATTCATAACCGCCCTTCTTGATCTCGCGAATGCGAGCATTCATGAACTTGGCCACGGAATCAAAGGATTCCTGATACTTGTTCGACTCCTGTGTCACAATAGAGGGCGCTTGTCCTAGACCCTTTGGCAGGTACTCTGTCTTGTAGATGTGTACCAGACGAGACATAAAGAGGGTGCGCCACTTTTTCATCTTTGCATCCAACTGGTTGTCGCGCGGATAGATGTTAGCAGCAAGATTCACTTCTTCTACGCCAGGATCCACAAACTTGGCCTCAAATGGAACCGCTCGCACACGGCGCCAGGTTCCTCGATCCATTGTATTAATGGCTGGAAAGGCATTGCACAACATAAAGATTTTGCCAGTAATCTTAAACTTTGTCTGCTCCTCGAATAGACCACGTGCCTCTACATCATCCTCACCTGTGAACTGTTTCATACGAGAAGTATTCAAGGGCTCACGATCATCTGGTTCTGCCATGTAGATGAATCGCTTATTTCGGATCGCCATGATATCAGGGTTCGCCGCACCTGATTCAGGTCGTTTACGTGTCATCGCTGTTGACTGGAGAGAAGAGGCATAGTCGCCTAGAACCATGGACATCTGATCCACCAACTTGGATTTACCATTACCGCCCACACCAATCCAGGTTTCATAGGTTTGTTCTTTGTTTGCACCTTCCAAACAAGATGCCAGTTTCTTCCACATGTATGTACGAAGTTCTGGTCGAGGGAACAACTTTGCCATAAAGTCATCAATCTCCGCATGAATCTCCGCCTGTTCTGGGTCATTCGGATCATACTCCACATAATCCATCGGATCACAGTTCTTGGTCACACAGCGGCCTGCCATGAAAGAGATGTAATCAGTGGGCTCTGCCTTACGAAATATTACAGTGTACTCTTTTCTATCTCCTACGGTTTTCACAGCATGAAGATCAACTACACCGTTGTTGAAGCCAATTAGGAATTGATTGGAGTTCAGCTTTTGGGCAAAGTCCTCGTCGTAGAAGAGGCCAACGCATTCTTTCATAACAGAGTCTTTGAAGCCTGAGGTATAGAGACATTGCTCAATCTTGGTCATCTTTTTCATGCGTGTTTCCTCCCAGTTGCGTTCATCATTGCCTAGATTGTCTAGGCGCTTGCGAATGGTTTCGCGTGTAGCAGAGATGACCTGTGCCACTTCGGTCGTCATCTTGTTACGAAGCTCAATACCCTGTGCTAATTTCTTCCAGTATGTACCTGTGAATTCGTACCAATCGACTTTCTTGGAATCAACTGCGGCACAGTATCGGTCTCCATACATCTGTTTCATGAGGCGTGCAATGTGAGTATGAGTGGCATCTACCTCACTCTCCACAAAGTTGATAAAGCTTTGATTGCGGATCTTGTGATATTTCTTATGATTATCCTTGCGTGCCCAGTCATGAAGGGATCGGCTGGTGTAATGACGCTCTTCTGCGGAGCGATTCCAGCCGCGTGTCCAGTCACGATATAGTGATCCTGCATTGTTGCCTGCTGACTTGGAGGATTTGGCACTGAATTCAAGCCATACATTGAACATATCTTCGGATGGGTCAATGTGATGCAGGCACCATCCGACAGCCATCCAAGAATGATAATCCGCGGCTCTCTCTGCGGAAAGGCATTCGCGTGCTAACTGTTTGGCTTCTTCAATCTTGTCTTTTTCGATTTTCTCATAGATGGGCGAATTGTTAATAGTTAGTGTGGGGATGTCCATGGGTGCATCTTGTGGAGCAATGACAGGACTTCCTGCCATGCCGATTACGGATCGTTTTCCTGTGCAATAATCGAATCGCATTTTCCACTCTTCTTGGGTTTTCTCTTCAAAGACCATGGTGCTTGTGCGGAGATTGTAGCGAATGGAGAGAAGTTCCAGAAGTTGACGTGGTTGATATTCTTCGATGTCTTCTTCATGAAATTCGTTAGTTTTCGGATCAAAGACGTAGACGGCTGCCAGTTGATAGGCAGGAATGTCTGCTTTTGACTCTCCATAGAAGAACCAGCCATTCTTCTTAACAATCGCTTCATCAAAGATGTCTTTTTCGGCATTAATGTAACCTGTTTGCTGAAAGCTTTTCGTAAGATTCATGAGTTCGAGAGAGCGGTGGCGCAGAACTTGTTGATGTTCAGAAGGAAGGATCAGATCAGGGCATTGAATGTGGACACCATCTTTGATGGAGCGATTGGCTGTTTTTTTGTCTTCATAGGGCGCGGGTCTCAGAGTAATGAAGAAGCGAAGCGGCTTCTCCTCGTCCAGCGCATAGAAGTAGGTAATATTTTTGACGTATTCTTGAATGAATGAGTATACATTGGATAATTCGAATTGGCGTTGAAGGGCGCGTTCTGTGGGATATTTGAAGTCTAGGTCGATCAGAATGGGAGCCATATAATCGCAGCGACGCTGCTCGACCAGATTTCGCGGACGGCGTTGTTGAGTAAAGAGATATTCGTGGAGTAAGTCAAGAAATTGTGGGTAATCTTCATCTTTGACCATAAACTTGCCCTTGGTTGCACCCATACCAGTAAAGGAGCACGCCTCGCCCTTTTCGGTAACGTAATGTGAGCCGATGAATCGACCGAGCGAGGTATCAAGAAAGTCATCCATGAGAGTAGGCGGCATGGTACTTCGACTTAACATTCCTTTTTGTATCCGTCAATTTTTATTTTAGGATCTGAACTCATAAAATCATACGCATGATTAAAATCATATAAAATTGATTGTCATCAAATAGATAAAGACGAATAAGAAAATGAAAGAGACTGACTTTTGCCCGACCTGCCGATATTATATGTATTTGGATGAAAATGCAGAGGAGAAGACGCTCCGACGTATTTGCCGCAATTGTGGGCATCAAGAAGAGCAAACCAGTGGAGGTCTTATCCTGGAGATTGATCTAAAGGAGAAGACCTCGGAGGGGTATAAAATTCTGATGAATGAGTTTACTCAATTAGATCCAACACTTCCTCATGTAAATACCATTAAATGTCCCAATGCAGGATGCCAATCTAACGTAGGAAGCGCAGAACGGGATGTGATTTACATGAAGTACGATGCTGTTAATTTGAAGTTTCTCTACATTTGTAATGTGCCAAACTGTGGAACACAATGGAAGTCGAAGGCCTAATTGAAGATGGTTATCGTCCAGACCATACTTTTAACAGTGGATAATGGTTATATTCAGGAGAACGAGATTCGTTATACGTTAGTCCAAACTTCATATAGTGAAAAATATCACCCATCTGAAACATACATTCGGGATAGTGATACTGTGCCAATAAAGGAAGAACGCGTTCTAATGCAGAACGATCATCACGTTGTTCTATTTTTGGTAGCATCACATCAAATAAGCAATGCTCGCGGTGTAGAAGATCGATGAATTCCCATTTTATAATAGACATGACGCCGAATCCTCCTCTCCACTTTGTTTTCTGATGATAGAATGCAACCAGATCAGGATGTTTAGGCGATGATATAAGAAGTTTATTAATTAAATGAAAGATTTCATCATCCCAGTAATGTGGAATGCTCCATATAAAGCGAACAGGTTCATCATTTCGTAAGGAGAAATTGACAGGATGTTGGATAAATACACTATCATGTAAAATAATAGCTTCGTCAAATGGTTTAAGATGGTGAAAGTAATAATAAGGTAATAGTTCTGCGGCACCTTTATGAAGGGTATCATAGATTACCGTACAGTTTTCTAATGGGATATCTTCGGTTAACCATTCTTTTTTGCTAGAATCATCGATGATTAGAATGGGATCATCATATAATCTCCTGATTCCTTGATAGCATTCTTTCCAGTAATGATTCGTCAGTTCATTCATGACATGACGAATAATAATAAATCCACGTGTCATTTCCTATCAACAGCCTCGTCTTTATCAGAGGCGCTTTTCCTCGTATGTCTGAAGAACACGGATGATGATTCGTTTGGCTTCTAGTAATTCGGTAAGGGTAGGGATAATGAAGTCTTCGGATCCATCGGGACCCGGATTCCATTTGTGACAGAATTGTTCGAGGATATCTTTTTCAATGAGGCCGACATCGTCTACGTGGCATTGTAGAATAAGATAGATCTCTGAGCCTTTGGTATATTTATGAAGACGGCTAATACGTGTATCGGGGCATTGACTGGTGCGACCCACTTTGTAAATGGGTCGATTCAGTGATTTGAATTCACGAGTGCGCACCAAATAAATATAACCATGTTTTTCTTCAATGTCGTAAGCCATTCCTTTCATGATTCGGCGACGTTGACCTTGTTGCACGGCAATGCTGATGGTTTTTTCCTCTACTTTGTTTACCTCGTTAGACATGTTATTATCATGTATGATAATTAAAACTAAGTAGAAAACACAAGATAGGGTGTAACATAAACTAATACAATGCTAAGAATGGTTTGACCTGTTTGACTTAGAGTAGAAAACATGCGTTCCAATCCGATAGTAGAAAGAATCATTAGAGCATCGGCCAATAAAATCTTAGTTTTATTTTCATTCATATATTTTTGCATAACAGTAACGAGACGATTGGATCCTGGTCGAAATTGATAGAAAAATGCAGCAAAAAGCAAATCATGTACAACCTGAATGGCGACGGCTAATCCACTAAATAAAATAATATTGTATTCTTTTCCAAATACATAGGGGTATGCATAATATGCTAGAAGTATACCAATCACAATAATTAGAAAATCAACAATCACAGCACCGATGCTAAATTCTTGATACCAGCTAAATAAGGCAGGAGTCTGTAGGAATCCTGCGAGTAATAACCCTATCACAATCATATCCGTCGCAAGGGCGGCATTGAGAAGAGAGTGAAACGAAAGATTTTTCATTCTATTATAGTTTATATAAAAATGATATAAGCAAAATATCCTTCTCGCATTTTCCTAGAAGGAAAACACGGGAGGGTTAAATTTTGTTCCCAACATTCTACCATCGAACCCTCGTGGGATTCTAATCGAATGTTTGGCACACAATGATCTTTATCCTATCATGTAGGACTCCCATTATGCACCATAGGAACCATGGAACATTTTATTTGTTTTTGTTTTCTATTTTTTCTTCGGTTTTCATATTTTTTCTCAAAGTCAGTATCCAGATTTGTAAGTATCCAATCGGATAGATTACATAAGGGTCTTTTCTTTGGCTGTTAAAATGGCGTCGAAACCATAATATTGCCAACATCTCACAGTATGTGAGGAAATGGCACCATCCAAGAATGATAGAACACCTCAAAATTTAGAATAAATTTTTACAGTTAAAGGATTGCTGTATGGATACAAAGGGTCAACCAAACACTCAAAGTAGGACTACCGTAAGATAATCCAAAGATTTTTTCTCATTCATTATGCACGTCATGAATAACACTGTATTCCTTTCATTTTCATGGGACTTTGAAGATGTTAATTGCTGCAAGAATACACATGACAACATAATTACTAAAGATTAAACACGCTGTATTCCACAAATTCATTAATAATTGAATAAGAGATTGCTGCAAGAATACTCCGTGAGTAGAGGGTTGTCCCCTGAGGACACGCGTCCTACCTATCCTTGGTAGATGCTCTTTAGGCTGTTAGCTCAGTAATCGAATGGAAAAGTTCGCGAACCAGATCATAACGAGTATCATCAAGAATCTGACGCATACCTTGATAAGGAGTCTGCACCTGAACACCGCCCTTCTGCAAGGCTTTTAGAATGCTCGGGCTCCAACCCGATAGCTGCACCACACCCTCTTGATCCGCGGTTGCATGGAAGTCCTTGAATTCTGCACGAACGTTCCAGATAACAATACGAGGCGCCTTCCAACCCTTTCCCGTACCATATAGAGCAATACCCGCCTCCTGGAACTCTCGACGAATTCGACTGATCTGCGTCTCCCATGCAGGCGGTTGAGAACGACTATATATATTATTCCCAGTCGCCGCATCAAAACCCATATCAGTAATCACAATTAAATCCTCTGGCTCCTCACCAACCGGCACCTTCTTTGCTATCATGCGATCCAGAATCAAACGGCACGCCTTGTTAAAATCTGTACTAGTACCCTGACCTACATGATTCATGCTTCGCAACTTCTGCTGTAGCGTCTTCAGCTTTGCAAAAGAATGCCATGTCGGAGTCGAATCAAAAGTAAGAATGTGATCCTTAAACAACGGATGATTGACTTCAGAAATCAGAATGCCAAGTGCTTTAGATACTTCCACGGGAGTACCCATCATGCTACCGCTGAAGTCACACATGGGAACACACTTGCCAAGACCACCTGCCTTTGCCGTCTCTTCACGAATGGAATCCCACTGTGCCTGAATTAAATCCTGTTGATCTTTGCTGATTCCATTACTCTCTGTTTTCATCACCAATTCATGCGGCATCACCACATTCGCACCATGTGCCTTCTTTTTACCTGCCTTGACTTCTTCCAAGAACTCCTTAAAATGAGCACGACACTCCATGCGGTCTTGATCGTCAGGAAAACGCAACTCTGGGGTATCACCACTTGTATCAATCTTCTCATTCAAAAAAGCCTTGTCACAGTTCTTCAAACAGCGTCCAGGAACCTTCTCAGGCGTAATCTTCTTCCATGTCTTACCACACATATCAATCTCCACCGTCTTCAAATCCCGATTCATGGCACTGCACATCAAACGGTAGACAATCAACGCCTTTCGCACAGAATGTTCAGAATAAATATGACAAGCAATGGCACGAGCCAGACCAGGATAGGTCTTTGATTTTTCACGAGGAAGCCACTTAGGAAGTAGATTCATTTTTGACGGCTGATCCAGACGATAATATGCCACATTCTTTACATACTCTTTTTTGACAATCTCCAAAATGGAATAACGCAACGAACGACAACGAGAATGAATCTCCCACAGATCGCGCCAACAACCATACTCTGGAATCAACGTAAGCATCTTCTCTGTCATTGCCATATCTACTTCTGCAAGAATGGTAATAAGCTGATAAAATAACTTACGCTCACCCTTTCCACCACGGATGTCACGCGTCTGAAAGATCATTACCCAGAGATCTTGAATCTTCTCCTTGTCCCATGACTGATAAATAGCCTGAATACACTTCTCCATATAGGATGATTCAAGATCACGCGTCAGCATGGTAAAAAGATCTACTCTCTCATCGCTGGTTGTCGTATAGACATCGGCACCGTTCACTCCTTGTTTGATTTGGTTCATTGCTTGCACAAATGCCATGCTGTCCTTATGAGAAGGTCGATCAAAATCTTTAAATTCTTATAAATGCAGCGCCTGTAAATCGGCAACAATCCTTGTAGGATTAGATTGAAATCTCTTAATCTGATCATTTCCTGCCATAAAATAAAGCCATTTTTTGGAATATTCCTTGTCTTTTCGCATAAATGCACAGAGCTTAGAGCCTGGTTCATCAATCCATGATTCAAAGAGCTGTTTAAGAGGCGCTGGCATTTTTGTGTGATAGTCTGCATAAAGTAGACCCAAAAATAAATAAAGATCTCGGCCTTCTTTTGGACAAGGGTCAGAAGGAGGATAAACTGTACTAAGGGCAAGATTCGAAATCTGTGTTTTGGTTGATCCAATACATGAAAATCCAAAGTCGATTAATGTCAACGAATATTTTGAAGAGATTTCAATGATTTCATTTTCTACTGTCAGAATTTTTCGAATAGGAACATCATGCTCCACAATTAAAAAATTACTAGGTTTCACATCACGATGATTTATTCCAATATGATCTAAATGCCATATCATGGCACTAAGTTGAAGAAGACAATCAACGATAACCGTAGAGAATAAAGAAGAAGGAGTAGCATCTAGATATCGATCCAATGTTATTGCACCGTCCACAGGTTCCATTGCAAAACAAATAGATCGATCACGAAGACGAAATATATGAGTTACCTTTGGCGCACCCATAGGAAATCCAATTTCAGAAAGTCTCTTATGTACGAGCGATTGAAGGCAGGCTTCTTGTAATAGACTTTTTCCTATCATAATAGGGCGTTTAACATATACATCCTTTGATCCCTCCGCCGTTTTGAAAATAGCTACATCAATAAATCCAAATGAACCATGTGATGCATTTTTAGTACACGTTAATGTATGTTGTGGTAAATCAATATAAATGGATGGATTCACAATCGATTGATAAATAGGTAATGAAATCTGTTGTAGCCATTCAGGGGTACGGAGACAGCCCTGTGCAGAAATCCCAATCGACTCTAAAGAAATCCATGCACCACAATGATGTGAGTGAATACACATGACAAGCCGACTATTTATTCGTGATATATTTAATTAATAATTACGGTATAATGGATAAATGCCCAATTGCATCAAGTAAATGAAGAAATCCAGGAGAGGCAAGATACTTATCATGATCGGCCAATAAATACGCAGTAATCTCTCGTGGATGTTCATACGCACTGGCTGGCATATTTGGATATTCTGTTTGTAATTCTAATGGAATAGATGTAACACGTACCATATCTTGCGCATCATAAAACCACATAAATACCTCTCCCATTTCAGGCCGCATGACATCTTTAAAAATAGGCACAGGTACCCAACGATTATGAAAAATCCATAATGGACAGTCAATTGTATCTGGATTAAATCTGCGATGAGTATCTAATGCTTTAGGAAGAGCGCCATTCCATTTTGACCATCCCATTGTTTCAAAGGTTTTTGCCCATTTTTCTATGTATAAGCGCTGATGGATATGCCATAATTCATGAATTAATGTAGAGGTAGATAACATTTGTTTTGGATTTGGAAAGCAGATGATACTAGAAGGGCGTGTATGTGGCATACCTCCATCTGCCGAAGGCATTAATGAAATAATTGCTATTTCTCTCAACTCCATTTTTAATCTCCGAGGAATCAATTCCATTGCTTTTTCTAAAATACGTTGGTAATACTCTTTCTCATTCATGGAATTGGCAGAATAGGATTGTGATCGTCGAGCAAGAGAATTACTCTTGTGCAAATGACATTCCTTCAGATAATGATCCTTGTCTTCTGCTGTTTGTAAAATGGCATTACCAATTTGTTTATCACTAATTATTTTCCATGTAAGATGTTCTGGTTCAGGTTCGGAAGAGCTCTGACCCATTTAGTAAAACAACTTATTTTATATTTAAATAGTAGAATGTCTCGTGGTTCTGCAACAAAAGGCTGGGCAAAGGAAAAGCCATCCCAAAAGGAACGTACAGAAATGTTACGTAAATGTGGAACGAAATGTTTTTTGGGTCCAAAAAAATCATTTCCGATTTGCACTCGAAAAACATGTAAGATCAATCGCCGTGGCGTACAGTCTGCGTATATTCGCGCACGTGAATGGAAGCATACTACGGTAGCAAAAAAGGCAAAGAAATTACTACGTAAAACATTGAAAAAATAAGTCACATTTAAATTCTCTAAAATAAATAAATGGCAGCGGAGTCAAATAATGAAATAGCAAAACGGTTGCATGCATTGCATTTAAATGCAGCATCTCAAAATGTATCCGCCAAAAATATAAAAACAAATCAACATTTATTTACTACACTCAATCAACTACAAAATGAACGTGTCATTGCAGACCTATTTTCAGATCACCGTGAACTTCGTGCACAGGATACCCCTATTTTTGCTGTTATTGTAGGATCACCAGGTACTGGTAAAACAACCACATCCCGCGCTATCTTACAAGAAAGAGGCATGAACTATGATGATTTCTATAAAGTATCACTCGATACATTAACCGAAAGTGTAAAGCCCTATCGTAATCTCACACGAAATGCATATTTTCATTTAAAAAAAGGCAAAAGAGAGATAAATAATAGCAATCTTGGTGTACTAAGTGGAATTACAAGCTCTTTTATTAGTGCAAAAAAATCAAACTTTAAAGTTAACAAAACGCGCAGACGTGTATTTGAAGGGATAACAAATAAAGCAAAAAATGAAGATCCCACACTACAATCTCTCGATGAACTATTATGGAAAGGATTGACATTTGGAGTTCAGCATCAATTTAACATTTTATATGATACAACCATTGGAAAAACAGGAGATAAAATAATAAAAGAAATTATACCACTACTAGCAGCGGCTCCTGTTCTCTATCAGTTACTTGTTATTTTGGTAGAGGCACCAGAGGAGCAGATTAAACAACAGATGGGAAAACGACATCAGAATTTTATTAATAAAATGGAACAAGAAGATATACATCAACTTCCGCAAGATAGCAGAGTAGGCTATATTCGTGCTATTCCATTGGGTATAATAAAATTCATGATTGAGCCAAATCAAAAAGGCTTTAAAGCAATAAAGGATTATGTTAAATCAGATGAATTTGAAGAAAAATATGCAGACAAGTTTGCAAGTGTAGAATTTATAAAACGCGAGAATCGATTTTCAAAAGCAATCTTTACAGGTTCACAATCAATTAATGTAAAGAGTTCCAATAATTCCAAAAGCTCTAAAAGCTCAAAGTCGAAATCAGGAAAGCGCCGCTGAGTCCTTCTTTTTTGCTGCCTTGGCTGCAGATGCTGCTGCCCGTTCTTTCTTTTTCATATTATCAACAAGGAATGAATCATATAGATAACTGCTAATTGATTTTTGAACAGCCTGTGGTTTTGCTGCAACTGTTGCCGCTTTCGCCTCCTTTGGCGCAGCCTTCGACGGTGTAATCACCACATTCTTTCCAAACATACTCGAAAAGGCACTCCGCTTGCTCGTATTCTCGAATCGTCTCAGACACTCCGAGAATAAGAGATCCGCCGCTTTCAACTCACGAAATGCCAGATATCGATCTAGATCATCCCTCGCCAATGGACAACTCTGCACCATTTCTGGCTTGAACCCAGGAATCTGTTCCAACAATAACGCAAATGCCTGCGAAATCGGATTCTGCAACTGATGTTCAATGTAATGTCGATAATCGGGAACAAGAGCATGCTCCTTGATATACATCGGCGTCTCAATTCGATCACCCTGTAATTTAGAAGCCTCTTGACCAGCTTTTGCACTAATATATACATATCCAATGCGATCACCCGCCGCAGGAGCATTGCCAGGATCTCTCGCAGTAATACGATCTGCCAATGCCTTGTGCGCAATTCTCGAAGGATCCGCATAATCCGCCCTCAATGATTTCGTTACCGTCAACTGACCCAGACTCACTTTGCCATCAACCAATTCCAAGCATTTCTCCTTAACAAACTGGAATGCACCGATAACATCACGCTTATCCAAGAGCATTTTCATTGCACCGCCGAAGATGGTTTTGACAATGGGTGCGTTATCACGTCGTTTTAACGCAATACCCATGTACTTGTGAACATAATCATCAGGGTTCTCTTCATACATATTGCCAGCATATCTCTTTTTCGAGAACATCAGAAGGGGATCAAAGGCCTTATCGAATTCAAAGTCATGTGGTGCGGCCAGGGCTTTTGTAATGAAGTGACCCGCCTCATCGGTCATCTCAATCGTGGCGACGCGCGCCTCTCGACCTTGAAGTCTCTCTCCCGTCTTGGGATCTCTCACATTAAACTCCACAAACAGAGAATCCGTGTCACCATACATCACATTTGCACTGCAATTGGGTAACTTTGCATCGGGTCCATAGAACTTGTCAATCGCTGCCTTGGCGAATAAGATCTGTTTTCGCCCATACGCTGTGGTAGACGCCGCCAGAGCTTGCAGACGAATCTTGAATGTGCTGGAGCCCAGCTGACCATATAGGGAATTGCCTGTCAGCTTGTAGGCTAGCTGCTCCGCATCAAGCAAGGCATAACGCTCAGGATCCTTCTCAGCTTTCATCTCTTTCTTCTTTGCGGAACGAGCCGTGAGAAGCCATGTTGTAATCTGAGGAAGAGTTGACTTTGAACCATCAAGTGGTTGTGCATAACGGCAGATCCGACGACCACACTTGATCTTTCGAGGATGCTTTCGTGAATCAGCGGGATCCGATCGAATGATGTCGAATTCAATATCCGTGTAGCCATATCCTTCACATTCATCGAACACTTCGGAACCCCAGTTATGAGAGATGAGTGCACCATCGTTGGTAAAGTCCTTAACCCATAGAAGCGAATCATGACTCAGATTTTCACTCACAATGGTGGAAGGATACAGGGAAGCAAAGTCACATACACCGATGGGGCTCGTCGAATAGAATCCAGGCTGCGGATCTAGGACAATGGCGCCCTCATACGAATCATCACTTCCGTTCTGACTCGGTACAGGCAGAACAGGAATGACAATACCACGCTCTTGGCAGAATTTGAAGATAAGGGACTCAATCTTGATGCCCTGGCCACGTGTAAAGATGTAACTCACGGGTACTGAGCAAACATTCGCCATCGACATGGAATTGTTGAATGTTTCCAGCTTCTTGTATAGATCCAGCACCAGATCACAATCCTGAAGACAGTACTTACCAACAATCGCGCGATCTTCTGCTGATCCACGATGCAATCGAAAGATATCTTGGGGTGAAACATCATCTTTCACGACAACCCACTTGGTTGCATCTTCCATCTCAGTTAGCGCATCTTCATCCAATTCACACTCAAAGAGAAGCTTGGATCCATCCACTGATTTTACAATCAACTTCTCGGAAACAGTCTCGCCTGTCTCATCCAGAAGCATAATGGATCGACCTTCTTTCACATCTTTGATCGCTCCACTCACTTCCAGCGTCAGCAGACCCTGATCATAGATCTGTTTCTTGAGTTTTCCAGACATAAAGTGTTTCGTTACCTCATCCAGTTTATAGGATGGAAGTACATTGTTACGCTTAATGTAATGGAACAGGTCGATCTGAAGTCGTCCATGAGTTGTCCAGATGTACATGCGATTATCTCCCATCGCAGAGGAGCTTAGAAACTTCTCCTCTAGTTTCATCTCGCCTGATAGATCGAATAAGCGTGTAAGTTGATGAATAGGCGAATTGGCGCTAATAAGCTGTAATTGTTCGGCGCGTTCCCAAAGATAGGATTCATCAAAACCAAAGACGTTATAACCGATGAGGATATCAGGATTGACTTCAATGAGCCATTGGAACCATGCCAGAATCATTTCGCGTTCCGTTGAATAGGCATGTACTACAATACCAGGAATAGGTGCACAATCGGGAAAGACAAAGAGGTGTCGTTCCATCGATTCTACCGTGCCTCGTGTAAGAGTTGTACCAATCTGAATGGCTGGATCGCCCACCAGGTAGACCATGTTCTTCAGGGTTTTCTCAAGGAACTTTTCGAGATGGCTAACTTGATCATCCTCTACAGAATCAATCAGAACATGGAGTTCTTCCTCTACCCCCTTGAGTTTTGTATGAATGATATCGAGTGACTTTTTCAGCTGGCAATAAATCGGTGTCATTCCTTTGGGAAGAGTGGAAACAGGCGTTTGTCCCGTGGATAAGCTGTTGACAATCATCTCTACTGCATTTACGGATCCCAGGCGGATTAGGTCTTTGGCAGCTTTTGACCAGGTACGTTTAGCCAGGGGAAAGTCGCCTGTCATGGAGAAACACTCAATATCCCACGATGCAGTTAGGAAGGGTGCGGAAACACGTGGAGCCTTTATAGGTTTGATTTGTGTATAATCGCACTCGATAATAATATGTTTTTCGTCTTGTTCTGAGATGCTATGAATGCCTTCTTCTACACCGACCCAACCACAGGGTTGAATGTTTTGACCATGAAGAAAGCGAAGCATGGGATCAATGTTCGCTTCAAAGACCTCCACTGTTTTTCCCTTCCATACACCATCAAGTGGACGCTTTGTTGCAAAGTTCAGATTCTCATCTAAGAACAACCCACGAAGGTTGCGAAACAAACTGAGGGAGGGAATATGGATTTGAAGAAAGGGATAGGCCGTATTTGCCGTGAAGCCATAGAATATTTTTTTAGTAATGCGTTTAAAGGTAAGCTGACCCATTGGAATTCCTTGACGATTGATGTACTCTTTGATTGTGTCCACTGCCAAACTGGTTCTTTCCTCTGGTAGACGAATATACATGGTAGGATGGAATCCTGTGACATCGCAGCGAACCGGTATACCAGTTTCTGTAGCGCCAAACAGGTGGATCACAAATTCACGCGGTTGAGAGAAAGAGTGAGACACTTTCTTTTTCTTGCGTTTGTTCTGAAATTCTTCATCATCGCTTGCATCGGAATGAGACTCATAAGCAAGTTCTCGAACGTCCTCCTCCTCGGACTCGATACGCATATCATGCGATTGGATATCTAAGAGATGGAAGACAAAGGTAGAAGTCATGATTAAGGTTAGCTATTTTGTTACAAAAAGATAATTCAATTTTATGTACGCATGATATTTCTAATTACGTCGATTGCTACGCTTCTTGCTGTGTTTATTACGATGTGTTTTACGATGACGACGTTTCATCATGAGAGCAGATGTTGCAAGAAGAGCAGCAGTAGGTGCTAAAACATAGGCACTTCGTGCCATGGCATCATATAGACTTCCTCCTACTTTCTTATTTTCGGATAAATGATCATTGATGCTGTGAAGATCATGGCCTGTAGGTGGAGTAATAGGGAAAGCCTCATCTTGTGCCTGTGTCATAACAGAAAAAGAGTCTATATCACCAAGTGATTGTTTTGATGAACGTGCTGCCATACCTGATTGTTCCATTCCAACGGCTTGTTTTATATTGGGTTTAGCCGCTTTGGTAACGGGTTTAATGTTTGTATAACGCATCCCCTCTATATTTGTAGCAGGGCTGATGATTTCATTCTCGATAACATTCTCTACAAACTCTTCGACCGGTTCATTTCGTTCTACCATACTTAACATGGGGCGGTTGATGGATGGGTGATTGATAGACATTTTATTAATAGACATGCGATTGACGGATGGTTGTTTAACCATCGAGCCATTTACGGATGTGATTCCTGCATTTTCGGCAAGTGATCCCGATTCATTCATAACTCTTGTCATGGTTGGTGTGCTTTTAACAGCATCGATCTCTGTAACCTTATTACCCAAACGATCAACAAGAAGAATGCTTGGATAACCATCTACTTTAATTGGTTCTGCAGAGCGATTAATGCTGCTATTAATGGATGAATTTGCGTTATGTAGCATGGTTTCATTAAGCATAACGGCTTGAACGGATCGATTGGGGGATTTTGCAGCTTCTTTAAAATGCGGCATCATGTGATGACAATGGCCGCACCAATCGGCATATACCATAATCATTGTGATAGGACCTTCACGAATACGCTTTGTAAGTTCTCCCATCATGTTATTGGATCGTACATCCAGCGGAGGGAGAATTTTTCCAGAGGTAGACTGACGATGTCCCCGAACTGTTTTACGACCACGTCGTTTTGTTTTATAAGTTGTCATTCTACTTCTGGTATAGTTTATTAATATGTGGGCAAAATAGAGAGAATGCTAGAAAATTCTAATTTATTGACGATCTTCTTGCTATTGATCCTTGGATTTATTGTTTTATTCTTTTCAGGTCGTAAGTATCTAGAGCATTTTGAATCTCGGAATGCTCCTACGGGAATGAGTATGATTTATTAATATAGAGAACAGATAGAGGACATGATGGAGAATTCCAATTTATTGACCGTTTTTTTATTATTGATCATTGGATTCGTCGTTTTATTTTTTTCAGGACGTAAATATCTGGAACATTTTCAATCTCCTGATTCAAAACCACATGATCGATTTAATAATGATGGAACACCGGTTGAAAAAGTTCGTACTACCCTTAAACAACCGGACATGCCATATTTAATGGATCCAATTGATAATTTGGACGCATATGAGGTATCTGCTGTATATCAATTGCAGGGAACAAAGGAGGCTTCTAAGCGACAACTGAATGATGCAATGACCCGGTATCCGATTGACTGGTCAAATCAGGGACCCAATTCACAATATTTCCAAGAAAAACAGGGAGAATATGAACGAGAGAGTGCAGAGAAATCGAAGAATCCTCCTTCCAATGCGCCGTATCAACATATCGATGAGTCAGATCGCGCCATCCCTGACATGGAAGCCATTCAAGAGGAAGAGAAGAAAATTTTACAAACATATCAACCCAAGCACAGTAAGGGTCTGCTTCAGTATTCTGTTCAGGATGTGAAGCATCTTTTGCATAAAGTATATGATAAGAAGGGACTTATCCCAGTAATTAACAAGTCAAAACAGGGCGAAAACATTTGGGAAATTACGGAACTAAAAGAGAAGGATCCGAAGATCATATGGGAAGATGGTTCAAGTAGCGGTAACGAAGAACGTAATAAGATGACACAGCGTGGTGAAGAAACCATTATTGTTCCACCAGTTGCATCGGACTCCAATCTGGATCCATTTTTTCAACCAAGAGACAAGGTACGATCAGGTAAACAGGATTATACGCAGTGGACACCAGGTATGGAACGCATGTTTGCCCCGACCTACCCTGTCAAATCATGGTTTTAAGTTTGTTTGTATTTAAAATGACCCATTATATGTATTTCTTTTAAAAAAACATATGATTGGTAATATGATAACTTAAAATGGATTAGAACATGGTGTAGTAGATGGGAACTTATCTTTCGGTGCCATTTGTGGCAAAGAAAACAGTCGCATGCGAACCAGCAACTAAACAGGATTCTACGGAACAAGCGATCGAGGCAGTGACCAAGACAGAGGTCAAGGAAGAGATCACGCAGGAGGTTACACAACTTATGCAGAAAGTTGTGGAAAATCTTGAAGTCATCCAACAAATTAAGGAAGAGGCACCAGTCAAAGAAGAGAAGAAGGCAGAACCGCCCGTTCAACAAGTGAAAAAGGAGGAGGAAGAGGTAGTCGCTCCAGTCGAAGAGGAGAAGAAGGAAGAGGAGAAGAAGGAAGAACAGAAGATGTCGGATCAGACATTGAAGGAGTGCATGGAGATTGAGGCAACTATTGCAAAGGTATCTGTACCTGATTTAAAAATCAAAATCCCATTGGATGATGAGATTGCAGAGAATATAACAGTGATTCGTGCTCCTGAATTTCGTAATCAATTTAATTCAGAATCTCATGCCATAAAAAAGTTTAATAAGAAGCATCGCCGACATTAAACCATATCTTATCCAAACGTATTTTCAGATGCATAGCTTAATCGAAGAACACCATCCTCTCCTTTATGTTTGATGTATAATTCTCCAATAGTTGAACCAATCATTGGTAATGTATTTTCAATAAAAATGAAAACAGCCTGATCTGGTTTAAGAAGAAGCCATTTACGTATCATTAGTAAAAATTCGCCCATTTTATATTGTAACGGCACTAAAAATTTGCGCTTTCGCATTTCAGGTAAAGAGTCACGTGCATAGATTGATTTTGTAACAAACACGGGTACCTTATCAGGATGTTTTGAGCGAATCCGTTCTAATTCTCCTTCTCGTAGCTGAAGATCACTCATCTACTAGAGCGAATATTTTATAAGAACATAAACAAAACTCAAGCAAATAGTATTAATAATGTTTCTACTTGATACGCGTGAATCGGAGCTTATCCAACGAATTCCAGATGCCATTGTAAAACAGCTACCTGTTGGCGACATCTGGATCGGAACAAATGACCAAGGAATTCTAGAGGGAGGTCTTATTATTGAACGAAAATCCATTCGTGATCTAGAGGCATCAATCCTTGATGGTCGCTACAAAGAACAGCGTGGCAGAATTCTATCCCTTTGCCAAGAGAACAAATCACAACCCATGTATATTTTAGAGGGTTCATTGGCTTCTGGATCAGGACGGCTTCAAAAAAAGGCGCTGATGAAATTCATTCATCGCCTTATTTTTCATTATCAGATTCCTGTCATGCAGACACAATCGATTCAAGAAACAGCAGAACTCGTTCAAACATTGATTGAACAATGGAAAGATGATCCTGCCTCTCTACAACGAACGACTGAACTGGTTAAAGTAACAGATGGCATTCATATTCAAAAGAAAGTGAATGCGTCTGATCCGACACAATTTGCCATTGCCTGCTTGGCACAATGTCCAGGTGTATCCGTCAAAATGGCAGAGCAGCTTGTTCAAACCTTTGGTACATTTCAGGGAATCTTGAATGCATCTTCTGCAGAGTTGGAAGCAGTGAAAGTGGGAGCAAGAAAGCTAGGACCAGTTGTTTCGAAGCGATTACACGAGTTACTTCATACATAGATTACTCGCCTAAATAATGTTTCATCAAAATTACTTCCTTATGCTGAGCTTTAATAATTTCATCTAGTAAATGTTGAATGCTATTTGTATGTGTCTCTAGTTTTTTACTCATATGAATTGCCATAGAGTGATGAGGAATCATTCCACGCAAATATTGAATCTCCGTCACAAAAGCCTGAGTACGAATCAAGTAGAAGAAGAGTCCTGCAAGAAGAAGACCAAAGAAGACCTTTCCTGGATGAAGCATCAAGAGACCCATAAAAAAGAACATCCAACCTGTCATAAGACCTACCATATACAAATCATTCAGACTGAAATAGACATCCTCCCATTTCTGTGCCCAAACATTCATCGTAGAGGCAAAGCCAGCTAAGAAGCAGACTAAAAGCATCATTACATTTTGATCCATTTTACTCTAGCATCACATTTAAATTACCTTCTGAATAGTGATGAACCAAGAAAGATCCTAATCCAAATACAGTATCCACAAGTAACACGATATAGGCCATACGATTTCCTGATATTGCTAAATAAGCAAAAAATGACCATAAGAGCATATGGATGGGACGAAGATTCTTCCACCAAATGGTATCACCAAATACTTCTAAGCCTGTGTCACGCTTGCCTATAAAAAATATGTAGAACCATGCAGCGACTGGAAATAATGCCATGACTCCCATGATACATAGGAGCCAACCGGGTGCAAAATAGCTAGTGATGGTAAAAACAGATCGGGATCCAATGCATCCAAATAAAAATAGATAAAAGCGAATCTTGAGGATATTCATTCTAGCTAATTAAAGTAAATTATTAGGTTCGTCTTCTAACATTCTTCTCCATTTCTTTCCCTTTGTACTCGTATAGGATACAGCCGATGGAACAACCTCCTCTTTTGAATAGAAATACAGTAGTATTCTTCTTCTAGGATTAACAGGAATGCGTTCAGGATGTGCTAAGGCCGCTTTGGAGATTGTCGTTTGAAGTGTAACAAGTAACATACATTTTTCTTTTTCAGTTTCTGTAAATCGTCCTTCCCAGTCATCTACCAAGTGTACCATTCTAGAATGAAGTTGAAAAGCGTGGAGTCCCTTAAAGACATAAATTGGTACTTCTGGATATCTCTCAGTAGGGCCTGTTACCGTATGATTATCAATTATGCGTCGATCTTTTGCAGTTAGCATCTAATTAAATAAATAATTCTATCGATTAAAATAATCCATGGTAGACTTTGGCTGTACCACGGTATTTTGAGGATTGGAGAGATTCTGCAAGAAAGAGGTGGGAGGAATGTAATCGGCAGCAGAAGGTGGCGGAGGTCCAGCTGTCGGATTGGATAAGGGACGTTGTAGCACATTTTGAATGGCGGATGGTCGAGCCATGGGATAGGAACTACGTTGCATTTCGCCAGGTGTCTGAATCCGTACTTTGCGCTGGGACTTTCGACCAGCAATCAAACGACTGGCTTCTTTCTCTCTACGATCTGCCTCTGCTTGGGTTTTCTCGGCGGATTCTAACATGGCTGCCATGATCGGAGATTGCTCTACCAGATAGGATTTCTCATGATGAAGCCATGAGATATAAACCATATTTGGTGGTGTATAACGAACCTCATATCCAGCATGACGAAGTTGATAGACTAAATAGGTAACACAATCCTCCAAGTCAATCTTAGGTAGACCCAAGATAAATGGGGGAACCGTATACAATAGATAGCATTGAGAATTAGGTAATTTTGAAATCACTCGGATACGATTATAGATTTGTTCCAGGATCTTATTATAGGCACGTAGACGGGAGGCATCTTTTGATTTTCGTTTGTCGTAGAGATCCGCAGGATTTAATTGAGGCGTCTGCTCCATTGCTGTTTATAGAGAGCAATTCTATGACGTAGAATCCACACGCTTCTTTTTCTTCGTTTTTGAAATAGCTAAGCGGAGAGCTCGGCGAATTCCCTTCTCAAAAAACGAATGACCTGCATCCTCAATTACCTTCATGGTTGCATGAGGTAAAGCCTTTTTTAGTTCATAGGCACCCTCAACGGGACAAACAGAGTCATGACGTCCATGTACAATCGTAATCGGTATGTTTCGTAAACGACTAGCATTCTTGATAATTTGTCCTTCTACAATCCACCCATCATGAACAAAATAATGATTTTCTAACAAAGCAAGGGCAAGTGCTCCCTTCTTTGTTGTATCATCTTTGACAGGGAGGATTTGTGAAAGACGATCTTCCCATCCCCACCAGGCATCTGCGTAGCGTTGTTTATCAGAACTCTGTAGTTTTTTATGATAATAATCCATGATCTCTCTCCATCCTTTATGATGTAGACGTGGTGGTAATACGGCAATAAACTTTGCCCATTCATCGGGAAACAGACAGGATGCACCCCCTTCTTGATAGAGCCACTCTTGTGAGGCTTCATTCAATAAGCAAACACCTCTTAATAGAAGACCTGTTACACGAGAGGGATGGGTTTCTGCATATACGAGACCTAATGTGGTACCCCATGATCCGCCGCTGACAAACCATTTATCAAATCCAAAATGGATGCGAAGGGCTTCGATATCTTCCACGAGATCCCATGTGGTATTGTGTTCTAGGCAGCCAAAGGGTTTGGACTTACCGCATCCACGTTGATCAAACATAACGACACACCATTGTTTCAAATTGTAACTAGATAGATATTTTCGATTCATTCCACCACCGGGTCCACCGTGTAAGATAATGGCAGGACGGCCATGACCATGCATTTCATAATAGACAGAATGACCACCGCTTACAGGCAACCATCCCGATCGCATGTCTACCAAATGCGTACAAAAAGGATTGGCTCCCTATCTTCTTAGAGTAGGGTGATCCCGTACCGCATGTATTTATCAGGTGGCGGGATCTGTGCTATGGCACATGTGGGTGCATTAGTAGAGTTATCAAAATATACACCATTGCATGCAGTAAAAGAATGGATGGGTGTATCGGCAGGATCTTTTGTAGCGATGTGTATTTGTATTGGTTTTACCTTAGAAGAGCTAACAGAAATATCGGTACGATTTGATTTTACAAATATTAAAGAGGTGGATTCGATTCCAGGATGGATTCTACATTTTGGACTCGATACAGGGGAACGACTACATCGTATGATTGAAGCATGTCTTCATGTCAAGGGATTGTCTTCTGATTTTACGTTTCAACAATGTTTTGAACAATTTGGCCTTTCTCTTCGTGTCATTGCAACGGATTTAAATGATGCTGTCACCAAAATCTTTAGCCCATATGATACTCCTGATTATTGTCTAGTGGATGCGGTTCATGCCTCCATGTCTGCCCCTTATTATTTTCAGCCCTTTCTATGTCCTGTGACTGGTCACTATTTGATAGATGGAGCAGTAATTAGTAATTATCCCTTGTTTGTTGTACCCAAGGAGGAACATACCAGAACGCTCAGTATTTTGATTCGAACTTCGGTGGAAAAAGTGGAGGAATTAATGGATCTCGAGATGGATGAACTGATTACACGTCCTATGAATATAGCATTACGAGAAAAAGTAAATATTGAAACTAAATTTTATGATGCACATTGCATCCAGATTCAACTGGGTGAAATTAACATTTTAGATTTTTCCTTTGATGAAGAGACAAAAAACAGGATCATTGAGAAAGGAAGGGATGCGGTGTTAGCATATGTAGAACAGGAACGGCCGAAGAAGCGCCGAAATTCCATTTAGAGTTTGGATGAAAATTTTGTCAAATACATACAAAAGGAAATAACAAGATCATTTCCTTTGGTATGATAGACAATTATTTTTGTATCGGGTTTTGCAACAATCACGCTATCAGGTTTGATTCGTATTTCACGTAGAAATCCATCTTTTTTTTCATAGTACACCATTTTTTCATTATTATTATTTTTAATCTTCGCAATGATATCACATTGTGGCGGAAAGGTGATATGAACGGTGCCATGATCCGGAAAATAGGAGATGTATTCGGAATAATCGGTAATATGCTGTAGATCAATTGTTTGTTGATAGACAATTCGTGTTTGTGGTATCGAATAAAGTGTTTTAAGAGCTTTTGATAGTGTAGTAATCAAGGGATCATAATGTAATGTCATTATCTTATTTATATAGATCGGGGGATTTCAAATTCATAAAATATACGTCGAGCATGGTTCTCGGATGGCTCGCTTTACCAAAATCTTATCTAAAATATCGGATAGTGGCATGTGAAAGGCACGCATGAGAAATGCAATCATTACCCCTGTACTTTTCTCCCTTCCATCATAGCAATGAAAGAGGAACTTTTTACTTTTGTGCATTTTCCATTCTTTTCGAACTTGACGAATTAATTCTGGTACCAGATCCACTTGTGTCGCTGGATCAGAGAGACCCACCGTGTAAATAACCTTGCCCTGATGCACCGTTCGTTCAATTTGACCCTCTTCCGTAGGATGATATGGATAATTGACATTAATGATGAAATCAAAGGGTTGATAGGATGTTGTCCAGTCACCAATAGCAATGGTGGGAAGAATCCAATCAAATGATTTTTTACTGTGAAACTGTCCAAGGAGTTCAAACATCGGAAAATGTTGTTTGATGATGTTTGCAGAGGGACAGATTGACATATTACAAGTATATGATTAACTGGGTTTAAATCAAGGTATTAATAATTGCTGTTTAAGAAATTTAGCACACCATCGTGTGTGCGTTCACCCGGATACTCCGTCTGATTGGCGCCATCTACAACCAAAATGGTGGGAAAACCTTTGATGGTGTATTTCTTAAGCTCTTCCTTGTCTCGATCTGCATCAAGGATCTGAACAGGAACCTTGCTTCCATCCTTCAAGGTCATAGGGGCGGCTGCCATTTTCTCAAATTCAGGGGCTGCCTTCTTGCAATGTCCGCACCAATCGGCCTTGCATACAACAACCTTCTTGGAAGAATCCTCAAATCCCTCATATTGACGACCTTCCATACGAAGAAGAAGCAGTAAAAGAATTAAGATTGCAATAAAAAGAATAATTGGGCGCATGTCTCTATCCTAGATAGCACATTTTATTCAATCTAAACCTATTTCGCATAGATTCTATAAGATGTTTCACTGGAGCCCATCGAATCATACCGTAGAAACGTGGATACCGCGTGGAGGATGGAATGCGATTTTTTCGGAGAAGAATAAACTACAAGGGGTCAATCTCTTTTTCTTTTTGAAGAAGAAGGGATATACCGACACAGTAGCCAATACATTAATGCACATGTATTTATTTAAACATAAATATGAACATTTACAATATTCGAAAGAACAGGAAAATATGTTAAAGGATGCATTGAAGGGTTAATAATTTAATATAAGTAGCAAATCATTTGGATTATATTTAATAACAGGATAATTTCCTCCTTGACATCGTTGAACAATACGTTTTAAGATTTGTAGCTGAGATGAATTGCATGCATTTTCTTCAGGTAATAATTTAATGATTTCAATCATTCTAAAAATAACATGGGTAACAGGATCACTCATATTAATGGTTGGATAGTGTATTGCAAATAACTGATCCATCTGTGTTCGTAACACATCATGCCTTTGTTTTTTGTACATTTGAAGCCGTTTTGTATTCTGACCCAAATTCTGTATAATACGTGCAGGAATTGTACTATATATTTCATTTCCGATTATCAGATTTATAAAATCATTAAATGGCATAAGTGAGATATCGATGTTATGTTTAAGATGAGAACTATTCCATGCGGTATTGAATCCTTTTCGCTGATACCATGATTGTCCTGATTGTAGAATTTCAAGCATAGCGAGGCTGACACCACATTTTTGATTACTATATGCAGAGGATGGGAAATAAATAGTACTTGCATCATCTAAGGTAACGTATCTCAATCTAAGATTACGTGCAATTTGTATAAAACGATCTAGTATTTGTGTTCCAGTAATGGGATCACATGAAGTTAGAAGTTCAACGTGCAGTTCATTATCCTCTAATTTAATAATAGCATGCGGATACCACTTATTTACATGCATTCCCTCCTCTGGACATCCTCTAATCTTAATACTTATTTCACTATAATCAGACCATTTTTCATAGTCTATTTCGAATCGTTCAGGATTAATTTCAGGAAAAAGTTGGATGACTATGGTTCGGATCGTGTCTAATAGTCCATTATTACGAATGCCTTTTCTCCGTTTTCTACTACGATTGTTATTACTACGATTGTTATTACTATTATTTCTATTATTATTATTATTACTACTATTATTATTATTACTATTATTATTTCGATTACTATTACGATTTTTCCTGCTTTTATTCAGGTTGTTCTTGTTCCTCGATGATGGCTCTGCTGCAGACATTCTTTATAAGGGTGAGAAATTATTCACTTGGTAGTAACATAAGTCCAAACATAGTTATGAAAAATAAGAAGGTAGAAATGAAAATGCCTGAGACCGTAAGTGCTCCACCTGAGGTGACAAATGGAGTAACTCCTCCGAAAATGCGCTGGAAAATAAGCGATGTCTCAGGATTAGCAAATAAGAAAAATACGAGTGCACTATAAAAGCTGTATTTCGCTTTTAGTAATACACGGTTGAAACTAAAGGATGGCTTCTCGGGCTTTTCATTGTCGGATCCCATTCTACTTAGGCATATGTTCTTTGAATGCAATTAAAATACTCAATGCAAGTTCGGCATTATTGTAAATCACATATGGTTTTTGTTTGACCATCTGTTCAAAATAGAGCGTCATCTTTTTTGCATCATTAAAATAATTAGCAGGCGTGGTTCCTGTGAATCCTGATTGACCTGGGTTGACCGTACGATAGTCAATTTCATAGTTCTTCATGGGAATGTTTTTCGAACTACTATTTACTTCCGCCCCTAGAAGCCCCGCACTTTCTGCGGATGTACAAACAATGTAGAGATCCTCTTTCTTAAAGAGTCCCTTCATTGAATCATAGACTGCCTTTTTATCCTCTTCAACAATATCCTTACCATGATTGTGAATAAATTCAGGATATTCTGGGGGAAATGTAAAATTGGTACCCATGACGAAAAATTGCAGATAAGGTAGCAAATGGGGATCTTTGTAGGATGGATCTCGCGTATCGGTGAGCAATGACGACAGACGAACGTTAGGTAAGCTAAACAGTTGTTGCTGGAATTGTTTTTTCATGGTATCATCTTCCATTGTTCCAACATGAATTGCAGTACGATTAAGGCGTGTCTTAATAAATCCAAGAAGATCACCAGGCACATTGCGAATACGATAAATACCATACTGATAGGCTCCCTCTTTTGATACTGTTTTCTGAAGTTGAATACAGAGATGAAGCAAAATAATGGGGTGAGTAATATTAATGGATTCATCCTTCTTTAATGTAACATCCTTCTCTAACATCGTATAAATAGGGTCGTACATGATACGAAAATGATCAAATAAGGGTGTCATGGCACTATACATGGATTTTCGGAGTTGTATAAAATCAGAGGTTAACCCTGATCCACCCTGTTGAGTGGAAGGAACAATCGTAACCTTCTTAGAAAGAGGTGGAAAGGGATTTTTCATGATCCATTTATCTGCTTTTGCAATGGCTTGTTCACCCAAATTATCAGGGTCGGCACTTTGCAAAATTCGCTTCGTTTGAAGCAGTTGTAAGAGCTTAGGAACCATTAATTTTGTCTTTTCATCCGATGTTTCTTCTTCTACTTCCATTACCATTTTCTTGGCCTCTTCCAGTGCATTAGGAAGTGTTTCTTTCTGAGCCATTTCATTCAAACGGATCTTCTTAAAATAATTAAATGAATTGTTGCTTACTGTTCCATCTGATTCTTTGATGCTCTTTACTAAATCACCAACTGACATCATCTCTAATTTTTTAACCATGGCTGCCCAATCACATTCAATATCCTTTGGTACTTTATCAGGATGAAATAAATACCATGTCATTTCAAGAACCAACTGAAAGATTTTATCGCGATCGGTCGAAAGATCAACAAGTGCTTCTTTGTCTTTCTTGCATTCTTCGGATATGGTATTGGCGACCATTTCTGCATCACCAATATCAAGTAAGATCTTCTGAATATTTGCATAAATTCGCTGAAGTTTCTGCTTATTGAGTTGACTACTGGTGAAATTCTTATTTTGTTTTAATTGGCCAAGGCGTTTCTTTAAAATGGTAACTAATTTTGCCTTGTCTTTCTTTCCATCATCTCCATGAAATTCAATTCCCGCCGTTTCTCCCATTCGTAAGTATAGATATTGTCGAAGAATACGCTCTGTCTCACGATCATTACCAAATGTTTTGATAAAATCATGATAATTATTGTATCCCAAATTTAAATGTCGGTTTCCCATGTGATAACGATCGCCACCTACGTCGACTACCATGGGTAGATTGGGAAGAGGTTCTTGGCTATGACTCAATAGATTTAACTCGTTGTTAGAAACATTCATTGTACCTATCTTCTGATTCGGATTTTATTATCAAATTAAAACACTTTATAAAATTGACAAGGCGAATCATATAAAGACAAATCACCAATTCTATTATCATGCACGCCTATCCTGCCGAAAATTCTAAAATCTTCAATCCATGGAACGCAAAGAATCGGGAGATCACTCCATCTGATGCTCTTCCGATTCTGAGACGATATGGCTGGAAGGGTCGTTTCAATAACTTCAATCTCTTTGCCCAAGCGTGTTGTCATAAATCCTATGTGGATCGTCCTGAACTATGGCAGGATCAGATGGAACACGGAGAGGAGATTATCATTGCTCCACGTCCCGATGATTGTCTTCCATTAAAAAAGTGCGACAATGAAGAGTTAGAATATCTGGGTGATCGTGTACTTGGCTTGGTCATTGCCTCTTATGTTACCAAGCGCTATCCAGGTCAGGGTGAGGGTTTCCTAACCCGTATTCTTTCCCGTATCGTAAATAATAAACAACTGGGAAAGCTGGCAAAACAGGTCGGCATGGGACCATGGATCATTCTTAGCCGTCATATGGAAGAGGTCTGCGATGGCAGAAACAATCTACGTGTTCTTGGTTCCATGTTTGAAGCCTGGTTTGGAGCCTTGTATTTACAAGAAGAGGATTGTGGTAGGGGTCTGCAGCAATGCAATGACTTCTTGGTGCGAATTATTGAAAAACATATTGACTTTGTGCAGATTATCATTGAGGACACGAACTACAAGGATCAGCTGCTTCGCAAGTTCCAGGCGCTCTATCATACCCCGCCCCGTTATAAGGAAATCGCGATTGTGGGACCTCCTCATGATCGAATCTTTACCATGGGCGTCCTTGATCCCGATGACCATATTCTTACTACCGCAACTGCGCGAAATAAGAAGGTGGCAGAACAGGAGGCCTCACGTGCTGCATTGGAGCTTCTAGATCCAACCTTAAAAGACGATGAGACACGATTGATTGGAAAACTTCAGAAGTAACTATAAGCCTCCATCTTTATTTTTTATGGTATAATAGAATGGACGCCAGCAAGATTACTGAGCTTCTACAAAAGCAAAATACACGTTATATTAATCGCAGTCAAACAGTGGATTCAAGCACAATGATTTGGATGAATCAGATTCGATCTTCCAAATACATCAAAGGAGTGGCTACATGCACGGGTCTACAAAATACGAATGTTCCGACGCAACCCGCTTGCTCATTAGGTAATGGAATCAATACATATGGTGGACAAGGAAAACAGATGACACTCATTACGGGATCCTCTCAACAGTATCCAAGTGTGTTGGCAGGTGCTGATGGAAGTGCTTCTCGAATTTATTCAGTAGATACGATTCTCTTACAGAAGGCTGGTCGTAATTTTTGTGCAGGAACCATTGTCCCACAGGATTCGTATACTGTGCTACCCGCATGTGATTGTACAAATACAAATGGACCCGATGCAAATAATCCAACTGTTACAGGCAATGGAAAACTAACAGGTAATCCAAATGATTTGACAGTGAATAATCAAAGCAACCCATATTTGCCACCATTTGATACATATTATCGTTTCAAGAATAAGCTGGTATCACAACCAGTGCAAGATCAGAATCAGAAACATTTTGTAAAACAGTGTCATACTCGTTTTCCTGATGCGAACAATGGAATCAATGTACTATGTACGGACTGCCAGTCATTAGGTTATAAAACATGTGATGGATGCATTCTTGAACAATAATCTCATTTAGTCACATAGAATGTGTTATGATGAGAATATAGTTTCTTATTAGAGTGTAGAGATGGCAGAACAACCCAAACCAAAAGAGGCAAAAGCCTTAGAGTCGGCAAAAGCCTTAGAACCTGTGAAGCGTCGAGGTGTGCAAGCCAAACGTAGTAGTGTAGCACAAATTGCACCCGCATCTGTTCTTGCCGAAGTAGCCAAACCTGTTCCAACTAGTCAATTGGTACCTAGTGGACAATCCTTTAAAGGTATTCCAGAAGCTGCCAAAAAAGAACCCAAAAAAGCGAATCCACTGATTCAGCCAGGAATTGTTTCCCTCCCTCAACAGCCTCTTGCTGGACAGTCATTGCCCAAACCATCTATTTCTCGTAAGAAGAAGCCATTAGCACATGCGAAAGCCACCGCTAATTACCGTCCTCGGCATGAAGTGATGGATCCTGATTTGGATACACTATTAGAGGATTCTGATCCAATTCTCAAAGAATACTACGAGAAACAAAATGAAATTCAATCAGCCAATCCATATGTTACCGATACAGAAATCTACATACCTCAGTCACGCAAGGGGTTTTATCGATTTATTCAGGATAACTATCAAGAGTTTGAGCTTCAATCACAAATGAAAGGCGACATTGATGAAGATGCCTGCGCTAAGCTGGGCGCTAGCACAGGAGCCGCTGTTGAGGCCTTCTTATATCAAAAGTTTATTCGTGAATACATTCGAAATGCCGCTCCCTATCGTGGTGTTCTTGTATATCATGGTCTTGGTTCAGGTAAGACATGTAGTGCCATTGCTGCTGCAGAAGCCATCTATGGTACTTCAAACAAGAAGATCATTGTCATGACACCTGCATCATTGCGTGGTAATTTTATGTCCGAGGTATCCTTTTGTGGATTTCGTCATTTTAATGTGCACAATCATTGGATTTATATTCCAATAGAGAAAGATAGCATTGAATACATTTATGCCTATTCTATTTTGTCCTTATCAGAGACATTTTTGAAGCGTGTTCTGGGACGAGAGGACGCACGTCGTGGTATCTGGATTCCTGATTTTACACAAGAGGAGAATTATAATGACCTAGAACAACAAGAGCGTGATGATATTCGAGAGCAGCTTACACAAATGATCGATTCGCGTATTACCTTTATTAGTTATAATGGTATTTCTGCTGCAAAATTAAAAGAATATGCCTGTCAAAAGGATGCAGAGGGGCATCGCTTTTTTGATAACAAGGTGATTGTAGTGGATGAAATTCATAATTTGACACGTTTGATGCAGGGTAACATTTTGCCTTATATTATGAAGCGCAAGGGTCGTGCTCGTAAGATTCCACCTGAACCGATTATTCCTGGTAAATGGGAGCCGACACTTTGCGGACGTGAGGAGAATTACAAGCGTGCTTATTTATTTTATCGACTGTTATCCGATGCACGCAATTCCAAAATCATTGGCTTATCGGGCACACCTCTTATTAATTTTCCAGAAGAGCTTGGCATTTTAGCAAATTTATTGGCAGGATATACAGAATGTGCCGAGCTTATTTTACGATCAGTAGACAAAAATGTAATGGATCAATGTAAGGAAATTGTAGAAGCAGAACCACGCGTTGATATTTTACGATTCAAGACATTAAATCAGCAAATGTCAGTTCTTATTTCTGTATTTAATGAGGGATATGAACGTGTGATGAACGATACAGATGAATTTATTGGTGTTCGATATAATGCAGAAGCACAAGATGGTATTCGAGAAGTATATGGGCGAATTAAGATGAAATTACAGGCAGCGGGGTTGCCTATTGGAGAAGAGACCTATGTTTCCTATCCACGCTTGCCGATTGATGATGAAACATTTGAGCAGGAATTTATTGATGGAGATTTAACTATTAAAAATAAGGTTGTGATGCAAAAGCGTCTTACTGGTCTTATTTCTTATTACAGAGGGTCAAAGGAGGAATATATGCCCCGTGTGGTAAAAGATGAAGTCGTAAAATGTGAATTGAGTGAATATGCGCTTCCATTATATATTAAGATTAGAAAGGGAGAAATTGAGGGTGAAATTGGAAAGGAGAAGGAGCCTGGTGATATCTTTGCTCTCGTGGAGGTCTTTGCCAAGATGAAAAACCCATCTAGTTATCGATTTCGCAGTCGTGCGGTGTGCAACTTTGCCTTTCCCACATCAATTGGTCGTCCTTTTCCAAATTCGAAAGAAGTAGATGAAGAAGTTGCACCGATCAAAGAAGATATTGCAGTTAGCGAACAAGTTGGAGAAGAAGAAATAACGGAAAAGGAACAGGCAGAACTGGAGAGATTATTAGCAGAAGAAGAGGAAGCTGCTGAAAATGTTATTTCAGAAGTGAATGAGGGAGAAGTGAAAGAGGAACTAGAAGATCAAGAAGATCAAGAAGATCAAGAAGATAATTTGTTAAAGGAATTTGATCTTGATCAGCTGGCAGAAATGGTAGAAAACTCAAAAGAGGATCCTGAAATGATGAGTATACTACGTGATGAATATGAGCGAAGAAAGTTACCCTTTCTTAATGACCCTATATCCAATTCCAATGTATCCTATTTGAAAGAACTACGTACACTTGATCCCGCAGATTTATCAGAATTATTAGCAGAAGAAACAGATGAAAAAGTTCAAGCATTAATGAAGTTTGTTATTGCGGAAAAGAGCCAGAAAGGCGGAAGTGAAGAGGATGAAATTCGAGAGATGTTACGTGAATTTACAAATGCGGAGTTGATTGAAGGATGGGAAGGTAATGACGGTATTCTGCGTCCACTGATTGAAGAGATTATGAAAGAGAAAGGTGTTGCCGTTCCTGGTTCAGATTCTGCTGCTAGTCCAGCAGTCATTGAAAATAATGCTGCAATTTTTGAGCAAATCAAGGATGAATTACGTAAACTTAGCCGAGAGGATTTACTGAGTGCATGGGAAACATCAGATGATGACATGAGACCATTGATTCAAGAGATTATGAAAGAGAAAGGCATTTCTATCCCTAAAGCGGTATTACCATACAAAGATCGAATTATTCGAGCCATGAAGAAATTAAATGAGAAACGCAATATATTTATGCGTCTTGGTAAATATCCAGGCGAATCCAATCGTCTTGGTCAATTCTCTACGAAGTTAGATGCCATTCTGCGTCGCATTCAGGCTTCAAAAGGTAGCAATCTTGTCTATTCACAATTCAAAACGGTTGAAGGAATGGGTGTGCTTGGTATTGCACTTAAGGCCAATGGATATGCAGAGATTCGAATTGATGGCACGGATCTAAATCCACGTTTCTCAGATGAAACCATATTATCCTTTCTTGAAAATCCACAGCAAAAGCGTTTCATTCTTTTTACTGGAGAGGGATCACGTGAGCGAAGAACTCTGATTCTCAATATTTTTAACGGTAATTTTGATAAGTTGCCTGAAGAGATGCGTGAAGTATTAGAATCACAGTTTGCTGAGAATCGAAATACCAGAGGAGAGATCTGCTGGGTCATTGGAATTACAGGTGCAGGTGCAGAAGGTATTTCACTCAAGTGCTGCCGCGCGGTTCATATTATGGAGCCCTACTGGAATAATGTTCGTCTAGATCAGGTGAAGGGTCGTGCTATTCGTATTTGTTCACATAAGGATTTGCCATTTAAGGAGCGTGATGTCGAGATTTATACCTATTATTCGGTCTTCTCAGATGATCAAAAGAAGACACTAGATATGACTCTTCGTACCACAGATAATTCGGAAACTTCAGATGAGAAAGTATTTAAGGTGGGTCTTCGAAAAGATAAAGTGAATCAAGAGCTTCTTACTATGATGAAAGAGAGTGCAGTAGATTGTGAATTGAATGAGGCGGATAATGATGGTGTTCAATGCTTGGTTATTGATGGAAAACCAGATCAGTACTTATTTGATCCAGATTTGCAGGTGGATAAGTTATTAACCAGCATGGAACTCAAAGAAGAGAAAAAGAAACCGGTTCAATCATCTGTTGCATTTTCTAGTGTAGCAGCTCCGCCACCCTCAGCAAAGAAGACATCTGTGCCTGTGATGGAATGGGGACAAGAGCGATATCTTCTTTCACCCAAAGATGGATCGGGTGGTTTAATCATGAACATTTATCATTTTGAAGACAAAAAGCTTCGTATTCCGATTGGCACCATTGCAGTTAATCCTCTTACACGAGATTTAAGAGGATCCGCGCCAGTTTTTAAGTAATCTATTAGATTTATGTTATAAATACATGTAGAATACGTTAATATTTATCAGGATATTCATTTGGATACTGAGTATAGATCCAATCGTTCAAGCAATCACGGTAGAGGTCATTATTTGATGCAGTATGATCAAAGAAATGAATCCAGGCAAGATCAAAATTAAATGCACTTGAGGCATAGGCGGATGGCCAATCTCCGCGATCATGAAAGCCTTGTTGGCCGATCATGACAGTGCAGTGTTCGCCAGGTTGTCCTGGTGCGGGTGACCAGGATCCATTTTTGGAATAGAGAGGGCGTCCTTCATTTACTGTACGATTTCCATATTTACCAGAGGTTCCCTGACTGCTAAGCATAGCATCCATATCAATCATTGTAAAATCAATTGAACTTCCATTATTATTGAAAATATACAAGTACCATTTATTGATTTGGAATGGACCACCAAAGTCCATGCCTCCTTGGCCAATATTGGATTCAAGTCCAATATGAAAGGTACTTCCATTCTTAGGTATAGCAACAATTGATAAAAATTTACCGGGTCCCATGGATAATTTAATAAGGGTTTCTTTTACAGGCATGGTAACGGCACGCATTGCAACTGTCATTGTTTTCCAGCTCTGAAAGCAGACATTATACATATCGATACGTGAATTAAGATTATTCAAACGAACAAATGGTATTTTTCCAGGAACTGATACCAATTCATCGGTTCTTGCATGAGAGTCAATACCAACCAATCCAAGAAATCGACTAAATAGATTTGGATTACGCAATTCATACAATCCAGTTCCCCAATGATTGCCATAATTCAAAAAAGGAGCATTACGCTCACAAGTAAGAGAAAGATGAGGATAAGAGAAATCGGCAGCTCCTTGACAGTTTATTCCATTAAACTGAAATGCACTCCAACCGCCGCCCGCATCTTCATAGTAGAGACGGGTAATATTGGGTGTACTTGTCTTGAATTTGGTGCATTGATTAGATTGATACCAGGTAGGTCCTTGATATCCCATATTGCTAAACCATCCCTCACTATCATGGGTGCGTTCACTTGGATTAAAGATTTGCCAGTCTTGACCAACCGGTTGATTTACCATGATTGAAAATCCATCATCGATAAGAACTTTCCATTTTACGGAATAGTCGGTTTTGGCACGAATATCGGTCAATTGCATACAGGCTCCATACTGTCCTTGATCTGGTCTTCGATTACCAGATGGTCCATAATATTGAAAAAAATCTTTAACAATCTCTCGTTTTAAAAACCCATTGATTTGATTGACATTTCCTGGCTGCTGAATAAACCAAAACACTTCTACGCCTTGTGCATAAGGAGCTCGTTGAATTTGCATCTCAGGTACAATTCCCAGAACCTTGATCATCGCATTTCGCTGTGTATTGTAATCCACAAATCCATCCGCATTTCCCTTCATTTCACCAATTAGTTTTTGAAGATATTGTTTTACGCCACCCCATGTTCCCTGAGCATTGTAGACATTTGAGTTAGCAGCAGAGGGATACATAGAGCCAGCCGGCTGACCTCCCATTTTCAAGAAGAGACGCTGCAAGCAGTCCATTTCAAATGGTGCGGGGCTTCCATCTGATAATTCAATGCAATGATCATATCCACTAATCGCTCCGCGATTAAGGCAGAGGTCACGAGCGGAAGATCCTGCTGCCGTATTGGGATCTAACTTAGCATTGACTGCAAGTTTGCGAACCTCATTCAGCACCGCCGTAATTGTTCCTTTGCCTTGTGAGAGAAGATCCATATTTAGAGGAGGATTTACCGTACGATTGTACATTTTTACAGCATCGCTATCACGAATGTGAAACATATAGTCATTTGCGGGAGGGTTGCTATTGAGCGCGATAGCAAGAGTTCCATTGTTACTGCAGCCAGCGGATGTTACTTGACGATATAAGCATGCAGCGGATAAGCGGCCATCAACTGGATCGCAGGTGCGATCTACAATAGGTTGTGGGCCTGCAGCAGGTGGTGGTGGGGGCGGGCATTGACTCATATTTCGAGCAAGAGAAGAGGGTGTGCATCCTCCACGGGGATCATTGGGATATAATGGATTACCATGGCGATCAATCGGAATACCTTGATTTGTATCGGTACAATATCCACATGATCCTGCATAGGGGTCACTTTCAACATCATTACAATCTTTTAATGCCTTGCAGCGATCCATGAGAACTGTCTTCTTTGCCAATTGTAGGTCAAAGAACCATTTCTTATAGGATGGTGCATCAAATCCTGGAAGGGGACCTTTATTATTTCCAATCATTCCACGAGATAGAATGGGATAGGGGCTGCCTTGATTGGGCTGGGTATAGATCCAACCGCAGCCAATAGAGGTATTCGGATTTTGACTGGAAATGAGGTCATCAAGAGATGAAATTTCGCATTGACCTGCAAGATCGGCTAGAGTGGGATTGACTGGATTTCGAAAGATTTGATTGGGAACTTTAACAGGAGGATTTAAATAATCTTTTGATCCGCCATCTATGCTTTGAACGGCCACATCAAACCCAGGCAGACCGGAAGTAGCTGATGGAATAATATTAGGGAGACTATCAAAATAATTTTGCTGTTTGGCTACAAAATCGGCATGGGGGTTACCCTGAAAAGCTTCGGCTAGCTGACGAAACATCCTATTCTTGTCTTCGTTTGTATTTATTAGAAAAAATAAACGATTACGAATTTTAAAAAGATTTACTGATTTAACCAGCCACCTTGTCTCCATCCTGTTCCTGTCTTTTTACAGACACATGTTGACACGCCTGGTTGAAAGTTGAATGTTGAATAACAATCTCTGATACCAGGTCCTACATCTGCACATGCAGCACCATTCCAGTCATCAGGCAATTCATTGTTCCATGAACCACCACCTGCACCACTGCAGTAACGCTCACATGTAGTTGTTCCATTGTTACCATAGATGTTCTTCTTTTCGGGAGGAGTAGTCGTATCTTCATCTTTAATGATATACACATCATTTGCCCAGCCTCCACCTTTTCCTTGACCTCTGCATGCATTGGAACGTCCATACTTTTTGTATCCTGATTCATCGGGTGCGGTTGCGCACCATCCACCATCTTGTACACCAAATACTTTATGACCACGATCCTTGGCAACTTGATAGCATTTATTAATAGCATCCGAGCGAGCCTGATACCCGTCATTAATTCGAGGATCGGAACCATCTGCTTGTGGAATGGCGCGATTACCCGTATCTGCCCAACAGCCTGCATGAGTATAGCCAGGCGTAGGCTTGTCTCCATTCAAATCCGGATAGACACCTTTAGAAGGTGGAAAATAGGTATAGGTCTGATTGACGCTAATAATCGGTGCCGAGTTGTACACGGGTTTCATTTGACCATTTAGAATAATCAATGTCGTACCGAGAACACGTTCTAAGCAGCAATCATGACGATTGGTTAATACAACTTTATAGATGGGCGTCACAGCACCGAGATCTACCATCACCCATGGAACATCTCCACAACTGGTGTGAACAAAGGTATTACCGCCGCCATCTACAAAGTTTCGTTCAGGGAAGATACCACCCCAATAGCCTGCGCTAGAGCGTGACACATGTGTATTGGGTGTAACGATTCCTGTTGAATCATCTTGAGAGGTGTAGACTTGAACTTGTGCCAGATTCAAACATTCTACATGATTATACTGGAAACGGATATAACGTCCTTGAGTTAGGGCACTTCCACCGCAGCATTTTGCTAACCGTTCCCATCCGCTGGGGTCGCGCTTTGTACCCCAATCGGGCAAATAGTTTGCCACTTCGGTATGAGTTTTGCAGTATCGATTATCGCCACGATTTAAGGTAAGCCATTCATTATCGGCATCTCCTACTGCAATCCAGTTGTCTCCTGGAAATTCAGAGGTGAGTTCGGGATTGATTACTATGCGGCTGGCCATGTCACAAATTTCACTCGACTCGCAAAGACGTTGACCCTTGCTTTCACAGTATTGTTTCATATCTGCATAGCTCTTGGTAGGTTGTCCAGCGGGAACACGAACTTCAAAGTCATTCTTATTAGAAGTGGTGGGTTTCAAATTGACACCATAGGCTTGGCTAATAGCATCGGCACGTTCGGAATTCTTTTTCGAATTGTCATTAGCCAAGCGATTGATGGCATCATATTTTTGTTTGATTTCACCAATGCTTCCTGCATTTGCAACGGCAGCTTGACCAGATGGTGTCATAGGATCCATAGGTGCACCTGGATAGTTATAGGTAGTGGCATTGATAAAGTTCTCTTGATTTGTAAACCCTTCTTTTGATCCCAGTGCACTTGCCACTTGGCTGGCAGGAAGGGTGTAGGTTGCACCGACGTGTGATCCAATACCTTGGTTGCTATACAAGTAGGCAGCGCATGCTTGTGAAATGGGGGCATCTCCGCCAGGTCCATCGCATGGTGAATTGATGGGGATGCCTGTGGCATACATGGAGGCGCTGTTCCATTCGGGGATAGAGAGCATTTGTCCAGAAGAGTTCTTGCCTGTGAGTGCTTTTTGCATGATATCTGTAAGATTATCCACAATTGTATCAATATCGACAGCTTGTCCATTTGGTTTTTGAAGGGCATCTGCCTTTGCCTGTGTATCGGGATAGCCTGATCCATCGGGTGTACCACCAAGTGCAATCCAACGAGATTGGAGGCATTCCAATTTATAATTGCCTGGTGCGTTATTCTTGCCAAAGCAGGGATCAGATTCCAGAAAGGCTGCGGATTCGGCTTTTGTAATAATGGGGCCATTATCGCATGCAAGTGCATCCCCATCAAACATATTAATGAAGGAGAAGGGCATGAGACAGGATAGGTTGATATTGGTCTTACCCTTTCCTGGAACCATAGCAGAGCATCGGAATCCATTAAAATTTTTAGTACCTGTGATACGGGGTTTTGCACCAGTTTCTGTATCACTTTGAACAAGGTTACGAATATCAAGTTTAAATGTGCCACGAGCGGTAGGACCTTCAAGGAAGCCACATAGATAGTAGGGTGGCGGATTGGAACTGGGGACAACATTAATAACGAAGGTACTACCTTCTGTGTCTTCTGGAATAACAATCTTAGTTCCGCCACTCAGGGTTAATTCCGTTTGTTGTAAAGAAAGGGCAGATTTGGAGCTGGTTACAGTGACTTTTCCATTTCCAAAAAGATTAAGAGTAGAGGGAAGGCGGCCTGTCTTAGAACCTACACGGCTAAAGTTCTGAGAGGTATAGCATTGAGTGCAGTTGGGTGAATTAAAACTTTGTTTGGTATTGCAATCCACTTTCTCTTTCACCACAATGCAGCTATCTTTTGTGATACCAAATGTACCAGGTTTTGCAGTACCGAGGGTTGGACGATAGACCTTATAGGGGTCATATGGTGGTCCACCTGTTTCTTCCACGTTAGCTGCCATTTGAATCTGTTGTTCACGATTATCAGGAGAAATATATAATCCACCAACATGAGGCTTTCCTCCTGCATCAGTTCCTTCGATATCAAAACTCATACCACAATTATTGTTAACAAACTGGGGATCATCGAATGCAGCACATGTGTTAGGTGCTTTTTGGCAATAGGATGCCTGTCTTAACCCGTTTGGTAAATTCTCTGGAATTCTGACGTTATTGGGTTGAGCCAGGGTATGACCATCGGGACCAGGTGTTGTAGATAGACCATTGAGGGACTGTTTAATTGTATTGGAACTAACTGGATTAATATCAATGGATGGATCGGTTAAATTAAACATGTTAGTCATTTTGCTAAACTTCGTAGCAGATTCACTTGTTAACTTATCATGACCACCAACCGGGACATTATCGAAGCCCTCGTAAAAGGATTTACTGTATAAAAAAAGTACAGTAATTGCGATTATAAATAATAATATAATGTTAAAAAACATTATTATCTACTGGATAGAAAGAATAAAATGATTTGCATTACTCCTTAGTAATTATTATCGGGGCGAAGTTGAGGAAGAGAATCCATTTCGCGAGTAATAATACGAAAGACGAGATTGAGCTGTTTATTTAGGTTAATAAGACGACAGGGAGATTGAAGGCCGATTCCAAAAGCATTCAGTGTGGCTCCAAAGGTTGTACCAAAAGAGTTGAGAAGAACACTGCCTGTGGTTGGATCCTGGTAGGGTGCTTGAATCACGATAAAATTAGCATAACCTACATCATTAAATCCATCTTTTAGTGTTGTTGATGTATTGCTAAAGGCAGATGATACAATGATATGACCTTCTGGACGATTGATCCAATTGCAGAAGGCGCGAAGATTTTGGCCATAGGTTGGATCATTCAGAGCTGCATCTGAATAGTTATAACCACTAATTTGGATACGATCGCCTACACATGCCTCAAACTTGCTAAAATACTTCTGGGTATTAATATAAAAGTTGGCGGGATCACCTGATGCCGCAGGAACAAGTACATTATATTGATTTGCTGTAGCCAATTGAACATTAAAAGGAAAAGTTGTTCCATAGGTGCTACCTGATTGAGGTGCAATGATACCGCCGATATCGAAGGTATCTGGAGACGTACTTACGAGTTCACCATTGGGGCGGCGAAGATCAATGCTCATTTTTTGAAGGGTGGCGAGGGGTGTCGGGTAGTATTCTTTTTGGCATTTCATAAACTTTGGAATCATAGCTAAAAATCCGCGTGTCTGTGTACCCTGTGTACTATAATCAGAGATCCACTGTGCATCATATTGTAGAACACTAAAGCTGCGATCCAGAAAATTATCTGTGCCGTAATTATTGTTTTCGAGTTCAGCCACACGAAGAGAGATGTAGGGTAAATTGAGAATATTATCCTGATAGCCAGTAGTAGTACCTTGAATATTACGATTAACAGATACATGTAAGCCTTCACCAGGCATAATGGCTTTTATGAATTCGATGCGAACAATGTTTTTGAATTTCTGCTGGGCGGCGAGAGTGGGTCCAAAGCTCTGACCATTTGCAGCTGGATCGAAGTTCACAGTAAAATTATAGCGATTCTCCTTGCTATTACGGAGCCAGTCACGATCTGCTGAATAGATAAAGAGATTGTTCTCGACTTCGCGGTAGCTAATGACGGATTCCTCACGAATGATGTTGTTTTGTGGCAGATTGTTAATGATAGGGCTAGATAATGTTGGATTAATCGTAGTTGGATTACCGTTGGCTTGTCCTAGATCACGTGGGTTCATGCCATCAAAGGATCCTACTGCACCAACTAGCAGATCACGTCGATCGGGTAGAACCATCAGAGGCATATCGGACATAGGAGGACGAGGTGCCATATTTTGTGCACGTTGTACCAATGCCAGTTCAGTATTGCGATTCTGTTGATCTTGTTGGGAGCGGAAGATACTATCGGCTTGGACACGGTTTTGTAGACCGGCATCTGCCTTTGCTAGTTCCGAATTTTGGGAATGTAGCATTTCCATTTCTCTCTTTTTCTTGGCGAGCTCAAACAGTTCAGCCGCGGGTGGGCTGTCTTCCGTAAGTGAAATGCGAAAATCGGGAGTGGAGGATGGTAGAGCTTTAACTTCATTACGTTCTTGTGTAAGGCGTTCAAATCGCTGTGATGTTTCTTGAAAAAGATTGTTGTCCATTACATTTTTTACTGGATTCGCATTTTTGGTGACTTCTTTGCGTTGTAGGTACTGAGAAAAGTCTTTGGCACACGTACCCAGTACTTCTTTATTTAAAATGCTAAGGGGTTTTTCGCCTTGTTTCTCATAGACTTGAGTGCAATAGTGGTTGAGTGTCTTGTCGAGACGATCGAGTTGTTGATCGTTAAGAGGTGACCCATTGCGTGCTTCAAAATCTTGGATCAAGACGGTTTGGAGAGTACGATAGTTCCTTTCGCTAAAAAAGACTGCTCGTACAGGTTCTTGTTTAGAAGCCGGGCGATACATTACTACCATTACCGTATAATTCTTTTATGTGCTTTTTGCTACAAAATGAATTATATAGCGATTGTAGTAATTTTAGCTTTAAGAAAGAAGAAGAGTAATACTTCCGGATTTTGGCGTTAAGAAAGAAGAAGTGTAATATTTCCAGATTTTGGTTATTGTATTGATCATGACTTTTTATTCCTTCCAAGTTTTAATCATATTTCATTTAGAATTATATATCTAGTATCAATATAATGAGCAAACTTCAATATTTGGTAACGGCAGGGGTTAACAAATATCTAAACGTAAGAGTTTGGGAGAATTCCATCGATGATCATGATTACGCTACGGGACGGAGCAGATTGTTTAGCAACTCTCTATATTCGCGTATACTTGATGAGTATACAGATATGGTTGATGATGATGATACATATGACTACTATCACAAGTTTGAGAACTTGCCAGCTCGATTAAAGAAGCTACTCGAAAAACAAGGCTTAGAAGTAGTTGAATTTAAAGATGAAAATAAAGCTGTTGCGCCTGTAAATTCTATATCTATTCAAAACAAACCTGTAACTAATGGAAGATATATTACTTCCTATCGCATCACTGGTACATTTGGATTTAATGGTCAGGAACAAGAATATGGATCAGCTGTTCTTCATGTTATGGAAGGTGATCAGCACGGTCTTGGAAGGTTTTATTTTTTCGGAATTGAAACTACAAACAAAAATTCAACGAAATTGGATATAACGGCACAATATATGTGGAATATAATACAAATGTGGGGAAGTGATGATGAAATCATAGGTGGTAGCCGATCTAAAATGTCACGTCGTAAACGTACACGAAGCAAACGTACACAAAGCAAACGTACACGAAGAGTGCGTAAGACCCGACGTTCATCTCGTAAATAAAATATAACAACAGATTGCATCGGATATGATCATAAAATGTTCCTATCCGACAAAATAATTAACATGTCTTATTTTGCAAATAAGATCTTGCGCAAATTCAACATAAAATCATCCTTTACCGAATCTTTACAGAAGTCACGAAAGGAGATACCGTGCATCATGCAAATAATGAAATACATGCTAAACATTCCGCATTCTGAGTTTCCATATTGAAATCGTCGAGCATTAAATCCAAGTTCACATCCCGCAATTTGTAGTTTGAAAGAGCGCATTAACCGTGCGATCAATGGGGGTGTTTTATAGCCATAGGAATCAAAATATGAAATGAAGGGTTTATTCTTCTTTTTTAAGTCGATATATAGACCAACCCAGTGACTTCCTCCTTTGAAATGGGGATCCAAATTGAATATCATTCCAATGCCTCGTTTGCCCTTATTATATTCATCGGCTAGTTTCAAATTACATATTTCCTGATGTAAACACTTGGTTTCGCCTGTTTTAACATAGGGATCGGGAGCGGAGAAATCGATGGGGAAGACGCCAAGAAAGGTAAACCATGGGTAGGCTTCTTCGTATTGTTTCATGACATGCAGAATATTGAAATTGTCAAGCCACATATCGGGATCTTTTTCCCATGTCTTCGGCATTCTGGGACGAAGGTAATCTTTACGGAGTCTCTTTTTAACATCATCAGATATGGGTGCTTTATCGAGTAAGCAGTGTTCTTCTCCTGATTTGCAACCTACTGCCTGAAATACATCCTTTGTTTTCAAGGTACTGGCGATTTCTGAATAGGTAGAGGTGGGTAGACATTTTTTAGTGCCTTTTTGTTTTGGATGACATCGACTGAAATCCGATAAGGCTAATTTTCTCTTTCGAGTTCGACTCATCACTATCTATTAGGAAGATAATAAAAGAGGATAAAGATAGAAATGAGTGATCAGGAGTTTGACTTTACGACCTCTAATTTAATTCTTATGGTTGGTGGACAGATATTACTGTTACTTCTTGTATTATTTGTTATTCTTTTTGGTGCGCAGCCTGTTACATCTCCATTAACTGCTATTTTAAGTACAACTACGAAAGGTGGATTCTTTTGGAAAAATAGTTCATAATTAAAAACAAGTTTTATGATAGAATGGCATCTCCAGCAAATACGGTAGGTACGGCAGTTGTTGATATGACACCTACGTTTCTCTCAGGAATCTCAAAAGAAAAAGTGGGAGCGGTTTTATTTGGCATTGTTGCGATTGGATTATATGTCTGGTCATTTATTGATATGTCCAAATTTATTGGATCAAAAGATAGTTGGAATCAAATTAGTTCACAGGTTGGAAAAATTTGGGGATTAACACTTGCAGGATCATTTATCCTATTTATTGCAGCTCTACTTTATTTTGTTCAGGATGAAACCAAAACCATTTATTTTATCCTGGCACTCTCTTGCATTACTCTAGGATTATCCTATAGCGCTCTTGCCATTTCTGCGATTTCAAAATAGAATAAAATAAGGAAGCGTAGTAGAAATGGGATTAGAAAATGATAAATACATTGCTGGAATGGTTCTATTGGGGTTGATTGCAATCGGTTTATATGCATGGTCATTCGTTATGGTATCCAATAATATCGATAGCAAAGACGATTTAGATAAAATAAAACAAGCACTTCCGAAAATATGGGGATTAACCATTTCAGGATCCATCGCTATTTCCTTAGCATGCTTATTTTATTTCGTGTATGATTCCGATAAGGCAATGATTATTATGTTATTTTTATCCTGTCTTACATTTGGCTTGACTTATAGTGCATTATGTTTCTCTCTTCTATCTAAATTGGGTATTTCATAATAGACTGAGCAAAGCTCTGTGCATAAGACTGTGAGGTAGGTGGGTGTAAAATGATAGAAGATGATCCGAGTGTTTGTGGAGGAATGAGGGTAGATGCTGCAATAAACCATATCGATGGAATGGAGTGATGCAAGCGTAGTCGTAGTTCGTCTTTATTGATGATTTGCGAAATGCCTTGAATACGAATAACACAACGAATGACATCGCCCTTCTTTAGATCACATACGCGGCAATGTATGCCATTTTCCTTTTTAACAATGACGGTTGGATAAATGAAAAGGGATAGTGTACAGCCATCAAGAAGAAAATAAAAAAGTCGTCGAATTTCTTCATAGGGTACATCTACACGATTTAATAGGGTCTCTTGATGAATAAAAAAAGTACTAATCAAATACTCATGAAGTGTATTGATTTTGACTTGAAAGTTGTAATGATCTGATAAATCAAGACGAAGACGAGAGGTATCTGAGTTATAGTCTAGAATGGTAAGGGGTGGAGACAAAATACTAACATCGTGAAATTCAAGGGCGCTATCTTTATAGGCGAGACGTGCAATTGTTTTACCATAACGATCTAACTGGAAGGGAGTCAAATGAATATTACCAATTTCAAATGTTTGATATGGAATGGTTAAAATCATACTTATCTTATCTATTGTGTTTCTTATTTAAATAGGTTTAAAGAATTATTAAAAAGGGATAATAGAAATGACAAACCCAGATAAAGAAACTACGGAGAAGATGTCTGATATGATAGCATCGACCTTTCAATCAGTAAAACATGCATTTGTAGATCACCCGCGAAAGCTACGAATGAATTATTGCTCACATTTTGTCCAAAGTGCATGTATGTCTTTTTACATGGTAAGGGGTGCAATTACTCTTGCTATTCATGCTGTTTTTCCCTTTTTGTTAAAGAATGCATATGTTGTGAAGCAGCTTCATGATGAACACGGTGCGCCTTTGGCTGAACACGGTGCGCCTTTGGCTGAACACGGTGCGCCTTTGGCTGAAGCAAAAGAGGAAGAACCAATGAAAGCTGATAAATCAGAGTAAAGACTTAAAACGTGTCATCGGTCTACGACTAATGACGCAGCCTTGTAGTTATGCGTGGCGCGGTTCTTCTGGGTGTGGAAAACGAACAAAACTAATTCAGTTTCTTCAAACACAAGCGGCAAAGGTTGGTATTCCTTTTGAAATAAAACAGAGTACTTGGTTTCTTAATAAACAGGTAAATGGTGGTGATCCAGATGAAGACGATGATGATGCCACAGGAAAGAGTATTCCCTATGAGGAATCGCATCTTCATCTTGGATTTGATGTAGCACGAATGTCCATGTCTGATAAAGTATTTCTTCAATCGATTCTTACAAGATGGACGGGTCAGCAGGATGTATGTTTAATGGCATCTGCAATTCAGACACGATATCTTGTTCTCTATCATGCACAATTTCTTACAGATGAGTCTGTACTACAGTTACAGGAGTGTCTTGAGCAGTACCCAACATTTGCGATTCTTCTTACAACTGAATTTCCCTTGTGTGGAAGATTGCGAGATTTCTGTTTTGAGATTCCTGTTGCGGGATATGATCATTTATTGGAACAGTACACAAAACGAGCACAATTAACCGAAACAGATGTATGGTTGTCCTTTTTCAAGAAGACATTAAATGAATGGTCAGAAAATTGGTCAACTGACGGTGGTGCTTCAAAAATTACGGATGTTCGCAATTGGATTTATATTTGTCTTCAGCGTAATCTTCGCTGGACGGATGTTCTTATGTATTGGGTCATTACGATTTATGATACCGACTGGATTACACCATTGATTCGAAAAGAATTGTTAGATATTATTTGGCATGCAGAATCCGGTTCGGGTTGGGTATTGGTAACGTCCTATCGTATTCCAATTTTATGGGAGCATGTTCATTTAAAATTAGCCCGACAATTACATATTCTTCGTGAAAAAATAACGTCTCAATAGAATGTCCTATCTGGATGAGGTGGCTCGACTGATACGCCATGAATATCTTAAAAATGAGCCACGATGGATATCGGAATCTACTATTTCTTCGGAAGATATGGCCTTTTTAGAGAAAGAATGCAAGATAGATTCTGAATTTGATCCACTTCATACAAGGCAGCAGCTCCTTTCACAATTTAAAAAAGGACATGCTCCATATGAGGTGAAACATTGTATATATGGTCAAGTGATTGTAATTTATGAGAATGAAGAACAAAAGAATGATATTCCATGGGGATTATGGGGTCGAATTTTGCGAATGTATACAGCCGAAGGTACCTCTAGTTCGAAGCCATTTAAGATCTATTTCTTAGCCAATACCCATTTACGTATCGCTCCACCGCTTGGAAAGAAGATTGAGCCACAACATATTAATGGAGGCTATACCTATCCATGCAATCATGAAACCATTATGATCTATCGAGCAGAAGATGCAACACGTGTTTTACTCCACGAGCTCATGCATTCTTCATGCATGGATCATATGGAACACGGTGTAGATCGTGTTGAAGCAGAGACAGAAGCCTGGGCGGAGCTATTATACATTGGGTTCTTGTCACAAGGAAATCGTGTACGGTTTAATCATTTACATCAACTACAATCGGACTGGATCCAAACACAGAATCAATTGGTTAAGAAGCATGTAAAGAGGCCAATGGACTTTCCAGCACGATATACATTGGAAAAGGAGAAGATATGGCAAAAATGGGGGATTGTATTGCCTTATGCGCATATAGTGAATGCTGGGCGATCATTGCGTCTTACTGTTCCGCCTTATCCTACCCTTAAAAAGCAATGGAAGGTATCATCTTCTTCAACAATTTTATAAATTTGATAAGTGGGAATTGCTAAACGACGCATTAGTCATGGGTATCAAAGGTCTCTTTCAATTCTTGAAACGATTTGAAACAGATGTTTTCGTGTCTGATGTGGTTCATGGACAATCGATAGGTATTGATCTGTTTTGGTTTCTACATCGTTCCAAGGGTGATCTTTCCGCGCTTCAAATGCATCTTCAACCTATTCTCTTATCTGCAAAAGAAATTCATGTGGTGATTGATGGAACTCCATCTCTTGTTCGAAAGCAATTATTACAGGAAAAATCAGAAAAAACAAATGAATTGGTTTATACTCTTCGACGGTTAGAAGAATGTCTTACGATATCTTTGGAAACAGCGATCTATGATGGAATTCAACTTAAAATTCAGCAAATAAGGCGCCAACTTTGGAAACCATCTCCCTTTTATATACAAGATGCGGTAGAATTACTACGGCGTGAGAAGGGTGTAACTATTCATTGGGCAGAAGATGAAGCGGATGATCTTCTGATTCGGTTGGAAAATCAAGGTACCATTCGAATTATTGTTACAAATGATTCGGATTTACTTACACTGGGATCAAAAAATGTATTACGTTTATACAGTCCAGTAAAGGGGGGATTGTATTCAATTCCTGTGCTGCTTCAACAGATTGGATGGTCAGATACACAGTGGAATAACTTTATGTATACATGTCGGCAAACCAATCAAGTTGACCTTTCTCTTGCATACTCATTGATTAGTGTATATAAGGAATTAGATGAAGTCTTAGAAAAATATGATCAGCGGATTGAAACATAATATATTCTTCTACTTATTTTTTTCATAATAGGTAGAATGACAACAAGAAAACGAGGTGGTGGTCATGGAAAACCAACACGTGCTACATATCGTGCAAGCATGAAAAGATTAGAAGCATCGATTCGAGCAGCAGATGCTACTGTTCATGCTGCATTGAATGCACGACAATCATCAAGACGAAAAGGAATGAGCAATGTAATGAATACAGGAAATGGTACTCGTCGATCTACTAGAAGATGTGTTATATCTGCATCTATGAAATCATTGCGAAAGAAAGCACAGGAGCATCAGCAAAAAGAAGCAAAAAAGATTGCAGAGTCATATATAAAGATTGTTCGTGAAGTCAAGGCGGCAGAAGCCGCTGCAAAAAAAGCAAGTTATGCGGCTTCAATGAATGAGCTGATTGATAAGACAACCAGTATGAAGTTTAATAATGAGTGCACAATAATGGGTGGTCGTCGTAATAGAAGGCATTAATATATTGTATTACTTTTGTAATCATATATATTACATAAAATACCATATACTTGGATTAACAAGGCTGGCATTAATATAATCAGAAATAAGGGTGAAGGTTCGATAATTATTTGTAAGAACTAAGGATGTCGTTCCCATAATGGTATCTCCACCGGTTGTTTGAATGGTAAGAGAATTACTAGAAAGTGCTCCACCAATATCACTGATCATGAACCATGCACGATATCCAGGTAGAGAGGAAATCGCAGGAAGTATAATGGTAATGGGTCCTGATACTGTGGTGATTGGATAAATAGAAGTAAAAGGGTAAGATAAAGTAGTAGAGGCAGAAATGGTAGGAGTAGTAATACTATAGGTTGTTAGATAGGAAGAACCTGTTGGACCCGATTGTCCAATGGGACCTGTTAGGCCTTGAATGCCTTGATTTCCTTGTGCGCCTGTTGGTCCGAGTGAACCTGTTGAGCCTTGAGTGCCAGTTGTGCCTGTTACACCTTGAATGCCTTGGGAGCCTGTTATGCCTTGAGCACCTGTAAACCCTCGTGGACCTTGTGGTCCGATTGGACCAGGATATCCTTGATCACCTGTTATTCCTTGCATACCTGTTGCACCAGCGGGTCCTGTTTCACCTTGCATACCTGTTGCACCCATGATACTAATTCCTATTGCACCAGTGGGACCTGTCAGTCCCTGTGTACCAGTAACACCTGTATATCCAATGGATCCTGTGTATCCAGTTGCACCACCTACGCCGGTTGGTCCCGTTGCGACACAAATGACGGGATAGGTTGGTTTGGGGCATGGTGGACATGGCATTGGCGGCGGAGGTGGTTGAGGTGGATGCGGCGGATGGGGTGGATAGGGTGGTTGAGGTGGATAAGGGGGTTGAGGTGGATAAGGGGGTTGAGGTGGATAGGGTTGTGGCGGATATGGATGTTGATGTGGAAAAGGCTGTTGAGGTGGATAGGGTTGAAAAGGAGGGGGTTGTCCATAATGAGGTGGATAAGACATGATAACTCTACTACAATGTTGAATTTTATTTATTAGATGTAAAATAACACAAAAGAAACAGAAAAAATATAATTATATTATATTTTCTTTGTTTTTTCTTTTTTCTTATTTTTTATAGGATTGCATTGGTGCAAGGTATTTTAGGCCGAAGCTGGCTTCTTCTTCTCGGGGAGAACGTACAGCTTGTACAGATAACTTTGGATGTTGCGGTAGGTGAGGGTCTCAGTGGCCGAGACGCCCAGAACCTTACGCATGGCCTCATCAGGGTGGATGGTGTGACCCTTCTCAGCATCCTTCAGCTTCTTGGAGTCAACATAGGCCGAGAAGGCGCGAGTGACATCAGCTGGGGTCATCTGCGAGCCCTTTGGCTTGCCGAGGAAGGCGCACAGCGGATCCTTCAGAGTGACAGGGGTGGTGAAGATGGTAGGGCGCTTCTCCTTCGGGGCGCCGTTCTCATCAGCAGCCTTAGTGCCACGACGCTTGCGGCGGCCGGCCTCCTTCAGATCCTTAGCAACGCGCTTCTGGAGACGCTGCAGGGTCTTGATGGCAGCGACCGACTGGTCGCGGATCTGCTGGTGAGTCGAGATCAGGGCAGCGATCTCCTGCTCAACCGACTTGGCCTCCACTGGGGCGGCCTCAGCAGCAACGCTCGAAGCAACAGGGGCAGCCTCAACGGGGGCAGCGGCTGGGGCAGAGGCCTTCGAGGCAGCCTTCTTCACAACCTTCTCGGCAACGGGGGCGGCAACAGCCTCAACGACGGCATCGGACTTCTTGGAAACTTTCTTGGCAACTGGGGCGGAGGTGGACTTGCTCATTGTATTAATACCGGTGGAAGTATTTGACATATTCAAACGCAGTTATGCCTTGTTATGAGGTTAAATATGCAATCAATTTTTATAACTATTATGATCAATTTCGACCTAAAATTACAAAATTCTGCTTTTTTTTATTGAAATGACATGTAAACTACGAGATAGACTACGGCATTTCATGATTATACGGGGAAGGACAATCAATCTGTTCTTTGATCGTTCTATCGTAATGGTCATGTCCGGAGATTCCGGTAATGTATATTACGGTACTATTCCACTAAAACGCGTTTAAAATCCAATTTCAATAAAAAAAAGATGACATATGCAATATTCGATGCAATCATGCCCGGTAGAATAAGTACAGTATTTATCATGTGTTTATTTTTGGAAAATCTAAAAATAAAAATTGACGAAGATTTTTCATAAAAAGTCATCAGAAACAAATTATCATGTCCAGCGTTGTTTACCCGTCTACCTTCCAGTCCAAGTCGATCACGATCTCTGCGCCGCGCACTCTGCAGTCTGGTGCGAAGCAGGCGTATCTGAATTATGGCGGCGAGCGCCTTGTCATGCAGACCGCGGTTGCCATGTCAAGTCCGTTTGGTCTCAACTCCTTCCAGTCGCAGAATGGTGTGGAATATTCGGTGGATCTGTCCTTCCGTGGCTCGGACAATCGTCCTGAGTTGCAGGAGTTCAAGCGCGTTCTGGAGCAGATGGATGAGCTTATGATCAACGAGGGTGTCAAGAATTCCAAGGCATGGTTCAAGGCTGATCTGAACAAGGAGGTCATCAAGGCATTCTATACGCCGTCTCTCAAGTACAGCAAGGATAAGGAGGGCAATGTCCTATCTTATCCACCGAACATCAAGGTCAAGCTGCCAAAGCGTAATGGCGAATGGGACACGAAGTTCTATGATCTGAACGGTAGCCCGTACAAGGGTGTACCCGTGGAGGATCTGATCGTGAAGGGTACGCAGATCACGGCTATTATTGAGTGTGGCGGTGTCTGGTTCGCAGGTTCCAAGTTTGGCCTGACGTGGCGTGCCAAGCAGATTGCTATCCATAAGCTGCCTGAGAAGATGGGCGAGTTTGCCTTCAAGGGTTTGGCATCCGCCCCTGTTGCGATGGCAGAGGATGCAGATGATGAGCAGGAGGTTGATGATGAAGCTGTCTTCAAGTCAGCATCAGCTGCTTCATCGAAGCCATCTGCAGTAGCGGCAATGATGCCACAGGCTATGCAGCAGGATGATGAGGTCGATGATGAGGATGGTGATGACATCGAGCCTGTCCCTGTTCCTCGCAAGACAGTGATCAAGAAGAAGGTTGTCCCTGCAAAGAAGTAAAAAGTAAAAAAAAGAAGTACTAATCTTATCAAAAAAAGATCTATACTTATTTTTATTTGGTAACAAATTGACTTCCCTTGCAATCCAGAATGGTGATGGGTGGCATGGGATTTCCTACATTGGCTGTCTTCATAGCAAGTTCCATAACAGATGAAGGCATAACAGGATAAATGTAGGGGCGATAGGGTTTATATCTCTGAAATGTAATCTCTTCTAGTTGCGTTTGAAGCTGTGCAGTAATCGCCTCGCTATTTTGAATGGTACTTTGTATTGTGCTTCCGATGATTGTACGTTGTATTGCTAGTTCATATTGACGTTGAGAAGCAAGTAAAAGGCTTTGTTCCGTTGCTTGTGCGGAATTTATGGATGGATTGGAGGCCATTGTCGAAGCCATTGTCGAAGCCATTGTCGAAGCCATTGTTGTTATGGTTGATGCACATATAATAGGAGGGCAGTATGTATCGGTTATACCAGGTGGTTTATAGTGATAACAAAAACGACAAGAGGGCGTTATGATATTCATTCTAATAGAAAGAATGATTTTTCTTTTAGTTCTCATCATCATCTGAATCAGGAATGTCTGTATCAATCGATTCCGTATCTGGATCAAATCGTCCAATGTATTCACCGATTTTATCCTTGATTCGTTTATAGATTTTGTTTTTCTTTGAATCGCGGAAATACATCACTCGATCTAGTTCAAATAATGATAACTTAATATATTCTATATCATATCCTTCTGTATCCACTTCATCCAATGTATCTTCCTTATGAGTGGGAATAACTACTTCTTTGTGAACAAGGGAGGTTAAAGCAGGCGAGGGTACCTCTTCTTTTTTCTTTTTAGGAGCAGCTTTCTTTTTGGGTTTGATTTCAACGGGTTTAGCTATCTCAACTGGCTTCGCCTCTTCGACCGGTTTTACCTCTTCTGCAATCTTTAGTTTTCGACTACGTTTGGGCTTTACCACAGGTGCTTCCAAAGGTGCTTCCAAAACAGCTTTTGGTTTACGTGGCGGCATCTCTTGTTTCATAGATGGGTTATTTTCTTTAGACGGAATTTCAAAACCCTGTCGTGCAGCATCTTGATGCTGCTGAGCAAATCGTACCATTTCCTGAGATGGTTCACCCCATTCCGCAAGATGATCCTGATACCATTTTCCACCAAAGATGTGGGATCGTTCAGGAACTGGTTCATTTACTTTTCCATGTGGAAAATATCGACAGAATTGATTTTTGCAAGCAGCATAGATCTTCTCACATTTTTTACAAATATCTTTTCCCTCCACACAGGGTTGATTACAACGAATTTCAAAGTAGAATTTGTGCTCGCCATCTCCAAAACGACGTGCATAGCGCTCATCGGTAACACGAGAGAGGCACAGCATTTGCAAAGCGGTTAGCTTATTTTAAAAATGTGTGAGGATCAATTTTCTAAAAATAAGAGTTCACTGTCCATATAGGATGTTACAATAACTTACATAGATTGCAATATTTCCATAGGATCCGATACCGCATTGTGGATTGCTATGACAAGTAATAAGTGTAGTACCTTGTGGAGATTGATTCCACCATCCTTGATAATTGGGGGGAAATGTATAAGGGGCTTTTGTGCTACATGACTGATCCCACAAATATTGTAAACATGATACCGATATACTAGATGCAAGGGTATTCGATTCATAACCATAGCATGGAAAGGTATTACTTTTTTGAGATAGAACAATTACTGTTACAACAATTCCAATAACGGATAGAACAATACCTAGAATGATGAATCGCAGATAATGCTGATAGCAATATCGGCAAGAAATGTATGTATTTTCCATGCATTTTCTGATATCGTTTTCTAGAGATTTTATAAAATTTTCATTTGGGATGGAGGGGATCTGATTTGTATTAATAGATATTTCCGTCATGCTTGCTTATTTTAAAAATAAGCAGTTCAAATTTATAATCTAAACATGTGGAATGATTAGTAGATAGATGTCGGCAAAGGATTACTTTCGCCCACGAGGCGATATTACAACAGTATTGGATCTTACGGATCGAGATGCACAAGATAATGCCTATTTTCCGATTGATGTGGAAGGATCATGGTTTCATCGTGGAGATCATTTAACAGTATATCCTACTACAATGAGCATTCAAGAATTTACTCAGCGTGGTCCCGCAGATTGGGGTCAACGATTTAGTTTTGAAATAGGAAGTTTGCCCGCAGGAGACTTGTTACAGTATGTGATTCTTCAGGTAAAATTGGACAGTTGGTATAATAATACAATTGTTCAGGAACTTGCGGATGGAACCATTGCGCCTGATCTTATTAATTATGCAGATGATTATTGGACTTATTGCAATAGTCTAGGAACCAATCTGATTGAATATGCGGATTTTATTGTAAATGATCAAACCATTGAACGTGTAACGGGTGAATTTATTCGTACATTTTTCAATGTCGATTCTAGTATCAATCATCGAATTGGTATTGCATCTGATGCGATTGGAACCATACCAATCCCTTATTTATCAAGCCCTGCTGTACTAGAAACCGTATTTCATCCTGTTCGACCATTTCCTACAGAAGATGGCTCTTATTTTTGTGTGTTGCCATTCTTTTTTACACGAACAAACTTAAAAGAGGTCTTTCCGCTATTATCTTGTAATGAAGGAAATGTACGTGTGGATGTGAAGTTACGACCATTCCAAGAAGTAGTGCGAAAATATGTGGGATATCGCCAATCATGCAGTGATGTGCCCTTGCAAAAAGAGGTACATTTTACATTGGCAAGTCCAATTACAACGGTTGCCACTACTACGGTAACTCAGCCACCTGCCTTTCGTGATTTTCGAATTTTGACGGGTGCATCGTTAACAACTGGATCACTCCGCGATAAATTCCTGCATCAACCGTTTGAGCAAATGGTGAAACTTGTTCAACATTTTCATTTTGAAGAGCCTTTAAAATTTTTAGTAAGTAAACCCAATGCGGATTCGGATCAGGTCGAAGTTCAGTTACCTCTTGAGCTTAATCATCCTGTGGTCGAACTACTATGGATATTTCGACGAAAGGCAGTGTTAGTTAATAATGAATGGTCGAATTTTACTCCGAACATTGGACTCGAATCCAAACCTGGACGTATTTATCCTCCATGGCTCGATCATGCGACGATCCGTATTAATGGATCCGAGCTTATTTCAGCAGAAGGTGATTGGTTTCGTGAAAATATTGCAGACAAACATGAGGGTGGGCTTACATCTTATGAATCCTATGTATATGGCTATTCTTTTGCAGAAGAACCCGATGAACATCAGCCATCTGGCACTGCAAACATGAGTAAGGCAACATCAGTTACCTTAAAGTTACGCGTGAATGTTCCTATGAAACGAAACCTATTGACTCTTCCAACTCCGTGTGATTTCAGTGAGGTTGACGTAGGAGGATGGGAGGTATTTGTGTACGCGATTCATTACAATTGGCTTCGTTTTGAGAATGGGATTTGCAATCGTTTATTTAGTGATTAATACCTTTTGTTATAGTTCTTTTAGCAAATAATCAATATTCGTCACAATCGTATCATTATGATCAGCAAAATACCAATCGATATTTTCTTTTTCTGCAAAGCATTCAATAATATTCCATACATTGGTTTCCCATGTAAGTTTATATTGGGGTTGCGTGCAGAAATCGGTTAAGACATTTTTTGAATGCTGAAAAAAATGTAACAAATGAGGGCGGGGCATCACAAAAAATCCGCCACAGAAGCGCCAGTTAATGGCATCGACAGTAAAATGTCGACCAATTGACCAACATCCAGGAAATGCCATCTTAACAAAGGTCTTGGTTTCGATTTCTTGCAATTTGGAAAGGAATCGTTCCGTATTCTTCACAATCTTTAAAATGCCAAAGTCGATCCATAGAAATTGATCAATTCCGGTCATCATCTCGGCCGCCTTTTTCACAAATTCGATCTTGGAATTCATTAAAGCGAAAAATTCCTTGGTATCCTTCTCCACACTGCGACTGGGAGGTAAATCACGATCATAGTTCATGGCAATTTGATAGAGCTCCAAATCAGTCAAGGAAAGGCCAAATGTTTGAACGGTGGATGGAAAATGTGCAAATCGATCGATCAGACTGGGGTCAACAAATAAAATAATGGATAGACCCGAATTTCCGAGTGGGGTAAATAAGTCAATGTATTTTCCAATATTGTCGGGATTCTGGTAAAGGTCGTAATAGCACGTGACCAGCATGGCTCTACTCGATAGGGTTTTTAATAATCATAAGATGATCGCGTTTATATGGTGTATCCTTATCCAATATTTTGAATATCTATTAAATTTAAAACATATGAATAAGTATAATGTCTCTATTTTCATTTAGTACATCTGCTGTTAATCCAAAGAATGCCCCTGTTGCTGCTACCATTGTAGATCCAATAACAGTGAATATTCTTAATTTTGAAAAAGATGTAACACCTATTACAATTTCAAAAAATGCAACTATACTTGATTTACAGGAAAAGATTATTAAGTTAGGAATTATTGAGGGTTCTGAATTTCATATGCGTTTATATAAACCAGACTATAATAAAAATAATAATCCATCCCCTTTCATATTTGATAAATTGGATCGTACACTTGCTAATTATAATATTAAGGATGGTGATGAAATTTATGTATTAATGGATAATGTATCTCACTTTAATCTGAATGTACCACCGCCGATGCTAACCCTACAAAGAGGTCCTACACGTCAGGCAGGGCTACTAAATCGTTGGATTGCTGGAAAGCGCTCTCGTCGCAATCGTAAAACACAACATACTCGTAAGACACGTCGCAATCGTAAGACACGTCGCAATCGTAAGAATTGATGATTTAAATAAGCAACACAAATTAATAATTAAATGAATTTCATTAGATTATCAAATCGAATTATTAATCTATCCTACATTTCTTCGATTATTATTAAAGAAAATAGGTATACAATTAAAATGTTACATTTTGACATGTCTGGCGTTATGTTATTTGCATCAGGATCACTGAGCACAGATAGTGATATACACATTTGTAGAAAGAAAGACCCTCAAGACTATGGTGTTATGAGTAATTGGATTAATCAGCAAACAAAACAATCAAAATAAACAACTTAGAGTAAAATAAGAAAGATCAGTAGTATGGTGGCCAGTTTATTAAAGGTCATTTCTTCAGGCATTCAGGATGAACGTCTTTCTTTTAAACATACGCTATATCCTTTTGAAAAAGTATGGAATAAGGCAGGGCGATTTACGACAAAATGGGAGCGCCTCGATTTTGAAAATACACCCACATTTGGAAATACAGGATTCTTTCGCATTTTACGAAAAGGGCATTTGGTCACACGCTTATTTTTGGTAGCAACGATGCCCGACATTTATTCAGCTCAAAAAGAGGCTGAAAAGGCGAATGGTGGTATTGCTGCCTATCCTCAATTTGGCTGGACAAACTCTCTAGGACATGCCCTCATCAATCAGCTTACTCTAGACATTGCTGCATCTCGTGTAGAAACCATTGATGGCCGCCTTCTAGAAATCCTCGATGAATTTAACACACCGATAGAAAAGGTACCAATGGTTAATGATTTAATCAAGCGTAAAGATGCAGGGTTTACACAAACATCATTTGGATGGTCACCCAATCCCTATTCAACACTTCCTTATCAAGAGACAGTAGTAGTTCCCCTACCTTTTTGGTTTACACGAGGTGATGTAGGTTGTGCATTGCCGATTGATGCCATTCCGATGGATGAGATCCGTGTGGGGATTAACTTTCGTACGGTCAATGGTGTATATTACACCGATACACAAATACTTAATAATTCCTCCACGGCAGATGGAGCATCGTTGTGGCCGATTCAGGGGAGTGCTTTCTATCCTGAGAATCCTGTGATTATTCCACATCAAACCCCTCTATCAAACCAAAATGGACAAATCCATATGCCAAACGTATTACAACTTGGTGAATGCTACATTATGGCAGAATACGTATATTTAGATCAAAATGAGGCAAACCGTTTTCGTCTAGCCGATCTTCAAGTCCCCATTGTGCAGCATTATGCAATGAATCCATATGATTCACAGGGTCTTCCTCTTGCTCGTATTCGAATGGACATTCCCAATCCAACTCGAGACATTTTCTTCATGTGTAATCCAATTATGGCATCCGCCTATAATGCACACTTTCTTGCAACAAGAGAGATGACGGGGAATCGTAATACAAAACCATCGAATTCACAATACCCTTGGTGGCCAGACGCAATAGGACTATTCCCTGATTCCCCGTCCCCTTATATGAGACCGGCCTTTCAACTCTCCAATTCCGAACCGATTTCGGGGTATGAACTCGACTATCAGGGATCCCTGGTACGGTTTCGAACAGAGGCACCCGCCCTTTTTCGCTCTATTCTACCATCATATGAGCAGAGAAAGTCGCCATGGGTGAATCGTTACTATTATAACTTTCCCCTCGGTATTCAGAATGGATATACGCCCTTTTCCCAGCCAAGAGGAGAGGCCAATTTGGATAAAATGACCAATCGAGATTTGATTCTGCAATTCAAGAAGAAAAATGGAGTAGCAGGGCGTTTCATGGTATATGTCTATGCGGAGACATATAATATGTTACGTGTATATGGTGGACGTGCTGGATTAATGTTTGCATTTTAATGCTTTCTATTGCGTTTTGTATTCCGTTTTCCACCCATTGATGGGTCTTTGTCTAAATCTGCATATATTCCGCCAATATCTATCTCATATTGATGAAGAATCGCTTGTACGCTTGCCCTGTATTTAACACGTTCTTTTTCTAATTCTGATTCATAAAACTCTTTTCTAACAACGGTATTACAGTCTCTCTTGTGTTTTAATTTTTTATTTTTTTCTTCACATAGATGCCATTGATAACGATAGGTTCTATTAATTCTTTCTTCTTCGCGAACAAGTCTCTCGCGTATTTCGAGCATCATTCGATCTTTACGTATAAGAAAATCAAGCATTGCATCAAAGTGATCATCGATACTTTTGTGAGATGCATCATGTTCTGCGATTAAACGATCGAGTTCAGCGCGATATTCGGCTGGTAGATTTTGTGATTGGTTGGTAATTTGAAATCGTCCTTTTAGGGCATCAATCAGTTGACGATATTTGGCAACGAGCCTACGAAAGCGATGTTCGCGATCTTTTGTAAATCGATCATGTTCTGTACCCCATGATATATTTCTACTTGATTTATTTCTTGGTGGAATGGAAATAACCGATACATTATTTGATTCATTTTGCGCTTTTCTTTTAAAGGTAATTCTGCGATTTTTTGGCTCAATTCCTGGATCAGGATAATTTTGATTGAACATGCGGGCAACATTCTGTAATGCTCTATTTCGATTTGCACTATTTCGTTGTGTAGTACGATACAAATCAGGTAATGCAGATACGGCTGCCTGTAAATTTGCCTGAGATGCTCGAGCTGCTTTTAGAATTGGCGGTCTTGGCGGTCTAGGTGGTTGATTTGCTTCACGTGACATTCTCTATTTTATCTAAATAAAATTGAAAATGTAACATTTTAAAAATAAGCAAACCCGCAAAAATATGAAATTCATTTCCTTCAACATAAACGGAATCAAGTCCATGACTCAAAAGCTGAAGAGTGGAGAAAAAAAAGGAAGTGCAACTAATAATGTAATCAAATCATTGATTGAGGAACAGCATCCTGATGTCCTCTGTCTCCAAGAAGTAAAAACGCAGTCGGAAGGAGACATGGCATGGCTTAAGACACATTTTAAAAATGTATATACCAATTTCTCGAAACAGAAAAAGGGCTATTCAGGCGTGGCTCTTCTATCAAATCAAACACCCGAATGGATTACCTATGGCTTTGACGAATACGAAGAAGAAATGATAGGAGCCTACAAAATGCAAGAGTTTATCCAGGAAGGCCGTATTATTACTTCGAAGTTTGAAACTTGCATTCTAGTTGCCGTGTATACCCCCAATGCTCAACCTGAATTAGCACGCATCGAAGAACGTATTGCATGGGAACAGGTTCTTCGAATGTATCTTTTACAGTTGAAAGAAGATTATGGATGCCCCGTCATTCTGTGCGGGGATTTGAATTGTGCACATCAAGAGATTGATCTGAAGAATCCAAAGTCAAATAAGAAGTCTCCTGGCTTTTCCAAGGAGGAACGAGAACAATTTCAGTTGATGCTGGATGCTGGATTTACGGATTCCTTTCGTCACATGCATCCAGAACGAGTGGCATATACGTACTTTAGTAACTTTGCTAACTCTCGTGCTCGAAATGTAGGATGGCGCATTGATTATTTCCTGGTTTCCGATCCGACGATCATTCAGGAGGCAGACATTTTGGGAGAGTATTTCGGATCGGATCATTGTCCGATCATGCTTCAATTAAAATAAGTAGATAAGTAGATATGGAATTTATACAAGATATTAAAGATTCTGTAGAAACGTCAGTAAACATGAAATTGTTTTCATCATTAAAAGTATCATCCTATCATCATATTTTTAATAGTAATCTAGTTCAGTTTCCTTTATCAAAATGTAGAGAACTACATAATTTTAATCCTGCACGTCTTTCCAATGAACCCTATCCTAAAAATGATCGGCCTAGAGGACAAAAGGATCTAGACTCTGTTGTACATCATAGAAGATTAATACGTAAACAAGGTCATACAGAACCAATATGGATATTAAAAAAAGGGGATCATATATTGCTCGATGGGGCTCATCGTATTGTTGCGACCTATTTAGAAAATAAACGAACAATTTTAGCCTATATCATTACTATGGATTAATAAATGCACACTACTTATTTTATTCTTCTGGAATTGTTCTTACTTTAAAGTTAAGACCCGCAGCCTTATTATTATACTTTGGCAGGGATACAATCGCTTCACGACCGTATTCATCAAATGGAACGGTACCATCCCATGGTTCTCCATTGTCCACCCAGTCACTTATTTTTTGTTTGAGTACGAGAAATCCAAGTGAATTTCCACGGACACCTCCATTTTTTAATTGCATCAATAAACTAACCCCCTCTTTTAGGCGTTCCTCTTTTGTTTTATCCCTCTTCCCCATTCTGTAATGAAGGATGATATTTTCCTTAAATCGGAATCATACGAAGATTCGAAAGCGGCATGGTAATTTTGGATGGATCACAATCATTGCGTGAAAAGATAAAACAGGCCACACCATTCTTAATATCAAAACCAAGGCAATACTCAATCTTCGGCTCACAGAAAGAGAATGGAGCAGCGAAAGCCTCGGGCTTCATGGTATCACGATTGAATTGCACCACGGAATGATAGTAGCAACGAGGTTGCGAATACTTTACAAAGTGAATCACTGTGTACAACTTGCCATCATACTCTACAATGCGACTGGAACCACGGAAACGGCTAAAGATGGACGGAGTCTGATAAGTGGTATGAATCTCTAAGGTATTCTGATCATTAATGCAACCGATCTCCATTGGATTCCAGCCATATACAATATTCAACTTACCCTTCGCCATCGGTGCCGTCAAGTATCGATCCTCGATGTAAATCCAATTCTTCTGGCAAGGCTCAGGGCGAGGACCCTCCAAGACATAAACATTTGTCATCTTTGCATGATCGGGCAAGTAATCACCATAGGCAATCACAATGTTACCATTGTTTACAATGTTCTTTGATGAGGCCATAAACTTCAGTCGACCCTGGTGCTGGAAAATGCGTACATCTTCTAATCCCTCGATGTTGCTGCCAAATCGTATATAGTCTTCATTCATCATAACCACGTCACCTGTTGGCTCCCATGCATCATTCAGATAGACATAACCATTCTTGGTACGAACCACCCCATCAGGGCATCGCATATGATAGGCTCCATTCGGATCAATAAAGTAATTCACATATCGAGTATTCATCAGGTACTTGCGCTTGGGATCAGATGAAAAAGGAATTACACAGCACGAAGACACCTTATACTGGTCTTGATCCTTAATAAGAAATCGGCTGTACTCGCCACCATACGTCTTGCTGGTAAGCGGCTCTGTGTAATAATGCAGATTATCCCAGACATTATTAAGTGAAAAGGGAATATTGCGATTGATATAGGAGGTAATGTCATATAATGCATCCTGCTTTGATTTACCCGTTACGTAGCATGAAATGATCGTATTCTCATAATCGAAGAGACCCTTATAGACCTGATCCTCGATGAAAAGCACATCATCCTTTGGATAGGGAATGTCTTTGCCCTTCAAGTAATAGTGTTGCGCTTTGTAGTGCTGAGAATGTTCGCGAAAGTAGCGTGTCATGTGATAAAGGGGCTCGGCACGACGAGGATGGAAATCAAAGGCCATATTCATCCAGGCCTCCATCTTGTGCGGAAGTCGCATATGCTCATAGCACTTGCCAATCTGGTAATGAGAATACCAGACTTCCTCGATCCATCCGCCAAGCTCAATGCGCTTCTTGAACATCTCAATGGCCTCCTTGAAACGGCCAAGATCCTTCAGACTCTGCCCAAGGTAATAGTGGGCACGGTCATTCTTGGGATTCTCGGCAATGTCCGCGGTTAGAAGACGAACATCACGCTCGAATTTATCGGATTTGCAGCCGCCATCATTCTTGTCATCAATGTAGAAGACTTCAAATGGAATTTTGCCGGTCGGATCACCGCTCCAGTATTCATGGGTGCCGCCGACACATTTCCATGGATGAGCACATTTCATAAAACGAGTATTGTAATATTGAATAGAGCCGTTGGCCTGAATGACGTTGTAGCCGTTATGGGTCATCTTGAAATCTTTGAAGGCAGGAGATGGCTTGATGACCATATCGGCATCGACAGCCATACCATAGGTAGTTTCAGGATCCCACTCAAGCTCCTTACAAAGCTCTTGTGCCTTCACAAATGAAATGCTACGATTGTGGCCGAAATTTTTGAAGGGTTCAACACTAATCTTGTACGGCTTTCCGCATTCGGATAGAACCTTTTCACAAATCTCGACGGTGTTATCTGTCGAGCCGGTATCTAGGATGGAAATAGCATCAACATGATCCAATGCATTACCAATACAACGCTCAATAATCTTGGACTCATTTTTGATCATGAGCAGAAAAATGATTTTATTGTGATTATGCGCCATGTTCTAACGGATGATGCGAATTCGTCTTTTAAGTTGATGTGTGAAATTTAAAATAAATATTTTGACACACGATAATAGAAATGAATGCGGCGGCAAATAATGTCAATGAGAGGAATGTAGATCCCACTCTTATGAATGATATCAAACCAAAGGCGATTGCAAATCTTGTAAAGATGTTAAACGAAGAAGATACAACTCGACTTCTTAGATTAATAGAAGAGACTGGTTCTCTTATTGCAGGTGGTTTTTTATTACATTCCTTGCATGGTGAAACGGAGCCTAACCATTATGTTGCACCACATTTTCGATTTGAATATGGTAAGAGAGTTAATCGTCCCGATATAGATATTTATGTTCCGATGGAGAATGCCGCTACATTTATGCAGCAATTGATATATGGTTCTCCTACAGTTGAACCAATTTTAGATGGATATGATGCAAAATTAGGATCGTTCAAATCAACCATGTATTGCCAATCCTTTCTTCGTAAAAATGGTATTCAAATGATTCATAATATTTATATTGAAGGAGAAGAAGATCATAGACATTATGAAAATAGTTATGAGATTGATATTATGATTGTTCGATCCTGGCGAACCCCTATTCAAGTAGTAAATAACTTCGATTTATCCTTCTGCCAAGTATGGTTTAATGGAGTAAATGTACATGCATCTCATCCAGAGGATGTGCGAAATAAAAAGGGTATTCTTCAAGGAGAATATGTGAATTTATTCCTACAAGGAAATGAATTTCTTCAAAATCGTCTACAAAAGTATCGAACACGTGGTTATCAGATTCGTCTTGATCGTGAGCGTCTTGAAGAAATTGGTGATAATGTATTGACTAATATGCCCATTTGTGCAGAAGAATCAAAAGAAGCTATTATGAAACATTGGACATCACGCGTTATTTTATATTGGTTACTTGGAGTACGTGATGTTATCACTAGCCATACTAATCCACTTACTCCAAGTATAACACATAATGATATTCTGATCGTTCCATTGAAAATGCATATAAGAAATACAACGCAACCAAATGTGGGTGATAACTTTATTCAGGCTCATGGTCAAAGAGCTTACCATAATAGGGAATATCCAGAAAGTATTAATGGTTATGATTCAGAGGATTATGAGAATGATGAATCCCTTTATAAAATAATAGGAAAATACTATGGTCAAGAGTGGAATGACGCTCGATCTAAACTTGAATATTTTCGTGATACAAATAAACTAATAGAACTGATTATGTGGTCGAATACATATGAATTTGGCCGTGGTGGATGGAGTGAGTATTATGCCAGTATGGGATTTATTTTTGATTATGCTGGTGAAGATAATCGCAAAGTGTATTATAAACCATTTTATGATGCATTGCGTGCTCGATGCATTCGCAAATCAAAATATACTGCTATTACAAATCCAGAACCAAATAATAATAACGATGACGATGATTCAGACGATGAAGAAGAAGTATTTGATTTTCATCAACACCCGTTAAATGCGGGAATTAGTGCTGCTGATTTAGAAGGATATCTATCAAGTTCCTATATGGATGTACCTGATAAAAATGCCGTTCCATGTTATCATCGACCCAATCCTGGTCAGCCAGATCATGAAGATAATTGCCAACGTCCAATTACATTGTCTCAGGTAAAATATATTGTTAATAAAGAGTTTTATGATAAGTATTCAAAACCTGCACCTCAAAAATTGGGGTTGGATCAATTCATTGATTTTTTTGATCAACTTTTGGGAAATGAGAAAGAAGTCAATTCACTTGGATTTGGAGAAATTTATCATCATACATTGTGTCCCTTCTGTCTTCAATTTGAATCACGTGATTCAGGATGCGCATATATGACACATGATAGTAAATCGGGTATGCCTGATGAGCCTCATTGTAAAGAGGAGCTACAAATTAAGGAGATCATTGATCGATATCGTGCTTCTGCTCAAGTATTAATTAATGCAGAATATGGTGGGCGTGGTCCTCCTGCCCATATGGAATTTTGTGCAGAATGCGGTCGTCCCTGTGCTAATCATAAACATCTTACAACAGATGGCAGTGCATTTGAAGTGGCACCACAGCTTGGCGGACATGATGATTATGGAAAATGTGCAGGATTAGGTCGTGCGGAACTGTTTGCTCGTGTTCTTGCCATTCGTCAAGTCTATCGTGAGAGTAATGGATTAAGTAGAATAGAAGAGCGTAGACGCGCTGCTCTTGCAGCGGAGTCTGCACCAACAAATCCAGCGCTCATGGCAAAAGGGCGTGAGATCTTGGCAATGGCACCCGATAATCGTAGATGGGGTAATGCGGAACTTCCAAGAGAGAAACGATATAATAATGCAATCAATGAGGAAGATAATGAGGAAGACGATGATGATGAGAAAGATGAAGCAGATGAAAAAGAAGAACCAGCTGTGCCTGCAGCAGCACCTCCTCCCGCAGTAGAAGCACGCCGCCGTCGCCAGATAATACAACGACATGACGCCATTATGGCTAGAATTGAAGATTTAGAAGGTCGTATACGTGATCGTGATGCAATGAGAGCGATAGGACGACTTGATAGAGAGATTGGAGTCATTGGTGATCCTGCTGCATTTGCACAACGAGTGGATCTAGATCATCTAGAAGCAGAACTGAATCGAGTTGAGGAAGAATTGGATGATTATGAAGATGAAGCGAATGAAAATGAGGGGGTAGAGGTGGAGGAACCTGCAGCAGCTGCCGCCGCCAATCCAGTAAATGAAGAACGTCGTACTCAAATGCGCGAACGTTATCATAGACTTGGAAATCAAGTGGATGATATGGAGGATGAAGAGAAAGATAATTTGTTTGAATTTATTATAGAGTTATTACATGAATGTGACATAATTGATGATCCTCACTTTGGAGAGGTTCATAATATGGATATATATGATAGAAAACTAGATCGTATTGAAGAAATGATTACTAATTTACCAAGACGTCGTCAAATCCGTGAACGATATAATAGACTTCTACGTGAAGTAGATGCGATGATGAATGAAGAGATGATAGAAGTGATTGAACCCATTCGATCTGATTTAGAAGAACTTGCATTAATTCAAGGACCTGAATTGGGAGAGGCTCTTGATTTGAATTATTATGATGAACGTCTAGATCGAATTGAAGAGATGATTCACGATTTAGAAGACCAACAGCCTGAGAATGGAATATTTGGTGGAGGCCGATTTAAGCGATCTCGTAAGAAGCATCCAAGACGACAGCAAAAAACACTTCGCAACTTATTGAAGAAGTTAAAGTAATATAGTTATGAATGAAACTCATTCGATGGTATATTATGGAGGTGGTAACATATGTGGATATGGAGGGAGCATATGTGGTGGCATATAAGGTGGATAGGGTGCCATCATATGCGGTGGAGGCATCAATGGCATACGTAAAGGCGGGCATGTAGCGCATGGACCTGGCATAGAAAATGGAGGAGGGAAAAATGGTGGATATGTTGCACAAGGTCCTGGCATAGGAAATGGTGGTGGACATGTTGCACAAGGTGGTCTTGGAGGAAAAGGTGAAGGAAAAGGTGGTGGTGGACAAGTTGCACAAGGTGGTCTTGGAGGAAAAGGTGGGCAAGTAGGACATGGTGGTTGAGGGCATGGTGGTGGAGGTGGTGGACGAGGACTGGGACAAGGAGAGGAATCAGTAGAAGAACAGGCCTCTTCTTCAGGCTCAATATAAAGCATGGGAGGTGCAGGCGGATTAGGAACAGTAGGAAGAGGAACAAAACAAGAACTTTGATAAATGTTTACCTTGTCCGAATAATAACAAAGTGATTTCGGGATAGGACAAGACATTCTGATGATTACCCGGATGTTAATTCTGCCGATTTTATAGAATGAAGGTATTGCTTCTTATTATTCTTGCAATTATTCTTCTTATTTTCCTCTATCTCTATCCCGTTACCGAAGGGTTTCTAGATCCTGAATTTGAGAAAAAATATGATACCTTTCTTGCCTTTTATAACCCATTTTTAGCCAATTGGGAGAAAGCCATTATGACATCCATGAGCATGCAAATCACACAAGCCCCCTTAACAAGCCCTAGCCAAATTGGCTCTGCTACTGGAAATGCACCTACCTTTCCTCGTATTCAAATGAATCAATACATTGAAGCACTTTCGAAAAAATTAAATCAACCTCTTCCACCTCTTACCGATCCTCTCCCTGAAAAAGTAGATGAAGCCATGATTCCTAAGCTTGTCAAAGAGGTTCCTCAAGAGCCAGCTCCATATGAAAATGCGTTAAAATGGATGAATGAACAACTTGAAGCATCTCATCAAAATCTAGATGGGGCATTACAAGGAAAATCCACAGAAGGGTTTGCCGATAATTGCCAGGATTTCAAATGCCAGGATTATGCGCAATGTATGTCGGATCCTGATGTGATTGACCAAATATCTGATGCACAGGAAAATCAAAAAGCAAATAAATTGAAAAAGCAGCAGAAACAAATTACATTAAATGTAGATAAATTCAATAAAAATGAAAGTCTACAACAAGCCATTACTCAAAATAAGGGTTTAGTTCAGCAATCAGAAGCTATTAAGAATCAGGCACAAAGTGGAGAACTGCTCAATAAGATGAAATTGCCAGAGGATCCTATGCCACCTTATCAAATTCCAAAAGGAGGGAATCGATTACGAGAAATGAAAGAATCAGATCCTGATAAATATAAAGAGTATGAAAAGAATCATTCATCATTGTTTGGAATCAAACAATGGATGGAGCAAATTAATGGAAACTTATAGGCGAAGCGATTGCTTATAGGCGTCGTTTTGACAATGTTTTTCGTTTGATCATGTTTTTAATCCTTTTCTTCTTTTCTGTAACGCGTTTTACTTTTGCACGAATCAAAGAAGGCAATGTCGTTTGATGTCCTGAACAGTTAATGGAAATAAATGGAAAAACAAATTGACCATTCATTTTACGCCCTTTGATGCTTAATTGAACAAAATGATTCGCCAGGCATTCCATTGAATCCATACTAAAAAAAGAAGTATTGATAAATCCTAAACTAAAGTAAAGTGTAATTAATGTGTCTAATGTAGCAATTCGAAGAGACTGCTTTTTCTTTACTGGTAAGGTATAATAGGAATGACATGCGGCTTGTTGAATAATAATGACAAGAGGCTGATTGGATTCATGAAGAACATAGACTCCAGGAAGATAGTCTAGACCATTATAGGAATAGAACTTAATTTTTATTTTATTATCTTGATTTGCTTGAAATTCAGAAAGTATATATTTTGCATCATCACGTGCATTACTTGATAAAAATAGAATGGGTTTTTTATGAGAAACAATCCATTGTGTTGAGCGACTTTTTTTAAGCATGGATGTTTCATAAAAGGAAAGTAAATCCGCACCTGCAAATAAGCGTTTTTCTTTAATAATATAATCAATCGTAAACTGAACCTGCTCCAATGTTAATTTATTTTTTAATAAGACGCTATCAGGTATACAATCCTTCACGGAAACAAATTCATTAAATAACATCAGACGTTCAAACACTTTTTGCCATCGTCCTACTTCTCCACGAGGACGACTTAGTTCCAAATACATAAGCATACGAAGAGAGTTGGCATCCAAGTATGTAATTTCATCAATTCGCGAGGCACGTTTCGATAATAAGCGATATAATTTAGGATCAATGACGGTGAGATCGGCCACAGGAATAAAGTTAACATAGATCTTAAGGGTTCCTTCGTGCATTCCTTCACGGACAGAAATCTCTTCAAATCCAGATTTGATTAAGGCGGTTGTGATTTCTTCAATATCGGCTTCATGTGATGGAGTAAAAAAATCATAATCGGGAATGGAGGTTTCTGGGTGATAAAATTTATATTTTGCAGGCAAATAGGCATTAATGGCCTGGCCTCCATAGCAAATTCTATGTTTTTTCTTTAAAAATTTCTCAACAATGGAAATAGACAGAAGAACTTGATCATCGTGTGCGGAATAATAATCTAATTTCTGTTGTGCCATCTCGGAGGCTTGTTTGATACGGTCTAATTGTATCTTAAAAGCATCCGTATCTAATAAATCTGATGGAAGATGTTCTATTTCTGATTCCATTCTATTAGTAATCTATCTAAAAGATCATTGAGAACACATACATAGAATGCAAATCCTTGAATTATCGGCACTATTTCGTCCTAAAACATCTCATGTCTACCCGCCCTTTAAAAAAGGGAGATACATGGAAGAATTTATGTACGATTATTTGATTTCAAAACAAAATGAGATTCAAACCAAATACATTTATATCCCCATTTTTTGGACAAATATGCAAAATCACCCCGCATTTATAGATAAAAGAAAATCATACCAGATCCTTTTTGATGAAGCTATAAAAGATCGGGATGCCAGTTATTTTACTATTGTTCAGCACGATGATGGTTGTCAACTTCTACTTCCTCGCAATACTATTGTATTTGGCGCATGCAAAGGAAATGTTCCTTTGCCTCTTATTTATGAGGATATTACCAATCGTCTTGTTCAACATCCGCGTGTAGTTAAAGATTTACTGGCATCATTTGTGGGAACCTATACAACACATCCGATTCGAGGTAAAATGTACAACACATTATTTGGGAAGACAGGTATTGAATGTCGGGTTAAAAGTAAATGGGAAAAAAATGTACCTGAAGAGGATGCGAATGCATTTTTGGATCTGACTTCACGCTCTAAATTCTGTTTAGCACCGCGTGGATATGGACGAAGTTCATTTCGTTTTTTTGAAGCAATGCTTCTTGGCGCAGTTCCTGTCTATCTATGGGATGATCAGGAATGGCTTCCTTATAAGGATAAAATCGATTATTCAGCCTTTGCAGTGTCAATACATGAAAAAGAGCTACCAGAGCTCTATACGATTCTTTCATCGATTTCAAAGGAAGACTATGAAAGAATGGTGCAAGAGGGTAAAAAAATAAGTAATTGGTTTACGATGGAGGGTATGGCGGAATATATTGTTTCTTATTTATTATCATTTTGTTAATAACGACAGCGTGTATGATATAGCTCTTCAAACTGTTTCATGGATGATGTTTTTGCCATGAGATAGAGTCCGCAACGTTGACGGGAGACAAATGTCCACATTCGGTTCTGTTGATCAGGTAGTTGAATCATACATAATGGTTTTGCGCATAATTGAATGAGAAGCTGCTGAGGAGTAATGTGGTGGTGTGAAAGAACGGTCAATGCTTCGTCTTGAAACATGGTTGTTCTTTATATTTTCAACAATTAAATTTCAATTTTTATACGGATGGCATGCGTAATTTGCCCTGGTTTGCATTGGTAGATGGATTTGGTTCAGCAGGAACCACAACAGGTGGTTTGATGTAACGAATCGGTTGGGGTTTGGGCATATAGCTATAGGTCTTAAATAGCGGATCTTTAAAGAGGTAGGCGCAATTTTCTGTATCAAACAGGATTGCAGGTACACAGTTGACACCTAATGTTGATGTAATTTTCTGATAGGTTTCAACGGGAACTGACTGTGTTGGATCAGCGGGAAAGCATATTGTCCATTTGAGCTTGGTTTCTTGTGCTACTTGATCCGTACGATCACTTGGAATAATCATGTAATCTTCGGCTGTTTCAAGAATTCCAAATTGTGCTTCTGTTTCGGTGACACCAAGTTTGGTTTGTCGGTAGGAAAGGCGAAGATTAATTAAGTAATCCAAATCTTCAGAGGTAGAATATGCCTGAGATTCGCGAAATCCGGATGTATTGGCATTGCTAAAAATAAGAACCTTTCCACTGTAATCCGTAATCTTGTTAATGAGAAGACGAGACTCTTGTTTTTGACGATAGAAGGTTCCACCATCTAGTTCATTGGTAATTATGCGGTCACGAAATGGTGCCATATTTTTGGCGACATGGGAAAAATAATCAAGAACGGTTTTGGAATTATAGGCTCCAGGAGGTTGGCGCAAGAAATAGAGAACAATAATAAGTGGATCTTCGCGATTTTGGCAGGAATCTGAGAAAGCATAGTAGTTAATTTTCTCGCATATACTTTTGAGATTGGAATGAACGGCGGAATTGCAAATGGGGCGATTTGAGTTGAACTTAATTAACATTTTACCCTGTGCATCACGTGCCACAATGCGAGGATAGTATTTCACGCTTTCACCCTGACATTCATTTACGTAATCAATATCTAATACGAAAACACGGCATCCAGCATTTACGGCTTGTTGAATGGCGATATCTGGATCAAAATATCCATTTTGCATGGGACCAATATAGCCAGTATAACGGCAGCCAAGTGCATGAAAGTTAATGAAATTTTGTTCGATGTCAGGCATTACATTTTGAGAAAGAAGATTACTAACGGGTCTTCGTGCACCTGCTCTGGGTGCATATGTATCTGTTAATAATTTCACTTGATTCTTATAGGCGTCTTCTTTGGTATAATCTCCTGCGCTGGTTGCGTTATCGAAGGATGAAATATAGGAGAAATAGATTCCTACTCCAACAAAAATAATTCCGAGAACGGCCAAAAAGATAAATCCATTGACAAGCGTAAATTCGAACATCCTACGTTTTTAGAAGAAGTTAAATTGCTTAGAAAACCCGGAACTAGCGTTGAAGAATAAATTGAAGAAGAAGAAGTGTGTACATGACAATAACAATTGTAATACTATACCAAATATTTGCCCCATAAAATGCACCAATCGCAATACTAATAATGCCCGCAATGCTACAAAAAATAATCAGTTTTGTAAAATCAATATCACAGCTCGCCATGAGTTCTATAGTAGTCTACGATTCTTTGCCGAAGAAATTAGGCTTTTCAGTAAAGTAATATGCCTGAAATTCATCTAATAATAGTTGTGGTTCATTTGGATATTTCATTTTTTGCAGGATGTCATGTACTTTTTTTTGATAAGCCAAAGAAAAGGATGCCCACATGGTTTCAATCCGTTGTCGATAGGATACATCCAGATAAAAGGCAGCATGACACATTTCATGTTTTTTTGTGGTAATATCTCCCTTTTGATAAGCAATCACATATTTCGCATTATACTTCAATAAGGGATGTGATGGGAACATTTTCTTAACAAAATCCATGGGAAAATTGCTACCGATTCGTTTTGGAATCTTTCCTTCATATTTGTCACAGATTGTGAGAATGAATTCAGGAAGTCCTTCGTCACGATCATAAATAACATGAAGAATGTGATCCTGTTCTACAAATTTCATGATGTATTTTTTTATCCTAGTGATTCGATTCAAATTTTATTTCTTACCTTATACTATATGGTAATGAAATGCTTCGCACACTCCGAGTAAAAGATAAATCAGCTATTTATGATCTTGGGATCACCTTATTTCGAGAAGAGGATGAAGTTCCTCTTCTCAAGAAAGCACTCCTTGAGTGTAATTTATCACTGTCTTATGTGGCAGTTGACAACAAAAAAATCGTAGGATTTACATTAGTCGGTAGCACTCCGACTAACGTATATTTTAATTTTTTGTCTAAGAAACCGACTCAATATGAGCTAGCTTTTTTAGGAGTTTCTCCTTTGTGTCAAGGACGCGGATTAGGAACTCAATTATTACATGCGAGTCTAACGGCCATTCATCGCGTATCGATAGAGTTTACTTGTTGGCTTCTTGTGGATGCGACGAATGTTGGAGCGATTAAAATGTATCATAAACTTGGATTTCGACAATGGAAAACAACACCTGCAGAACTAACTCACAAAGAAGGAATTATTATGGGTAATAGTCATCGAAGATATCATCCTATAACAACGGTTGGATAACAGAGTAAAAATTGAAGAATAACAAAATAATAATGACATGCAGAATAATGAATGTCGTTACTATTTCCAGCCCACGAAATTACTATGTTAAATTGGACAATATGCTTATCCCGAATGATAAAAAAGGATACCGTTTAATTCAAGCTACGTCCGGCTTTGATTTACTTGAAAAAGCCATCAAAGTATTTGAACTCCCCCATATGCACTTTCAACTTGTATCATCCTTCTTGGATAAGGATCTGTTGAGATATGTACGTCTTGATCAATTAGAAACGATTCCAGCTGAACATGAATTTATTTATCTCCGTGTGCGGTAATAAGAGATTACCATAGCATAGGATGGATACTCACTATATTCTGACGTATCGATGGTACATGATCTATTAGATCTAGTTCTTCATAGTCTTCAATGGGTTCCGATGGGTGTATGCTAAACTCTTCCATATCTTTGAGATGCTGTGTGTGGTATCGTTGATTCTCTTGGAGGGTTTGTTCCTCTATTTCTTTTTTTTGGATGCTGCGACGCTCCTTTCGTGTACTTGTTTGATTCCATTCAAAATCACTAATCATCTGATCGTGAGGTATGGATATTTCATTATCAGGCTGTAGTTTACCTGTATCCTTATTTGACCATTTTCCTTTCCAACCATATACCGCAAGTTCAAAGTGAATTTGTTTTCCATTATCGGAATCATCATCGGAATCGTCATCGGATCGATTCTCATCACAATCAACACAATCTCTTCGATCCATACTACAACAACAATAACGATCTACACACCACGGATCAAGAACCAACTGTAAATAATACCATTCATGCACAAATAATTTTCTATATCCAGTTACCAATACGCCCGTTCCAAATATTTTATTTCCAGGAAATGCTTTCCAATTCTCTCGATCTTCCCATCGTCCTGATTCCTTCTCCGCTTGAATCCAAGAAATAAGTTCTCGTTGAATAGATGCCACATTCTCTAAACGAAAATAAGTATGAGATAACTCCCATGTTGTATTTTGTATATCAAAATGCTTTATTCGATCACCATCAACCATTTCAGAAAAGTGATGAATCATATAATCAAATGATTCATCACGTTCTTTTACTCGATCCATATCATTATTAAGAACGTTACATTTAGATCCTTAGTCATCTTCCTCTTGAACCGCCTTCAAACGCTTCACTAATAACTTAGTACACTTATCCCATGAATACTCTTGTCCTTTCTCCTTGGAAAGACGACCATGTTGCTTTCGCAACTCATCTTCAAAGACATAACGCTGCATGGCATTGGATACATCCTCTGGATTCACCATCTGGGCTTCACCCGTTACCGAATTATGTCCAGCGGGAATGTAATAACGTAAGGCGGGTTTAACCATTAGCGAATTCTCCTCAGAGCAGTATTCACTGTAACCATTAATCGCAGGAACAATTTGTGGAACACCAAGCGACATCTGCTCAAATGTACAGAGGCCAAAACCTTCACCCTCTGCACAGCTAATGCCAACATCGCCGCAATTATAGAGCATATTGATGTCCTCGTCCTTATAGCAAGTATCCTTTGAAGTAATAAGAAGACGAGCACCAAAGTGGTCTACTGATCCACCATTCAACTTAATCTCGCGCGCAAAGATCTCAAAGAGAGGAAAACCACCTCGATCACCCTTATCAGCCACAATGAGAAGATGAATGGGCTTGATTGGAAATCGAACAATTAGCTTTACAAAGGCGATGATCAAGAGATCGAGACGCTTTCGTGGAATGTTCTTATTTACAGAGGTAAACAAAAACATATCCTTGGGCAGACCTAGGGTTTGACGTGCCAAATCACGTGGAATGGTACGAAACATGGCAGGATCAACACCATGCGGCATCACATCCACGGGACGTGTCATACCCTGTGCTTTGAGTGCATCCTTCCATGCTTTCGTGAAGCAAAAGATTCGTTCAACATCACGGTTCAACAAGTCAATAAAAGCAGGAGGAGCCGAGACATACGTCAGATCAACATACGCCCAGATCTTGAAGAAGCGGTTCTCAATGGACTTACGGATTTGTTCTACGTAGAGTGAAATGGTGGCCAGATCGTTGTAGATAAAGACAATGTCTGGCTTCTCGGATTGGATGACGCCAGGGAGTTCTGTAAAGGCAAAGCCCGGCTGCTTCTCCTTTTCTTTGGCAGTGGCATCAATCACTTTTACAGTGGAAGGATAGGCACGACCAAGATCAGCATTGACAAGGCGCTGCGTACCAAAATGCACAATGGAGATCCATGGATGTTGAGCAAGTTGTTTAATGAGATTAAACACAACTTTGCTGTACCCATTGACTTGATTCACGTGCGTACTTACAATCAGGACTTTTACTTGTTTTGACACTACGGTATCGGGCAAAGATGTTGTAGGTGTAACAACTTCATTTTTAATACTGGACGTTTGAATGATAGAGTTTAACTCATTGACAAAATTGGAGACATCCATTTTACTACCTTTTTATGGACGATCATCTTTAGGTTTTTAAAATAGAATATACTAATAGAAATGGCTAACAAGACTCGTCGTAATAAGAAGCGCAATGTGGACATAAACACAGCTGCTGAATCCCCAAATTCATCAAATGGTGCAAATATCATGGGCGGTAAGCGTCGTGGTAAGAAGACCCGTCGTGCATCGAAGGGCGCTTCCGACTGGAACAAGAAGGTCATGAAGGTGTATCATGACATGAAGCGCAAGGATAAGTCTGTTCGTCTGGGCGATGCCATGAAGCGTGCTTCACAGATGAAGAAACGTGGCGAACTATAAAGGTGTTGTATGTTTTATTATAATAACTCAGATATCATTAGATAAAACGATGTCTGTTTCAAAGTGGAGTCGTTCTATAACAATATCACCATTGGTTCATCCGGATCTAACAAGTAAACCACAGAATAGTTATCATAATGTCTTATTGATCGATAAGAATGTTAAAAATGCACAATTGGTTTATGATTCGGCAAATGATTCAACTTTTCCGATTCTTTATTCCGTTCATTCATCGAGCCAGGATCTATTAGTACTATTACAAACACATTTTACCAGTATTCAACACGTTGGTCTATTTTTTGAATCATCTGAGGGTAAGCTGAAATATTTTCTAGATATGCAGCCACTTTTTTTGAATACAGAAAATGCACCTTATAGCAAAAATGTTGCATTTATGATTCAGTTGATCAAAACATTTTCCATTACAGGTTTAGACTTTTTGGCATGTGATACTCTACTGCATAGTCAGTGGACAGCATATTATGAAATCCTTATGACAGAAACCGGTGTAAAAGTAGGCGCCTCTAGTGATAAGACAGGCAATTTACAGTATGGTGGTGACTGGGTAATGGAAAGCACAAGTCAAAATGTAGAACTTCTTTATTTTACGAAAAACATTGAATATTATCAATATGTGCTGAGCCCTCCAACAGATATTCGTGTTTATACGATTACTTATCCAGGAAATGTCTCTATTATGCTATCAATTGATGTAAACTCTTATTTTAATGTTATCTTATTTCCAACATGGGAAGGCGGAGGCAGTGGTTATCCATTGTATACTGGTCCCCCATCATGGCTTTATGATTTTCAATTATGGGTTGCAGGAGAGCAGATCTATCACTTTTCCGATCTAGCTGGAATTTATATGGAATCAGATGGAGAAGTAGCATTTACGGATCTCAATAATCCTCAGGCAGGATGCTATGCATATTGGACATCTGATCAAAATGTTCACGCATCTGATTGTCAAAATTTAATTATTGATAATTTGGGATATAATGATTATATCGGATCTGTTTCTGTTAATGTAGCCTGTTTTAAAGAAGGCACTCAGATTCTTACGGATAAGGGCTATCGTGCGATTGAGACACTACGAAAAGGAGATAAGGTGCGAACTCTTCTTCGTGGATTTGTACCCATTGAACTGATTGGAACCAGACAGTTTGTTCACAATGCGAATCCTGAGCGTATCAAGGATCAACTCTACGTTTGCTCTAAGGAGGCCTATCCAGAAGCAACAGAGGATTTGGTGATTACAGGATGTCATTCTCTTCTGGTAAGCACCTTTGCGAATGATGTACAGAAGGAAAAAACAAAAGAAGTAAACGGACTCTTATATGTGACCGATAGAAAGTATCGCTTACCTGCATGCGCGGATGATCGTGCCGTTGTTTATCCAACCGCAGGAACATATAACATCTATCATTTTGCTCTAGAGAATAGTGATTACTATTCCAACTATGGTGTATACGCTAATGGCATTCTTGTAGAAACCACTTCGAAGCGTTATATGGAGAAGCTCTCGCAAATGACGCTATTATAAGTGCTTCCACACCTCAAAGAATCGACTCTCACAGGGTCCCCAACCGCCTGCCTCTTGATAATCCACTTCAAACCGATGCGATCGCAGAATTCGATCCACCTCATTCTTATGGTCTATGTCATGATAATCATTTTCCATAATAATGGTCTGAATTCCATTCAGAACCTCGGGCATATCTTGCACAATGTAATAAAATGCACCTTCACAATCCAGAACAAGGGTATCAAAAGCAATCTTATACTTCTTTACAAGTTCATCGTATGAAATAATGGAAACGGGAATATATCCAGGTAATAGCTCATCGCTTACCATGGTATCCCAGCCTTTTTGAATGAGTTTCCTCTTGGATAGGGCAGAATTCTCAATATGAAAATCAAGACGATTCTGATCGCGATTTTGTCGCAACTGATAAGCAATTCCAGGATCGGTTTCAAGAACAACCATATCGAGTTGATTAGTAAGAAGAGACGCAATGATCAGAGAATTACGTCCAATGTTGCCACCGATCTCGAGAACTTTACTGGTGGGATGAATATATTGAACAGCCATACGCTGCTCAGGAAACTCATCGCGAAAAGAGCCATGAAGAAGCGTTAGATTCTTATGGATGTCGGCAAGCCGTTCATCCACATCCAGTAGACGGACGGCTTCAGGTACTGGATCGAGCACCTGATGGGTATTCAAATCCAGAAAGATCTTCTTGCTATAATCATATTCAGTTGTTATGTCATCTACTGTAATAAAGATGGATTTTAGGGTGCCAAGCAGCGGGTCTCCAAAATAATTGCAGCGGACATTATCATTAGAGGGGATGATTAAATAATGATCCTTTTTCATTTTTGCTAGACACGCTTCTGTGACATCAATGTTCAAACTGGAAATTCCATATGTAATTTTCATCTAATAATCAGTTATCAACTGTTCTTTAGATTAAATGTTGGAAAATAACTCACGGAAGAACCCTTTCCATGTTGTCCAGCGTGATACAACCTCTTGTCGAATCTCTTCTGTGATAGGGAACTGAAGAGCGGTAATGGGATCCGTCCATGGATACAAGGAGGATAGATCCAGATGATTTTCGATCCATTTCAAATACATGGAATCGGTAATAGTGGTAATCGGCAAGGCGCCAGCCTCCAATGCCTCATATAAACGAAAAGTTTCTACATTTTGGCCTTTCATAATCGGACAGAACTTTGTATTACCAAGAAGAGCAACATAGGGTTTTTCCTTTGTTGCGGTAGCATGATTCCAACTGGGCTGCAAATGACAGCTATTAGGATGAAAGGACATCAATGGCTCCAGCTGTGTTCCACGATCAAACCAATCTGTTCCATGAAAACTCCAAAGAAGTTCTCTTTCTTTCCAAGATTTCTGTTTATCCGTCGATCGATAATGATAGCCCAGTGGAATGGTATAGACATTTGGAAGATCTGAAATATCCTCTCGGAAATAATTACGAATGACGATCTTGCAGTTTGGAAGATGATAGAAGGAAATATTATCATTACAAAATTCATCACTTACATGCAGAACACAGAATGGTTGTTGAAGAGTCTTGAAGAATTCATTAAATGCATTGGCGTAGGGGCGTTGAACAACAAACCATGTATTATCTGGAAAGTTTACTTGTAATGGAGAAAGGCGTTTAAAATATAGTTTAACTTGTAAGATATCTTCAAGCCACGATTTCTCATAGAGATCAAAGTTTGTATCATCGATTGCCATATAATAGACTAATCGTGCAGGAATTTGTGCCTTTTTAAAAGGAGCTAACTCTGCCTCTGTGAAACAGTCCTTATTATTCCAGATATCGCTATCGAATGTGTCTTCGCGATGTAAGTCATTAAATGCGGATGCCAAATAGACAGGATCTTCTTCTTGAAAACAATAAGAAAGTAGTGGATTAGTAAAATACTTCTTTAATCCGACGGATGGGTGGCCGAGCAAATGATCGCTGACGGTAAATGACTTATTTTCGGAATCGGATAAATAAGACATAAGCTTCTGTGCACCGGCTCTTGTCAAAATGTAACTATATGCGCAAAAATGAAATAGAGCGAGCGGAACAGGGCTAAATAGGGTGTTGGGTTTGATTTTATCCCAGTACTCATTTACATGTTCTGTTGCCAAAGGAAGACCCTTCTTATTGGGTGGAAGAACACCGCCTAGATAAAGAAGATCTGCGTCGACAGGAATACGATTGACATATTTTTTCCATTCAGACAACCATCCCTTTTGAAATCGAACATCATCTTCCAAGACCAAGTAGTATCCCTCCTTCGCTGATTCAGCAATCTTCTTCCATACTGAAATATGGCTTAAATTGCATCCAATCACGGATTTCTTCCATTGAAATTGATTCTTCTCAAACATTTCATAAATGTCTTGTGACATTTCTAGTGTTTTTCCATTCACTCCTGAAATACGTTCCACAAGCGGCTCCAAATAAGGCTCGGCTTCCAGCAATTTATTCCAGCGATCAGGGCGTGTATACAAATTGATCACAAATGTTTTTTCGATCCCCTTAATAGAAGTAGAAAGCCCAACACATTCTAGAATCTTCTCGGCCATCAAGGATAAAATACTGTAAGCCTTAGATACCTTCTCGGCATTCAAAATGGGGGTGGATGCAATTTTGCTGCAGATTTCAGGATTGGCCTCTAGCTTCTTCAGAACCTGTAGAACCATAGATGGATCGATAGTATTTGACAAATTAATACAACAATTTGGTGCAAAATCACTATCTGTATCTTTATCTCCCCAATACAAGGGAACACATCCTGCCATCTTTGCATGAAGTAGCTTTTCAGTAATATAGCCAGATGCTTGTGAGTTCTCAAAACTAATGGTAAATTTCTTCTCAGCAAAGAAGCGGTGTTTCGAGATGTCACCGCATCCTCCACCAGGATACTTCAAGGAAAGTTGACCACCGATATTATTGTAAAGTGCACCGCCACTATCCACTTTCTTGTACTTGTTTATCACATGATATGTTTCATTGCGCATGGTACAGATTGGATTACTAACAACAAATCCGCAGAAGTCTTTTCGATCAGAAAAGGGAACAGGATGAGGTGTTGTTGCAAAATGAAGAGGAATACGAATGGGATTATCTTCTGATGTAGGGAGTTCTTTGGAATCCGAATACCAATCAATAAAGGTCATCCAGGTTGGAATACGCATATGTGTATTATTCTCCTCTCTGGAAGAGGTCAAATATAGAACAATAGACGGATCAGATGGTGTGTTCCAATTCTCTGCGCTAAAGAAGATTTTGGGCAATGGAATAGTTTTCCATGTCTGACCATAGGGGCCAAAGACAAGCAGCTGCGATGGTTCTTCTTTGGAATAGGCAATGCCGCGAATCTCCTTTTTGAAGTGATGTCGAAGGGTATCCGTAATAAAGTTTGAATGGTAATTGAATCCTGGCCACATATCAGAAAAGGCAATGGTAAGAATCGAAGGCATAACCGAAGGCATAACCGAAGGTATAACCGAAGGTATAACTGAAGGCATAACCGAAGGCATAATCGATTGAGACTCCATTACTTCCTTTAGAATAGAAGTCCATTGCTCTTCCTTGTAGCCAAATGCATGTAAGATGGATTCACGAATAGAAGACAGCCCATCTCGCCATTCTGCAGAATGTGTTTGGATCCATGAGAATGCTGCAGAAATACTACGTACATCATTGCCTGGATAGAATACATTTGAAAGCAATGAATGGAGCCCTTTCAATACAGGACTGTTATGAATGACGGGTAAACCAAGCCACAATGCATTAAGCAATCGAATCTGAAGAGAAATAAAGCGAGAATGAGAAAAGAGAATGGAATTGGGTTCTTGAATCCAACTAAGATAGGATGGGTTATCTGTAAAAGTAATGGGCAATGTATCCATTTCAATATTGTTTAAAATATTCTCTTTTAAGAAGCGATTCTCTTTGATACGATCCATATGATGAACAAGATAATTAGCATCAATCACGTGTTTTTTCTCCAATTCACGAATGGCAACTAGTGGAAAAACACATGAGCTTGTATTATTTTTATTCTTTTCAGCAACATGGACAGTCCATGATCCTTCACAAAATGTAGCGATATGGTATTCTGACTCTTTTGTAGCAATGGTGGAAGACCAAATAAATGGGACAGTTCGAATGGGACATGGAAATATGGTTTGAATAGCAGGAATTGTTTCCTTAGGATTTAAAATGTCCCAGCACCAAATTTCATGAACACCCTTCGTGCTGCGGTGATTGTATGGCGTTTCAAGATACACTACGGAATCAAGTTCTGCAAATTGTAGAAAGGTTCGTAGAAAAATAATCGTTTTTGTTGCTTTTTGATAAAATGTATGGGAAAGATGACCATCGATGTCAATTAAAAGATCAATGGATTGGACTTGATACATCGACGTAATAGGAAATGTATAAGATTCGGTACATTTTGTTTCGACGGTATGTACAAATTGTATAGAATGACCTAGCTTCGAAAATACTTCTGCTAATGCAATGGCGGTTTGATTGACCCCTGACAAAAATGCAGACGTATTGGGCTCATAACGAATGCCAATAGACGTCATGAATTAATTAAATATCATATCATATCTTTAAATGATGATCTCCGACATGAAAAAGCCAGCTTAAAATATAATATCATCAATTAGTATAATATGGCTACACCACCTTCAATTACCGCCGTTGTGCCAGGCAATGGCTCGGTTGCCATTACCTTTACGGCAGCATCCATCCCTGGTGATACCGTTCAATATTATGGATATCAGGTTTCTACTTCCACAGATTTTAGCGGTGCAATCAATATCGAGTTTGCACCACGTGATGCATCATCGCTGACACAAACTGCAACACAGTATTGGAACGGATCAAGCTTTGTAACATTGTCGAATGGAACAACTTATTATTTTAAGGTGCTGGCAGCTTTTGCAAGTGCTGGATGGGGTGGTGCATCTGCTGCATCGGGTCCGGTTACGCCGAACAATCTCCCATCTGCTCCGACATCATTGTTGGCAACCCCAGGTTATACCTCTGTCTCGATTGCATTTACAGCGGGATCTCAGGGAGGCTCCCCAATTAGCAATTACAAGTATTCCACGGATGGCACTAACTACACGGCATTTAGCCCTGCTCAAGCATCAAGCCCTGTATCCATCACAGGTTTATCCAGCGGAACAAGCTACACGGTCTATTTGAAGGCGGTTAACGGCGCAGGTGACAGTCCAGCATCATCGGGTGTTAGTTTTACAACAACCAACACACCGTCCGCCCCCACATCGCTGCTGGCAACCATTGGTAATCAACAAGTTTCCATTGCATTTACCCCAGGAGCAAACGGCGGCACACCAATTACAAACTACTCCTATTCCATGAACGGTGGTACGAGCTACACCGTATTTAGCCCTGCTCAATCATCCAGCCCTGTCGTGATTACTGGCCTGACCAATGGTACGAGCTACACGGTCTATTTGAAGGCGATCAATGTGAATGGTTCAGGTGCAGCATCCGCTGGTGTTACCTTTACACCGAGCACCACACCATCTGCCCCCACCTCTCTGGTGTCAACCAAGGGTGATTCGTCGGTGTCGATTGCCTTTACGGCAGGAGCAACAGGTGGTTCGGCGATTACGAACTACAAGTGGTCGTCGGATGGCACTAACTACACGGCGTTCAGCCCTGCACAAACATCCAGCCCTGTATCGATTACGGGTCTCACCAATGGTACGAGCTACACGGTTTATTTGAAAGCAGTCAATGCGAATGGTGATGGTGTTGCTTCCGCTGGTACTACGTTTACACCAAGCACAACTCCATCTGCCCCCACTCTTAACAGCTATACCCCACAAGATGGTGCGGTACAGGTAAGCTTTACAGCGGGTGCCACAGGTGGTTCGGCGATTACCAACTATCAGTATTCCACAGATAACGGTGCAAGCTATGCATCATTTAGCCCTGCACAGACATCGAGCCCGGTTACCATTTCAGGATTAGCCAACGGCGGAACATACAATGTGATCCTGAAGGCGATCAATGCAAACGGCCTGTCTCCTGCATCCAATATGATATCCGTTGTTCCAAGCACCACGCCGTCTGCCTCCACCATTACCAGCTATACTCGTCAGGCGGGCGGCATATATTTATATTATTCTGTAGGATCGACTGGTGGCGCAGCGATTACCAACTATCAGGTATCTACCAACAATGGATCGTCCTTTGTTACGCTAAGCCCTGCGCAGTTTTCAAGCCCCTTGTCCATTACGGGCTTGACGGATCTTACATCGTACAATGTAATCATTAAAGCGATCAATTCAAATGGTGTTGGCACAGCATCAAACACATTTACTGTGTTTACAAGCGTGGCTCCCTCTGCACCAACATCGCTGGTTGTAACAAACCAAAACCAGGCTGCACGAATTGACTTTACTCCTGGATATGACGGTGGTGCAGGCATCTCCAACTATCAGTACTCTCTGGATAATGGTGCAACCTTCACGGCATTTTCCCCTGTACAATATGGCTCGTTTGTTATTATCAGTGGATTGACAAATGGAAACTCCTATTACATTGCACTGAAGGCAGTAAACAGCAATGGTGCTGGCGCTGCATCAAGCGCTGTATTGGCACAGCCCGTTACACTGCCCTCGCCGCCCAGTTCTCTGGTTGCTACACTTGGTAATCAGAGTGCATCCATTGCCTTTACTGCAGGTGACAACGGTGGTCGCACAATTAACAACTACCAGTACTCGATTGATGGTGTTAACTATGTGCCCTTTAGCCCTGCACAGACTTCAAGCCCAGTTGTTGTATCAGGTCTGACGAACGGCACGTTGTACTCTATTACATTGAAGACAGTGACCTCTTATGGTGCCAGCAGTGCCTCACCCGCAGTTACGGTTACACCTAGCACCGTGCCTCATCCACCCACTGCTCTTGTTGCTACTCCAAGCAACAATCAGATATCGATTGCGTTTACCCCTGGATATCCAGAGGGTGCTCCTGTGACCAACTACCAGTACTCGATTGATGGTGGTGTAACTTTCACGGCTTTCAGCCCTGCTCAGCTTGTTAGCCCTGTTCTAATCACTGGTTTGACGAATGGTATTACATATACCATTCAACTCAAGGAGGTGAACATGGATGGTCCCTCGTTGGCTTCTGCTTCTGTGATGTCTGCCCCTGGTGCTGTCCCTGCTGCCCCCACTGCTCTATCCTCAGTGGATCTGTACAATGGTAACATTTCTCTCTCATTTACCCCTGGTTACAATGGAGGATTTAATCCAATCAACTACCAGTACTCTCTGGATGGTGGCAATACCTTCACTGCATTCAGCCCTGCCCAGACAAGCAGCCCTGTGATCATTTCAGGTTTGATCAATCGCACCAGTTACACGATTCAGCTCAAGGCAGTGAACGTAGTGGGTGTGGGTGCCGCCTCCGCCTCTCTCTCGCTGTACTACATGTGCTTCCTGGAGGGAACTAACATCCTTTGCTTCAATGGATCAAAGGAGGAGTACCGCAAGATTGAGTCACTGCGTAAGGGTGACCTAGTTAAGACTTTCATGGATGGCTACAAGGCCATTGACACCATTGGTTTTACCAAGGTATACAACCCTGGCAACGCAATGCGTAGCAAGAACCGCCTGTACAAGTGCAAGAAGGAGAACTACCCATCACTGACAGAGGATCTTGTGATCACGGGTTGCCACGCCATCTTGGTGGATGACATCACGGATGTTCAGAAGGAGCGTCTCATTGAGGAGCAGGGTAAGATCTACATCACAGATAATCACTATCGTTTGATTGCCATGGTGGATGAGCGCGCGGAGCCATTTCAGGAGGAGGGTCTTCATACGGTCTGGCACTTGGCTCTCGAGAATGAGAACTATTATTACAACTATGGTATCTTTGCCAATGGTCTCCATGTTGAGACTACCAGCAAGCGCATGATCAAGGAGCAGTCGGGCATGACCTTGGTGGAGTAATGTTTTTGTGTTTTTGTGTGTTTTTCCTATTTTTAAAAGGATAATCTATTTAAAAATAGTATGGAAGTACCAAATGATATAATTAATCTAATTCTATCCTTCCATGATCCCTCTCTTGTGATCATGAAGTATACTGCAGAGAATTGTTTACAACCTCGTATTCAATGGAATTCACCGGCTCTTTCGGAGTTAGAAGCAGTACTCTATATTCGTCGGTATCATGCAATGTATTGGTCACGATCACAACGAGATCAACATTATCGTGATATTCATAATGACTGTAAAATCTATTATGCATCTGTTTTTGACAAAAAAGGACGCCATCGTTCTTGAATGACTGGATTATGAATGGAATGTTTCCAAATCAAATTGGTAGCATGAGTCTGATAGGCTTTCAAGTGATTTTTATGTGTGGATAATGCATGAAAAAGAGTTTGAATGGCCTTATCCCATTCATTAATAGAGTAATGATATCCATAGGGCGCCCAGCCTTCTGAATTATGAAGAATTGGATAATTGCAATATAGCAGTTCTAGTGTCATATAATTATAATCATTGTTCCACTGATGTGTCAAGAAACAGGCCGAGCGATTTTCCTTTAAAATGGTATGAATATTTTTGCGACCAGTTAGTTTGATTCGATCATTTTTCCAGAGAGAAAGTGATCCTAGAAAATGATTATAGGCATTTGCCGAAAGTTTTAGACGATCCCCATTGATCACATGAATCTTTCCTTTCCATTCAGGATATTTTTTAGAAAATGCTTCTGCAAGTAGAAGAGTATAGAACGAATATTTTTGAAAGGATATATTGGGATCCATGACAACAAGATCCATCAACTGCCATGAATTGGGTGGAGTCCATTGGAGTGTTTCTTTGGAGCCATAGTGCGTGAGAAAACATGGATCCCATACATAAGGAACCACTTTACCTTGATCTAGTTCAACACGATTTAAGAGGGAGGCATAATCAAGATGCTGCATATAATGAGGGCTTGTCCAGATTTCATCAATTTCTCCGACAATATGATGGCCAAAAAAGATTCCTGGTGTATTTTGAATGGTTTCGATATCAATGTTGAGAATATTTCCGAGATACAGCTTCACGATTTTGCATCCGATCGTGCGAAGATATCCACGTGTTAAGGGATCCAGACTCATACCAATCTCAATCAGCATGCAAATGGGCATGGATTTCATCACAATTTCATTTTGTGATACGGCTCGATAGGATCGAATAAAGTCTTTCTTTTCGGAAGAACTATGGGAGTGTTGTAGTAAATACGGCTGATATCCCATACTCTCAAAAAGATCATAAAGAATAACAATATTTTGAGTGAGACCATTTAGAAACAAGCTATTATCATTTACATCATTTGAGGCAAGTACAATCATTTTATCAGAAGATGCTGTTAATGATGGTAATGTAATGGATGAATACTCTTCCGAAGGCATGATGGTGTTACCTGGTAACGACATTCTTATGAGTATAACAGTCTCATATCTTTATATTAACCTATAATAAAGATGTCAGCCTTATCTACTTTTCCTAGTACTCATTCTATTCCTCCTCCTTGTTTTTATACAATGGGAGGAATTGCTACTTTTTTAAATCAGAATCCAAAATATAAGGAATATTTTTTAGGAGATACAGAAATATCAAATGATTTACTTGTTCCTACATCAACCTTATCAATCATGGGATATAATCCAGAAAATGTGCCGATTCCATTGGGTGTTACTAATCTTTCTCAATCACAGGCTCTGATGTATCAACAACAGCTTGACTTATATCGAAAGGTATATGCGTATAATTCAAATGCTTATGTGAATTTTATTTCGATTCCAAGAAATCCAAAAGGTCCTGTCTATTTTCGATTCCAAACCTATAAAGATTATATGAATTATAAATCGTCGGTCTTACTGGTAAATAAATTATATCCATTTCAGAAAATGGCATATGCCAAAAATCCGGCTGGATCGACACTAGGATGGATTGTGCCTTTTCCTACGCTTTAATGCAGAGTAAATAAATAAAGCAATTGATTGAGATCGGAGATCATTTCGTCACGAATATTTATTAAATCCGTATCGGCAGCTGCCTTAAGAGATTTAGTCAAAGATCCCTGTAGATATTTAATAGCGGCTTTAATCAAGCGTGCTGCGCCAGCTTCAGTTAAATTCTGTAAATGAATCGTTGCATTTGCACCTGTAATACGAGGGCGACCATATTTTCCGATGTATATTTCAACAAAGGAATCAATGCTCTTTTCCATTTTCTCTAAGATCGTATCGGTTGCAATGTGTCGGGCGTAGACTCTGGTTTGCCAATGATATAATTTGACTTGATCGCGTAACTGCAAAAAGAAGTGGATATGATCGGCTGACATTTATTTAGTTATTCGAAATAAAATTGAAAATGTGAACACTTTACAAAATAAGCAACCATGTGCAAACACTGCCAAGACGTTCTGGGCGATCTTGCCCTGCCCCACGATGAATCTAAATGCCCTCTCCAAAAATCATTCTATTGCTCTACCTGCGCAAAATATGGACATCTCACCAATAAATGCCCCGCCAAACCATCTACATACTACACAGAACCATGCTTCGTAGAACAATTGATTCCTCATACCCTCTTGAAAGAGTATAATATTACATCACGTACTCCGCTTCCTTTAAGGAAGAATGAAGAGCCCCAACGTCTTCTTGAGATACAGGATGATGATCGTGTGATTACTGCATATTTAGCAGCACGATCAATCAAATCCAAAAATAAGAGACATGCGCTCGAGGAATATGCGAGACAGCAAAATATGCGATTGGTGTATATCAAATAAGATAAAATTGAATCTTATTTTTATTTTAGTAAAATGTACAAATCATGCTGAGTCTAATTAAACGCATTTCTCCTTCACTATTTCGAACTTCTGTATTTCAAAATGCAAATTATTTGGGTAGATGGAAACTTGAAAATGAAAATAAGACGTATTTGAAGGCGGACTATGCAAATAATGATCATTGCAGTTGTTCTCATCTTCCAACGGAGGATAATACATATGATGATGTGGACGATTATTCGCCATTCTTAGTTGAGTTCGTCCAAGATTATTCAAAGCAGTAGAGACAGAATGATTTATTTTTATTGAATGAAATAGAATGAGACGCATGATGAAATCAAGAAAACATAGAAAAAATAAGAGACCTGCTACTCGTAAACAGCGTGAAAAGCGTACACGTCATAATCGAACACTACGTAAGCGCATTCGAGGTGGACACGTTGATCAAGAAACAACCGAAACATTGGAAGGAGTTCCTATCGAATCTCGTGAGACCGCAATGGTTGCAGGACCAGGATTCAGCATGAGTGCAGGAGAATATGAAGCCATGATGGAACAATTGGATCGTGATGGATCGGACTATTAATTCCGGTACTAAAGTGCTTGAAAGTGTGTAAATTACATTCTATTTGTATTGCATCAAATACATAGAATGGCATTACGGCATGGTTCTTTAGAAGCACAACGAAATAGTATTGAATACGCGAATGCCTCTTGGGAAGAGGACTCTCTTCCAGCCATATCACTTGATGGTGCGGTACCTGGAATCTATCGATCAACAGTGACCAATATCCTTTCCAAGCATTGCATGGAGGTGAAATTAGTATCAGAAGAATCAGTTCAAACGAGTGCACATATTTCCAAGAAAAAGTTAAAAGATCTAATTGCAAAACATAATAATGAAATTTTTTCATTTATGGAGAATCCTGAAAAATCACCCAATATTCTTGGAACTGCGGAGACGATTTTTCGTAGGTATGGTCATGAACTTCCATCTATTCGAGGAACCAATCGAACGACAATGCTAAAAGAACTGCATTTAAATGCAGAGGTGGATGAGGCACTTATTGAATTTAATGAAGGTCTAAAACGAAATGTAGAATCAGGAGGAGGAATGGAGGATTTTGTTCGACAAATGCGATGGTTAATAACACAATACAAAAATAAGGGGGAAGAAGTATTACGATTAGAAACAAACTTATTTCAGAAAATAGATATGCTGGATAAGGTTAATAGTCGTTTACCAATGATTACCAGCTTGGCTCAAAATGATGAATTAGGAAATGTAATCGATGCATTTTCAAAATATGCTGAAAATGTATACCAAACTGCACATTTTGAAGAAAACTATAAGGATCTGATTCAGGCTTATAAGAAATGGAATGTATGTCGTCAGCTCTTATCTTTTCAAAATGTACTACGTTGTGATGGAGCAGAACCAGCATGTTCTATTTGTTTATTGGATCCTATTTCAGCAGCGATTGTTCCATGTGGGCATACATTTTGCGGAACCTGTGCCAAAAAACAAAATACAACATGTTTCATTTGTCGTGGCCAAATCCGTGAACGGGTCAAGCTTTATTTTACATAGTTTTATATTTTGCTTATTTTAAGATTAAATCTGCACCTGGAACAAAGCAACGCTTTGCAACACTGTAATTGAACCTATGGTTCAATCTGCAACTGGAAATCATTTGGTCGAAGTGCCACTGCCCTTAATGCTTCTCGTTGTTCATCTGTCAAATCTGTGACCTCGCATACTTTCTGAAAGAGCGACTCTGCAATCGAATACCATAATTCGTATAAGATGGTATTGGGATCCATGGTTGCCGTTTATTTTGCTACAATACATTTCAATTTTATGAAAGCATTTAAACCTTGTATGCTAGTATTATACTAAAGATGGCAGAAGCAAATGAAGTATCTGAAGCCTTGACCACGCCCCAAGAAAATGAAATTGCGATGTTGACTCATTCGATTATTGAATGGCGTCGCCTCAAAGAAGAGAATGATCGTCGAAAGCAAGAAATGCGTGAAGCCAATACAAAAATGAAAGCACTTGAAGATATTATTGTACGTGTGATGAAGAGTCATAATATTGGTGCATTGGATTTGAAGAATTCAGGTGGTCGTGTTCTCTTCAAAAAGTCGAAGCATAAGGCGGGTCTGGGTCAAAAGAATATGGAAAAACTAATTGCGGAGCATTTGGAATCTCAAGAGAAAGCCATTAATCTGATGAAATATATTCAAGAGCATCGTGAAGTAGTAATCAAAGAATCGATTGCTTATGAGAAATCATCATAAAAAAAGCGGCACTAAATAGATATGTTAAAAGAATTGTGTCAAGCAGGCGTGGAGTGTATGACCGATATGCCTAAACCTTTTACGAGTCGTAAAGAATATCCTGAACACGAAGAACACCATGATCGTGGTGAATACTCTACGGATCGTAGAGAACCGTCTATGCGTCGCAAAGAGCATGAGGAGCATTCATGGTTGGAGGGATCCTATAAGGCAATTGCAGTTACGGTTCTTACTTTTCTATTTTCTATCTTAATTCTTTCTTTTGTTGGTAAATTCTTATGGAATGTCTCTGTGGTACAAATGTTTACGATTGCACGTCCGGTTGAATCGGTCTGGCAAATTATTGCATTAATGCTCCTCTTGTCTCTTCTTCGTTAAAATGGTCTATAAGTAGAAGATGTTACAAGATCTATGTAAAGCAGGTGTTGAATGCATGACAGATATGTCTGGATCCTCTACGGGTCATGGAGAATCTTATAAGACAGTGATTGCTTCGATTCTTTCGTTGATTGTATCGATTATTATTGTCTCTTTTGTCGGTAAATATTTATGGAACGCATCCGTGGCAGAACTCTTTACTGTTGTACGTCCGGTTCAGTCTGTCTGGCAGATCATTGCATTAATGCTTCTAATGTCACTCATGCGATAAATTATTTGTAGCTTATAAGTAGAATTATGTTATTGCCTCTCCTTATTATTGTATTTTTTGCAATTATTGGGTACATTATGTATCTAAATTGGCCGGCACGCTCCACAGGTCATAGTTGCAATGAGTGCGGTGCTCCTCCAAGCCAATGTAGATGCCATAAGAAACAATGTGATCGATGTGGTATGCCAAAGCCGCAATGTGGCTGCCCGAAGAAGGAGGGATGTCAGTTTTGTTAAAAGATAAGCAATACATTATGTATCGTATATCTTTTATTTTTCAGTTAAGGTTTTATGTTTTTAAACAACACCATTCCAGACAAGCTATGGTGGTGTTTTTAAACAACACCATTCCAGCCACTAGCGGAAACTCCACCATATTTATAATCATAGGTGCCAAGATCCTTCAGGGATGGAGGTTCCACGCCACCTACATTGCCTCCCTCTGTCGAACCGCCATTCTGTTTACTATAATCGGTCTTCAAGCAACGGCTGGTGGCAACATCATAGACATCCTCCCACGCCTTCTTAAATAATTTTTCTACTTCAACAGACTGTATTTCAGATAAATTGGCCTCTGTACATAATTTACGCAATAGAACACGACCGCGATCACGCCATGTAGCAAAGATAATATCTAGATCACGTGCAGCAATGGATTGATTCAAGCACATTGCACAGATCTCACCAGTATTCATACGATCATGAGCTGTTTCAAATGCTTGTGTGCGCGTGGCTTCAACAATTCCGCTGGGAGAAAGTAAATCCTTCTTCAAACAAGCCAGTTTACTTAGAATCAGTTCCATTTCTTTATAATCAGCGGAGGCATCGGATACGCCTGCAGGAACATTATTGGCAGAAGCCACAATATCTAGTAACTGAGATCCTTCAGGAAGAGTCCGGAGACAATCAGGGTGTCCTGATCCATGTGCCACACCACCGTAAAATCCTTCATTCATTCGGTCATAACTGGGAGTACTGTTCATGAATTTAACAACAAAAAAGACAATGACGGCGATGATAAGCATCGTCGTAATGAATTGATAAGGAACTTCGTTTTCCATTCTCTATTACTTCAACCTATATTTACTTTTTATTTGTTTCTAACATTTGTTGGATAAGAATAGTATGAACGCAAGTGACATTGTTAACGCAAAACAAAATAAGACACTATTTGGTGCCTATCGTAGCTCTTTTTTAACAGCTTCTACTGTTCTCAGCAGCATCAATCCAATGAGTTCGATTAATGGTCGTGGTGGTATTACCTCCTATTATTCTACGTTGAGGACAGTCAACACAAGCAATTGTTTTTCTACCTTTCAGACCTATGAATTAGAGCGTGACCTTCAGGCGGGACAAAGCCTATGTGGTGTATGCATTCCTTCACAACTTCAATGGAAATATTTAACTTCGACAACCATGACATTTTATAGTACAACATATAGTTCTTTATCAACGCCGAGTACATTTACTTCTACCACAACAACAATTCTTACCGCACCACCTGTTGTCATTTGCCCGCTTATTTCATTTTACCAAGGAAATAAGACATGTTAATAGATGAAATCAAGCGATTTACTCCGACTTCGTGTAGGAGTTCCACCCTATCCTGGGACAAGACCATCATGTCATCCTGTGTCTGTCCTCCCGCCATTTTGTCCTGTAAAAACAGCATCAAATGCCGAACCTGCTCCACCAACAACTTGTGGAATTACTACAAATTGTTTATGTCAAGAAAAGTCATGCAACTCCTCCTGTAAAAAGTCTTCGTGTAAAAAGTAGAGATTTCAATTTTTTTTAAAAAACCCTCCTCCACAGAAGTCCGGGCAAAAATTGTATAAAAATAGTTTAATTTAAAATAGTTCCTTTTAATATAAAATGTCTCCTACTCCTGATCTGACCAATCCAACTTCGACCGTTCTTTCGAAGACTGGCATTACCGCTACCTATGATACTACTGTCCAGCACATCTCTTTTGTTGGAAAGACCTTCAGTATTGACCATGGTCTGCAGGTGTCGGGTAATGTAGCTCAATTTTCGTATGATGTGGATGCTAGCGCATCGAATGATACTGCCGCTTCCATCTCTACGGCTGGTGGTCTGGCTGTAGCCAAGAAGGCCTACATTGGTGACGATCTCCATGTTACTGGCAAGGCCTATCTGGGTGATCTCGATCTGGGTGGCAGTGTGGCGCTCGATTCAACCGCCTCCTCCACTTCCACTATTACCGGTGCCTTAACAGTTGCTGGTGGTGTTGGCATTGTTGAGAACATCTATGTTGGTGGCCTTGCTGATGTTGCTGGTACCTTTCATGCCGCTGGTGATGCAACACTGGATTCACAGCTGTCCGTTGCCCATAAGGCCTCCTTTAACGATGAGGTCGACGTTGTCGGCATCCTGAAGTCGTCGAATAATACGGATGCCTCCTCCGCTACCGATAACGCCGCTGCCGTATCTACGTTAGGTGGTCTCGCTGTAGCCAAGAAGGCGTACATTGGTACCAATCTTAACGTTGGTGGCGACTCGTCGCTTGCTGGTGCATTGGCTGTTACTGGTGCTGCGACCCTGTCCAGCACACTGGGTGTGAGTGCCAAGGCAACTCTGAACTCTCTGGAAGTGACCAATGCGTCAAATCTGTTGGGCTCATTGGCTGTGGCTGATGGTACTACCCTCGGTGGTGACTTGCAGGTGAATGCGAATGCATCAGTAACTGGCACACTTGCAGTTACACAGGGAACAACCCTGACTGGCGGTGCGACGATCTCTCAAACCGCCGCTCTGGCCACAATGACTGTTTCTGGAACATCAACTCTTACTGGAAAGCTGACATCCAATGGTGCGGCTGATCTAAAGAGCACTCTTGATGTCACTGGTGCTACCACACTGGGCAGCTCCCTCACCGTTAATTCTGGTGTGACATTGAATGCAACCTCTGATGCTTCGTCATACTCCGATGGAAGCGCAGCGCTAGTCGTGGCAGGTGGTCTTGCTCTGGCTAGAAATGCTTGCATTGGTGGCCTTGCTGATGTTAATCTGACTCTCCATGTAGGTGGTGATGCCACGCTGGATGGACAGTTGTCCGTTGCTGATACGTCGTCCCTTGCTGAGGTTGATGTTTCTGGTATCTTGAAGTCATCCAACAACAGCAACGCCTCGTCTGCTTCGGATAACACTGCCGCCATTTCTTCGTCGGGTGGCTTGGCCATTGCGAAGGACGCCTATTTTGGTGGCCTTGCTGATGTGACTGGCAACTTTCATGTTGCCGGTGATGTGACCTTTGATCAGGCCTTGACTGTCACTGGCACAGCAACCTTGGCCAATCTCAGTATGTCTGGTTCGTTGGCCTTGAACGGCACCAATGATGCCACTTCCTACTTGGACACCAACGCTGCCTTGCACCTGGATGGTGGTCTGTCTGTGGTCAAGAATGCCTACATTGGTGGCAATGTTGGTGTTACTGGCACATTTAATGCCACAGGTGATGCAACCCTGCATGGTACAGTTGATATCAAGGATGCTGCAACCCTCGAGTCAACCCTGGATGTATCGCTCAAGACAACTCTTGGCGCTGCCTTGGATGTTACAGGTGCGGTTACTCTGAAGAGCATCGATGATGCATCGGACTCGGCAACGGGTGGTGCTCTGACCGTTAAGGGTGGTATGGCTGTTGCTAAGAAGGTCTATATGGGTAGCACCCTGGACGTTGCTCAGGCTGCTTCTCTCGCCTCGACCCTTGCTGTAACAGGTGCTGCAACATTTTCAGACAACGTGTCCATTAGCGGCAATTTGACTGTTAGTGGAACAACCACTTCTTTGAATACCGAGACGCTCACTGTGAAGGATGCTGCCATTCTTCTTGCAAATGAGAACAGCGCAAGCGATGTTATTGATTTTGGTGTTGAGGGTGAATACAATGCTGGTTCAGGTGTTGTTTATGCTGGTTTCAAGCGCATTCACGGCACAGGTGAGTTCGTCTTCTTTCAGAATGCAGCAAACCAGATTGAGAGTCAAAACCCATCCAATGATGCCTACGCAGTCGTGATGGCCGATTCGTTTAACTGCGCCTCGGATGCCCGTCTCAAGAAGGATGTTGTTTCTCTGGAGAATGCTCTGGACAAGATTGACTCGATTCGTGGTGTTCACTATAACTGGATTGATGAGAACCAATCCAAGGATCGCCAGGTCGGTGTGATTGCCCAGGAGATCCAGGCAGTCTACCCCGAGCTGGTTATGCAGGGCGGCAACGGTTATTTGTCCGTTGATTACCCGAAGTTGACCGCGGTTTTGATTCAGTCCGTCAAGGAGCTGAAGGCCATGGTTCTGGCTCTTGCGAACAAGTAAATTGAACGCATAATAAATGCTATCATATAAATAATTAATATGATATAATTTATGGATGTAGTATTCTATAATATAAAATCGCTGTATGATAGATTCATGGAGCCTAGCTATATTCTTACCAAGACCCGATACGCTGAACAGGGTGTTTCGGTAAAATATAAGGATACCAATGGTAATCCTTCGGAACAGAACATTTCTTTTGCGAACAAGACCATCACCATGGATAGTGGCCTTAATGTGACAAGTGGTGATGTTGTAGTGGGAAGTACATTACATGTTGCAGGTTCTGCAAATATTGATGGTGGAATGACAGTATCCGGTGCGTTAAATATTGTCAATACGGATGTAACAATTGCACCTATTACGTATAATGGTCAACCTTTCATAGGTAACAATGGTCCTACTGGTGTAGCTGGACCCCAAGGCAAGGATGGAGTAACGGGTTTACAAGGTCCTCAAGGTGCCGCTGCAGAGAACCTTACCATTGGTTTGTACAATGGAACATCTCCCACGGGAACCATACCAAATATACAGAATTTGTATTTTGATATGACGAGTGGATTTAATGTTTCAGAATATGACCCATCTTCTGCCATTATTTCCATGAATAGTGCATTCAAGTATTGGTATATTGATGCGGAGAATGCGTCACAACCTGCTGCATTAACCGCACATGGTGAGGATGGCATCAATTTGTTTGGAGGAACGGGTATTACCATAACGGCGGGCACAGGGGCAAGCAGCAGTTCGAATACATACCCATATCAATCGTTAACATTTTCGATTGATCCATCCATTCTTACAAGTGGAACTCAAGGTGGTCAAGGTGTTACAGGTGCTAATGGTGCTCAAGGATTCACAGGAGCCACAGGAGCCCAGGGTGCTCAGGGATCCCAAGGCGTTCAAGGCACTCAAGGCACGCAAGGTGCGCAAGGATTCACAGGCGCCCAAGGAGATCAAGGTGCGCAAGGATTCACAGGCGCCCAAGGAGTGACAGGTGCTCAAGGACCTCAGGGAGTACAAGGTACACAAGGCGTGCAAGGTCTTAGAGGACCTCAAGGCACTCAAGGATTCACAGGATTCACAGGCGCCCAAGGAGATCAAGGAGTCCAAGGATTCACAGGCGCCCAAGGAGATCAAGGTGTAACAGGAGCCCAAGGTACACAAGGATTTAAAGGAGCCCAAGGTGCCCAAGGTGCCCAAGGCACCCAGGGAACTCAAGGCGCACAGGGATTCACAGGAGCACAAGGCGCACAGGGATTCACAGGAGCGCAAGGATTCACAGGAGCACAAGGAGTCCAGGGAACAAATGGAACCCAGGGCACACAAGGAACGCAAGGACCTCAAGGTACACAGGGCACACAAGGAGTGACAGGAACATTTGCATTTACTGGACCCACAGGCGCAGTGTTGTACTATAATGGAACTAATGTTGTAGGAAGTGCATCATTTACTTTTATACCGAGTACCACAGATACCGCAGCAGGTGTGGTTATTTCGGATGCGTTAACAACAACCTCTGGAATTGAGGATGCATTTGGCATTCATACAACTGTCTCGGTGTCTTCAGATGCAGATTCTTTTTTTAATGGTGTAGGTGTTGGAATTGGAGGAGGAGGACTTCCTAGTAATACCATGTTAGGCGCGCTTGTCTTACAGAACAATGTATCAGGTACATGCAATGTAGGTGTCGGACAAAATGCATTATATGCTAACAAAGCAGGTCAGTTTAATACTGCAGTAGGATATGCCGCACTTTATGGTAATACAGGTGGTCAACAAAATACAGCGGTTGGTTCCAATACATTATCCTCTTCACAAGGAATGGGCAATACCAATGTAGGATATCGATCAGGTCAAAAAACCTCAAGCGGTGCATTAAATACAGGCCTAGGAAGTTATGCAGGTTATGGTGTAACAACGGGAGGAAATAATGTTAGTGTAGGATACCAGGCAGGATATACAAATGCGACAGCATCAGGTAATGTGTTAATTGGAAATCAAGCAGGTTATGGTGTAACGACTGGAAATAACACAGTTGTTGGTAATCAGGCACTCATTCATGCCAATTCGACAGGCACAAATGATGCATTTGGATATCAGGCGCTTTACAACAATGCATCGGGTACAAACAATGTTGCCATGGGACAACAATCGTTATATGCCGTGACTACTGGAGGAAATAATACAGCGGTTGGTTATCATTCAGGTAATGCATTAACAACAGAATCGAACAATACAATTGTTGGTGCATTTTCAGGAAATAATGGTACAATTGACATTCGTGGAACCAGTAACAATGTTGTATTATCCGATGGTGCTGGAAATGTGATGTTGTATGGAACACCATCAACGGGTGCGATTCTGCTGGGTGCGCCTACTGCGCCAACCGCTCCAACAGGAACCAATAATACACAAATCGCAACGACTGCATTTGTAGCGAATGCGGTGAGTGTTGTACAGGGTCTAACGGGTGCAACAGGTATGCAAGGAGTTCAAGGTGTTCAGGGATTCACTGGTACAAAAGGATTCACTGGAGCAACTGGCGCACAAGGAGTTCAAGGATCTCAGGGATTCACAGGAGCCACAGGAGCCCAGGGTGCTCAGGGATCCCAAGGCGCAACAGGTTACACGGGTGCCATTGGAACAGGCGCGACGGGTCTAACAGGACCTCAAGGTCTGCCTGGTCCCACATCTGGTCTGATTTATTATTTTAATGCAGACATCACCTTGGATGCAACAGGATATTATCAGTTGTCATCATTATTGGATGCAGGTATCGCGAAGGTTATTACTGTTTCTGGCGCGGGACCCAATAATGCTGCATTAATTGCTAGTTTTATTACGCCGATCTCTGTGCCCAATTTGATCAATGTTCCTGCAGGAATTTGGCAATTCTCTTATTTTGCATCGACGAGTGCTAATAATAATACAACCGCAGGTATCTATACAGAAGTGTGGACAGCAACGGTAAGTGGATCCACATGCACACTAGGAACAAAATTGGGAACAAGTTCTACTAATCCTGAAATTATTCAGAAATCATCTGGTTATGATTTACATAATTCAGCAGTATATATACCATCTACAACGATTACCACAAGTACGCGTCTTGCAGTCTTATTTTATTTGTACAATCTTCCCACGAATCAAACGATGTCGTTATCGTTTGAGGATGGTACACCAGGCCAAGTGATTACTTCATTATCAACTGCCATTATGGGTCCAACGGGTCTAACAGGAACTCAAGGTGCGCAAGGCATGCAAGGAGTAACTGGTTACACTGGTGTAACGGGTGCAACTGGTGCAACTGGTGCACAAGGCATTCAAGGTGTTACAGGAACATTCACCTTCACTGGACCAACTGGAGGCATTCTGTTTTATGATGGAGCCAATGTTCAGGGAAATACAGGATTTTACTACACACCAACACCTGGACTAACCGCGACAGCAATGAATAATCCATTGGGTGTGGTGATTCAAGATTCACTTAACACCAGTGGAATTTATGATTATGGCGGTATCATCACTACCTACGTGAATACGACCCAAGATGCACAGATCAATTATGTAATGGTTGGTCAAGGAAATTCATCGCAAGCTCCATTTTGTTTAGCGATTGGACAAAATGCACCTCTTGGCCAAAACATATCGGGTGTTGCTAATACCGCCGTTGGTAATTCTGCATTAATAATAAATACAACAGGCAATAATAATACAGCGGTCGGATCAAATGCACTTGCTGGCAATACTGGTGGAAACTATAATACAGCGGTTGGAGTAAATGCGTTGGTAAAAAGTCAAGGAAACTATAATACATCGCTTGGATATTACTCTGGTTCAGGTGATGTTGTTGGTGCCAATAATACATTTATTGGAGCACTATCAGGTCTTAACTTCACTGGATCCAATAATATTACACTGGGATATCAAGCAGGAAGAAGACTCTTAGGACCCACAGGATCCAACAATATTTATATTGGAGCCAACACGGTTCCTTCTGGATCTACTGCATCCAATGAAGTAGTTATTGGTGGAGGCCTAACAGGTGTAGGTGTGAATACAACCTTAATTCAGGGACCTGCCTTTCAATCCAACGCATCTGCTGCATGGTCAGTCATCTCTGATTCACGTTTAATTGGCTCCACAGGTGCCAACACAGATGGTCTCAATAAAATCCTTCCCATCAATGTTGTAAGTTATACTTATTTACCTCCTTCTTCAATCCAAGCTCCATTGAGCAAGGCGAATGCAGTAGGAGCCACAGGAACACAAATCGGTG